TAAAGAACCAGTTTAAATTTAAAATATGACTTACCGGTGTGAATAATGAAGTGGTCAATGTCTGCATTTTCATATGCTTTTGAATTTTTTACCACATCTAGATCAAAGACGGCACTTAATCCAGATTTAAAAATTACTAATATGTAATTATTGTTGTTACTTGCAGTATAATAATGAGAAGTTTCAATACCAGTATCTAACCTTTTTAGTAAATATTCGCAGCTCATATAAAATAAAAAATATCTTTATAATCCCTATGCTGCTTACAGATATTAAATCTTATAAACCTTTTATTCAATGTATAGTAAGTCCTGTTCAATATAAACTCTTTTAAAGAAGTGTAGATCATAGGTTGTAAGTATATATCAACACTTATTGTTTGGTTGATACCTAGAGTTAAAGGTTTTCCCATATTATTTTTATTAGCTATAGCTAAATAGGTATACTTCACGGTTAACCTAAATTAAATATAATAAATCAGTCTTTAATCTTCCCATAGAAATACCGTCTTTGCCAAATTTATCTGTTAAGGTAAAACCTTGAACATTATGATCTTGGAAGTGATATTCTTTTCTTTTTAAAAATTTAGTTAAGTCATGATAACGATAAACAGGAAAGTCCCAATACTTAACAAGTAAAAACATTTTGGCAGTAATTTCTACGGGATAGTATAATTCTGTGCCAAAATGATTTTTTGATAATATCAAATAGTTTCCTTTCCTAGCAAATTTAGTTCTCTTAAATTAAATAAAATAAATCCCTAATCTCTTTTCCGTGTCTATGTAAAATAATATTCTCAAAACCAGAGTCAGTTAAATAGTCCGATTGGTATTTTATATACTCCTGTAATGAAATTATTATAGGGGCACAGTTTTTAATAAGTATTGAAACTTTTTGATTTTCTGCTAAGTTATAAATAGCACAGTACGGATCAGTAAGGTTAGGATTATAATAATAACCATTAGGGTAAAAAGCTAAAAACTTATAAACCATTTGTAAGCTTTAAATTAAATAAAATATATCAGTGTAAAAGTCAAAGAAGTAAGGAGGAATATAAAAAGATTTAAAATATTGATTGCTTGTATAAAATTTTTTATTTTTAATAAAGGTTGGCACTTCTATAATTTTAATTGGATCGTCCACTAAATATATAGCAACTTTGGTATGACAAAGGTCTAGAACGCTATAATCAAAACTATCATCTGCTTCGGGGTATTTAGAATTTAACAAAAGATACCTCATAGTGCTACACGATATAGAAAATTCTCTGAAAAAACAAATATTTAGCATCAATAGTAGCATACCTAAAGTCCTTATCTTTAGCAATTTCCGTCTGGTCTCTTATGAACTGAGATAAAGATATTGTTTTAGAACAGTTTTTATAGAAATCAACACTAACCCTTTGAATCGTGGGAAATTTAATTACCATCGGCGATTTATGATAGATGTCAAACACTAAATAGTCGTAATGCATAATTAAATACTTATACTAAAATCAGTATTACTTCAAACCAGTGCCCGCTTATTGTCGTACCCATTGAGTGAGAATTTTGTTTTCTTAATTGCATTGTATGTTTGTGTAGATTTTTCAAATTAGTTATAATTTCGTGTCTTACATAACCTCCTTCGTTAAAAAAAGATATTTTAACTAAAGAGTCAGAAGGAAAAGCCGTTTGCCTCAGTTTGCCAGTTAAAGTGTTTACTAAGTATTTCATATTAATCTCAACCATTTTTCAAAAGTAACACCTTCTTTTTCAATATAAAATTCAACAGCCCCTTTGGACTCTAATTTTGCTAAATTAATATAAAGATGTTTCATATCGGTTACGATGCGGGAGGGTTTCGAATTCAGCCAGTTATCTTCAGTGCGATAGTATATATTTATTGAGGAATCTAAATCATAGTCCATTATCATCATATACTTAACATACCAGGCTTTTACTAAGTATCTCATATCAGTATTAGCATAGTTGTGTACCAGTAACCATAGCCGCCAATCTGTATAACATCTGCTCCATCTATCTTTAATCTCATTAAATGTTTATGTAAGTTGTTCATATTGGTTTTAATTACGTCTTGTTTAAGATCGTCTTTATTACAAAAAATTATTCTAATTTCCGAGTAATCCGGAAAATTAGTTATTTTTAAACCAAAACCATCGAGAGAGTGTACCCTATGTGTTAAATATCCCCTCATATAAAATAATAAATATTAGTATAAGCGTTCATAGTGTGCTTTAGGACATTTAAATCGCCAAAAGTGTTTTTAAACTCAGTAATTACTCTTTTTGGAGCCCCATCTCCTACTACATAATAATCTATTGTAACTCGATAAGGCTTGTATATAGAAAATCTAAACTCACAATCAATTACATCCCAGTTATTGTATACACTTTTTCTTAAATAATACATATTAAACCAAGTAATAAATTGCTCTTACGTGCTTATCTTTTAGTAGTAAACTAATGTTTTTATTTTTGCCGCTCTTAAAAAGGTCTTTTATGGTAAAAAATAATTCCCAACCAAAAACTTCCTCTAGATCACTTTCGTCTATTTTAGTATACATTATGATGTGAGCTTCATTTGGAAATTCAATATGTATATTAATATGCGTGTAAGCTATGAAGTATTTCATACTAGATAATAAATAGATTTTAAAGTTACAGTTCCGGTGTTATAATGGTCAGGTCCAAACATATCCATAGCCATTCTGATTTCAGTAATATTCATTGGTTCAGGTAGATCTATTGTATCATACTTTATAGCTGGTTCAATCGGAAGGTCAAACACATCATTATTATAAATATAAACTAAAAGATATTTTGTTCTCATTAGATTAGGTGATATATGTTTTCCAGTTGCTGAGCTTTGAATGTAAAACACATATCCTTAAATATAATTCTATGTTGATTTTTGAAATTTACACATTCTTTTGCAGATATAGGCATAGGAAGCTTACCGTACATGTGGCTAAAAAATACATCCCTACCGACGGCGGGAGAGAACAGAGGGTGCCCTTCTAGTTTCTGAAACCTTACTAAGTATATAGGCTTTTTCATATTAAATACCAAAGTTTTCTGACATAGTGAGGAAACCAAACTATCTTTTCTTTTTTTAAAAAAGTATTCAAGGCACCTATATTGTTAAAATTTAATGATACTGCATTTGAAGGAAGGTCTCCTTCAAAAATATCTATTAAATCGTTGCTATCGTAACTTATATACTGTATTTTTATATTATTCTTTGCAAAATCTCCATTAAACATATCCTCACATAATGCAAGGTATTTATACTCAATATTAGTACTCATATTAAATGCCACAATTTTACTATTTGACGGTATTTATAGCACACGCAGCTCTTTTTTAAGATAGTATTTAAAGAGGTTATATCAGAGCTAGGCAAAGCATAACAAGCACAAATAAGCTTTATTTCCTCAGAGCTTACTCTACCTATAAAAGTCTCGCAACCAAGTGCAAGATACGTACTACTCAGGTAACTGTAATCATTATTACTATTAAATACCTTTTTTATTTTCATACCCAGTGCCAGAGTTTTAATGGTATTATAGCTCCTTTATTTGGGCATATTTTTCCATCAATAGTTCCCTTTAAAAGAGCTTTTTTAATCCAGTATGCATAAAAGTTACTATTAGGAAACTCTATATCCCACACTAACTGTAAAATAACTTCTACTTCTTTCTCAGAAAAGAGACCTACATAAGGAGTGGCTGAATTGTCTTCTAAACCTTTACTGGAATTATATAGTAATAAGTATGTCATTATATTAAATTTATCCTTTTTAAATCTGTGATTTTAATCCCTCCAAAACGCGCACGGGCATAACTTATTCCCATAGCCCAAGCTAGAGCGGGGTTAGTATCCCTTAGATACTCAAACTCGTGTTCTTTCGCATTATAATCGAATACACATTTATTGTTTAACTTTTTTTCAAAAACTGCTTTAATTGAAAGGGCATTCGACCTCCTTTTTTTAGGAGTATAGTTAAGTTTTAATTCAGGGTGTACATAAATTAACACAGATTGTCCTGTTTCAACATTTAAGGCTATGATATTAGGTGTTGGTTTCATTTTTAACTCTTTAGATTAAGATATTGATTGATTTTATTAATTCCTTCTGCCCTATCCACCATCCACCGTTATCTCTTATAATATATCTTAGCTTTTTAAATTTGTCATAGGTAAAACCGTTATAGGTAGAATCTCTGTAATATAAATAACTCTGATCTACAATCTTATATCGAATACCTAAAGCATATTTACTTTTTTTAGTGCAAACTAAATACTTTTGATTACCTAATCTTTCCACACCCTGATCTGTTATTAAATTAATATATGAATGGAAATTATAGATTCACCCAGTTGAAAACACCATTGCTCTTCGTGCTCTTCTAGAATATCTCTGATATGAATGAACTGCTCGTATGAATTACTGTGGTACAAATGGCAATTATCTAGCTCTTTCATAGTTTTAATCTTGTATTCGGGGTTACCAGTAACAACACTAAAACAATTACTACTGATCTCTCTTTTGCCAGTAGTACGAATTAAATATTTAAAATTATGACTCATTTTTTATTCAGCCGTTAAATTAAAAACCCTAAAACTAGGATTAGCGCTATTATAATACCCACCATAAAACACTAGATATTTAACATTAACAGTCATTATTGTTTTCCGCTTGTCAACCTTAAATTAATATGTAAATAGCTTCTATAGACAACCAATTATGGAAACACCAAATAGTGCCATTTAATGACTTATCTAAACATATTTTGTAATGTGCATATAAATCTATAGGATGTGCAATATCGTCCCACATCTCTAATAAACAGTGATGATTAGATCTTGCTTTACACACTAACCACTTACAGTCCCTCATTGCTATTCCCTTAAACTAGCATATATACATCTGCGACAGATGTACCGCATGGAAGTACTACATAAACCCCAGTTTTTTCTGTTATTTCTCGATCTTCTCTAATGTTCTTAATAAACTCTTTAACAGGCACTTCATATTCTCTTTCCAAATAGCTTAAATCTAAGATACGATGACTTCTAGTGTCTCCGCATAGCACTAACCACTTACCGTTACTCATGTTTATCTGTTTACCACTACTCATGTTTACCTGTTTGTTAAACTTTTAAATTTAAATCACTAAAAGTAGTATCGGTATTAAGTATAAATAACTTTAACTATAAATGTACCATAGTGACTTTATTTCACGGAGGCTTTAAAATTTTTATAGGGTATACTAATAATCTTTAGATTAAATAAAGAACATCTGTCCAGTAAAGGTTACACAGGTTAAAATCATCAAAGCTGAAACAAATAAAATTATCAGCTTGTAATTTGGATCGGTTATTAATAAAATAAGTTAAGTTACTTGACAAGTGAATAACTAAAGCGTCTTTAAAAGTACTGTGTGTTTTATAAAAGTTTACAGGTTCATTATTATCACAGCTTACAGATAAATAACCTCTATTTTCTTCTGAGTTAAACTTTTTACAGGGGCGCATTAAATAGCTGTATTTATTACCGTATTTATTCATAAATAATCTTAGATTAAATAAAACACATCTTTATAGTGACCTAATGGTGGTTTATTACTAGTAGCATTATGTAGTCTAAAATGACTAACATGGTCACAATAAATATACTTAGCTTTGTTACTAATTAGCTCATTAATACTTATGACCTTAGTTGTATTTCTTCCTTGGGCGTCATCATTCTTATAATATCTTGGTATTCTTATCTTTTGCGATGAAGGGAGTAATTCTTTTACATAGAATGTTTTAATAGTAAAAGTAGTAATAAATAGGTAGTTATATTTAAGCATATTAAATCATATCAGATAATATAATCTGTGGTAAGAATTTTCTGGTCCGCTGCCGCTAAATCTAAAATATTTAAAGGAATGGTGGTTATAATATTGAATTTTATTATTTAAAAACTCTTCGAAAGTTATTTCAAAATACTCAACATAGGGGTAATTCTTTGTATAAATAAGAACAGTTTCTGGCGTTATTAAATCATCTTGATCAAACAAGTTATCTAATATTTTAAGCTTAGTGTACCAACTGATATCCTTAAAAGGATCACTATCTTTTTTCCTATAAAATAATAAAAATCTTCCTTTATTGTAATCTATTTTTTTCATAACTCTAACCTAGATAAAGTAAAATATATTTTCATAGGTAGATAAAGGAGCAGTATGGGCACTATAGGTGCTTGGTTTTATTATAAAATACCTAAACATTGGTACATCTATCAAGCCGCTTTTATTTTTTAAAAAGTGGTCTATTTGAATTGGCTTCCTAAGGGTATCTATGGATGGAGAAGATGTATATACAATAATTTCTTCTTCGCCGGTTAAGTGTAGGATCTCTGGAATGTAAGTATTATAACCTGTGTACTCTACTCTAAATAATAAGTATTTACAACTAATAGGCATAGTTAGATAAAGTAAAAAGCATCTTTATAATCTGGATCTACTCTGCTAAGGTGTGAGAAATTATTATATATAACTATGAAATATCTAAAGCCTGTATCTGAAGTAATACTATGTTTATTCCTAATAAATTTATCTATACTCATTGCCTCAGGAGGTCTACCTCGTCTGTGGACATTAATCTTTTGTGCGCAATTTAGTTCTTTAGCTTTAATTTCTTGAATTCTATAAGGTCTTCTTATCAATAAGTATTTGCCCATTAAAGTATTATACATTGTTTTAAATAAAATAAAAAGCATCTTTCCAGTACGGAGGATCTGTTTTGAAGTAAAGAATATGAGACGGATCTAAATCTGCCAGTGTGAAATATTGAAAGTTAAAATTAGGTAAAAGATTTTTTTTTCTAACAAACTCACTAAGCGTCACTGGTCTTAGAAAGTTTTGTTTATAAACTTTACCTTGTAAGTTTTTAGCATAAAAGTTTATCTTTTGGTCTAAAGGAAAAGAACTGTGAATAGGATCCCAACAGGGAAAGTCTTCACTCTTAAAGAATAATAAATAACTTTGAGTTTTATTTTCCATTCTTATATAAAATAAAAAATAGTTTTAAATTTTAGTAATCCATACTCATAGAAAAATTCACCTATACTCTTAGATCCAATATTTTTTGGGTCAGTCTCCCCTCCTTTTATATTTCTAAGTAGGTTTATATAACTCATACAATCTTTTATTGGTTCTTTTTTTATAAAAACTCGTGGATCGTTTTTTGCCGCATAGAAATAAATATTTAAATCGTCTGATAAATCAACAGGCGTATATTCCCAGTAATTGCTATACCAACAATAATTTGTATATCTAAATATTAAATATTTATTATTCATCTGTAACTGTTAAATAAAATAATATAAATACTCATAGCAAAAGCGATCACCATCTACCGAAAAAGCTTCTATTTTTAGGTCATTTGGTGGTTTTACGTTTTTAAAATGTTTTATATCTGATTTAATAGATTTCCAATCCCTGTTTAATATTAATTCCCTTGGTTCAATATACCAAACTGTAATCTTAGTATTTTCATTTACTACAAATACCGCTTTAAAACTAACGGAGTCAACAGCTAACAATTTCATACATTCAAATCAAGTAATAAAGCCCAGAAAAATGAGTTTCATCCTCTGGGACAATGTAAAAACAAGAAAAAGAATCAGCAAAATCTTTTTTTACTTTATTAAATCTTCTTAAATCTGAGATTACCCACTTGTGCTGAGGATTAGGATAGTCATTAAAACCAAAACCAGTAGAATACCAAACTTTTATTACTGTTTCTTGTGTAATTTTAACAGAGCAAAATGTTTTACCATCTCCCCTCCTTCCGAGTAATTTCATAATTTTAAATCAAATAATAGAGCTTATCAAGATTAGGGTTACCACAGGATTGTATACTGTGAATCCAAGTTCTACACTTATTCCACTCATCACAGTTTTTTAAATCTATTACTGCTCCTTGTTTAAACGTATAGTAAATGTTGTGAATTCTTTTGCTATTATCCGTGTATGTAAAGTCTATTGCATTTCTATGTTTAATAAAATCAATTTTTATATCGGGTAGTAATTTATGTTGTTCTTTTGCTAAATACTGCATACACTTAAATAAAATAATAAAGCTTATGGTAAGCAATTACACTTTTATCTACACTCATTTCAAAATCGTCTTCTTGTGCAGATAGCCTATTTAGAAACTTAAAAGCACCAGCTTTTTTTAGTGTGATAATATTGGAGACCCTGTGTTGGTCATCCAGATCCCAATATTTATAATAAATTGCTGTAGTTTTATTCAGGATGATAGCTCTAGGGTAGTCATTATTTTTTGCTAAATATTGCATTTTATTTTCACTCATATCTAAGTGTCCCATAGTCAGTTAGATTAATGCTGCCCCGAATTTTTTTATACTAAACAATACCAGTCTATAATTGTATAAAAAGTGTTAGTGCTCTCTTCTAGAAATCTTACAACCACATTATCATCGGTATAAAGTAAAAATAACTTTAGGTTTTTATACCCAGTATTTAGAAGTCCAATACACTATTTGTCTAAAACCCACACCACCTACTTCTAGTAAACCTAGTCTTAGACTTTGATCTTCAGACATTTCTTTGTTTATGTTATCAATACAAGATTCTAAATGTATTATGCTATTATACTGGTCCCAGCCCCAGCTTCTCTCTCTTATTACTTTGAAAACCACAGTCCCATTAGTAAGGTCACTATAACTATATAGTAACCAGTGATCGCTTCCTTTAATTGTTTTACCTAGGTAATCGGTTTTAAAGCATTTAAATAAATATATTTTTTCACTCATAATATCCCTTTTAATTATATAACCTAATTAGATATGTATCGTCACTAATTAAAAATAACTTTAGTTAAATAATTAGGAAGAGGACTAATCAAAGAGGATATGGGGAGATTTATAAGGATTGTCTCCTAGGTCAATTGGGGAATAGGGATTGCCGCCTAGGTTGATTCCAGTAATAAATACTGCCGCCTAGATAATGTCCCATAGTCATATAAGGTAATAACCCAGAATATAAAGTTCAGCCCCCAGTGATTGTTAAAAAATAACCGGATTCAATCCGGTTATAGGGGTGCTTTTAGGTATTATCTAGTTATGGTTATGTTTACCAATTTAGGATCAATTCTGTGTAATTCTGTTAGGAATCTTAAAACTACTCGGGAACAACGATCAATCTTTCCTGATCCGGTATTCCCTTCGATCATTCTCCAATTGTTACCTTGTGGTGTTCTACCGTTAGAATTAAGCATAAGGTTTAATAATTGAACTAGTACCATGTTTTGATTCAAAGCTATTGATACCATTGTTTCAATGGTTGATCTTGAATTATGGTATTTTCTATTATTGCTTAAAGATTGGTGCTCATTATTTAAGTATCGGCAAGCTACCAAAGCATTTAATTGATCTACTGTCAACGATGATACTCTATAATCTTCATTAACTAAAGTGTATTTCCATGTAGACTTACCATTATTGTAGTTTACTGAAGTTATCATACTTTACCTTTATATTAGTTAAACCGTTTCTTTCCTCTTATAGTAACTATCGACTATAAACCGGAATTACTATAGCTTTAGATCAAGGTAATACGAATTATTCGTATATTTTATTTCTAATATTGTAACATACTGAAAACACATAAAATTATATTTCATAGGTAATTCTATTAGATTGATAAATAATTCTTTACAGCATTAAAGCTACCAGGATTGATTCTAATTAGTTTTATGGTCTATTGATACAATGGTATAGACTCAATACCGATCATTCAATGGTAACAATCCTCAATAGAATCAATAGGTTATGTTGGCATAGTTTTTTATTTTGTATGGATATTGCATAGCTTTATTTAAAGCTAATTTTAAATAAAAATATAAGAGAATTCCCTAGGGAATTCTCTTATATATCACATATACTAGTTTTTCTTATGTTCTATTATCTCAGTTAATAATTTATATATTCCAGCTATAGCTGGGTTCTTGTTACCTTTAATAATAGACTTTAAACTATTATCTTTCATCTCGATTAGTGTATCAATTGATAATCCCATAAATACATGACAAGTAACATCATCATTCTGAACTAGGGAATCAAATATATTGCTCATAGTAATCACCATTAGTTAATTAGATACTTTTATAAGTTCTTTTTTACAAGTTATTAGGATTAAAATACATATAAACAATTTAATAGCGATCATCTTATTCCTTTATTTGGTATCTTTCCTCTTATAGTAATTATCGGACTAATCAAGAATACTCTTTAGGTTATTATTTAAAAATAGGTGATTCTCTTAGGTCACGCCATTATAAAAATAAGGTATAATCCTTTTACCTAAGTGTTTGAAAGTCTTACATAATATAAACTTAATAGAATCAGCTATTTATAAGCTATTAATATACTTACATAAAATTAACCATATGAAATAATTCACTAAAATTAAGTATATGACATACTTAAGGAAATCTAAGTAATTGATATAATTGAATAAATTTAACTATATAATATGTTTAAACAAAGTTAAGTATCTGATTTAATTAAGAAAAGTTAAGTACTCGATCTCAGGTAGAAACTATAACTTTCTTGTAGCTTTATATAAAGATAGCTTTAAATAAAGGCAAACGGTCAACCAAACCTAGCCTTTTTCAAGGCTAGGTTTTTATCATTATAAATTATTATATGTATTCTAGCTTTGTATTAGAAACTAAGAAATACCCCTAGGGGTATTTCTTAGTACCTCCTATTACAGTATAAATAGATTCTTAGGAATCTTCTTATAGTGCCTACCATTCTTTTCTACAAATACTCTTATCTTATTCTCAGGAGCATTCTTTTTCATTATGAGTGTAGTTAATCCTAAACTCATGACAGCCCCGAATATTAATCCTACTAATACAGATAATACTTCTAACATTGTTCATTCTCCTGTGTTAATTCTTCTGTGGTTACTAATAGTCCTCTTGATTCTAATACTTTGTAATGGTCTTGGATGTCTTGTTCGGTGATCTCACCTAGTGATTCTGTATATAATCCTCCTAGTTCTTCTATTGAGGGTCTCATATTTTGGTACTCCTTTTTTTGCCTTATGTATATACTATCGGATCTAATCGTAGATTACTTTAGTTTTATTTTTCTCTCTAGGTAATTTTCTTAGGTGCCCCAAAATTAAATCAGCTTTATATAAAGCTAAGTATGTAAGCTAAGAGAATCCCCTAGGGGATTCTCTTAGTGTTATCTTATTCCCAATATAGCTTTCCTGATACAGCACCTTTTACTTTAGTTAAACCACAATCTTTCATAAATTGTTCTTTCTGTTTCCTTTCTATTGCTTTGATTGCTTTCTTTCTTAGTTCTTTATACTCCTTTGGTTGGTCTAGTTCGGTTACTATGGTTCCAGTAGTATTGATTCGAATTGATCTTTCTTTGGTTTCTTTGTTTTGAAGTAGTGTATATTTCATTTTAATTACTCCTATTTTTTGCCCATATAAGTATATCGGATGATATACTTATAAACTTTAGATTGAAATTACTACCTAGGAAATATTACTAGTTTATCTCTTTGTTCTCTTGTCTTCCAAAGATAACAGTAGCACAATCAATAATCAAAGTAGGCTCTATATTGGTTACTACTGAAACGAATATAGCAGGCTCAAAACATCTCTTTTTAAGGGTATTAAGATGCTCTTGAGAATGTATAACCATATTACAGGTGATGTTATTGTTTACTTCGACTATTACACTTCCTAGTTCATCGTTTATGAATTTAGTTATCATTCCATATATAGGATAAGTTTTTCCTAGTTCTGGTTTTTCTACTTGCGGGTTTAGTTGTAATTGGTTGTTCATTGTAGCACTCCTAATATGGGTTTTTTCCTCTTAGTAATAGTATCGGATCTAATCAGATAAATCTTTATATTAAAATAGCTCTGTCTAGGTATTTTTCTTAGTTGCCCCGAAATAAAATCTGCTTTATGTAAAGCTAGGCAGTTGGCACGAAGATTGCATAGCTTTATATAAAGCTATCACATAATTAAGAGAATCCCCTAGAGGATTCTCTTACTCTTTAAAGTATTTGTAAACAGTATGTAGTTAGTGGTACTAGGTTTTTTTCTAAGTGTTCAGAGTAAAAATCAATCTTTAATTCTAGTTTAACTAATAATTTTTCTTCCTGTTCTGTTAGTCTTCTGTGTAGCATTGCATTGCATAACTCAGTATGCTTATCTAGTGCTTTCTTTAGTTTTAGTTCCGTTTTAGTTAGCATCCTTTACCTTATGTTTTTATCCTATTATTACTACTCCGTTAACCTTATCACCTTTCTTTAATTGTTTAGCTTTACACTGCTCAACAAAATCTAAAGGAAAGTCAAACGGTACCGCTCCATAACTAGGTGACAAGTGCATAAAATACTTTGCATTACTGCCTTTACTATTTAATACTCCTTTTCCTGTAATTGGATCAAATTGACCTATAGACTTGTCAGATTGGACCGTGATAGTCCTATCACCATCATTAAAAGGATATACACTAAATTCTTGTGGTTTTCTCATATTGCCTAGTTTTGCAGTGATCATATTACCTCCATTGTATCTTGCCTTATATAAGTATATCGGAGTACTTTTAATTTATCTTTAGGTTAAAGTAATATGTTTACGAGTTTTTCTTACTTGCCCCAGAATTAAATTAGCTTTATATAAAGCTATCGTACAAATAAGAGAATCCCCTAGAGGATTCTCTTATTTCTAATCAATTAGTGAACCTAGACTCAACTCTAACTTTAGATTACGAAAATCCTCTAGTAGGTCATAACTAGCAGTGTAATAATGTCCTGTAAAAGATGCCTCTATTAGTCTACCGTTCACGATCTTATATATCGTCGTGTTCCTGCCAAAATCTTCAAAGACGATATTTACTTCGTGAACTTCGTTAAACATAACTCTATCCAGACCTAATTGATGTTCCGTGTATGTCATGTCTTTACTCCTGTTGAAGGTTATTTTCTACTCTCATATACACTATCGACGCATAATTAAGAATCCTTTAGACCAATCTTAAGATGCTACGAAAAACTCGTAGGCTACCGAATCTTGCTTAGCTTTATATAAAGCTAATTTATATCACGTTAGCTTTATATAAAGCTAACCTCTGCTAATTTAATTTTGGCGCAATAATTGCATAGCTTTTTATTGGTATATACTAAGAATAATTAACCAAGGTATAACAGCTAGTGAAAAGTAAACAGTATTCAAACATATAAATATAACTTTGTAATGCTTACATAAAATAAATATGGATATGCCACATAATAAAGCAAACAATTTTCCTATAATTAAAGCGTTTATAACTCCATATTGAACCATTAAATAGCTCAATAATGGATTACCCTCACCTTGTATAGAATGAGTACTAACACCAATATACGTTAGTACTCCATCTAGGATCTGTAATATTATAAAGGTTATTAGTAGGTTCATATAGTTTAACAGGTTACTAATGCTACTGCTAGTTTATCATCATCTAGTAGTTTTATGTATATGCTGGAAAAATATGTTTCACTTATTACGCCATCAAAAAAATCATCTTTGAGGTACATAGCGTCATCAATATCAAACCATCTACCTTTTAACTCAAATCCTTCTACTAAATCTTTTGATGGATCTTCCTCATTCGGTCTAAATTCTACATCAACAACCTTTACATAGTGGATAGTTTGTTCATTGCTCATAAATGTTACCTATGTTTTTTTGCCTATAGTAGTTATCGGAACGAATCAAAGAATACTTTACACTTAAATCTTATTTCTAGGTAATTTTCTTAGTTGCGCCGAAATGTCTTAGCTTTATATAAAGCTGGCACAAGACTTGCTTAGCTTTATATAAAGCTAAGCCGTTGGCACGATTCTTGCATTATGCATAACCTGTGCCATAAGTGAATCTATTAGAGTCTGGTAGAATCTATCAAAGTCCTATAGCTTTATATAAAGTCTTGCGCACGCGCACGGACAACTTTATATAAAGGTAGCTTTATATAAAGGCAAACGTGTAACCAAACCTAGCTTTATATTAATATAGCTTTATATTATTGCAAAAACCTTAACCAAACCTAGCTTTATATTAGAGTCTAAGAAATACCCCTAGGGGTATTTCTTAGTAGTTTACTTTAGTATACAAATCCTAAACTTTCAATATCTTTTCTGAATTCAGCCATTAGAGCAGGTAAACGATCAAGTAATAGTTTTGTTAATTCCTCTTTAGGTAATGATAATTGTTCGTCGGTAGCATCCGGCCAAATTCCGGTATTTCTAGCCTTATCTAGTTCTCTTTCTTTTCCTTCACTGAAGGAAGTAGCTACTTTGATTATTTCAAAATCATTTTTAACAAATTCATCCCAAATTAAAGGATTCTTAGAAGTATCACCATAAAAATCTAAAGCAAAAGGGCATTCATGCCATTTTGTTGTGTAACCTTCTGGCGATAACTTACTAGAAAAATTGCTAGGGTTATCTTTACCATAAGGAACTTCTACTAGCTTTATATTAGATAAGTATCCTCTATTTTCTTCAATCCATTTTATAAATGATTTGGAGTAGTTAGTAAATGGCACATTAAAGTTATTAAACTTAACAGCATATTCAAAGGATGATGGTTCACCTTTAGATCTTCCCCAACAATCCTTATCACCAGCCAAATAAACCGTATTATTAACATAATACATAGGCTGATCGGAACTACAGAGATGCCATTTGATTAAATGAGCATATTCAGGAAAATGTTCTTGTATTTGATCGTGTATACATCCTCCTGAACCTTCACGCCATCTACCACGATCTAAGTATTCGGTTTCTCCTGTAATAGCAAAGGTATTGTGTTTATTATTGCATTCGTCATCATACCTAATTTTTACTCTGATTCTTTCTGTACCTTCATTGAATAGCTTCCAATCAGATTGAATAACTTGTTTCTTAGTTAATATGCTTTCTGGTAGTGACATCTTTTTATTCCTTATTAAAAGGTTTTTTTCCTCTTATATTAACTATCGGTATTATATTCAGAATGCTTTAGATTGATTTGTTCTTTCTAGGTATTTTTCCTACTTGCCCCGCATCAAACCTGCTTTATATAAAGCAGGTTTATGGTAACTGAGCTTTATATAAAGCTCAGTATATAAGCTAAAAGAATCCCCTAGGGGATTCTTTTAGTTTGTTAAAATTTAATTTGCAGTAAAGGATCTACTTTCAGGAGTATTAATAACAATAGGATCAAAGTCATGTAATTGTGTTTCTCCTGTTAATGATTGTATCTTACTTGCAAATAATCTGGATACTCTATGTTGATTAACCCATTCAGTACCTTTATTGTTTTCATTAGCTAATTGCCACAATCTTTCCGTAATAGCAGAAAAGGATCTTACTACACCACTAAGATTACAAGCATTCTGAACCTGTATTGCTTCATTTATTAGTTCACTTTCTGAATAATTAGTATATCGTGACATGTTATATTCTCCTATATAATTTTTCCTACTAAATAAACTATCGGCACAATTTAAAATAAACTTTAGGTTAATTTATCGGTAAAGATTAGAATACTGTGAATCTTTTAATTTTGCTTTTAAGTCTTCTACTACATAACCAATATGACTAGTAAATTTTGCTGATACTAGTCTATCATTTATTACCTCATAGATAAGAGTATGGGGAAACTTTTTACCAAAGGTAAGAAATACTCTTAAGTGTTTTTTGTTTGCCGTATAAAAATAAATGTTATTATTGTGATCTGTATACTTCCATGTTTCATTGACTTTATGGTGTAAATTTATAATAGCGTTTAATGCTTTGATTCTAGATTGTGTTAATTTACTTTCATTATTGGCTTCACTTTTTTTACAATCTTCTAAATGCTTTTCTAAGTCAGCCAATTTTTTAAATAGTCTTATTTCTTTAGTAGTAGTATTCATATGATTACCTTCTATTTGTTTGCCTATAGTAGTCTATCGGTTCAATAAATAATAATCTTTAGTTTAAAATTAAAATCTAGGTAAATTTCTTAGTCCTTCTCGAACAATGCCTAGCTTTATATAAAGCTAGGAAGCTGGCACGAATCTTGTTTGACTTTATCATAATAACATTGTATACTTATTTTGTTGGGGTGAATATACTCACTTCGATCAGGACGGACGGGACTGTAGGACTTGCCCTTAGAAACCCCTATTTTCGGATAGCGGGAGTAGTCACATAAAGTGAGCTTTATATAAAGATGGCTTTATATAAGCGCCATATATAGCCATACCTTGCTTTATATAAAGTTGGCTTTACCTAATTGCAAAATAGACCACCAAACTTAGCTTTATATTAAAATCTATTAGATACCCCTAGGGGTATCTAATAGATATGTTATTACTTTTTATCCTTTAACATACAAATTAAACCATTACCTACCCATATAGTTTTATAACCTAGTGATTTAGCTTTCATATAGTAACTAATATACCTGTTATTTATGATTATCTCATTCCTATTAGATGAATTTCTATATACTTTTTTCACTTTTATTACTCCTGTTTTTTACAATATACTTTCTCTAATGTCATAAAATACCATATCGGGTATAGGTCGATCTCTATTTGTTCTAGAACTAAATATGCTTAGTCCTAAATTACTACATATTTCTATTCTATCCCGTTGATTTAAAACCTCGTACCAATATTTATTAATTTCGTTATATTCGGCTTCAGAAATGGCATCTTCATTATACAGTGGATAATTCTCTAATGCGCCCAAAATTTCATATACTTTATTTAATACTACCTCACTTGTTTGCTTATGTACTAGTATGGTTTCTATCCAACCTACTGCCCAATGATTAGCCTGTATTGATTGAATCATAGGTTCATTACTATCTAACATTGAAACTGTTTCTTCAGTTAGTTTTTCTAAATCCCTTAAGATGCATTCAAAGTTTACATTAGTATATAATTTGCTATCTCTATGCCTACCATATACCTCAATATAATCATAGAATGTAGGACCAAAGTAGGAATCTGGTAATTTCCAAAAGTTATCTGATAGTGCTTCCAAGTTAGTGTTATGTCCTACCATTTTTTATTACCTCTTATGTTTTGTTTTTCCCTATATATGTATATCGGATCTAATCGTAATAATCTTTAGACTAGAATTATATTACTAGGTAATTTTCTTAGGTGCGCCAAAATAAAACTGGCTTTGTACAAAGCTTTGCAATCGGCGTGCCAGCTTCGTAGCTTTATATAAAGCTACGTTTATAAAAAAAGATGCCGGTGCAGAACCTCACCGGCTAGGTTTTTATAGAGTAGGAGTATTAACTATGAGGTAGGATTTAAATTATTTAATCTTCTTTCTAAGTTAGAACATTGAGGTTCAAATTGTTTAATTTCTTGTTCAAATATGTATCTTATTTTAGAAACATTTTTAGTCTCTTTATAAAACCTGTAAGGTGAAACATAATTTAGTTGAGGATGCTTGATATATAACCAACCTAAATCACCATTGTAATACTCTTTTACATCATTACAAAGGTTATCGAATAATTTGCTGTTTATTTTATCTGACATATTTCTTACTCCTATGTTTTTCCCTATATATGTTTATCGGCGGTAATTGAATTAAACTTTAGAACTAATTTACTTTATTTGTAAGTTTTGCGATCTCCTTTAAATGATTAGCAGGTGAATACTCATTTTTAGGTTCAAACGTTTTACCCTTTCTCAGGTCTTGTATATAGTTTTTAGGTAATGTAATATCAAAGTAATGGTTTAATCTCCTATGATCTCCTTTACAATCTTCAATTGTAATAGGTCTCATATTATTATTAGGCTCAGGAAAGATACTATCAAACTCTAATTGTAAAGTTTTAAGTTCAGAGCAGGTACCGTTAAATGTTATGTTTATTACAGTTCTAGATTGACCACAAGTGTTAAAATCAGTAAACTTGTTTATAATATGTCCTTTACTTTTAAGGAAGTTTATAGCGTTGTTTCTTTCCTCTATAGTGGTTTCAAAGTTATCACGTATCATATTAAACTCCTTAAGTTATTTTATTCCGCCTATGTATTCTATCGTCACTTGATTATATAAACTTTAGTTTAAAATAAAAGTCTAAGAGTTTTTCTTACTATGCTTTATATCAAGTAGCTTTATCTAAAGCTGAGGTTTTTAAAAGTACCGGATCTGTAAAATCAGATCCGCCTAGCTAGATTAACTCTCTTGTGATTCCTTTATAGCATTTTTCTTTTGATTAGTCCTAGTCCTGTTCCTTTTTGTTCTCTTATCTTGCATAGAGGTATTACGGCAAGCCATAGTATTATTAGGGTCTATTCTATCTTTATAGTTGTTTTTCTTTTTTGTCATAATACTCCTATAGTATACACTAACTTTTATCGGCGTTTGATACTCTTACCCCAAAATTAACGACATCTCTAAGATTTTGGGCTGTTATTTTCCAAGATGGCTCATATCCGCATAAATCTAAACCGCTATCCTCTTCTGCTGCCTCTATAAGTGTAGAAAGGTAGTATCTTGCTACAAATTGCCCACGTCCCATATCAAAAGAATGTCTTGTATCGTAAAATTCAATAACTGGTTCCTCTTTATCATGTGTCAGACAATCTTCTAAACCGTATGGACTGCCCTTAACTAAAACTCTTACATTGAAGGTTATTCCTTGATTGTTAGTTACTTGAATCATATACACCCTATAGTTGTTTGCCTATATAATAACTATCGGCTTGTTTATATATTATCTTTAGGTTAAAATTTATATATGCAAGTTTTTCTTAGTAGTCCCAGAAATAAACTAGCTTTATATAAAGCGTAGCGTTATATAAAGCTAGGCGAGCGGCTTTATATAAAGCTAAGCTTTATATAAGCGTCACACGTAGCCATACCTTGCTTTATGTAAAGTCAGCTTAAAATGATCGCAAAATAGGCAGCCAAACCTTAGTTTAAGTTATAAATTAAAAAATAGCACTAGAGGGTAGTTTTAGCTTTATATAAAGCAAGATCGTATTTAAAAAAGGTGCCGGAGGCGAAAACCTCTCCGGCTAGGTTAGGAGGAACTATGATATGCTTAAAGAAAAAAGAGGATACAGGAAAATAAATCTAATGATTAAGGAGGTAATAAACTGAGATACTATGCTTATTTACTTTCCTCTACCCTCTATATAATATATCGTCACGTTTGTTAAATTACTTTAGTCTTTTTTAATAATTATTAATATTTATTTTTGCCTGCTCTAAACTTTCTATACCCTTTTCTAAGGTCTCAATTTCTCCTGTAAAGGTTTTATCTCCACTAATAGGGTTAGTCACGTACTTAGCTTGTCTAATAGCAAATACCCTTGTATTATCCTCAAAGCATTTCTTTTCTGAGGTAATAAAAGTACCATTACTAAACAGTTTACTTTCTACTTTTGAAGCGAAAAACCTCATAGTATCAAGATCAAAGAAGTGATGTCCAATATCTTTATTAAGTTTTTTTATTTCCTGTATATTCATTTTTAATTATCCTCTTTTATTTCATAAACTCCCCAAGTATCAATATCTTGGGTATCAATATATTCAAATAAGATATCGTCGGAACCGTCTTCAAGTTTATTATTGGCTAATTCTATAGCCTGTTCTACTGACTCGGCTTCCACTTCAAATATTTTAAGCCATCTTTCGTGTACATTAACATGATACTTTTTTTTAGTAGTCATTTTTTTAATCTCCTATAATTTACCTTCTAATATTATATCGGCGAGTTTATAGTTTATCTTTAGATTGATTTATTATTTCTAAGTAAATTTCTTATTTGCTCCAGAGCATATGTTAGCTTTATATAGAGTTAGCTTTATATAAAGCAGGTATATAGGACTAAGAGAATCCCGTAGGGGATTCTCTTAGTTTGGTTTAACCTACTAATTGATTTAACTGTGATTGGTCTACTAATGTTTTTGGATTGCTTCCAACCCAAGAATTTATATGCCTAGTTGTTGTCTTAGTGTAGTATGTATTGGTAACAAAGTATCCTTGATTAGGTATATACACGGCTACAGGAGTACTATAACTATACAAAACAATCATACCTTTGATATGTACCTCAGTTTTATTTTTTGCTAAACTTTTAATCATTTGGATTGACTCGCTGGACTATTTACAACACTAGGAGCAACAATTTCACCAATAAAGTTTATTAATCCTTCTATACCTTCAATATCTTCTTTTAAAAGTTCTTCGGCATCTTCATCACTTATGAAGTGTATAAGATCATTTTTTAGCCTGATTTGTACCTCTATTAAAGTATTCAATTGTTTTTCTAATAGATCTAAGTCTACATTTTTAATTGTAATATCTTTTGTATTGCTCATCTTAGTAACTCCCTAAATAATTTACCTTCTAATATTATATCGGCTTGATCAATAATTATCTTTAGGTTAATTACGTGTTCTAATAGTTTTTCTTAGATTAATATTAAATAAAGGTAGCTTTATATAAAGCTACCTTTATTTAAAGCTAGATTTATATAAAGTTAGTATACTGAGACTAAGAGAATCCCGTAGGGGATTCTCTTAGGTGTTTATTATTCTTTTGTAAATAGTTCTAATAGTATCCTACCCTCTTGTAATGCCCTATCAATACCAAAGAAACCCCAACATGATTCTAAGATTTCATCTTCAGTATGATGACATGAGTTACAAGTATTAGTCTTAGTCACAACAAAACCATAAACATCACCTTCTAGGTATTTTGCATAAGTCTTAACTTCATTATTAAGGTATTCTAGTATTTGTTCCTTTGATTTATCCTTTAATCCTTCAGATTCAATCTTTGATTTGGTAACATATATCCAGCCTACTTGACCACTATCCCGACCGCAACTAAACCCACTTGTGTTCATTGTAATACCACCATGCTCATATGCATGTAGGTTTAAGTATATTACACTATCAGGAAGATCCGTAACTGTTTGTATGCGTTCTACCGTAGTTTCAAACAATAAGTTTATAGACCGATCATAACTATGTTCTAGGATTTCCCTGTATTGACTTATATTACCTTTACAAGTGTTAAGAATAAAATCTAGTTTTTCTTGTTCAGTAGCCTCACTTTCCCATATATCTATTAGAAAAGATTCAGGTTCTTTATAATTGTGTTTGTCTCCTAACCTATAACCCCTATGAAAGCATATCATTGTTCCTAGGTTATCCCATTCTCTAGGCGACATGGGACAATCATCATTAAGTATTTCAAGTTTATACCCGTTTTTTACTTCTTTGTGTATTACATATGATGACATAATTATTACCTCTATAATAGTTTTTCTACTCACATTAATATTATCGGCTACAATATGAATAATCTTTAGGTTAAAATTATAGGTCTAGGTGTTTTTCTTATCCACCTCTATTACCTCTATATTCTTTTTCTACTTTAGTCTGTAATAATCCTTTTTTATATACTATTTTTCCCTGAAACGCTTGCCCGCTTTCATAGTAACTCAGTTTAATATCTACTAAAGGGAATTTTAAAGCCAATTCTTCAATAACCGGTTCTGGCGGTGACCAAGCCGTTAGAAAAGAAACTAAAACTCTTTTTTGTATTCTTTTAGTAGTCGGTAAATTTTCCAGCTGTATTTCGTAAGCGTTCCATTTGGTACCCCAATTCTCTACACACCAATTATACCCACCAGAATTAAAACCGCTACCCTCTTTTATTTTATCGGCTTCCAAATACCTGGAAGGATAAGGAATCAATGTATTAAAATCAAAAATAGACTCACTAGTTTTAATACAATCTAAAACCTTTTGAACATCTTCTATTTTACCTTGAATTAAAAGATCATTTTCTACGTGATTAGGCATCCTTTTCTCCCTATGAAACACAAATTTAAAATTCTTTTCCTAGTATAATTATCGGACGTATTATCAATTAACTTTAGATTGAATTATAGGTTTAGGTGTTTTTCTTAGTAATCCCAAAACCAATGTTGGCTTTATATAAAGCTGGAAAGTTGGTATGATTTATGCATAGCTTTATATTAAGCTACTTTATATAAAGCTATTGGATAAATAAAAATTGCCGTAGTCGGAACCCCTACGGCTAGGTTTATGTTTAAAGGTTATAGAAAACTATGTATTACTGAATCCGATACGTGTCTTTGGTTGACTAAAGGAGTTACCCAAGAATTTATGTGACGTTTTGTCGTTTTAGAGTAGTTTAAATAATCTTTGGATATTAGGTATTCTCCCTTGGTAAAAATTGCTACTGGTGTTGAATAAGAATATAATATTTTAGTTCCATCTAGCTTATAAATTACTGTTTTATTTTTTGCTAAACTTTCAAGTCTTTGCATCAATGTAATTCCTCATCAAATAAAATAGTTACCGGTTTTTCTATATTAGTTATTTTTATATTCTTAGTCTCCAATTCATTTATAAAGTTTCTTAACTCATCTCTATATAAGGTAAGGGCTTCACCTTGTATACTTTTATCTGTATTATTAAATTTAGTGAATACAATACTAGTTCTATCGGTATCAGACAGAACTAATCCTATTAGGTTGTTATTTTCATCCTTAATAGTTTTCTTTATATGTCTTTCCATATTGTTTAATCTCTATAGTGTATGCAGTTTCTAACTACTTCCCAATTGATCCCTACTTCTGAGTCGTGATTATCTTTTAAATCACATAAAACAGCAAAGGCTTGGTCATCCGTTAAATTTGTATCCATTTCTTGAGCTTCCATCTTTATATCTTCTATAGACCACATCAATGCAATTTGGCTAGTAGGATCAAATTTTAGAACATCTTTTGGAAAAAGCTCTAACAGTTTTTTAACTTCCTCTATTGTTGGGTTTTCACTATCTACGAATTCTTGTAATGTTTTCATCTTATTTACTCTTATTTTTACCACTAATTATTTATCGGCATTATTATAAAATAACTTTAGGTTAAAACTAAATATCTATAAAATATAGGTCTTGATCAGTATAAGGCAATGGTTCTACTACTTCTACAAAGTCCCAACATTTAGGTTGATACATTGTAGCTATATCTTCCCTTGCCTCTTGTTCATTTTTAAATTTACCTTCAATTATATCATCTCCTACAGTTATTTGGTTTGATTGAACATCATAAACTATTAGTGCTCTTAAATAGTGTGGTATGTCTTCCGTATTACCAATGTTAATGCTACCTATAATTACTTTTTCCATAATTAAATTCCTATTCAAAGTCTATGTTTATTGCCTTTGTCCATATACCATCTAAAAGAATATGTAATCCGAATTCATCATCTTCACAAGTATCATCTGCTTTAGTCTCAAATAATCTAGAATCCTCAGTACTGATAAATCTTCCATCTTCTAAAGGTAACCATAGATCTTGACCTGTTAAATCTTTTCTTACCTTCACAGTATGCTTTACAGTATTATTCATATTGGTACCTTTATTTAAGATAGCTTATTTGCCTTCTAATAATAGTATCGTCATTGTTATAAATAATCTTTAAACTAAAATTGTAGTACTAGGTAAATCTATTAGGTGCGCCGAAATTAAAAGTAGCTTTATATAAAGTTGCTTTATAGCAAGCTAGCTTTATATAAAGCCAGCTTGATGGCACGAATCTTGCTTAGCTTTATATAAAGCTACCACACGACTTTATATAAAGCGTAGCTTTATATAAAGTTATAACACAGCTTGATATAAAGTTGATCGAACGATCAACCGATCAAAAGATCTAATGATCATTTGGGAAACTCACAACCAAACCTAGGCTTTTTATTATAATGCGGTTTTAGTTTATTATTTTATTTTTGGGGCACTATATGAAAATGAAACTATAAAAAGGCACCCACCCCTTTTACCTATAATGTAATAATATGATCGCTAATCTTATAATATATTCAAAATATGATCGCTAAAGTTATTATATATGAATATTTCTGACGCTAAAACATTCATATATAACAAAATAAATCGCTAACCTATATCCTTAGTTAAGAACCAATTCCTGTCATACATATCCTGAGTAAATATAATTTTCTTTAGGTCTGTCTTATCAAATACTGACTCAGTAAGATCTAGGTCTGAAGTAATAGAACTCAATTGATAGTATTGCTTCTCTTGATTTCTATACCTGTACTTGTTTACTCCAACTACTTTAGTATTATAAATCGCGGCAAAAGATTCATCCTCCTGATTAGGATCAGCCTTAAGTTTAACATATAAAGTATAGTTACCTCTGAGTTCGATATTATTTATATCTATAATAGCAAGGTCTTGTTCTGACATGTCATACTCCTTTATAAAATAAAATTAATCTTTTACTAGCCACCAAGTTTTACCATAATTCTCTGGTGTGAAAGCAAGATCACATACATCTACTTGTACTGCAATCTTATCGCCACACTTTGAGTCAAAATAAAAATTAGAACTTACCTTATTATCCAGTTTTACTTCTTTTGCTATACCTTGCACCTCCGTATGAGATACATGTAAGGTATATTCATCTTCCTTGTTCAGGTCTTCCAGTTTAATCATAGCTTAATATCCCTTATAGCTTAGCCACTAAATAACTATCGGCGCAGTAAGTAAATAACTTTAGATTAAAAATACTAATTTATCTGAATCCAGTAGTATTGCTGTGTGTATATTTGTAAATTTTGGCGTCGGTGTGGTTTGAACCTGCAACTCCATATAGAAATCGTCCAGAGCAGTAATTTTTCCGGCGACCCAAATAAAACCGTCTGACTTTCTTTTGATTAGACAAGAAGTACCAACCAAAGTAATACCATTACCAAGCATCCTTAAAAGCCTATCTGTATGAGTACCTTCAAATATATCCTCAAAACTAGGAAGATTAGTATTTATCATATAAAGAAGAACCACTGAGTATTAGTAGAATCTTTGTGAAAAAAGAAATCCTGTGTCATATAAGAAACAATTTTTGTTTTTACGTCCGCATACTTAATTGACCAATCTTGCTCATTATTATCAGTACCCTTAGATACTATTACCCAAGTCTTATTTAATCCTAAATGATCGGGGCTATATAAAACTTTAGGTACTTTTATAAAAGTATTTCCATTGTTAAATATAGCCTTTAGTTTATCTTGATTAGTAGGTTTAGTTATCATCTAGGTTGATAGTCTCCATAAAAGTATAACATAGGTATCGGCACATACTTAAGATAACTTTAGATATATTTTACTGACCCAGCTTTATATAAAGCGTAGCTTTATATAAAGCCCTAGGTTGGTATGATTTATGCATAGCTTTATATCAAGCTGAGCTTGATATAAAGCACCCTTTATTTAAAGCTAGATTTATATAAAGCTAAATTAAAATACATAGCTTTATATAAAGTCGATCAGCAGATCAAACGATCAAAAGATCTAATGATCATTTGGGAAATTGATCACCAAACCTAGGCTTTTTAGCAATTGATTTTTTAATCTATAAATTACTTATTTGGTAACCTGTGGAAGATTATAATTTATAAATAGACCCCACCCTATTGATTTTAAACCTAGTTTAAACTTTCATTAATTAATGAAAGTTCCTGTAAAAATAGGGTCACTATGGGATAGTTATTTTAGGCTAAAGTTATTTAATATTTAAGTCGTATTATTTATATCAAAATTAAAGTATATAATTATATAGACAAACTTTAGATTAAAATAGAGTAGAATAGTAGTATATTTAGTGTGATATATAAATAAACTTTAGATTAAAAACAGGTTAAAAGTGCTACTATGGGACGGAGAATAAAGACTTAAATTAAAAACTGATAATTATATAACTTATAACCTAAACATAAAAACCATTCTAATTTGGTAACACCACTACCATTACTATAAAAAACAGGATGGTGATGTTTAAGATCTAAGTCTACTGGAGAAACACTATAACTAATATTATAATTAATTCTAGAGGTAATAGATCTAAGTGTAACAGTTTTAGTAATGATTACAAGACGAAACTGGGGTTTATGACCTATTTCAAATAAGGTTAGCAAAGTAATACTAGATTTATTTCTAAGTAATCGTTTTATATCTTTTGAGGTTAGTGGAAAAGAATAAGGCTTCTTAGGCGTCATAATAACAGGTTTTTAGTGAAAATTACCCAACCTATTTATTAGAGACTAGTCTCTAATAAGAAGATCAGTATTTTTATTAAATATTTTCCTTAAAATAATCAAATCAGGTAGAAAAATAAATGACTTTCTATGTTATCCTTGTACATAAATATATTTTCGGGCTTTGTAAACTCATTTCTTGCCTCTAATTTCCATACATTACCATAAACAGAAGACCCCTGAGTAATAGGAATACACCTAAAAGCATTAAAAGAGTTAAAATAAGTTTTAGTAAGCCTGTCTTTAGGCACACACACCATAAACATATTTATACTTCTATGCAGTGCTTTATTTTTATCTATAACCCCTTTGTGGTCGCTGCGTAAAAAACGTAATAACTTCTGATAAGATTTTAAAAACTCACCATTAACACTAGTCATTAGGTCCTTTGATTATTTCATATAAAATAATACCAACTAGTACTGCAATTATAGTTAATCCAAAGCAAAAGTGGGGTAAAAATTCCATAATACTATTCCTCGTCGTCATCACTAAGATAAACTACATAGATAGAGATTGTTAATAATATACCAATAAATACAAAAAGACCTAAGAGAAATTCTAAAAGAAGTGCCATAAACTACCTATGATAACAATTAAATTTCAATGATAAACAGTATCCTTATTTGACCTTTTACTTATTATTTTCTTGTTCTATAATCACCGCATCAATATTTTTTAAGATAGCAAAAAACTCCGCATATAAGTCTTTTCTTGCCTTGCTTTCCTCTAGCGCTTTTCTTTCTAGCTCTAGTCTCTCGGTCTCTTTTTTAAGAACAAAACTCTTATAATCCAAATATAATCCTCAAGCAGCCCATATACCTACACATAAACCAACAAAATAAAAAACAACTCCAAACAAAGTCATAAACAAATACCTATAATAAAAATTAAATTTCGGGGCAAAATAGATTTATTTCTTTGATTAGTCCCAAAAGATCTCCTTTAAAAAAGGAAACACAGCAACCCCAATAGAAACAAAAACAATACCCAATAATACATTCTCTAACATAAACTGTCCATTAAAAAATAAAGTTATATAGATCCTATCGGCAGATTACTAGGATTACTTTAGTGTTATTTATGCAGGAAAGGTACTTTGTCTAGGGCTTTATATAAAGCGCCGAGCTTTATATAAAGCTAGAAGTCCTAGGATGGATTGTAAGAGCTTAAAATGCCTAGGTTAATAGTAGAGAGTGGGTAAGCAAGAAAAGCCCGTTAAGGGCTTTTCTTGGCTGCTGTAAATTAAATCTAGGTTTACATTAATTATGTGTATTTAAATAAGTTTACACAGTGTGCTACCCGTAGGGGTATAATATAGGTTTAACCTAGGGTATTATATAAATATTAATTAAGTATTAATTCTAATTTAATTAAATATTAGCTAGAGGTATAATAAACCTTAACACAAGAAGGAAAGCAAGCTTTCCTTCTCTCCTACCTCTGACGAGGAAAGCAAGCTTTCCCTAGCTACCCTTAGCCTAGGAAAAGCAAGCTTTTCCTTACCCTTCCTAGGGGGTAAAAAGCAAGCTTTTTACTCATACCTTGAACCATAGACCTATGGGTAGTTTTATACCCTGTAAAATCACCTATAACTAGCTTTATACCTTATGGGGTCTATTCTCTCTATAAACCCTGTTAGGTATAAAATCACAGGTTTTATTGTGTCACTATGGGATATAGAAAAATACTAGAACTTGTTTCTAGTATTTTTCTAGTGTTTGGGTAAATGTTCTAGTATATTTCTAGTACTTACTAGAATAAGGAGGGTTTAAGGCTAAAATGTTCTAGTATTTTTCTATAAAAGAAGTTGATGGGATTTATGCTTTTTATAGTAAAAAAGGCACTATGGGACAAAGAAGGTATATAGATGAGTTAGAGAAGGGATATACAGATTATATGTTATATTCTTTTTATAATAAAACTAAGCTAAAGTTTCTTTTAGTTACTACCGATATAGATCATATATAAATCTTACTTTTATTGAATTATATAACCCTGTGTGTTAGAAGAGAGCTTGTAGGGATAGTAGAACTTTTAACACAATATGGGGCAGAGGTTACTGTTTATAATAACTATGCTTTAAATGAATCTTTAAAGCTCTCTTGTGGTCATAAGATGGCTAGGGTTCTTATTATCTTATTTGTCTTTGTTTTTACATTATCTTAAATTTATGTCTTGCGCCCGAAAAAAATACTCAAGTTATATAGGGTTTGCGCCGATACCTTTATTGATTAGTTACTTATATAAAGTTATTGCTTATGAGTGTAGATGATATTAAAGAGGCAGTATCTGATGATCAGTATATAAATTGGTTCTATGATGCTTGTGAAAAAGGAGATCTGGATCTAGCTAAAAATCTATACAATAAGGGTATGGACTTAGGTATAAATATTTACCTATCTGAGGATGGAAGCACTATAATAAACTGCCTTAAGAATGGTCATTATGATGTAGTTAAGTATATAATTACTAAGGGCTCTTCAATATCTTCTTTAGACGTTTTAGATGAATTTCTCAGGATTATTTAATTATATACTTATGGATTTATATTTTGATGATGATTCTCATGACCCCCGGCAGCTTTTCTATAATGCATGTCAATCTGGAGATTTAGCGCTTGTTAAGAGGTTATTTGAAACAGGTAGAGTTGTTATAGCTTTAAAAGGAGAGTGTTCAGAGTGTTCATATTCACTAAGTATAGCTCTTAACCATAGGCAGTATGGTATTATTGGGTACTTAAATAGTATAGGAGTTGGGTGTTGTTTAGAGGATATAAGAAGATTTTATAGGATTATTTAAATAAGCGTTTCTATGTCTATTATAGTAATGTGTATAGGGTTTTGTATTGGTCTGTTTACATTTCTAGTCCAATTCCTTATCCTTAAGCACTGCCCCCGAAAAAAAAAGCTCGTGTAGTTCCCGTAGGGTCCTTACTTTGTGCCTGTGGTGAAAAAGAGGATTTAGATACAGTTAAGAGGTTAGTTGAGTCTGGGATCATAGACAAGCCGTCTTTAGATGCGGGTTTAACAACTAGTAGTATTTGTAGAAACAGAGAAATATCCAAATATTTAATTACAAATGGCGCTACACCTGCTTGTTTAAAAGACCTAGAAGCTTTTTATATTATTTAAATAAGATTATGTTTAAAGACCAGCGTACTGCCGACAATTTATTTTACTTGGCGTGTGAACAAGGAGACCTAGAGGAGGTTAAAAAACTAATTATAAGAGAGCAGATTTATATACAAGACGTAGGAACTCAGGGTGTCATTTTAAGCTCTATAAAGGGAAATTTAAAAATAATTAAGTTCTTAATTGAGGTAATGAATGTTAAAATAGCGTACCCGATTAGTAATTTAAGTGCCCTAAGTGAGGCAGCTAGAAATGGACATTTTGAGGTAGTAAAGTACTTGGTATCAAAAGGAGCTAGTGTCACAGAAAGAGACAGTGCCCCTTTTAGGTGGGCAATGGTAAAGAGACATTATCACATTGGAATGTATCTGTTTAACCAAGGATCAATACCTGACTCAGAACACTTAGCTAGACTTTTTAATTTTATTTAAATAAAATACCAGAGTTTAGATGCATTATTTACGGGGCTTAATACTTGAGTATAATTCTCTTTTTCATCAAAGGGTGCTACTACTATGGCATAGTTAAATTTAAATTCTTTGATGTATATTCCTATTAAATGATCCATTGTGAAGACATTCCAGTGCCATAAATATGCATATTCTTTGCCCCATTTTAAATTTAAAATATGATCATTAGGTATAGATTTAACTTCTGAGTTCTCTAAATGGGAGTATTTTTTTGGCAAACTAGGCTGAGTATGGGACATAGGGTTTTTGGCTTAAAAGGTTTATAGTTAACAGTTTACTGTAAACTGTGCAATTTTAAAAAACCAGACTGTTTTTTTCTAAAGTTGTTAAAATTACCTGCCTAGAAGGGGTATCCTACTAGTCATTATAGCACATAAACAGGTCACTATGGGATACTTTTCATTAAAAAATACGGTTAAATTTTGAATTAAATTTGACTCATAATGGCGCATAAATCACTCATAATTAACGCACAACTTACCCATAATATAGGGCATATTTAGGTCATTTTACCCCTATATTTAAGCCTAAACTTGAGCAAAAATAAGGTCATTTTGGAGGCAAATTTATAGGTAATTTTTGACCTAATTTTCATTAGTTTTTAGTGCTAATTTCGACAGTAATTTACCCTATTTTGAGCCTTAATTTAATACAGATTTAAGGGTATTTTACCTTTAGTTCAGACTTAAATTTAATCAAAAAGTTACTGCCTTGAAACCTAAATCAGAAGATCATTAGTCAATTTTTAGATTAAATTATTTTAAAATAATGTTAAAATACCTAAAAAATAAATTATTTAAAAATGATTAAAATTGGTAAAAAGAGCTAATATCCCATAGTAAAAGGGTATTTTATAGCTATTAAATTGGTATTATTTTATTTTTAAATAAAAAAGACTAAAGTTTTAGAGAAAAGCAGTCGATAGGTGATAGACTTAAGATTGATAATACTTTTAAGTAACTTTATAACAATTAATAAGGAATAAATAAACATGGTATACTTAATAACTCAACTAAAAGAAGCAACTGCAAATGGAGATTTACATCAGTTTAAAGAATTAGCTAAAGAGGCTAATAGCGAACTTCTAATCAGCAAAGATTTAATTTTCTCGGTTACCAAAGGTTCAAATTTTGAAATAGTTAAATATCTCATAGATCAGTGCAAAATTGATGTACAAATATATAATAATATACTTTTAATATTCCATTCCAGCAGAGGAAATGTAGATAATGTTGAGTATCTTTTAGATCGTGGTGCGGACTTACAAAGTCAAGATAATATGCCTTTTATAACGAGTGCTATAGTTGGGGATTTAAAAATGGCACGTTTTTTTCTCAATCGCGGAGCAGATATTCATGCCCGTGAAGATGAAGCCCTTGTAAAGGCAGCAGCACGCAGTGGAATAGAAATGATTAAATTTTTAGTGGAAAATGGGGCAGATGTTCAGGCTCAAGATAACGGTGCTTTTAAAAACAGTCTTTGTAATAGCAATCCTGAGGTTGCTAAATTTCTACTTGAGTATGGGGTTAACTCAATAGAAGCAAAAGTCGAGGGACTAACTAGATGTGCCCAAGAAAAAAACTTTGAGATGTTTAAGCTTTTAGTAGAGAAAGGTGCCTGCCTAGACATTAACAATAGTTATTTTTTACGTCAAGGTCTCTCTAATGGTGACTTGGAGCTAGTTAAGTATTTATTAGAGTTAGGCGCAGACATAAATAGTACTGAGAATCGTGCTCTGACTATTGCAGCTGCTAATGGGTACTTTGAGTTAGTTAAATTTTTAGTGGAAAAAGGTGCTGATGTAAAAGCTAATGACAGTGAGGCTTTTAGATTTGCTGCCGAAAAAAATTATCTAGGTATAGTTAAATATCTTTTAGAGCAGGGAGCCAATATACATGCTGATAACAGCTCTGCTTTGAAGCAGAGCGCTATGCTAGGGCATTTTGAAGTATTTGAATATTTGCTAGAGCAAGGTGCAGACCTTGCTACATTAAACGATCAAAAACTGAAAAAATTTATTAAAAGTGCTCATAGCAATATAGCTAAGTATTTAGTTTAAAGTAACAGATGTGATAAGAACTAAAGCGCAAAAATCATTAGAATTTAACCAAATATTAAATGCTTATGAGGAATTAGACTTTAAACTAGTTAAGTCTTTGGCAGCACAGGGAATCAGACCCAGAAAAGCTGATTTAATGCATTGCTATTATCAATGTGCTTATTATGGTAGGTTAGATATGCTTAAGCATTTAATAGCTTACCATAACACTTCGAGTAAATCTTATATAAATTTTGCAGCTAATTCAGCTTTGTTTAGTGGGCAACTAAACATTATTAAATACCTAGATAAATTAGGGGCAGAATACAGTTGGGATGCCTTTAAGGACGCTTGTGAGAATGGACATTTTGAAGTTATAAAGTATATAATAAATGGAGAATGTTATAGTACAGGAACTATAATTAAAGGTTTAAAAGGCTCTGTTTTAGGAAATCAATTAGAAATAACCAAGTTTCTGTTAAATATTCTTTTAAACTTGCCCCCAGAAAGCTTTTATTGTGACCCTTATGATGTTATTAGTGACTGTGCTCATACAAGCATTGTCAGTCATAATGGGGATATTTTAAACTTATTGTGGAAAACTACATCTTTAAATCCGTCTACTGAGTTATTAGAGTCAGCAGTTAATTCAAGAAACCTATATGCTTTAAAACTTCTAACAAAACATAAAGCGTGGTTAACTCCAGAGCTATTAATATTCAGTATTATGTTAGATATAGCTGAACCATACCCTAATAGCCCTATAACGGCGTATATTCTCAAAAATATAAATGTAAGTACTATTAAATTTGTGCACCTTACTCGTTTACTGAGAATTAAACAGCACCAACTAGTAAAAGAACTTACCGTGAATAGAGGGTGTAAAGTTAATAAACGAATAATGAAAAGATTATATTATGTTATTTAAATTCAGCTAAAGTTTATTTTAATGTGCGCCGATAGTAATATTATAGGGAAAAAGATTAACTGTTAAAAAGGACTACAATGAGTCAAAATTTAAATAAAGAAAGCGAGCAGGCGAAAAAAGAACAAATTATTGACGATATTAATAATAGTCTGTTAGAAATTAAACAAGTAACAGGAGCAGGAATATTAAACCTTTCCCAGTTAGGATATCTTCAAGGTATTCTCAAAAGCCTTATAACCCCTGTCGTAATTGAGGAATAAGATGAATCAAGACTTAAACAGAGAAGAGTATTTAAAAAAGATTTCAGAGTTAGTTTTAGGAGAGCTAGTTGTAGTTAGCACTTGGGACTACTCGACTCAGCATTTTGAGGTTAGAAAAGTAGAAAAATTAACCAATAAACTAATAGTTTTAGATAATAATTTGAGATTCAACAAAGAGAATGGTAGAGTTTGGGGAGGTAACCACGGAAGAACTCCTTACTTATTGATCCTAACACCAGAGGTGGGTAATGCAGTAAGGAAATACAAGTTAATTAGATCTGTAAAAACTAACTTGGACAAAGTAAAAAGTTTAAAACTAGATGAGCTAAGCACTGATACCCTGAGTATTTTAAAAGAAGTGCTAGAAAAGACTCTTGAGAAAAAATAACAATTAGTTTAAAACTTTATATATGTCTGCAGAATTAAAGAAAAAAGAAAAAGACTTTTGGACACTAGAAAAAGTCATTAGTAGTGCCCAAAATGCCCGCAACCTAGGTCACGGAATTGCTTGGTGGCACGCTAACGGTGAAGGTGCTTGTGCTTGGGCAATAAGACACGGGTACTATACCGAAATTACTAAGATTATCTTTAAAACTAAAAAACGGCATACAAAAGCTTCGGCTTTTAAAAGTGCCAAAATTGCAGCAGATGCAGGTCTTAGAATTAGCGATTGGCGCAGAAAAGATGCTGTAGCTTATAATTGGGTAATTAATAAAGGGTATTTACCTGAAGTCAGACAAAGTATTTTTAAACTAAGTCCAGTTTATAGAAGCAAGTAGTTTTTGAAAATTATTAATTATTAATTATTAGTATCTGTATCTACCCATTCAAAACTGTACCCTTTGTAAGTTTTAGTTGTAGTTTTATTATATAATATGCTACTCAAATAACTGAGGTTAATTTTTAATTCTCTAGCGCAGGCTGCTTTAGATTTATAGATGCGTTCTTTTTTAGTTTGTGTATGAATTGCTTTTACAGGTTTAGATATAGCAGAAACTACAGTTCTTTTATCATATAACCTTTGTTGAGAGCCTCCAGAGAATACAATATTTTTATTTTTTATATCTTTAATTTTGGAATCTATGGTTTTTTTAATTTCGGTCTCTGGGTAATCATTAGCAAAACTAAATGTTAAAAAATGCTTAAATGATTTTTGAGAACCGTACCTAACTCTTTCACATATCTTCTGAGCTTTTTCTTTTGATATTTTTAAATCTTTACTTAAAGTGGCGTAATCTTTATAAAATTTAACCTCTAATGTTCTGACATTAAGCGTAACATTTGTAAACCTTTGTAGGCGATTTTCATTATCAAACAAGGGTACAAACTGTCTTTTTACTTCTAGTTCTACTATAAACCTATCACTCTCCTTTAACACTGAGCAAATAGGCTCTAATTTAAAATTGTTTTTATTTGGGATATATTTCCTTATATATTTATATTGAGGTATAACACTTCTATGCATGTAGCATAAGTCTCTATGTTTTCTTGTTCTTGCTCTTAAGTTTGTAGTTGACCCTATATATGCTGGGGTTTCTATATTGGGTAAGAAAATTCCGTAGATGATCGCATGTTTTTTACTCATTATGTTAAAATAGCATACGCCTTTTAACTAGACAAGTTTATTTAAAACCTGAAAATTAAATTTTACATTTTGCGCCCGAAAAAACTTAAGTTTCTAAAGAGAAGTGCCGATAGAGTAATATGGAATTAACTTTTAATATGAATTGGCACATATGGATTGGGATCAAATATTCTCAGAAGCTTGTGAAACAGGAGATTTAGCCACAGTTAAAAAACTTTCAAAGGTGGTTACAAAAAGAGCACTAAAAGAGGGTTTGTGGATAAGCGCCCAAAATTACGAAGGCAACGCACCGGAAGATCAAGAAGATCAGTTCGAAATAATTAAGTATTTAGTAGAAAAGAAAAAAATAAATGTTAAAGAGTTTGATGATGGTTTAATTAGCGGGATTGACAGTATAAAAATAGGTAGATATTTAATTGAAAAAGGTTTAAAATGTAGTTCTGCGTATCTTCTTGGGTTTTTTCACTTTATTTAATTTTATGTTTTTTGGGACAACAATGAAATTAGTCAGTATCGATCTAGATGTAATGTTTCTAGAAGTAGTTCTAGAGAGAAGTAATGGAGAAATTGTAAGTATTAAGGTATTCACAATGTTTGTTGTATTTATTATTTGTATTGTTGCGCACTTGCTGGGGTTAATGTAATGAGTAGTTCTAATACTATATTTCTAGATCCTTTAGAACCTCTTGTATTCTCCAGTAACAATTATATTGTACCTAATAATGCCGAGTTTAAATTTAGAGAATACGATAAATCTGTAAAAATACTAGGAACTATAACTAAAACATTAGTAGACTTCCGTGAAGATCGTATGAGTTTAAAAATACCTAGAGGCTGGACAACAAGAGCATCTGCAAAAGACATACATGATGCTATGGTAAAAAGTCTTATAAGTTTCGGAACATCTACCTTAACAATAAGAGCTGGTAATAAAATAGTATTCGAATGTAGTATGAAAAAACCTGGTCTTATCCATAGTTATAAGAAACTCAAACCAACAGACAAGCAATTTCTTAAACACTTGGCAGAAGAGATAAGGAAAACTATGTTGGCTGAAGCTATAGTTACTAAAAAACTACATTTTATCTAAAGTTATTTTAAATAGCTGTCGATACAAGCTATAGTAGATAAACTTTATTTTAAAAAGGATTAGTATTATGGTTAATTTTATAAAAGGCGTGACATTTATTTGGATTTTTGCAGTATCTGTATACCTACTGATAACTATCTTAAATCACCTTCCATTATTTTGCTTTAAGGTAGGATAGTCAAATCAGGTAAAGTAAAAAACTCATATTGCTATGCCCTTTCTTCATTGCTGATGGAAAGGCATAGAATACTTGTTTTTTAGATTTACTAAATGTTATTTTAGCAATCTTGCTTTCGTTATCCCATCGTTCTATTTTAGAAATACTATAAGAGGAAATACACAACGGACTAGAGAGATCAAAATATAAAAATTTATACTCTATAACAGTTTTGTCTTTTAAAAGACCTTCTGGGTCTATGCTTTTAAGTGCGTTTAAATAGTCCATATTAGATTAGATATAGTAATCTGTGAGGTGGGCTATTTCTTTCATTCCTAGGATTAAATACATCCAAGTTTAATTCTGAAGGAAACATACGGTTTCTAATTGGAGAAGTATATTCAAAACTAAGTGTTTGTAGTCTGCTGCCTCCGGCATTATAAGGTCTAATAACTATTTTTACATTCTTTATAGAAGAGTAAAGGTAGCCATCATTACCACTGCTCACGGGGGTGACTAATATATATCTACTTTTTGCATCTATTAAAGGAAAGGACTTTAAAAACGAACCGTATTGAAAAATCATGTGTTTAAATTAAATAAAAAACTTGCCAGTTCATTCCATAATTAGGTATATAAAATATGGTTTTGTCTACGTCCTCAAACTTTTCAATAGGTACAATATCAATGTGGTTGCGATCCATTTTATAGTAAACCCTATCAAATATGTAAGCCCACTGATCCTCCATCTTGGCTACCAGTAAAAAATGAGTACCAAGGTACCTTTCGTTAAAGGTTTTTAGAAACATATGAATTTGAATTTCTTTCATCTATTGATCTTAACATTTAATTGTTGTAAAATCAAATCATAACAAGTCTGCACTAATTGTTCTATAATTTATGACAAATTTAACACCTCAGCCCCAAAAAATACAACTACAACAAGTATCTAAAGACGAATTAATATCCTATGTCAAATTTAACAATTTAGCTGTACTAAAAAAGGTACTAACAAGGTATAATGTTTCAGCTATAGTACCTTACCTGCATACAAGTACTTTAGCTATTTTAAAGCATTGTACTTCTAACAAACTTCTCAGTAAACCTCAGATACAAAATATACTTACTGCTGCTCTTTTTTCCAGAAATAAAAAGACTGTTTCGTATCTAAAAAGTCTAGGGTATAAGGTTGAAATTAAACACCTTCTTAATGTGATAGGTAAACTGGAGGAGTTAGATGAGAAAATTAAATCAGCCAAACTAAAATTACATCTTTACTACTCTGCAGAAGATACAATAAAATATAATAAGCAGCTAGATAAAGTTATTAACCTTAAAAAAGAATATAAAAAAACCTATTACGCTTGTTTATATACACTTTCTGAGATTTTTTAATAAACTAAAATGTATCATACAAATTTAAAATTACTCACAGGCAAGCTACAAAAAATAAAAACAGATCATTTAAACAATACTACTGTAGACTTACCTGATGCTTGGAAACAGTACCCAGTTTTTAGAAATAAGTTTAAAAATGTAGTAGATGCTGCTATAGAAGAAATGTTATATTTAAACTCTAATATTGTTAATTCGGGCTGTAAATTAAACATGTTTGGCTATGATTCTATTAAAAGTAAACTACTAGATCATCACTACTTGGTGTACTTTAAAATACTAAAAGACACAACCAGCATAGGGTTCCCTACACTATACTTGGAAGGTAATTCACTTACCAATGAAGTATATACCAGAATAGTGAGTAACAGCACAGAAGATGTATTACAAATGAATATAAACGATTGGGATAAAGACTCCGTAATGTTTGTATTTGAAAAGTTTGCAGAAGAGTGTTTAAATGGGTACTTGTTGTAGGATCTAATAGAATGTTTGATGCCACAGCCTGTTTTGTAATAAACCCAGATAGAGAAAAGGCTCATATTGATAGTTTGGTTAGAGATAATAAAAGAACAGCTCTAAAATTTTATATTAAAATAAGAGCTAGTTTCGCAGTTTCGTATTGCGATAAAAGAAAAGAGGTAATCAGGTATGGTCTTTCTGAGCTGGAAAAAACCTATAAAGCAGGCAAGAAAGTTTTTTATTATAAATTTATAACAAAATTAATAGATCATTTGATTAGGAAAGGTCTGTATAAGCCTGATATTTTTTTGTTTGATTTACTAGGTGATTTTATCTATGAATTTAAGAATAAACATTTGATGTTAAAGTTACTTGATTGCCTTGTATACTTTACACCAGATATTTCTTACATTAAAAGTCTTATGAGGACTTTAAAACTCACTTACATACCATTGCACACTGCTTGTATCTTTTGTATAAAATTTTCTATAAAAGACATTTTAGATATGCACGAGTTGTATGGTTTAAGTCTGCATATCACTAAAGGAGATTTAAGCCGTAAAGTAATTTTAGTCTAAAGTTTTATTATACCTCTGCCGATATAATATTTAGGCTAACTTTAATAGAACTAAAATGGATTTAATTGTAATAGAGTATACAACCCTTGCTTCTTACTTCTGTTCAGTGGTATTATTTGGACTAGGGTTTATTGGCTTAGGTATTTATAAGCTCTTAGAGTCTAATAGTATAGCTCCTATAGTGGTACCTGTTTATTATTGTGTAGTTGCTTCTTTTGTATTTATAGAAATGTTTAGTTTTTTATTATTATTGGCAGTAAAATGGCAACTTTAGCCCCGAAAAAAAATAAACAATCAGGTGATTCAGACATTGGAAGTATGTTTATGATACTTGTAATCATATTTATGTTTATTATTTGGTTTAGTTGGTACTTGGATGTTAGAAGAAAAAGTTGGCATAATAATGATCAAAACAAGTTAATTATAGAAGGTTGACAAGCAGTAGTGTTTTTGCTACTATACCTTAACTCTAAAGTTAAGGTATAGTTAACTAGGCGATACTATAAGAGGAAGGAAGCAAGTCAGATTCTTGGATTGCACCCGAATACAATTAGAAGATATGAGAAAGAGGGAATTATCAACGGGATTAGGAATTCAGCAGGACAGAGGCTGCTTGATCTCGACTCCTATCTTGGCAGATCTAAAAGAAACAGAACAATCTGTTACTGCCGAGTCTCGTCGTCGAAGTAAAAAGACGATCTTGTCAGACAAATCCTCTACATGCAAGAGCAATTCCCAAACGCAGAGATTATCTCGGATGTCGGAAGTGGGATCAACTTTAAAAGAAAGGGACTTAAAGCCATTTTGGAATCAGCAATGTGCGGAGATAAGTGCACAGTTATTGTTGCCCACAGAGATCGTCTTGCGAGATTTGGCTTCGAACTCATTGAGTTTGTCCTTGAACAAAACGGTGGGAGGATCTTGGTTCTCGACAAAAGTTTACACTCACCTCAATCCGAGCTTACCAACGATCTGCTCGCAATACTTACCGTCTTTAGCTGCAGGATGCACTGGCTCCGTAATTACCGTACAAAAATCAAAGAAGATAAAGCTCTTTCTAACAGCGGACCAAAGAAGAAAGATTAGACATTGGGAAGGGGTGTCCCGACTTCTTTTTAATAAAACCGTAGCTCTTTTAAAGGATGGTACGGTTAAGTCCTCTTGGAGGTCTATAAAGACCGATCTTATTACTTCCCTACCAGACTGGTCGCATACAGCGCCCTACCAAGTTAGATCTATAGCTATACGAGATGCTTGCTTAGCAGTATCTGCAGCAAAGAAAAAATTCCTGAAAACAGGGGAGTTTCAAGAAGTAAGCTTTCGAAGAAAGCATACAGCCCTGAAAAGCATCTATATCCCTAGCTCTGCGGTAAAACCAAGTAAAGTCAGAGCTAAAAGCGCCAAAATCTATTTCCGCCTTTTAGGTGATGTTAGATTAGCTGAAAAATTACCAGAATCGCACGGAGACTGTCGGTTAGTAATCTCGAACGGAGAATACTTTCTGAATGTATCTTACAAAGCAACCTTCTTACCTAACTCTAGCGAAAACCAAACGAAAGTTAGGCAGAGAGTAGTTGCTTTGGATCCTGGTATTCGTTCGTTTGTTACTTTTTTCGCTGAGAACTCTTTTGGTAAGATCGGGCAAGGAGATATTGGGAGGATAGGGAGGCTTTGCTATTACCTAGACTCTCTTTATTCTAAAATTGCCAAAGCAACGTCTAAATCAAAATATCGAATGCGGAAAGCTGCTGCTAGAATTAGAAAGAAAGTCAGAAACTTAATCGACGAACTTCATCATAAGTCCGCTGCCTTTCTAACTTCAAATTACGATTTAATCCTTCTTCCTAAATTCGAAACATCTAAAATGGTTCAAAGAAGTTACAGAAAGATTAGATCCAAAACCGCCAGAGCTATGTTGACTTTCGCGCATTATAAATTTAAGATGTTCTTAAATCATAAAGCGAACGAAAATAATGCAAAAGTCTTAGAAGTTTGCGAAGCTTACACTTCGAAAACTAAATCTTGGTCGGGCGAAATAGTAAAAAATCTCGGCGGCAATAAGTATATAAAAGAAAAAGATCTAATTTTAGATCGAGATTTTAACGGCGCTAGAAATATCCTCGTTAAAACTTTAAGCGGGTTTAACAAAAGTTAAACCCTTTGGGAGATTCCCCCTGTTTTTATCCGGCGCAATCCGAATAAAAATTGCAGTGTTTTCGAATGGTAACATTAGTTAACATAATTGAATCGGTAGTAAGTATGTTCAGAGTTAAAAAAGTAGATAGACTTCTTAATCCCTCAAATGTTAAACTGAGTAAGGAAGCACAAGAAGTAGCTTTACAAAGATTTAAGGTGTTAGAAAAAAGTATTAAAGATTACGTAAAAAGATATAAGAAATGAGAAAAGTACCCTATACAGAAAAAAGAGAAAATGAGGAATATTTTATCAAAGGTAGTGCAATAAAATACAATGACCCTTTGGAAGATAAAGAAAGTTTAAAACAAATTGTAAAAAATATTATAATTACTTTTGCAGTGTTTACAGCATTTATGATTATAATAGGTCTACTTATTTCTGTAATGAAATAAATATCTTAAAAAGATAAACATGAAATTACAAGTTAAATACCACTCTAATTACGACTATAAAGACTTAACGAAGCCTTTTCAATCTGTTAGCCTTGTAACTGATTCTGTAGCTCTTTTTACTGAAAACTACGATGAAGAGGTCCTTATAAGACTTTTCTTTGGCGTATGTCCTGAGATTACAATATCCTTAACAAAAAAAGACAAGCATTTTACTAAGGATTTAGAAATATTAAAGGGACTACGAGGAGACATAGATCATAGTTGGTTGCGTAATCCAGCAGGAGGAAAACCATATTTAGGCAACTCTTGCTGTTGTTTCTCAGTATGTTTTTTAAACATTGAAAGGTTAGAATAGCCCTTAAAATTAATAAATTATGAAATTAAAAGTTATCTATAAACAGAATACTGCTAACTTCAGGAACTTTGAGTATTTTAATTTTACTGGAGAGTTTCAAAGTATTTCTGTGGATAATTGTAGCAAAGGTACTGGCATAAAGATAATTTTTAAAGAAGCGCCTGTAGTTAAAATTATTATAGGCGATACTACTCAAGAAGATGAAATATATTTAGAAAGGTTAAGGCAAAACCTAGAAAATGAGTATAAAGTCTGTCTAAGTGATTCCGGTTACTTCAGCGCGATAAGCTATAAATTTTCAGCAGGTACTTTAAGAATTGAAAGAGTAAATTAGGATATATGAAAAGTAAATTAGATTTTTCAGATCTTGTAGGAGGTGTTATAATTGAAATTAAGGGTTTGCAGAGCGGATCCGATGAAATAATATTTGTCTTAAAAGACGGACGTAAACTCACAATGTACCACGATCAAGATTGTTGTGAGAATGTTGCTGTAGAGGATTTTGAAGGCGATATATTAGATATGCTAAATACACCTATACTCAAAGCAGAAATGTCAACTAATCAAAACGATCCTGAAGAGGACGCCGGTGATAGTTTTACTTGGACTTTCTATAAACTAGCAACAATTAAAGGATCTTTAGATATAAGATGGTATGGGACATCAAATGGTTACTATTCTGAAGAGGTCTATTTAAAGTGGGAAATTCCTGAGTTTAAATATATTATTTAATTTAAAAATAGGAAATTTTATACTCAAGTATTTTACCATTAGTACCGATATATTCTATGGAAATAGTAATTTTATAAAAGGGAAGATATGGAATACCAAATTGTAAATCAAGATAATAAAAGAAGTTATATAATTGTAACTGTAGGTAATAGTCAAGTAAAAATTACCAAAGATATAGGCGACTGGTTTACAGTAGAAAAACTAAATCCAGAAGTAACTAGTTACAATGATTATATTTTTCTGCGTAGTGTTCCAGCAACCAGTTTTAATGAAGCTATTGAAAAAGTAAAAGAACTTCAAGAAAAATTTAGTTTGTAAACTACTAAAGGATTAATGGAACTATACAAAGACATTGACTTTGAAGAGCTTGAAAAAAAGATTAAAAGTATAGTAAAATTAAAAGATATACACATGTTTGATCTACTGGATCATAAGGATCTAGCCAAAGAAAATGAAGACGGTATTAGAATAGCTGTTTCACGTCTCCTACAGAAAGGAGAAATCGTATTTAAGAATGAACTGCTGTCGTCAATTAGTAAATTTTCTCATCTTATTTAAATTAAGGGATTAAAAATATGTTACAACAACCAAAACCTGTAGTACCTATAAATGAATATTTTGGTGGATCAGATTATATGTACGTTATTTACGTCTCAGTCGGATTTGGTCTAGTTTTAGGCTTTCTTCCTTTAATTTGTGACGGCGCAAGAAAAGAAGAAGAAGAAAGAAAACGAAAAGTATGTTTAGACCACGGGGGCATCTTGAGTATATAGCATTATCTGATGGTACCTTTTATTGTACAGACGTAGAGTCAGAGGTTATTATTAATATAGAAAACTTAAAACAACTAAGATGAGAGATCAATTAGAAGAGGTCACTGAGAGGTACGAGCAGGTTGGGCAGATGTTGTCAGATCCGTCTACTATCCACGACCGTGAGAAGTTTTCGAGATTGTCCCGTGAGCATAAAGACCTAAAGGAAATTGTTGCCACCTTTACTGCCTTTAAGCGGGTAGCTGAAGAGATTGAGGGAAATCAAGCGATTATTAAGGAGGGTAGTGATAATGAGTTGGCAGAAATGGCTCAGCTTGAGCTTAAGGAGCTTCAAGATAAAAGTGAAGCATTGGAGGAGCAGTTGCATGTTCTACTGCTGCCAAAAGATCCTCTTGACGAAAAAAACGTAATTTTGGAAATACGGGCAGGTACTGGTGGAAATGAGGCATCTCTGTTCGCTGGGGAATTGCTCCGCATGTATCTTCGATATGCTGAGCACCGTGGTTGGAAAAGTGAGCTGATGGACAGTAACTCATCTGAAGCTAGGGGTTTCAAGGAGGTGTCAGTGCTGTTATCCGGTGAAAAGGTCTATAGTAGGTTAAAGTTTGAGGCGGGAGTACATCGAGTACAAAGAGTGCCGGTAACCGAATCGCAGGGCAGAATCCATACTTCTACGGTAACAGTTGCAGTGATGCCGGAGGCTGAGGATATAGAAGTAGACGTTTATGATAAAGACATTCGGGTTGATGTTTATCGTGCGGGCGGACCCGGAGGGCAGTGTGTAAATACAACTGATTCAGCAGTTCGCCTTACCCATCTTCCCACGGGAATAGTTGTAGCGATGCAGGACGAAAAATCGCAACACAAGAACAAAGAGAAGGCGATGCGAGTTCTGAAGGCTCGGATCCTAGCAAAAAAAGAGGAGGAGCAGGCTGCTGAACGACGGGATGAAAGGCGGAGTCAAGTGGGGACCGGAGAACGTTCGGAGAAGATCAGGACATATAACTTTCCACAGTCAAGAGTTACTGATCATAGAATTCATTTGACGGTACACGCTTTGGATCAAGTGCTTAATGGAAGCCTTGATCTTTTGCTTGAGCCTATTATTGTGGAGTCTAGGGCTCAAAGTATTTCGCAGCAGAAGCAGGGAATTACCAATATCTAAAACTTAAAATAAATTATTTAATTTAAAAATACGGGGAGTTAATGAGAATAGTAAACAACTTAGATCCATTACTTTTATTGAGCAATGTTAAAGGTGAGCTTAGATGTACAAAAGGAGGAGAAAAAGTTGGACGTTTATATAGTGATGACTAAATTTTTAGCCTAAAGTTTTGTTATATTGTTGCCGATAATATATACATAAGAGTTATTTATTGGAGATATTTATATATGTGTGACAATATAACAAAGTTTGAGATGTCTATCGCAGGGTGTAACAAGAATAACCAGTTATTAGCTAAATTACATGAAAAATACGGTACTACTAAGGCTTTACCTCCTGAGACTGCATTCGTAGTAGGTCATACTCTACTATACGGTCCTGCAGGCTGTGGCAAAACTTCCTCAGCTTTAAAATGTGTAGAATTAGCAGGAGCGTCTGAAGAAAATAAAACTTTTTTTAAACTGTCTGCAGACAGTATTAATACAACTATAGAATTTGTCAGAATACTAGAAGCAATATTAAACTGGGAAGGGTATCTTTGCAACTATGGTAAAATAGACCATAAGCATTGCGGTAAAAGGTGTTGTATTAAGGATCCAGTTCACCCTAGAGGACCAATTAAGCCTATTTACTTATTTATTGATGAAATTCACAACCTCAAAAAAGAAGTCCAAGAAGGGCTATTACTAATATTAGAAGATTTCAGGTATCAGTATCGTGACGGAAATATAAACTATGATGTTCGATTTCCAAAGTTTACATTGCTTGCAGCTACAACTGATCCTGGGTTGCTTTTAAAGCCACTTATTAGCAGGTTTAAAATCAAATTAAAGGTTGATAGAAAAACTGATCAAGATATGGAATCAGTAGTTACTAGATTAGCAACAGAAAGAGGGCTAATACTAGAGCAAAAATCAGTTGAAGTTTTAAGTAGGATTTCGCAGGGGATTCCAAGAGAAGCACGTAACCACGTAGAGGGTTTATATAATTGCTGGGCTTATTTATTACATAATAATTCATCCATAGAAGGGCTTAGGGAGGATATTATTACTGGTAATGTAGCTGCCTACTATGCTAAAATTAATAATTTTATACAAGACGGTACTTCCCAAGAGCAATTAAATGTATTACTATATTTGAGCGGTAAGAGTGATAACGGTAAGTATATTACTGCCGGGGTCAAAAAATTATGTAATTCTTTAAGCTTTGATGAAAATTATTATTTATCCTTTATAGAGCCTAGGTTAATATTGAACGGATTGATTGATACGGCGCAATCAAGAAAGATTACTAATAAAGGGCTAGAGTACTTAAACAGTATAAATAACAACTTGGATTAAAATGAGAGACCCTAAACGTATACCAAAATTACTAGATCTTATTAAAAAATTATGGGAAAAAAATCCAGATTTAAGGTTACTTCAAATGTTGGGCAATCTATTTAATAGTGGTTTTGATCCTTATTACACGGAAGATGATATTTTATATAAAAAGTTAATTCAAATGTATGGCGATCCTGATTTAAAGGATAAAAACAACTAAAGTTATTTTTAACTTATACCAATATATAAATATCAACTTAAATTATAGGAACAGTATGGGAAGAACAATTATTAAACTGGCAGATAGATACTTAGAGTGGTCTTCTATAGTTGACGCTCCTGCCACTTATGGTATGACTCTTGAGGAATTTAAAAATTACTACGAACAGTCCTACGGTACCAGTTCTATGGCTGAATTAGAGGAAAGACTTAAAAGGGTAGAAAAAACAGGCACAAGCTCTATGTCAGAGGAAACTGTAGACGAGTTGATATCTTTTAATAGAGCCGGATTTGAGGAAAGTTGTTTAAGCAAGGAAGAACTTATTGATCATTATGTAATAATTCCGGAACAGTTTTCAGTTAAGTTGGGTAAGAAGTTATCCTTAAGTAAAGATTTAGAAAACCTAAAAAAGTGAAATAATTTAAGCACTCTGTATAATTAATCATAAAACTCTTGAGGATATTATCCTTAACACTGGTAATTTAAAAATTAAAAATTATTACTTATAGCCAAGATGTTTAATAACCCTTTAATTAAAACCATTAAAGTTCCGGCAAACTTTAATGGAACTGTTATAGTGAAATATGATATAACCTATGAGAAATTTAGGAGAATAAATCTTTTAGCTAATGGACATACTTACCCTAAAATTTCAACAGCTAATACTTGCTCTAAATACCCTACTAGTCATTTTGATAAGAATTAAATTAATTTTTAATTAAAGTTTTTTATAATCTGCGCCGATATAAATATTGTTAATAACATTTAAAACCAATGGAAAATACGGCTACAATAAACATCTCATTACCAGACCAGCTATCAGACTATGTTAAATCTAGAATAGATATAGAAGGCTATCAAACTGTAAGTGAGTATTTTAGACATTTAGTTAGAGAAGATCAGAAAAGTAAAACTGTGTCTACAATTAACAATCTTATTGAGGAAGCTTTAAATTCTCCAAGTACTCCTTTAACTGATGAGGACTGGTCCTTACTTAGAAATAAACTAGAGCAACATAGAGCTAAAAAAATAGATTAAATTATATGGCGTTAAAGGTTAAACAAGATTTTATTAATATACCTTATAGAGATATTGGGGCAGGACAATTTACAACTGAAAGGGTAATTTCTGTAAATGGTAATACAGTCATAGTCCACAGCTCAAATTTAGAAAACGGTAATATTAAATGTGAAATTACCAACCGTATTAAAAATGAAGTATGTTTTATTATACCTTGCACTGATGTTTTAGATGGATATAGATTCTCTAGTATAATTTTAGTATAGTTAAAAATATGTTTGATAAATTTATTTCTATAAAACTGCCCTGTAAGTGTCTAAGTAATCCTGTTATAGATTTTCTTACTGATACACGCACTGTTTCAGTTTTTGGTCATAAGTTTATAGTAGATAGAAGTTCATACTGGAATGGTGCTATTTTCTGCACTGCTTATAAAAATCCTTCTAATAGTACCATTAGAGTGAAAATACCTTATAATAAAATTGTGACTAAAGTCAGTAGTGGAACTTTCATTTTAAATTTGATATAATTAAAAATATGTTTGAACAAAGAATAGAAGATATAGCTGAAATGATTTATTTTCTGGGGCACCAAGGCAAAGGTGTAACAGATATAACTGTAGCAATCAGTAATAAATATAACCTAAATGAAACCAGTTCTATCTCTAGAATATTAGAGGAGTACTTTGATCCTAGTACTAAGCTGGGTTTACAAAAATCAGCAGAATTAATAAATAGTGAAATAATGCTAAAGGAGTTAGAACAACATTCCGATATAATCTATGACAGTTTTAGATAGATTAAAATAGGATTATAGTATGAGTAAGTTTGAAGCACCTTTAACAACCTTTACTTTATCACCCCATGAGAATGCAGATTCATTATCTATAGCTCAAGTAGGCGGATGGACTTGTGTTGTAAAAACAGAAGATTTTATTAATGAAACTCTAGGTGTATACTTACCTTTAGATTCTATTGCTGATGAAAATCATCCATTACTTTTTTTTCTTGGCGGCAAAAGAGTTAAAACTGTTAAACTAAGAGGAGTTATATCACAAGGTTTATTATTACCTTTTTCAAAAGTAATAGAATATATGAAAACTACTTTGGGAATGTCTGAAGCTTCTATAGAAAAAGTTAGTATATTAGGTAAAGACTTCGTAGGCATACTAAGGGTTAGAAGATGGGAAGACTCTACTAAACTATCTTTAGGCGGTGATGCTGAAACCCCTAATCCTTTATTTAATAAGTATACAGATATTGAGAATATTAAAAACTTTACAAATGTTATAGTTAAAGGGGAACATATAAATCTCCAAGAGAAGCTTCACGGTTCTAGTAGTCGGTTCTCCCTAATCAATAATGAACTTATGATCGGTTCTAGAAATATCCAATTAAAAATTGAGGCTGAAAAAGAACCTAACTCTATATGGCATTATGTTTACAGAAGCAATAACCTAAAAGATAAACTTGAGCTGCTAGCTAAAATAACTGGCTCTTCTCATGTAGGTATATATGGTGAAATAGTGGGTAAAGGTATTCAGGATCTTCACTATAATCATAATACCCCTTATCTTTATGTTTATGATATAGTAGTAGATGGTAATTATGTTAGCCCCGATCTTTGTGAGCATTATTGCAAAGAACTATCTTTAACTCATATTCCTATTCTTTTTAAAGGTCAATACACAGAAAACTTATTGCAATTAAGGTTAGGAAAAAGTACACTTGCTGATCATGTGAGAGAGGGTATTATTATAAAACCTATGATACCTAGGACTGATCCAGCTTTAGGTAGAGTAGTTTTAAAAGTAATTAGTGAAGACTACTTGATGAGAAAGAATCCAAAAGATGCTAAGGATATTTAAAGGAACTCTATGGCTTACTACTTCATTGTTAAGAGCAGCACTGATTCTAGGTATGGAGTACTTTCTATTGAAAAGACTACCTCTAAAAAAAGAATAAAGAGTTTTCTCCTGCAACATGAGAAAACTAAAGATAATTATGAGTTTACTTTTCCTGATTTAGCAAAAGAAAATACTTATGGTTCTAATTTTCATAGGAATATAGTTAGAGTTTATGGATTAGAGAAAGCTTTACCTTTACGGGAACTAAAAAAAGAAGCATCTAAAGCACAAAAAGCTAATTATGGATCAATCTATTCTAAATCTTACTCTCTAGACAATATTATAGAGAATTATCTTTATAAGCACGCATACAGGATTGATCAAGTTGAGGATCTTTAAGTGAGCAAATTTAAAAAAGTTACATCTGGTTTTTATTATAAAAATAATGATATAATATCCAATAGTCTTTCTCCTTTAACTTTCTCTATAAGTAATTGCCCTAGACTTAAAGAAAAAATATTAGCACTGGCTAAACAGGTTTACAAGTTGAACAATAAATATGATGACGGGGTGAATAATATTTCTTTTTATGATTATAGAAATTTTCAAATTCACAGTAAAACAGGTAAAAGTTTAGGGATTAATTTTGCTATTTTTCACGTAGAGGTAGATGGATTTATTGTTACTGGTGAACTAGGCGACGAGAAAACAGAATTTAAAACAGGCTGGATACAACTAAAGTGAAAAGAAGAAGAATAAAAAAACTCGCGCCGCCATTAAAAAAACAGTGGAAAACTACAGATATTATGTTAGACTTAGTTTATTATACTAAAGAAATACCTTATCCTGTATATAAACATCCAGACGGTGGGTACGTAATAGCTGATAATACACCTAGAACTTTAATCTGGTGGCAGGATTATATAGGGGATTTTTTAAGGATAATAAGAGCATCTAATCCAGAAGAATTAGCAGTAAAGTATTTAGTATTCTTTCTAAACCCAGAGGTTATACAAATACAGCTCGAAGAGGATGCCGAAGTTTATGAAGATGATGAATTTAATAATTGAATAAACATATGAGATCTGAAATTAGAATAGAAGTAGAAGAAGTAAAAAATTTAACTGAAGAACAGTTTGAGTATTTACTATTAAACTTTAGATGCATCTTTACAGAAAACAAAGTAGACAAAGGGGTGAGTTTACCCTATGAAGATGCTAAAATTCTATTTGAGGTAGAAGAAAAGTACAATCAAACTTTAGAAGAGCTAAAAGAAAAACTGTTATAATCTGAGTAAAAGTATGAACATAAAACTACAAGACTTTAAAGATCACATTGATAGTGCTATTGTATTAGGTGATATTAAAAAAGATACTGAGTATAGATTATTTTATAATTACCCTAGGATCTCAGAGTCTGATATAACAGTGGATAATGACATATGCACTTTAAATGGTATAGTCTTAGACACGTATTATATCTTTAAATCTGAGCACAAACTAATTAAATTGTTAGCTTTTGAAAATAAAGATTATCTAAAAAACTGGTACTTAAAAGAAGTTTAAAATGAGAGGACTATCAACCTGTTTCTTTTTATTTATAGTCTTAATATATCTTTATGGGTTTTACTGGGTCGCCGCGCTCAACCGTAATAATTACTTAGATAGAAGCAAGATCTGGTATGATATTGATCCTAACAGTGAAGAGTACCTTGAGTCTAAAAGTCCGTACCAATCTTTTAAAATTATAGCTAGAGTTCTTCTATTTATGATCTGTATAATAGTCATAACTATTATTAGGATTGCATTTAATTTACCTTAAATAATGCTAAAAGTTATTTTTTAATATCAATTAAAGGAATAAAATGACAAAAAATGTTGAGATAAAGAATTATAAAAATAAGGAAGTCTCTTGGGGTCGAGGATTGAGAGATGGTCTATTGGGGCTTAAAAATTTAGATGAAAATACTGCATATTTTGAAGGCTATAAAAAAGTGCCCATCCAAAGGAAAGCACTTGGACCTGTTTATGTTGAAGTACCTAAAACTGTTATAGAAATGTTATCGTTTGAGGAGAACACAGAAAAGAAACTAGGAGTAAACAAGCAATATGGCAGACGATAAACTTCCAGACGAAAGTATGTGTACATCCTTTGCAAGGCTAGTCAGTGCTATTCAACACGCCGAGGAAACCGGCGCTCTCGATAATATCGAATTCTTGGCAGAGGCATTAGAAATCTACCAAACCAACTTTGAGTATAACCACTCTTTTATGCGTAAGGGACCTGCATATATGCTAAAAGCGAGGGAATTACTTCGTTTATGGGCAGAGAAAAAGTATTCGGAGGATTCGAACGACGTAGCTAAGGTAAATACTAAGGTAGTCAATTAATGAAATAGAAAGAACATGTCTTTATTAATTTCCTGAGAGTAACCAGTGGGAAGCAGAAGTTTGGACTTTATTCGTTCACTTAACCAAACCCTAAGCAGATAAAATTAGATCTAAAATAAAGAAAGCTTCTGGTTCTTATTTAAACCTGTCTACTAGGGTCTCCTGCTCTCAACCTTATAGCTTTAAACTTTGTAAGCGTTCAGCTGAGGAAGTTGAAAGTCTGGTGAAGAGAAGCTCCGGTGGGTATCACCCAAGATACTCTGTAGCTAAGAAGGTAGATCTTAAAAAGGATTTATACAAGCTGGGTATATTCAGATAGAATTAACTAAAGTTTTGTAGCATATTGACCGATAAGTAATAAGTAATAAGTAATAAGTAAACATTAACTTATATAAGGTAAAATATGATAATTAAAATAAAAATACTTCTATTAATTTTAGTAACTATTTGTACTACAGCAACTGCTCAAGAAGTTGTTCCGGAAACAATAGTAGTTAACATACATACCAAATACTTAAAGGAGGTGATATTTGCTTACGCTGATTACGATCCTAATGAAAGTGGTACCTTAAATAAAAGTTCTTCCATTCGTACCGTAGTTGTCACAAAAGATTCTAAAGTTTATTTCAGTGAGCCTTTTGATTCTGAAGATACAGAATTAACCAGATTTCTTGGAAACTGGATGAAGCCCTACTCTGGAGAGTATAGAATGGTTACAGATGGTTTTGGTAGAATTTTTGTTAAACCGTCTCTTTGGTGGTATGAGGATGATCAAGTAAAAGAGCACCAATTACTATATGAGGATGAGTTTGGAAAGCAGTATAAACGTGTTAGTCCAAAAGATGCTCCAAGTTCATTAAAAAACTCTTGTAAGTGTATAGATATTACTCATCAAATGTTTCACGCGCAAAAGCATAATTTAGAAATTGTGACTTATGATTTAGAAAATAATGATTGGGATAAATTAGTTAGAACTCTAGACCGAGAAGAACTTAGTCTTGCAACTGATGAAGTAAGATTACAAAAGTATATAGATAATGGTTACTCAGATACTAGCATTTTTTACCAAGTATTTCCAACTTTAATAACAGCCTTTTTACTGAGCTTTATCCCAGTAATTGTAATTGTACTTATCGTGATAATTCTCCTCTATCTTCGCGCTGCTACCTGGAGGTAAATAACTAAAGTTTATTTTAATTTGCTCCGATATAATTAATTAGAAGAAGATTTGTTATAAACTTAAATAAGGATATATAAAATGTCGCTTGAACATGTAAAAGACTACCTAGAAACTTTACCTCAAATTAAAGGAATTGAATTAGTACTTCATAGTTATGCTAGCATCTGCGATGCTTACGGCAATATCATTGTTGGAGCAAATGGTTATATTACTAGAAAAGACTATTTTTCTATCCACGAGCGTATGCAAATCTTAAAAGAGCTAGACCGACCGGAAGAAAAGATGAGAGTTAGTGAGTTTTTACTGGCTCATCCAGAGATATCACGTAGAGCAGACGATGAGTACTGTATAGCAGTAAAAGGCATCGCTACTATTTATGCTGTGGTGCGCCCAGAAGAGGAAGGAGATAAACCGGGACTCTGGTGGGGCTCTTCTTGGTGGGATGACTTGTCCCCTTCTGTTTTACGCCGTATAGCAGAAGCTAAAGAGTTATTAGAAGAAGGAGAGCTTGTACATGGTTAAAGTTGAACCTGAAAAAAACAATACTGAACATTTAGATAGGAAAATTCAAGAAAGATTAGAACATTTAAAGTCTCTAGAAAAAGGTTGGTACTGGGATGGAGAAGGAGAGCCTGTATCTGAAATAGCAATTAATGAAGCTAATAAATTAATAAGTGCAAGACCAGACCTGAAATCGTATTACCGATTGTATCCTGTACCAGAGGGTGGCATTTCTATAGAGTTTGAAAAATCAAATTTATTAATATCAATTTATATTAATAATGATGGTATTGTTATAGCAGATCAAAGTGGTATAGCTTCAGAAAGAGAATTTGAAGGTGAGTTTACTGGGGTTAATGCAGAGTTTTTAGCGTTATTTAATAAATATGTCTAAAGTTATTCTCTATTAGCGCCGATATAAATAATATAAGATTTATGGAGTAATAAATGAAATTGCCAGAACTTACCTGTCCAAAAATTGATTATATTGCAGAAGCTATTAAATCTAGTTTAAAAAATTGTGATAAAATTGAGTTTTATGAATCTTGGGCAGAAACTCCTGAGCAGTATTCAAAAGAAATACAAGAACTTAAAGATCGAGCCCGTGAAATTTCTTGGAAACTAAGTGATTTAGAAAGTACCTTAGAAGAAGTTAGGTCAGCTAATAAAGAATTAAGGGAAAAAGCTTTAGAGTATATGGATTTATATTTAGAACTTTTTAAAGAAAAAAGTAAGGAAAAACAAGTAGCAGGAATAACTATTTATTGTTATGATAAGGATTAATATGGGATTTTTTAGTTGGAAAACAGCAGATACAAATCTTAGTATTCCTAATATACACTCGTGTCGTAAAACTTTTACGGTTTATATGATTACAGAAGATAAAATTTGGGAAGAAACCAGCTATAACGGCTATGGAATCTTCGGAGGTAAGGATATTTATGCCCTTATAGTTGAAATGAATGGTTTAGTACCAGAAGGGTTAAGCACAGAAGATGAGAATTATGAAGAGGTAATTAGGGACAAGGGTATAGGTTTAATATTTAATAATAACCCCTCCGGAGATTTTGAAGTTGCCGCAAATAACGGTATTAAAGTACCTAAATTAGTTGAGAATAAAGGGGTTAGATATGATGAAGTAGGTCATAGTGCCCCTTGTCTAGATCAAGGCTTTTTCTATGACAACGATGATTCAGCTATTGACGCAGATTGGGATACTGATTATGACGGCTGTGGTGGATAAAGGATAAAATTAAGCATATAATTAATTTAAAAATAAAAGGAAAAATGAAAAATAAAATAGTACTAGCACTTTTAATTACAGCAGTAGGTTGCACCCCTATGGCTAAAAGGACAAACTCTATTGAAGGTGGGTGGGTCTCTAAACCTTTAAATAAGCGAACATTTTACATAAGCTACCAGGGTAATTATTTAACTAGCAACACTACAGCAGAACAATTAGCTCTTGACCAGGCGCACAATACTTGTTTAAAAGCAGGAAATTCAGGAGAATTTAAAATAGTAAACGGCAGTACAACATCGTCGCATCTCCAAATTGGAGCATTTATGGCTTCGGTGTCACTGGATAAACCGACTGCTTCATACATTATAGAGTGTGAATCTACTCAAAGGTTAAATAACCTTGTAAATTATAGATTTAATACGCCTAAGACTATAGTGTCATATCCTGAAAATAATACTGGGACTATTAATAGGCAGAGATTCAACAAAGCTTGGGAAAAATATCTTAAAAATAACAGTAAGGAATAGTATTATGATTTACCTTTTAATAATTATATTTCATCATACTGGTAGAGCTGTTGCTATAGACCATATAGAATTCAATAGTAGTGCCAGCTGTGAGATCACAGCAAGCTCTGTGAGAAAGTTAGACCCAAGGATAGAAACATTTTGTGTATTTAAAGGTTAAATGAAATGAAGTGGTTTAAATATTTCTTATTAGGTCACAGCGATATAAATACTGTAATAGGCGATATTGCAGTAGCTGTATTAGAGTTAGAGGATTTGCTTAATATAAAAGAAAGACTTAAAACGTCTACTAAAGGCGTAACCTACGGTATTCTAGTAGATCATAATAAGTTAATTGTAGAATCTACTAAAAAACTTGTAGGTCTTATTGGAATAGTAAAAGCATTAGAAGATATAGACGGTAAAGATTATAGTAGTAGTTTTTCTAGAGTTGCACTTTTAAATGCTGTATTAAAAAATGAACTACCTGCTTTTTTAAAGGAGCTAAGGGAGGTTACAACTATTAAACCAGATGTTACTAAGAGACAAATAATTACATTTAACCCAAATTAAATTTAAATATAGTTCACATTATTATATAAAGCTTTTAATGTATTTTCTCTTTCAATGCTCCAATTAGTGAGCATTGAATGTGGGTTTGATTTATCTTGATAATCTAGTACTACAGCTACTGCTTTTTCAGGTAAATATCTTAGTATTCTACCAGTACTTTGAATCATAGTTGTAGTATTCTTTCCTGTAAAAGGACCTACTAATTGAATAGCACTCAGTTGTGGAACATTAAAACCTGTATCAAATAACTTATAGGTACCCACAATAACATCTATAAGATTATCTTTAACTGCTTCTACATCTAAGTCTAATTGTTTGTGGTCTACTGAGAATCCACCTTTATTGTCTGATTTATATGGAAAGGATACACTTAGTCCTTGCTCCCTTAATAAATTAGCTAATGTTTTACCGTGGTCTACTCTATTAACACACATTATAACTTTATGGTTTAAGGTTTTAACTAGGTTATATGTGTCTGTAATAATCATTAGGTTGCGCGGAATGCTATTACTGATATCTTCTTCTAAGGAGTGTTTAGCTTTGAACTTAGCCCACTGGGGCATACTGTTACTAAAGTTATAGTAAAAGTTTAAGTTTGTTTTTCTAATCATACAGACTGGTGTTAGTCTCTTGGGTATTGATGTTTCTGGTATATGGACTTGTATTGGACCAAAAAGGGCTTCCATTAATTTATTTTTCTGTTCATCTCTATAATGTTCTGGTGTGGCAGAAAACCCATATAATCTTTCTGCGCCCAGATTTAAAATAGCATTTCTACTTGTTAAGGCACTACTAAAATGAACCTCATCATAGAGAACCATATAGAACTGATTCCTGAGCCTCTCAATATCAAAAGAGGACTTTCCAATAGTTCTTAAAGATCCTACTGTAATAGGTTTTATACTAAATTGCTTTTGTTTTATTAGTCCAATATCTTCTTTTGGTATGCCTAATACTTTTTCTACTTCTCTAGTAAATTGTCTAAGTAGTATGTCTTTGTCTGCTAAGAATAAAATAGGACCTTTATTCTGGAGCCCTATTATTAGATTCATACAAATAGTTTTACCTGAGCCTGCAGCGCTTTGAAATCTGCCTACTTTATGCTTTAATAAGCTTTTTACAGCATCTCCTTGGTAAGCAAAAGGACCTGTAGTATAATTTATATTAGGACTTATTCTAAAACTTTGATCAGTATATTTATGTTCCTGATCTTCTAATTTATAACTTAGGTTAGCTTGTTCCAGGTATTTAATAAGATTATATAAAAGACCCCTTGGTATTTTTACATAATCTTTGTCTTCACTGTAAAGATTAACGTATTCTACTTGTTCATCTGACTCTAAAGTAAAATAACAATCTGATTGTAATCTTTGTCTTATAATAAGAGGAAGGTTATAAACATATAACCCATCCTCGATTTTTATGGTGACCATTTAAGGATATCACATAGTAGGCATAACAGCACTAGGTAAACTGTTACCTAACGCATTCTGAATATTATTTACATCCTGTTGATTTGCCGGTTGAACTTGAGGCACTGGATTATGAATAATCACTTGCTCTTGTTGCTGCGGAACAACCTGCTGCTGTTGCACATACTGTGGCTGCTGAACAGCTTGAGTAGGCTGTACGTATTGTGGCTGCTGAGGTTGATGCGGCACAAACTGTGACTCTACAGGAGTCTGCACGTACTGTGGCTGTTGCTGAAGCGCTGTGGATGGTGCCTGAACATACTGCTGCGTCTGAGGCTGTTGTACATACTGTTGCTGCTGTTGCTGTTGCTGTTGAGGAACAAATTGCTGAGGTGCTGCCATAACTTGTGGAGGAGGTTGCATCCCAGGAGCATACACAGGCTGTTGCTGCTGCGGTTGTTGCATCTGCTGTTGTTGTGGGGCTTGACCTTGATTATCATTACTAGGTTTAGCAAAGATGTTTTTTAGCATAGCGTTAACTTTATCATCTATAACCATACCCTTAACGTAGGTAAGATTTACATAGACTCCGCCACCTTCTCCACCTACTTCTTTTAAACTGAGCTGTCCGTTAACTGCTACCTTAACAGATTTATACATTTCACCTAAGTATGCATTTGGATTAGCTTTATCGTGATAAACATTGGCAATTGCAAGAGCAAATCTGTCTTGAGCTGGGTCTTTACAGAAGTATGAACAGTTAATTTTTCCGGCGGTAAACTTATTTTCAACATCTTTCCCTAGACCATCTACATATACGGTGAATCCCATTATAGTACCGTTTTGATCTTGCTTAACTATCTTGGCAGGGTATATAACTTTACCAATAAATCCGTGACTAAATATATCCATTTTTCTTTTCCTATCTGTAAAAATATACCTAAAGTTTTATCTTAATTGTTCCGATAGAACATATGTGATTAGAGTATATTAAAGCACAAGGGTAGAATATGCAAGTTAAAAACCAAGAAATTATTAAAAACTTAGTAACTTTATTAACAATCAGTGAAGAAATGTCTAACTCTAAGGACAGTTCCTGTAAGTTTAATGCCTTTTTTTCTACGGTGCAATCAGAATTAGAAACTATTGGTAATCTCCTAGATCAAGTAAGAAATGACTACATTGAACAAGTAAAGGACGGTACTATACAAAATGTATGCCAAAGTTTACTTGAAATATCAAATGTAAATTTAAATATAAATTACTCTCAGGAAAATGTTGCTTTATCGGATGAGTTTAATGTAAACTATAATACTGAAACAGTAGATTCAAGTTTATTCCTAACAGACCTGTCGGAACTAAATTAAATGGAAAAAAGTAATATACGTTATATTCTAACAATTGATTTAGAACTGACTTGTGATGATCACCCTAATTGGTCTCCAGAATTTCAAGAAATTATAGAAATAGGATGGGTTCTATCTGATCTAGAATATAATATTATAAAAGAAGGTCAGTTCTTTGTAAAACCTCTAAGAAATAGGATAATATCTGATTATTGCACTAAACTTACAGGGATAACACAAGAAGACGTAAAATATGAAAAAAAACTATCAGTTGCTGTACACAACTGGTATAATGAATTAGAGTGCCCTTCAAATGAGATAATGTTAGCTGGTTGGGGAAATGACGCTGAGTGGCTAAAAAAGGAATTAAAAGAGCAGGGTTATGATCTTGCATTTGATTATAATTATATTAATATAAAATTAGCTGACCAACTTTTATATAAGAGACCACAAGGTAGACGGGGCTTAAAAGCTGTTTGCGAAAGTTTAAACCTAAGTATGGAGTCTCCCCAACATAGGGCGCTTCCTGATGCTAAAACAGCGTTTAAAGTATTAAAAACTCATAAACTAGGTGTATTAGATTACGCTATTAGTAAGGATAGGACTTACAAACAAGCTCTCACTAGAAAATATAGTAATATGGTAGATAAACTAGTTAAAAGATCCAACCTGACACAAGAAAAATCATTAAAATTGCTACAATATACCGATTATGATTTTACTAAAGCTTTAAACATTTTTAAACTTTTAAAAGAAGATTAATTTTAATGTACAGTGATCAATTAGACCTTTGTGTAAAAAACATTCTTTTTTTAGAAGACCAGCTACTAAAATTAGCTGCCAGAAAGGATCTTCCATCTTTTGTTTATGGTAGACTAGAACAACATTTAGAAATAGTTAAAGTTCAGAAAAAAAATGTAATTAGAATGAATACTTTAATTAAACAAAACTATGAATCTGATGAGATCTTTCAATGTTCGGCTAGAATTAAAGCACTTGCTGAGATGATCAATAGAGACTGTCTAGATATAATTAACACTTTAAAAAACAAACAAAATCCTAAGGAAAGCGAAAACAATGAAAATTAAACTAACAGTAACAGATACAAAAAAACCTATGAAGTTTCAAACCAGACAAGGGAATTTAACCTCTTTTGATAGCGACCCTGCTACTGACTACTCGCATGTTACATTTGGGTTTGAAGATGCAACACCAGTCTCAATAATTTTTAGTATACCTGATATGCCAGTTATTTTACAGCTAAAAGATGACTTCCTTAAAGGTAAAATTGGAGGCACTTATAAAATTAATACTTCTGAAATCACAATTGTTAAAGTTAACTAGTAGAAATTTAATGGACTATACTGAAAAGAAAATATATAAAATAACTGCATCTATAAAAGCCCTTTACTCTGGAGTAGAAATATCTTACCCTCCTTATGGACACATAGTTATGTTCAAGGAAGGGGAGCCTATTACTACAAACGGTAAGACTTTTGTACTGCACGAAGATACTTTGTTTGTAAAATATATAAACAAAGAAGGGGAGATTACTTTTTCTAATTTTTATTTATTAAATATAAGTGGGTTCTTTAATTTCTTGGCAGAACTATCAGATCACGAGTTAGCTATTTATACGGGACAAGCTATATTAAATACAAACAACTTTAAATAACTTTAACTAACCACCAAGTATTGCTATAATCTTTAAAGTTACGTATTATTTTAACCTGTTTGTTGTTTTTAAGACACATTATATAAAAATCAGCTAAAGGGTTATCTATTTTTTGGTATAACTTCTTTATGTTATATAAAGTCCCATTGCTATAGAGTTGATAATATTTATATTTTCTTACTATATCTTTATAGTCCCTTATACCTACTTCTAGGTCCCTAAAGGCGGTTTTTATATTTGGTTTTTTTAAAAGCCCCCAAATTACTTTATACTGACCGGTCGTTCTTAACTGTCTGTGCTTTGATTGGGTCTGTAAATCAAAGTACTCTACTATAACCATATAATTTTTAACATAGATACTAATAATATCGTATATTCTGCCACCACTTAAAAAGTAATAATGTTCTGGATCAATGTTATTAAACTGAGATAGATCTCTGGGGTTTAGGTCTGGAGACCTGCTTAATAATAGATTAAAGTCCATTGTTTTACTACAATTTTCACAATTTTCACAATTTTCACAATTTGTGAGCTGTGAATTTACAGTTTGTAAATTGTAAATTTACTCAACGTTCTCATCTGATAAATCGCTTTCCAACATCACAGGTTGAGCGCTTTTAATTTTCCACATTGAATAAACATCAAATAACATACTGCCTATAAGAAACATAAACAACAAAAAGAATAATACAAAAAAATCTCTGGCTATTACAAATAAGAACTTCACTTTTGTCTCCTGAAAAGGTATAATAAATAGATACATCTTCTTCAATTATATATAAAAATTGGAACAATTTCAAATGGTTAATCCAAATAATTCTAAAATTTTAGTTATTGCAGGTCCTACTGGGTCAGGTAAAACCACAATTCAGGCTGAATTACTTAAAAGAAATCCTGAATCGCTGTGTAAAATTGTAACTTGCACCAGTAGACCCTTAAGATCCAATGAAAAACAAGGGGATCCTTATTGTTTTCTTAGCCAATCAGAGTTTGAGGATAAGATAAATAATGGTGAATTTTTAGAATGGGTTAAGTATGATAATAGCTACTATGGTACCCCTAAAGATGCTTTTTTGGGCTTAATAGCTACTCCAGTAGCTATTATGGACTTAAGAGGTGTTATAGAATTAATTGAATTATACCCTGATCGTACTGAAGGAATTTTAATTTATGCTGGCTTTGAAACCCTTAAATCTAGGTTAAGTAAAAGAACAGATTCTAGTTATGATAGAGCTTCTTTACTTTTAGCAAACGAGTTAGAAGAGTTTAAGGAAGTTGAAAATATATTTACTTTGGCTTTTGATAATGATATTTATGATTTAGATCATATTTGCACTTCTATAGAGAAGAAATTTCTTCTATGACCCGATTTAATAACACAAAGTCTTTAACCTATAAAGAATTAGAATACTTATTACAGACTCAGAAATTCTTTAGGGTACTAAACGACAAGAATAATAAGACCTATTTTTGTGAAGTAGAGGTAATTGATAATAATATTTGTTGCTTTAATACTGTTTCAAATAGGCTCATTTATAGGTTCCCCAAGGAGGAGCTGGGTATAAAGTATAAAATAATACCAGACTCTCATTATTTAAATTTTAAAAAAATACAATCTATAGGTGCAAAGGAGCTTACTGAGTTTTTACTAGGAGCAAAAAGAAAAGGTATTATTCACATCCCTGTAACAATTTATTTTGAGTGCAAGCCAAAGATTTATAACAAATGTGCTTTTCTAGACGTTACATATAGTAGCCTTACTGATATAACAGAAGGGGACATTGAGTTAGGATACTTAAGTCCCGATATGACAACTAGACATAATTTAAAATTAGGAGATCTAGGGACAGCTTTTAAATTACAAATACCTAAGGATTTTGTATTCTTTTCTACTCTGGCTAGCCGTAATAGTTTGAGAACCGTGAATACATTTTCCTCTGAGGAAAGCAGAAATATACTTAAGGTTATGTATGATTTAAAGTTCGGATTAAGAGGTTACGTACTAAGTAATATACACAGTGTAAAGTTACCATACTCCTCTAGTAACTATCCTGTAAAATTTCTCTATCTGGTTTAGAATGCTTACCATAGATCAATTATATAACTACTGGGCGAAGTATCAACACACTACTTTTATAACTTTAAACAATGAAAATAGACCTTACAAAGTAAGTTCTAACCCGCTTAGAGCGCCCTGGAAATTTAAATTAAAAGGGCATTGTATTTATATTGAAGAAAGATGTTTTGTTTTTAATAAAATAAGGCACAATATGATAGGAAATGCCCTTATAATATTAGATCATAAAACTGAAACAGACTCTATAGAAACAGTGGTTATAAAACTGCCTAGGTTTTATAACCAAGATGCTTTAATCACTGATCCTAGGATTAAAAAAATACATTTAATTTAAAGCAAATTGTAACCATTAGGATAAAGAGAATTATACTGAGCAATAAACTGACGCTCTTTAATTCTTACCTCTGATAAAGTTAAACCTTCTTCTAAAACTTCCATAACAAAAGATTCTTTTCCCAGAAGTCTTATGGCTGAATATAAAGGTTTATTATAATACTTATGGTGATGTGATCCATAAGCAATTGAAAAATGTGTTAATCTTCTTCTATTAGCATCATTAGTAATGCCTATATAAACTCTGTCTGGTTTATTTGTTGACCAGAGTTTGTATAGTAGATATTGTTTACCTTGACATTCCAATAGTTAGTTTTCTTTATTAAGTGTGCTTTTTAATTTCTTGTACTCTGCAAGAGAATCTCTTTTCTTAATTTCTGGAGCGGCTTTAATTTCAACATTACTAGTCTGAACTTCAATATCAAAAATATCGTTTACTTTATTCAACTCAGAAAGTACACTTCTACTGACACTTAAGGTATTCACATTAGGTTCTTCCGTGAATTCAGGTGTATGAATAGGCTCATCAGAAAAGTATAGGTTTAGTTCAAAAATTAAAGCATCTTCTGAACTATCAAACCCGATAACTTTATAGCTTTCTATACCTATGTTTTTAGACCTTAATCCTGTGGGTAAGCTGGGCGTAACTTCTGAGACCAGAAACCGCCTAAAAACGGGGGTTTCTGGTATGAATACTTTTGAAATAGGCACTGTTATAGTTTTTTTCATTTTAAAAAATCCTGTGCTAGGTTCCACATATCTACATTAAAGTCTATAACAAAATTTATACCTGTTGGCGTTTTAGGTTTTCTGTATTTTGTCTCATTGTTTTTAACTGTGCCTACTTCATAATGAGGTACTAGTAAGTTCTCATGTACCCTATTATACACTTTCCAAAGTCTGTTTCCTTCATCAGCTTCTCTATGTACTTTAAGTACATCTTTTACATTTACTACTTTATCAAGAAATCTGAGTTTTATAGCTTTTTCAGCAAACTCTCTTGTTTCAGCACTAGTAAGTATTTTACTATACATTTTATTAATTTGCAACTTTAACAGAGGCAAATGTTCAACTAATTCTTGCATAACTTTAGGAAGATACTCGGGTTGATCTGAGTAATGTTTCATTGACCATTTAAAAATACCCCCAGCAATTACATTATGCAAACTAACTGTTCTAAAAAATCCTAGTTGTAGTGTTTGCTTAGTGGTACCGTCGTGAGCACCTGTCTGAACTATTGTAAGCTTTCCTTCTCCTTCTAGGTCAAAGCTAGTAGATCCGTGATGATATGTTGCCCTGTATTTTTGAAACCCTACCCTGTGCTGGTTTCTTTTTTGGCGGCGCTGTTCTTGGTACTGTTGAATCTTCCATCCTCTTGTATTTAGATTTTCAATAACTGAGATATCGTCAGTTTTTCTAAACTTAGAAGTAGTACTTTGTGGATCTCTTTCAGTAATTATTATGGCGCTTTTTGGTAACAAAATTTCATTGTTTAAGAGGGCTTTAAGTTGTCTTTCAGACAATCTAGATTCTTTTTTTACTGGGACAGTTGCTATAGAAGGTTGCATAGAAGTTTCCAATATGTTAAAATTAAAAAGTAAAATATCTTCTATTAAGTATATCGACACCGAATACAAATAACTTTAGACTATAATTAACTCCATGTCATATTTTTTTATTTATTTACTAGGTTGCTTTGCTTCTGGTCTGTTAGTACCTTGCACGACAAAGATACTAGAATCTCCACCATCGGTACTAGAGTTCATTATTACTATAGTAGCCTCTTGGATAGGTGTTGTGTTACAGATAGGGCTTATTATAGTTTTTATACTGCTTTATTTTTTGACCTAATCTACTATTCTAATATAATTTCAAATACTAGATTATCCTTTACAATAGAGGATTTTATAGATTTCAGGTTATAGTACCTTTTATAATTTAAAAAAGACTTTCCTGCTAAAAATTCTTCTAGTACTTCTTGAGGATCAGTCTTTTTATAATTACAAGGTAGATGCATAAACTCCAACTTAGAGTTTATGTAGAACTTATAGTGAATGTCTGAGTCAAAGTTTGTCATATAGTTAAATTAAAAATACTCTATCGGGAGCAGTCCATAATCTCTGTTCCTGTGTTAAGGTATAATCCTCAAACTTCTCATCGCCTTTAAATAAAAATAGATACTTAAAATCCTTACTGGGGCTGTAAGTGTAAACTTTATTAGTGTCTAAATCGAGGTAATAGGCAAAACGTTTATTGCTAAACAAATACACATAATTTTCTAATCTAATTTGCCCTACTGCTAAGCGTGGATTCCTATTACTGGTATGGTTTGAATAGGGAATAGGCTGCCATTTACCTTCTTCAATGTATCTTAAAACCTGTTTAAAAGATAGTGGACCAAAGCTTGACCTTGACCCCCAATAAGAAGTATTTGAACTATAAGTGTGTAACATTGCATAAGAAGAATTTTCGAACTTTTTACTAGTATACCAGACAAGATCTATATTACTATCGGCAAAGTAAAATGTTTTATCCTTAGCAATAAATAACATAAAACATTCAAACAAAAGTTTTAATAATGAAATAAGCATTATAGTTATGTATGACGCTATAACGAATTTCAAATTAAAAACCTTTGATGAATATTAAAGCTTCATTGATTTTACTTAGCAGTTCTTTTTTGCCCTCAATAAGAATACCGGAATCTCGATTAGCACTCTCCCCTTTTAAAGTTATTAATAAATAAGTAGCTTTAAAAGATATGGTTTTTATGTCCCCTGTATTAAAGAGTTCAGATCTTATTGCGAAAGCTTGTCTCCCCTCAGGGTACTCCTCTAACTGAATAAAACCTCTTTGTAGTTTTTTTAATGACCAAAAAGCTGGTAAATCGGAGTAAGTATTGTGATAAAATCCTGCTGAATCAGAAATATAAAGCGTTTTTGCATCATACCAGCAATTATATTGAATATAATAAGTAGGTTCTTCTTGTGCCATATTAACTAACTCTAAATCTTTTTCAAACTATTCAAGGATTGCCTGTCCAAGCTGACTCTAACTCTAAGTCTTGTTCAAGCTCTTCTAACCTAGCCTCTAGTAATAATATTTTGTTAGCAGTTTCTACTCTCTTATCATTAAGAAGATCTAATACATTATTTAATCTATCTATGTAACCTTGTAATAAAGATTCTACTACTTGATTATCACTTTCCATTTGCCTGATTACATATTTTAACTGTCCTTCAATTTCCCTAAATGATGCCATAATTTATCCTTTTTAATTATTTAATTATTTAATTAACCGATAATTATATTATCGACAGGATAATGTTTTTTCTTTAGGTATTTATTTAACTATGAGGCAAAGTGGATGAATAGATGTCTTTTAGTGCTGTAGCTTCTTGTAGAGTAAAATCAAGCAGTAACATAAAATATGCCAATCCTAGTACCGCCATAGTTGCTAACACAGTTACTACTGTATATTTTGCAGACTTAATAAAACAACAATCAAGAGATGTTAGTTCAATAATAGCACTAAACAAGGCAACTAACCCACCACAAGCGCTAATAACCATCGCTGTCAATATAAAAACTCTAATAATTAAATAAATCACAAATTGTGTAAAAGCGTCCATATTTTTATGCGTCCTTTAGTTTTTAAAATTACTACATACCTATCCCATAGTACTTGTTGAGAAATTAGTTATTCAACTAAATTACCACATTTTACGGTAGATTCACAATAGTACCAGATACAAAAAAACCTAGGTAGGTCCGATTGGACCTACCTAGGTTAAAGGATTAACTAATGCGATTTAAGTATTATTTATCAGCACATACCTTATTTTTACACTTTTGGATCTCTTTTTGAAGTCTTTCTAGGTCTGATTTAGTCGCAGCAATTCCTGGTCCTTGTGTGTTGCAGTACTTGCGTGCTGCTCTTTGAGCTGGTGCGGCAAAGTCTACATATAACTTTACTGACAACTTTTTAAGTTTTCTAATTAAAGTCTTATTTTCTGTTACTACACATTCTCCTGGGCACAAGTACACTTCTGTGATTAAGGAATCTACTAGATTTTTAAATGCGTCCCATACTTGTTTAGACTTTTTAGTGTAATCTAGCTTTGGTGCCCCGCAACTTTCTGCTTTACTGCTGTAAATTTCAGTTTTGGTAACTAAAATTTTAGATTTTGAAAGTAGCGCACTTACGTCAGTTTTTGTATAGTAAGGTTCTGGTATACAACCTGCAACGGTAGGCTCTACAACTGGAATCTCTGTGGGCACTTCAGTAGGTACTTCAGTCTGTACGATTATTACTGTAGGCGCAATCGTAGGTTCAGATGTGGGTACAGTAGTAGGCGTTTCAGAGGGTATTGCGGTTGGTGTATTTGTAATCGCTACGGTTGGCGTTTTCGATGGAGTGCTAGACGGAGTACTTGTAACCACCTTAGTCGGAGTACGAGACGGCACTGTTGTAGGAGTACTTGTCGATACTTTAGTAGGTGTCTTAGACGGAGTGCTTGTTGGCGTACTTGTAACCACCTTAGTAGGAGTATTAGACGGTACTTTTGTTGGAGTGCTTGTAGGCACTTTTGTAGGCGTGGCGCTTGGAGCACAGACAGTAGGGGTATTTGTTGAAACCGCTGTAGGAGTGCTTGTTGGCGACTTAGTAGGAGTTTTTGAAGGTGTTCTAGTAGGAGTAGGAGTAGGAGTAGCACATACATTTGAGTTAGGGTTTGTAAACTGCTGCCCTAGTCCGTTTACAGTGCTGTTGCACCCGCTCTTAATAAAAACTGTAGTTATAGGTTTTTGAGTACTGTAAGTTTTAGTATAACCTGACAAGTTATCATATTTAATTTCAGTGTCGTCGCAAAACCTAATAATAACATTGGACAATTCCTTATTAGAGCTAACCGTTACTGAGGTATTACTATTAAATATAGCCGAAGGGGTTGATAAGCAACTACTGTCTTCAAAAGTCTCCTGTGTTTGAGCCTGTAGAACAGGTTGCTCTATAATAAGAAGTAAAAGTAAACATAAGTATAAGATTCTATTATTCATCACTGTGCCTTAAAATATTTAATTAAACAAAAAGTCCGATTTAAAGGTATTACGGCATATATTTAAATAAACTTGAGTGAAAAATTAAAAAAATGCCTTGTTGAGTTGTTAGTTTTAACACTAAAATGGGCAAATAGCAACCTATTTGAGGAAAACAGACTATATCTTTTAAATGGGAAAATTAAAATTAAAACACCTTACGCCAGAACAATATGAATTCTATAAGAAAAATATCTTTAACGGTGTGGGTACTAGTTTTGCTGGTATAAATCCTCCCGATTTTAAATTTGAAGAAGCAGCATTATATCACGATTTAGCCTATTGGGTTGGAGGTAATGAACTAGACAGGTTACAGGCTGACTTTATATTTTTTTATATAGGTGTAAAATGCATTTTTAAATCACCTTGGTATATGTGGTTAGGGCTTTCAATAATTTTACCTATTTATAGTCTTTTTGTGTTATTATTCGGTTGGATCTCTTTTGAGTATGGTAAACCTTCTAAAAACTGGGAAGAACTTCTAGATAAATATAATAAATCTAAAACAAATTAAAGCACTTGTAACTTAAAAAAACTTAGTATATACTGTTGTATATAAGCAAGAATTGCTTTACCATACTATCTAAATGTATAATTTTTAACTTGGATATCTAAAATATGATGTATTTTGTTATAGGATTTGTTACAGGACTTGTTTTTCATAAATATAAAGATAAGCTATTAACTAAAGCTATATCCTTTTTAAAAAAGGATGAATAATGGAACTTAGCAATAGTAACGAAAACGAGAATAAAATTAGTAATTTATCTGAAATACCAGTATTTGAGGTAGGATTTCAATCCCTATTGGACGCTAAAGCCTTTTATGGTACCTCGTGTGATGACTGGAATCCTAAAAGTGCCCCTTTTATCCTGTGTACAAAAACCAATAGACAGCCTAAAAGAAAGGGAAGATCAAAACATACTTATTTAATTGATTTAAGTATAACATTAAAGTCTTGGAACCGCGCCAAACAGTTTATTGAAAATACCGCATCTGCGGGTGGCAATTTTATGTTTGTAGGTACCCAACCAGAAGCAGGCAAGCTAATACGAAGATGCGCTGAACAAGTGGAGGCGCTTCATGTGACAAAAAAGTGGAAGGGAGGAACTCTAACTAATTTAAAAATAACTCTAAACTCTATAAAAAGATTAGCTAATCTAGAAAAACTTATTAAAAAACTAGACGATGCCGAAGCAGAAGGTACTTCAATCAATAAGAAAGAATTAAATTTATTAAAAAAAGAACAAATTAAACTAGATGAACAGTATGGTGGAATAAGAAAGTTAAAAAAACTACCTAGTGCTTTAATAGTTTTTAACATGCTAGAACATAAAACAGCAATATATGAAGCTAAAAAATTAGGAATACCTGTTATTTGCGTATCTGATACTTTGGGTAATCCTGAACTCTCTGAATATTTTATAGCCTGTAATACTTCCTCTACCTCAGCTTTAAGACTCTTTATTATAAATATGTTTTCTGCTATTGAAACGGGATACAGAAAAAGAGACTTTAAACTATCCCAAGAAAATTTAATTAAAGAATTTGATACCTTAGAAGAAGATACTAATATGGTAGTGAGTATTACAGCTACTGATATTCCAGTGGTGTACAAAAATAACAAAAACAGCTTGACTGTTAAGTAATTACTTTATATAATTAAATAAACAATTAGTGTTTAATTAATGTAAATTAAAATTTTAAGGTAAATTATGCAACAAGAAGAACTCCAAATGCAACTAAGAACGTTTGTTGAATCGCAATCAGAGCCTGTAACTAAGTCTATGTTTAGCAGAGAATTACGAAGGTTAACAAAAAACCCTAGAGTAGATTCTGGGGCTATTTTGCTTGAACTGGCTGACATTTTTGAAGTTGAAAAAGTAAGAAATACACCTAAAGGTAGACCTACTGAAGTAGTTAGACTAAGGTCTTAATACTACCAACAAGGCTACATTAGCCCAATCCTCTTGATACTATTTATACTATAGGAAGATTGACCTATAGTATAAAATATTTAAGGGGATTTTTTTATGATTACATTACCTAGTGGATCAATTCTAGTACAAAGGGTTATAAACAATGATTTTATTGATACTAAACTAGAATCTGATTTAATTCCAGTTTCTGTAACAGGAATTAATTATATCACTGCTGGTATTTCAGGTTCAAACTTGCAGGAACTTCTAGACGACATTGTAATCACTTTAGCAACCAGCGGAAATCTAACAGCATACTCCGGTTATGCTGAAACCAATTTTGTTACAGTAACTGGAACTCAAAACGTAACAGGTGCAAAAACATTTACCAACACACTAACATTTAGTGGCAATGTGCTTCCCGCCACTTCCGGAACTTTAAATATAGGATCTGATACTCTTGCAACTGCTAGTGTATTTACAAGAAATGTTTCAAGTGATGTAGGACAAAGTTTAACCCTTAAGACCGGCAGTGCTGGTGCTTTATGGGTTATATCCACAGATTCTATTGGAGTAAAATCATCCTTAAGTAGCTCTAACCAGGTTGGAGTAATAGGTCTAAATACTACTGACGGTTCTGATAATGGCAGGTTAGAGTTAAGAGGTTATAGTGCTGATGGTTTTCCTAGCCCTTCTACAAGAGGAGGGGCTATATATTTAAACGGTAATGAAAATAGCGGTACTGTCGGTATACTAGCAGGATCGTCTGGAAATATAGAATTTAGCACAGATAATACTGAAAGATGGAGAATTGCTACTAACGGGACACTGATCAACCCGCAATCTGGTATATCAGCAATTCAATGGAGCGCTGCTAGTTCAGTTGGTAGAATTTTAGGGGCAACAAACAACACTGGACGGTTACAAATTGCCTCTGCTTCTTTGCCTGATAATACTTTGGGACCTTATATTGATATGAATGCAGCCACAGGGGACTGTAGTATTGTTGGTAAGACTGGGTTTGGAGTTGTGCTAAACACAGCAGGTGGAAACACGCTTACCGCGAACAGCAATGGGACTGTTAGTATAAACACTACTAATAACTCTGACGTGTTAAACGTACAAACCAATTCGCCCGATCAAGGAATAACAATAGACGGTTTTGGTAGTGGTACAAGAGCCCAACTTACTTTAAAATCTACAGGTACTACACAGGCTTGGATATCTTGTGACAATGGGGCTTTTGCAACCGGGTATAATGGGGCTCTGATTTGTGCATCGACATCAGCAATAGTCTTATTTTCGAACGGTGCAAGTAGGTGGGTTGTTGATCCTTCTGGAAACGTTCTGCCATACGCCAATACTACTTATGATATCGGTAGTGGTAGTAATGCTTGCCGAATAGTACATACAAGAAATTTAATTAGTGATACCGGACAAAACTTGGGTATCGAAGGAAAAAGTGAAATTTACTTTTACACAGGAGGAAGCTCTTCTATTAGGTGGGCATTTTCATCAGCTGGTCATTTTGTGCCTATCCTAAACCAAGGTTATAATATAGGAGTAGGCGGATCAAACGCTGTGGGATCTATTTTTGCTGTAAACTATTTTGGACCATCAGATATAAACAGAAAGAGAGATATATCTTCTTCTGATTATGGACTAAATGTTTTAAAACAAATTACACCTATAAAATACAAATATAAGAAGTTTAAATTAAAAACAGTTGACAACAAACAGGTAGAAGACTTAGAAGATGAAGATACTCAAGGGGTCTCTAATAAACCACTACAGTTGGGGCTGAGTGCACAAGAAGTAAAAAATTTAATACCTGAGGCTGTAGTAGGAGATGAAGAAGATTTTAGCCTTTCTATCGACTATACTAAATTAATACCTGTATTAATTAAAGCAATTCAAGAGTTGGACTGTGAACATAAGCCAGTATTTCCTTGTCATTCTGGTTATAGTCCTGTTTTAAATGATATTGTTACTTTGAACTCTGAACTTAAAATTATTGCAAGTACTGAAGCACAATCAACTACATCCTTGGGGCTTGTAGGAGAAATTTTAGGTGTAATGCCTTCAGGTACTACTATTGTAGATGCGTTTAATAATAGTTATATATACAACGGGGTAGTATCTTATAACCTCTGCTCATTAAACTTAAATGGTATTGTTAATAATATCAAAGTATCATCAGAGGGAGGTAACATTGTAGAAGGAGACCTTTTGTGTACCTCTAGTGTTAGCGGATGTCTTATGAGACAGTCTACAGATTCAGTAAAATCATATTCAATTGCACGGGCTCTAGTTCCAGTTACTTTTAGCGGTGGGGTCACAGTAATTTCAGGAGTAACAGCTAAAATGTTTAATTAAGTTAAAATAGCATAGCCCAAAGGCTATGCTATTTTACACCTAAAATGGGGCATCCACTTCCCAATGCTCATTATTAGATTCTGTATGATTTATTGGACCTTTTACAGTAGCAGTTCGATTCTCAAAAGGATTAATCTGCTGTGTGTCTGAATTACTATTAACCTTCTTTTTTAAACTTTTAACTTCAAAATCAATATCAAAAGCTACAATCTCTACTCTTCTAATACTAGTTTCTTCTATTGCTCCGGTTTTAGTGTTTAGTGCATTAATTTTATAATTATAAGAGCTAAGTTTCCCTCTTAGTGTAATTTGATCACCTTTTGATAACAAGTTAGAAACTCTATCTGCTTGACTACCATATACTACAATATTATGCCACTCAGTAGATTCTTGTTTAGAATCACTATTATATTCATTAGTTGCTAGTGTAAATGCTGCATAAGAAGTACCTTTAGCAGTTTCTTTGCGTACAGGATCTTTTCCTATACGTCCTGATAGTATTACAAAATTCATATTTCCCATTTTGCTGCCTATAAAAAAACAAGTTAATATAGGAATTATATACGGATGTTTAGTTAACAGCAAGTGCTAATTTTGAATTAAATATACTATATGATTAACATGTCTATATTATTACAAAAAATTATTCAATTATTTAAAACAGTTTTTAGTATTACCACTGCTGCTGATCAGGAAGATACTGTAGGAACTGAGCAAGTTGGCATAGATATGCAACTAATTTATGCTCAATTTCCTTATGCTAAAAAAGAAGATATAGACTTAAACTACCCTCTTTTAGTTAAAGCATTAAATAAACATGGAATTTTTAGTAGAGAAATGCTTATTTATGCGTTAGCTACTGTATCTGTTGAAGTTCCTAAATTTAAACCAGTAAAAGAAATACCTTCAAAATACTCTACTAAAAATAAACTAAAACCGTATGATTTTTCAGGATACGTTGGAAGAATGGGAAATAAGGATCTTGAAATGGCTACAAAATACTCAGGAAAAGGACTTATTCAACTTACCGGCTATAATAACTACTGTGATCTTGATAAAAAACTTTTATTAAATGGTGAGTTAGTACAAAATCCAGATTTAGCCTTGGACGCTAAAATCTCAGCAGAGGTGTTAGCTATATACTTTAAAGACAGAATTGACAGGGTAAAACAGGCGCTAATTAATAAAGATTTTGCTGAGTTAAGAAAAATAGTAAATGGTGGTTTTCACGGTCTTGATAAATTTGTAGCAAAATTTAAAGAATTAGATCAAGTTTTTCCTAAATAGCCTTTAGTATATCTTTCTAGTTTTAAAAATGCTATCATACTTATATTATGAGCTTTGACCAAATTCCTTACAAATTTATTAAAGAATTAAACTCTTTAGAGGATTGTTTTACCAAGCAATGGGTCATTAATTTCTATAACCATATAAAAAAATTAAACCTTTTATGGGTCTCACCTCATATAACTTTCGACGAGGATAATAATTCTTGTTTAGAATGGTGGTACAATAATAGAAAAGTTACAATATACTTAGAGTTAGAAAATAAACAAATTACTGTGTTATTTTATGAAGAACCTGACCAAGATGCTATTTTAAAGTTGGATAAAATTACTGATTTAGTTTTACCTTTAAGCAATTTACAAGAAGTTACTAGGATATGGTGTTGGTTTACATGTAAGTATAGGATTTAAATATACTATATACTATTAAGTATATAATTATAATGGGGTTTTTATTTGATGTCTGTAGACGACCGTGTAAATCTTCAAAAAGCTCTTTACACTATATCACATGAGTTTAAAAATGACATTATAACCCTGCAAGGTTTAATAACTATTCTTGCCCAAAAATATGAAAAAACCTGGGACGAAGACGATAAGGAAAATATAGACTTGTTATTTGAGTCTATTAAACACCAAGAATCATATATTCAAAGTTTGCTAGATTATTCTAGAGTCAATACTAGAGGCAGACCAAGCTCTATAAAGTCCATACAAGAGCTTATAGCCATAGCGTTAAAGTCTATAAACAACGAACAAGTTAAAATTGAATGTAACTGTAATACTAAATTAAAGCTGGACAATGCTCAATTTACAAAAGCTCTAAGTTGTATAATTATTAACTCTATTCAGTACTCTAACTGTAACCCCGTTATTATTAACTTTAATTGTGATTCTAAAGAAAATGACTATATATTAAAAATTAAAGATAACGGTACTGGTATAGATGATAAGTTTAAAGATCAGATATTCTCTGTGTTCTCTCCTGGTAAGAATTCGGTATCAGGAATAGGTATGGGACTTGCCACGGTAAAAAAGATAGTAGAGAGGCAAGGAGGTTCTATTTCTTATGATTTTAGTACCAAAGAGTTTATAATAATTTTACCAATTGCATTGTGTTACCAAGATGTCTAATGATTTAATAAATATCTTAATGGTAGAAGACAGCAAAGCACATGTAAAGCTTACTCAAGAAGCTTTAAAAAGGGCTAAACTTATAGCTAATTTTTACTATGCTAAAGACGGAGAGGAAGCATTAAATTTTATTTATAAAAAAGGCAATTATTCAAATGCCCCTACACCAAATTTAATACTACTTGATTTAAAGTTACCTAAGTACAGTGGTAAAGAAATATTAAAAATACTAAAAGAGGATGAAGATTTAAAGTCTATACCTGTAATTATTTTAACTACTTCATCGGCTATACTAGACATAGACGAGTCTTATAAAAGCCACGCTAATAGTTATATTATAAAACCTATATCTTTTGAAGGATTGATTCAAACCTTAATGGGTCTAAATAATTTCTGGTTTGTTTTATCTACAAAACCACCAGTTAATGATTAATTACATAATATTTGTATCTTTACTATTATGCTTGCTGTCATACAGGTCAGGTTATAAAAAAGGACTAGACTTAAAAAATAAAACACTAAGTGAGAATCGTCTCTTAATAGAGGAATTGAATTTTAGGTTAAATTTAATCTTAAATGTTTCTAAAGTAGGTATATGGGTACTAGACATAAAAACCAGAGAATTAAATTGGAACAAGGAAATGTTTGCAATTTATGAACTAGACCCTAATGAATCCGCTTGTCAAAGTAGATGGTCAGCATCTCTTCTTCCTGATGATTTAGTATTAACATTAGCTCAGTTAGAAGACAGCATAGCTAATACAAAAGAATTCAATACTTCTTTTAGAATTGTTACAAAAACTGAAGGAATCAGGCATATAAAAGCAATTGGAAATTTTCTCATAGACGATGATGGACTAGCTTATAAAATGGTAGGTATCAACTACGACAATACAAGTGAAGAAGTATTTAAAAGTAATATTTTATCTTTAAACAGGGAACTTTTAGATTTTACCTCGATTTTGAGCCACGATCTTCAACAACCTACAACAATAGCTTCTATGTACTTGGATCTTTTGGGCGCTAAAAACCCATATTTAGACCCAGACAGTCAGGAGTATTTTAATTATGTTAAAACTTCTTTGAACGAGATAAGTTGCATTTTAAAGGATCTAATAGATCTTATACGTGTAGATAACTTAGAAAAAAACCAAGAAGTTAACAAGTCAGAATTATTAAATTTAATAAATTTTAAAGAGATCTTAGAATCTTTAAATTACAACAAGAATTTGATTGAAATAGTTCTACCCAAAGAAGATTGTTACTTAAGTATGTGCAATAGAGATATTAAATCTCTTTTTACTAACTTAATATCTAACGCTATAAAGTTTTCTGACCATAATAGAAAAAACACAATAACAATTACCTCTGATTGTTTAGATAATGGTAAAGTTTTTACAGTATCAGATAAAGGCATAGGTATAGACTCTAGGCATTTAAATGAGGTAATTAAGCCTTTTTTTAGAGTATACAGTTCTGAGGACTATCCAGGTACAGGGTTAGGTTTAGCTTTATGTGATAAAATAGCAAAAAAATACGGAGGTACCTTAAGAATTGAATCTAAATTAGGAGTAGGTACAGATATAATTATAAAATTTCCTTGTCAAGGTACTATATAGAGATAATGCCTAACTCTGATTTAAACTCTAAAGATAAGATAGCACTAGCTCGATTAGAAGAGAAGTTTAAAAACCTATCTGAATCTCATAAAGATTTAAAAGAGAGGTATAAACTAACTCAAGAAGATCTTATTAAGAAATCAGAAGAAATATCTGAGGCTCATATACAAAATAAACTTTTAGAAAAAGAATTAAAAAGAAATGTAGAGCTGCTGTACAAAGATTTTGATGCATTTCTAGATAATATGCAGAAAATAGAGTTAAGTCATAACCTGTTTGAAAAAAAAGTAACAGAAGAACTAAAAACAATAAAAGAAAAGGGATCTGAAACATTTCTCCTATATGGAAAAATGGCTATGTATTTTATAGGCGGGGTTTTTGCAACAGTGTCTACATTTATAGGTATAGGTATTCTTAAATTCTAGAGTGGTTTTGGTGAGATTAAATACTATAGAAACGGTATCTATTCACACTTTTAACCACTTTTAGAGGTCTTTATAATGATTCAATTAAACCCTGTTTTAACCTCCCAGAATGGAAAGCTTTTAGTTGGGGATACCAATAGTACTGGAAAATTTACAAATTTAAGTTATTCAGAATCAGGTAGTAATTCTAACTTAATATCTTCTGGAACTTTTTTATTAGGTACCACAGGATCTAATGAGTTCAGAATACAAACTAATGGATCTTTAAAATGGTCTGTTGGGTCAAATGGTGCGCTTAGTGCTGCGGTCGCTGCCAATATAACGACTGGAGGTAGCGTTCAAAGTCCTACTTTAGAAAACATTGGATTCACAGACTTAAACTTAAACTCTAATAATGCTGGTATAAAATTCTATACGTCCAACACTAGCCGTTGGGAAATGAGTAGCGCTGGTAATTTACTCCCTGCTACTTCTGGGACTTTAAATATTGGATCTTCGTCTAATCCTATTCAAGTTATTACGGGTAACAATTTAAGTTCTTCTCCAGCACAGCAATTAAATCTTCAAATTGGTGGATCTACAAGGTGGATAGTAGAACCTAATAGCGGAAATCTTCAGCCCAATGGTGCTAATACTTACGGTATTGGAGGAGGATCAAGACCTTGTAATCAGGTGTGGACAAGAGTACTAACCTCTGATGCTGGGCAGAATCTAGTTTTAGCTGAAAACGGTGCTGCTAGGTGGACACTAGAGGCAGGTGGAAACAACTTAACTGCTGTCGGAGGGGCTGTAATTAAATCTAGCAATAGTAATTTATCTTTACAAGGAAACTACTCATTTGGTTCTACAGGGGCTGCTATAGAACTTTTAAATAATGGACCTTTAAATTTAGTAGCTCAAGATGTAATCAGCATTTATAATGCGGGCGGGCTTAGATGGACTTTTAATACCTCTGGTGATATTGTACCTGCTAGTGGTTCTCAAAGTATTGGTACAAATTCTTCTGCAATACTTTCAACTTATACTAGAAATGTATCCTCCGACGGCACTAATAATTTAAATTTACAAGTAGGAGGGAGCACAAAAGTATACATAACTAATGCTGGAGATCTCATTGCAGGTGGAATTAGCACTACTTATTTAAATATAGATAACACTTTAACCTTAAACGATAATAATTTAACCTCAACTGGAGATTTAATTTTTAATAATGGGCAGTGGTTAAGATTATACGCTAGCGGTACAGAACGCTGGAGAATGTTTGGTAATGGAGAACTTTTAGCAGTACAAGAATCTGTGAATCATTTTTTTGGTACTTTTAGCAATACGTCCTTATTCTTTAGAACAAACAATCAAAACAGGCTTTATTTAGAAGCAAACGCTAGTAACTTAGTAGGGGTAGGTTCTGTAGGTTTAGCTAGTAATGGTGGGGTAGTTACACTAGGATCAACAAATGATGGTAATCAGGATCCAAATAGCGCTACTATTATTATAACTGGATTTGGAGGACCTTCTCCTAAAACTTTAGCTAGATTTACAAAAAATTCAATCAATCTTCAATGTCCTGATCGGGCTGGATTTAGCGGAGATCGCTTTTGGCTTAAAATTTATCACGGTGCTCAAGAGATGTGGGCATTTTATAACGCTATTGATGATTCATTAGCTGATGGAATGTTTGCCCCTCCGGTAACAAACGCTTTTAATATTGGTCACCCTTCTCACAGAGTTAGAGATATACATACACAAGCAATAACAATATACTCTGACGAAAGAGGTAAAAATACAATACAACCTTCTACATTAGGGTTAGACTTTATTAATTCATTAAATCCAGTATCATATAAAATGAATGTTGGTAGGAATCAAACACTTGAAGAAGAAGATGGTACTCCTATAATAGTGCCAATATCTGGAGTAAGAACACACTGGGGATTACTAGCCCAAGAAGTTAAAGCTGTAATTCCAAGTGGTGTAGATTTTGCGGGATGGGTACTAGCAGATCTTGAAGACCCGGATAGTCAACAGTCTTTACGGTATTATCAATTTATTTGTCCTTTAATTAAAGCAATTCAGGAGCTGACCGCAAGAGTAGAGTCTTTAGAAAATCCTTAACTTTTACCAAATCCCAGTATAGATTATTTTATACTGGGATTTAATAGAAGTTAGTGCAAAAGTTAAAACCTCAAATTCTTCTGATACAATATCGTCCGGCTCTATTTTAAATTTTGCTTTTACTTTAGTAATTTCAGTTAATCCCTCATCTACTCTACAAAAGCTTTTTAAATCGGAGTAATTATTATAGTTATCTGGTATCCACAGTTGACCTTTTACAGTAGATATACCTAACCTTGTATAGCCGCTGTCATTACCTATATCCCACAAGGTTCCATCAACTTCAGCATTCCAAGTTAGCACTCTAAATCCTGGAATTGCAGCCTCAGCAAGAGGATTTAAAGGTTTTGCTTTTAAGTTGTTATAAATAAAAAACAGATCCATATGCTATGTCAACATTTCTAGAGCAATACCACATATAACTTTATCCTCTGCATCAAATTTGGTAATTAGTTGCTTATTGTTAGTTAGATAAGCAGATATAAAGTTTATTAAATGATCTAATACTATCCTAGCTAATGCTTTTGTACTGGCTTTTAAATTAGCATTATTACCAAACTCAGAAATCCACAGCAAGACCATATCTCGACGGGTTTCGAGTTCCTTTAACTTATCAAATCTAGCGGTCGTTAGAATCAATTCCATACTTATAATATAGTATGCCATTTGATTAAATTAATCTATATAAATTACATAGTTGCATTAAAAATAAAAATATGTTAATATTATTAAATAGTTATCTATTATAAAAAATAACGAGGAACATGAGTGACAAAAGAATACAAATTTAAAAACTACTATGAATCTGAACCTCAAGTAGATAAAATACTTTATGACGAATCTAAAGAAAAAGTATTAAAAGCTTTTGCTAACATTAGTCAAACCTATGCAAGAAAACACGTTAGACCAGGTATTGACTATGAAGATCTGTATAATGAAGCCCAACTTGGAGTTTTAGAAGCTATTGAGTACTTTTCTGATCCAAGTAAGGTAGAAAAAAAATATCCATTCAAGCAATATGTTCTTTACAAAATTAGGGAAAGAACTTATCAGTACTGCTTGCGTAATGCTATAAAAATAAAAACTCCTTATTATATTCAGCGCGGTTCAAAACATGTAGCTCAGATTACAACTTTATTAAAAAATGCTCCGGTTGCTTTTCAAATTCTTGGTAAAGAGGACGTTAGTGATAGTGATATTAGAGAGTTTTTATATAATGAGAATGAAAGGTTACCTTTAAAATCTGATGAGTTTATTCGTGCTCAAATAAATAAAAATCTAACTACAGATCAGTTTAATCAGGTTTATGATAACGTAGTAAATCATAAAAGAGGAAGTGCTCATTCTTTTGTAAAGAAAAACTTAACTGATGTTGGTAAAATATTACATATAAAAGAAAAGATCTGGTATAATGCTACAAGTAACAATATGCCATTTAGTAGAGTAATATCTTTAATATTAGAGGCTCGTAGTGCCAGATCCAGCCACGATTCTGTTTTTTGTGGGACTATAAATGGGCTCTCAGAAAAAAATATTATTTTTGCAGAAATGGTAAAACGGGGCAGGGAAGTTTGTGGGACTAAAAATTTTGATATATTTTTATCAAATAAATACTTAAATAAAACCTATAAAGAAATCTCAGTACTTTATAACGTCCCTAAGAATGATATAACTGAAATTATAAAAAGGTGTATAAAAAGTCTAAAAGAAGACGACATAATAAACGAATTTAACGATTAATGCTATGGCACTGGAAATAGGAGATAAAGCAGTACCCAAGTCTGATGTACAGGTTTTAAACGCTACATATAGAACAGGCGGGATAGAAGGTTTAGTACTAAATAGAAAACTAATAACTATTAACTCAGAAAATCAGGACATTTTTACCTATCAAGTAAGTTTTCCTTCACCTATTACTGGGACTACGACTAGTGGTACTGAAGCAGATGTTCAAAGTTTGTTTTGGTTTTCCTCTGAGGAGCTTGGACAAGAGGGTATTCTAATAGAAGAATACGATTATAATAAAATTAACTCTGATCTAAACAATGCTAGATCTACATCGGCGCAAGCACTAAGTATTGTAGGATCTATAGAAAACGAGGTAGTACCTACTGATTTATTTTCAGAGTCTATTTATACAATTGCAAAGTCTGTACAAGAAAATAATAACACATTGGCTGAAGCGTCTTTTAACAGTAATGATTCTAAAGTAAGAGAACAAGAAGCAAGTAAAGTAGGATTTGACTCCCTTGGATTAGAGGTTAATCAGGCAGTTTTACAGGAAATAGCTGAAAATATGTCTAATTTTAATAGCTTACAGTCACAAACACAAGCAGAGATTGACAGGCAAGGTCAACAGACAGCAGAACAAGTCAAACTTTACAATACCTCAAAGGAAGAGGACCACTTGGCGTATACAGAAGCTTTAGTAGAAACTGGACAGAGGCTCCCTCAGGGTTCTATTTATAAATTAAGAACAACTGACTGGGAGACTGCTCTAACCCCACCTCTGACTGTAAATATTACGCCAGAAGTGGAGTAGAAGCTTTAAACTAAGATTACCAAGTGGATAAAGAAAATCTCTTCCAGCTGTTAGTATTTACTGCATAGTAACCATAATCATCAGCAAATATAAAAGTACCTTTAACCCCTGATGTAGTTGTTGTAGGAGGCTCAGAAGCTGAGCTTAAAAGCAATAAGTTTCCAGAAACTGTAAGGTTATTTAAAACACTAAGGTTTCCTGTTACTTCTAAATTTCCTCCAACATAACCTGCAGTATTACCCTGTACTCCTCCTGGAACATTGTCCACGTAAAGACCTACTAACGAAATATCGTTGTTTAATGAGTCCGACAGCCCACTTCTGCTTATATTAAACGATCCAATAAAAGGAGCAGACCCCGATGAAAAGTTACTAGCAGGTATGCTAAAGTTAACCAATTTTAGCTGCTCTAAAGAGTTTGTACTTATTGTGAGGGTTTGAGGTGTGCTATAAGAAAAAGCACCGGGCGTTAAATCTGCATTGGTATTTTGGTTAAATAAGTTATAACTCATGTTAAAATCGGCATCACCTGTGCCACTACCTCTGACAGTGCAAAGCATTCTAACTACTACTGGAGACACAGGTTGTGCCCCTAAAGTTAGCTGAAATCCTGCTGTAGACACAATACCATCTGGAAATGAAACTACTGCTAAATCTCCAACATTGTCAGAAGTTAGCCCTGACACATTTATTATATCATATATTTCTACAACACCACTTGCCGCCGAAAATTGTAAACCCGAAAATACATTATCTACTGTTTTAAAAACATCCTGTGAATTGTCGCCGGATATTACTACAAACGTGGAGTCATCTATTGTTATCATAGATCCGTCTAATTTAGATTGCACGAACCCACCAGAAGCACTATAAAACCGATCTACTGAAACTTCACCGTCATCAAATGTTATCATTTTTTAATTACTCCAAAGGTCTGTATTTTATATAAGTGTGTTACTGTAGCACATTCTTATTTAAAAATTTACTTGACAATACCTTAACAATAGTATATATTTATTATTTTAATTTAAAAATTACCAACATAAATTACCAACATTTGAAAGAATGGTAGGCACTTATATACCACCTGAGCTATCTTTACTTCTAAGATCTGACCTAGAAGAAATAATAACTGAAAAGTTTGCGGAGCACTACTCAGTAAATATTAATAACTGGATTATACCGGATTTATATTATAATCAGTCTCTTAAAAAACTAATTTATAATAAAAAACCTGCTAATGGTATGTACTGCTTATTAGGTAAAATAAACTACGGTAGTCCTGATAAAAGAAGTAAACATACTGTCTTTCAATTTAATCTTGCTAGCATAAATCTTGCTGAAACAGTTTGGGCAGATTCATTTTTACCCTATCCAAATATAACAGGTGAGGTCAAAGAAAACTTATACTTTCCTCTATTTAAAGTAGGACCATATTCAAAATATAAAAGGTACTTTGATATTTATCACTCTGAGTTAAATGCTTCTTTTACTCTAGATGCTTTAAAAGATAAAATCAATTATATGCAGTTTAGAGACCCAGATAAAGATGTAGTAAAAATAAGGATATATAAACTGAGACTAGCGCTCCAGAGGATGATAGATTTAGAAAAAGTTTAATTACTGTTGATTTTACCTAAAGCTGCCTGTATACTAATTAAACATATTTAACTTAAACTTATTAACTGCAGAACTATGGCTAGTAAATTAAAAATATTCACTGTAAAACAACTTGGTCAGAAGGATGACTATTCAGATCCGAAAAACCCTACAATCATCCCTGCTGAGACGGAAGAAGACCTGATGTTAAAAATTCAAGCAGTTATAGATGACGCTGGTATTGCGCCTGGCGCTTTGACTAACTGGAGCATTGTGAAGTTAGAGCGTATTATAAAAGGCTCTGGGGATGCTAGTTATTGGGTAGTAGTTGAGGGCGACTAACCTTCGGAAGTATTAGCAGCTGCTTCGGACAAAGAGTTAAAATAATCTTGGACTGTAATAATTCTTATAGGATAGGTTATTTTTGACCTTTTTGCCCAGCTCTTTAGCTTATCCTCGTCCTCAATGCCTTTTTTCGAGCAATTAATCTTTCTACACACAGGTATTAGGGTCGGAGTATTTAAGTCTGAGAGATTATACTCTAACTGAAAAGCATCGCTAGCCTTGTAATTATGACATTGCAGAGGTATCTTGGAGTAGGCACATCTCCACCCATACCTATCTAAAAGGGTCTCAATATCAAGATCGTCAAACTCTATACTATTTAGGGTTTTATAGCCCTTTTTTCCAACAGGATGCCTTTTTTCCCCTACCAATAGGTTGAATTTATTCCATTGATCATTATATAACCTATGTGTTATTGATAGTCTTCTGTAACATGATCTGCACAACCCTTTAGCCCAGTGAGATTTATTACCTTCTGGGTTCTTAGTCTTACATAACTTGCAGCATACGTAGCTGCTTGTATCCCAAGGACCTTTATGGTAAGATGAGCCGTGGAAGTAAACTTCGCCTGGCAGGAATTGCTGTAAACTATTTAAATTATCAAAATGTCCCATACTCAAAATATAGTACGGCATCCATTATTTATTTTAGTAAATAATTTCCCCTGATGGGCTCTCATGCCCGAGAGCGAAAATAAGAATATTCTTTGCCGCGTTTACATCTCTTTGATGCTGACTTCCACAAGAGGAACACTCCCATTCTCTTACCCCTAACGCACTTAGTCCACTCGGTCCTGTTTTTTGAAGACAATGCGAGCAAGTTACGGTAGAGTATTTTTCGTTGGTTACTCGGAAGTCAATACCAAGCTTTAGAGCTTTATATGCAAGCATTGATTTAAATCGCCCCCAACTGGCGTCTAAAACGGACTTTGCCATTTTAGTTTTTACAAGTTTAAGGGCATTTACGTCTCCAACGAAAATTTGTTTATTCTCCTGCGCTAATTTAGTGGTAGCTTTATGCAGGAAATCTTTACGCACGTTCTTAATTTTGGCGTAGATTTTAGTGACTTGTTTTTTCTTTCTAGCTCTTTGGGCTTTAGCGAGTTTTTCTGCGTATTTTGACAAAACTTTGGGATTTTCTATTGTACTACCATCCGAGCATGTTGCTAAGGTCTTAAGACCTAGATCAATCCCTATGACTCCTTGCCCTAAATGCTTAGCCTGAGGTTCAACTTCACAGTTTAGGTTTATGTACCATTTTCCCTCGGAGTCCTAATTAAAAGAGGCTGTCTTAAGTTTTCCTTGAACCTCTCTGGACTTCCAGAATTTAAATTTACGTTTAAGGTAAACTACCGAGTCACCTTTAAGTTGAATACCTTTTGAGTTAACAGGTATCCATCCTAAGTTTCTTTTGTGACTTCTCCATCTTAACTTAGGCTTCTTTAAATTGTTTCTCTTAGCTATAAATTCTCTAGCTATCTCATTGATAGTAGTGGAGCTAAGTCCTAATTCTTTAGAAGATCCTACTGTTAGATAATTTAAATCGTATTCCGATATCCATCTTTTATTTCCACCTGCAGATCTTCGATCAGCGGATTTTTTAGATACCTCATTGCAGTAATTCCATACAAAGTTCACTGATTTTGCCTTACAATTGAGCAGGTTTAAATGCGTAGAATCTTTTATTCGGAATTTGTAAGTAATCATTGCTTTCGCCATTCGGTTAGTTTATACTTTTTAAATGAAACTTTCAAGTTTAAAAACATTATCAGAATCAAACAGCGGGTTTTGAGCTTAATTTTATGAATAATTATAAACTAAAGCCCTTCTTTAAATGTCCTGGTGGTAAAACTAAATTGCTAGCAGAGCTGCACAGTAATTTGCCCAAAGACTACCAAGATCATAAATATGTTGAATTATTCCTTGGAGGTGGGGCTTTATTTTTAAGCCTTTTACAAAGCGAGATGTCAGAATTTTATATAAATGATTATAATTTTGATACTTTTAACTTATGGAGTACTTTAATAAATGATCCTAGTAAACTTAACTATACAGAAGAACAGGATTATTATAAAAACAGATTAAAATTAAATACAGTCACCTTGTCGCCAGAGGAAAGAGCAAGTACCTTTTTATATTTAAATAAAAATTGCTTTAACGGTCTTATAAGGTATAACTCCTCTGGAAAATTTAATTCCCCAGCAGGTAAGTACGCCCGAATTCAAATGCCTAATATGCAACTTATTAACGATTTGAGCCAAGCTATCAACTCTAAATTAGTCCATTTATCAAACTCGGACTTTAAGGGATATTTTGATACACATTTTAGTTCTAAATCTTGCTTAAACGGGTGGTTTTTTTACTTTGACCCTCCTTATATTCCTATTTCTTCTACTTCTAATTTTACCGATTATACTCAACAAGGATTTAATATAGAAGGTCAACTTAAACTTGTAGAATGTATGAATAAAATTAATGAACTAGGAGGTAAGTTCTTATTATCTAACTCATCTTCCCCTATTGCTTTAGACCTGTATAAAGATTACAATATAGTTAATATAAAAGCCTTAAGAACTATAAACAGTAAGGTTCAGAATAGAGGACCTATATTAGAAATTTTAGTAAAAAATTATTAAAGGGGAAGAAAACTAAAAATGTTATCAGAGTTTATAAACTACATCTTATCTTTGATTTCTAGTGTTTCGGGTGAAAATTTACAGAATTTAGCCCTGCTGGTACTGGCTATATCTGTCTGGATTTTAGCACTGCGAGTAAAAGCTATAAGTAAATTAAATGGTATACGGGATCTTTTGGCTGCGAAGAAGTTAAACCGTAAAAACAAAAAACAATAGTGACTAAGTGTAGTAATAATATTCTAGGAAAAGTTGGATTTAGTATAACTCAGCAAACTATAAAAGAACTGTGTTATAACCTATCAGCTTATTCTGTAATTAATCTATACCCCAGTGTTGTATTAGGTTACAATGGATCTTACTGGTCTAAAGAATTTTATAATGAACTTATTAGGCAATTTACTGAGCTTAATATTGATTTAGTATTAATCGACCGCCCGACTACCTTGTATGAGACCTGTTGGCTCTCTAAAGAGTTAAAAACGCAACCACTGGTTGTTTATCTTACTGAGACAATGCAAGGTCCAGAATACATAAGTATCTCTCTTTTTAAAAGAGATTTAGAACCTTTAACTACTGATGAGTTAAAAGATTTAAAACTTGAATCTAACAGTACCTCTAAAGGTAACATAGATACGGTAAATATAAAGGGCTTAGTTAAATACCTACAGGACTCTAAAGTTTCAGATTTAAGCGGGCTGTCCGAATTTAAACTGTATATCGACTCTATGTTTGGTGCAGGTGAGTACATCTTTAGGGACTTAAATCAGCAGAAGCTTATAGATGTTTCTTTCTTTAACCCTCAATCTTCACCTACAAGAATAGTAAATTATACCTCTAACCCTACTGGACAATTTCTTAGCAATTACGCAAAGGTATGTTTAAATCCTGACTTTAAGACTTTATTTTTTGGTCTAGGTCCTGATGGCGAGAAAATAGGTCTTTATGACTTAAAACAAGATACCGAAATTAGCTCTTCTAGTGTTATAGCGTTACTGGCATATTATTATGCTAAAATACGTAAAAAAAAGGGAACTGTTATTCTAACACCTCTTACTGGAAGTAAAACTTTAGAAGTCATAAACAAATTAGATTTAAGTTATGAAATCGTTGATTGTGGGGCTCAGGCTTTTTATGAAAGCATACATAAAAAACGAAGAAGACCTGCATTATTTTATGCGAATGAGTATGGTAATATATGGTTTAAAGGGGATATAAATGCTTGTAATAATGTATTAGCTGTATTGGCTATAACTAATTTATGTAAAGAAATGTCCAGGTCCCCCGGAGAAATATTAGATATAATTCATACTTCGTTTTTACAAAATAATTATTTACATTTTAATTATGCTGTTATCAAAGATGTAATAAGTGTAGAAGAATTTGAATTTATAATGAAAGATTATATAAATGATAAGAAAAATTATAATAATAGTTCCGTATACTTATTAAATAACTCATCTAGGCTTGCACTAAAAGATAATTTAAATTATAATAGATTAGAGATAAGTGTAGAATCCACTAATCAAGAAGATTTAAAGAATATTGCTATATTTTTACAAGAGGAAATAGGTAAAAAATGTTTAGAGGTATATGCTCCTTAGTATTGTTATTACTTACTTTCACTCCTACTGCCGATACGGAATGTAGAGAGAATTATAACATAAAGGAGCATTTTAGAGGATCCCAATTATTTATAGCATCATCTGTTGATACTTTACCTTCTGCTACAGATATTACTTGTATATTGTTAGAAACTATCAGCCTTAAGTCTAAAAATCTCCCTACGGATTTTATTATAGCAATCTCTGATTTAAATAATATAGGTGGGGCTATTTTGAGAGTCTCTGTAAAAGATAATCTTTTTATATTAATGGATTTTGCTAAATCTGATAGTAATAATTATACAATTACAGCTATTACATATCCAGACCCTTTAAAGAGGATTCAAGAGGTATTAAGTAAAAAAAGATTACCTACTACTTCCGATTTAACTACTTATGAGCTTTTAAAGTATAAAGCTTTAAAGTCTTCAATTACAAGTACTGAGCTACTAGAGGTAATAGGAAAACAATGATAAAATATAATTCCGATAACGAAGTTTTAGAAGCTTTAAAAAAAGAATTTAGTAGAGACTCCGAAAAGGTTTTATCTATTGGGTATGGCAAAGGTAAGAAAGATTTAGTTTACTTGTCCGTTGAAAGTGTAAGAGCACGTTTAGATGACGTTCTTGGTTTAAACTGGAATTGGGAAACTATTGAAACTGTTTATTCTCAGTTTATAAAAGCCCCATCTAAACAGAAGCTGGACGACGGTTCCTACGGTGTTCCTGCCGGAGCAGGTCCTGTCTCGATACCTACAGTATCTGTTACAGGCAGACTCACCTTACACTTACCTTCAGGGATTGCTGTATTTAGAGACGGTAACGGTGGAAGCTCTTTAGACAAAGGTACTGGACCTGGTGACCCTGAGAAAATTGCAGCTAGTGATGCTTTTAAGAGAGCTGCCTGGTTTTTTGGTATAGGGGCATACTTAAGAAACGGTACTGCTTCTATAGATAATACTTCAGTTATGGACTCAAGCAGACAGGGTTTTATTCCTCAGGTGCCAAACCAGCAGCAGCAGAATTGGAACCGAAATACAACAGTAGGAGGAGTTGTTCCCCACAATAACACTTTTACTGGACCTACGAATCATCAACAAGAACCTATAATTCACCAGACAGGTGGGTTAAAACCGGGCAGACCATAATGGAAATAAAACCTGTTTATATTAAAGATCTTTATAGTAAGATAAATATAATTGTTTTAAATAAAAGAGAAAGCGTAAATGAGTTAAAAAAGGTTAGTGTAAAGATAACAGAAGAGGACTACAAGCTGTGGGTATTAAATACCTGTGTTATAGGTATAAATAATATATCCTCTTATTTAAAGGACGGGACTGCTTCTTTAATATCCCAACTACAGGAAGCTAATGAGGATATTTATAAAAGAGTAATAGCACTAAATGAATTTTTAGATCCTAAAAACTTGTTTATTAGCAACAAACGTGAACTTACGCACAACAATACCAAACACCTTTTAACAAAGACTAAAAACTGGTCAAAAGAAGGTACATATAAAGAGATAACTACTGTAGATTTTCAGAACTTTTTAGATATATGCTCTGCATCTAGTTTGATGGAGTACACTCAAGTACCTGAAACCTTTAAAGATTTAAATTTAATTGTAAATATAAGATCTTTTTCTGAGAATGATCTCACTGCTCTTGTAAACTTAATGGATCTGGAAACAGACAGTCATTTAAAGTACTCAGTACTAGCAGAATGTATAGATAACTTCTCAGAAATTATTACGTTAATTATAGACGAGGTAAATAAAAGTAGACTGGATATGGTTAAAACTGTATCCAGTCTTTACAGTTTATGCATCAAGCATAACTCTTTTCTTTATTTAAATTTAAATGAAGCAAAGTATTTAAAGAAAGAACAGATAACTTCGTCATTTTCACAGACTAGTTCTGCTTTTAATAGCTTGTTTGAAAAATTAGAAGCTGACGAAGAAGAGGAAGAATTAAAAACTAAACCACTTAAAAGTGTACCACTAGCGCAGGTAACTGAACTAGAAGATAAACTAAAAAGTAGCATTTATGGGCAGGATGATGCAATTAAAGCTATTTACAATTCCGTAAAGCGTGCGCATATGGGTTTAAAACCTCAAAACAGACCTATAGCTGCGTTTTTATTCTATGGTCCTACTTCTACTGGTAAAACGGAGCTAGCTAAGGTTCTAGCCGAGTGTTTAAGGGGTTCTGCGTCAGAAGGTCTTGTAAAAATACCTTGTGGTACTGTCTTGAATGAATCTCATACTATACAAACTTTAATTGGTGCGCCCCCTAGCTACGTAGGGCACGAATCTAAAAGTCTATTTGGAGCGCATTTTTCTAAGGATCCTAATTTAAAAATTATATTATTTGATGAGATAGACAAAGCACATCCTAAAGTTTTTGATTTCTTGTTAGAAGCAATGGATGAAGGTAATATGATGGATAGTAAAGGTAACTGTTTAAACTTAAGAGATTCCATATTAATCTTTACTTGTAATACTGGACAAAAAGAGGCTATAAAAGCATCTAAAGCCGCAGGTTTTACATTAAATACTAGCAATGAGAGCCATCAACATACAGTAGAAGAAATATATAAAACCACTATAGACAATAAATTAGTAGCTGAATTTAGAGCTAGACTTAACGGGCAATTCTTCTTCCGGAGGTTAAGTGAGAGTGAACTAATACTCACAGGTAAAAAATACCTTAATGACTTTTTTAAGGTCTGGGAAAAAGAAAATAAATCTATAGTGAATGTTTCTGAAGAAGTTTATAACTTTATGCTAAAAAAATGTATAAGCAGTCAGAAAGATTGTCACGCTAGACATTTAAATCACTTTATTGACGATCAGATTATAGATAAGTTAGGAGATTTGCTAATAGATAAAAATATTACCCCATCTTCTATAAAGTCAATAGACATTACTATAGAAAATGATTTAATTGACTTTCATATAATAGAAAAAAAGAAAAAGCTAAAAAAGTAGTCAGTGTTTTCTAGTTCTAAGTCTTCTTTTCCTCTGTCCTAAAGCTATAACTGAAGTTGAGTTATCTGTTTTTCTAGTCTTTAAAACAGACTTAACTCCTTGAAAAAATCTGCAATAAGGTATATCTAAGTGCTCACATATGCTTCTGTAAGCATACAGATAACTATCGTTATCACTTTCAAACCAACCTTTAGCCTCCTCGTGTCTTGTAATATCTTCGGATAAAAAATCATTAACTGCCGAAATTAAAACGTGCTGCATCAAGTCCTTTTCGTGGTAAGCAGGATCTGTTACATCAAGAAAGTCAGCATCTAATACTGGTCTATTTTGAGACATTACTTGTCTCCGAGTTTATTAAAGTAATCTTTAATTACAACTCCGCTTGAAGTTTCTTTCTTTAAAACCAAGTCTCCATTATAGACGTAAAACTCCCATCCATCGTTAAACAACTCATCTAGCGTCTGCTCTTGTGCAGGCTTAAATATAAGACTACAAGATGATAAAAATAAAGTTATAAGTACGAATATTAGTTTATTGATCTGCATTGGTCCTCTTTCCAAATATAACTGTAGAACACTCTATAACTAGCTCGTCGTCTGTTTTGCTCCTGACTGTTCCTACGAAAATTCCAGGTTCTAGTGATCTTTGTTTAAGAACATTAACCTTATCTTGCTCATAAACATTTAACTTGGCTTTAATTTTAAAATTAAGTTCTACTTCTACTTTACCAGGTGTATCATTTATAAACTTGGTAATCATACCGTATATTGGATACGACTTGCCTACCTCTACCTCGCCCTCTTGAACTTCTAGTCCAAACTTTTCAAAAAAGTTCTCTGCTTTGCTATCTTCCATTTATCTCCTGAAGTTATTAAAAGTTTACTCACAATTGTATATCGGCAAGGTAGGTTCAATACTTTAGTAGTTATTTGAATAAAATTAAAGCTTGAAGTCTTTAAACAGATATAGTAACATTATATCATTAAATTTAATATAATATCTATAGATTTTTTACAGTATGAAAGTTTTAGCACTAAGTGATACTCACGAAAAAGAACATCTGTTACTTAACGATCCTATATATTTAGATTATTATGATCTAGTACTTGTTGGAGGGGATGTTACAGGAGACGGGTGCCTATTTAAATATGAGCAGTTCCTAAAGTGGTTAAATACTATCTGTGCTACCCATAAAATAATTATAGCGGGTAACCACGATTTTCAATTTTACCTACCTTCTAAAAGAAAGGAAGCATTAGAATTAACAAAACAATATAACTGCATTTATCTTGAAGATCAATTAATTGAAATTGATGGTAAAAGAATATATGGATTCCCTTGGACTCCTGTATTTTTTAACTGGGCTTTTATGTTAGAGAGAAAAGGGGAACAAATGCAAAGAAATGTTAATTTTATACCAGAAAACTTAGATATATTACTAACACACGGTCCTTGTTATAGCATACTAGACTCTAATAAAGCGGGGCACCTTTGTGGTTGTGAAACTTTAAAAGAGCGTGTAGAACTGATAAAGCCTAAATATCATCTTTTTGGGCACATACATAGTTATAATAAGGAGGTCCCAAGAGAGTATATAACTGCCTCTACTACTTATTATAACATCTCTATATGTGATGAGAGAAATAAGCCAATAAGCCAGCCTAGGGTTTTTGATATCTAGAAATACCCTTCTATACTATTTACTTGGTATGGAAGATAAATTGTACTTTTACAAAGCTTTTTGCTATAACTGTGTAGACGGCGACACTATAGATGTTAATATAGACCTAGGTTTTAATTTATCTAGTCAAAATACAAGAATTCGGCTTCTACACATTAATACACCAGAAAAGAATAGAAAATCAAGTAAAAAAGCAGGGTTAGAAGCAAAGGCTTTTTTAGAAGAACAAATTTTAAATAAAGAAATATATGTACACTCCACAAAGTGGGACCACTTTGGTAGAGTGTTAGCAGACGTTTGGACTTTAGAAGGTCAAAGTATAAACACCCTATTAATAGAAAAGGGTTATGCTGTTGCGTTGGACCCTAATGATAAGAAATCCAAGTAATCCCTAACAGTATTTCTTGAAATACCTAGCTCCTCAGAAATTTGATAAACGCTCAAACCATCTTCATCTAGGTCGTTTACAGCAATCTTTAGAAATTCAACCCTAGAAAGTCTTCTATCTGCCTTTATTTTGTTTCTTTGAGATAGATTTTGTAAGTTAGTCTTTCGTCTATGGTTACGAGCAATGCCTTTATAGAGCCAGCTGTATAGGCTAGGAGCTTGTGAACTAGATACCCATACTCTGTGTACTACGGTACCAAAATCTCGCTCCTCTGCCCCATAGGTAGCCTCTATACCGTTAGCTTTAAGCAGTTTAATTAAACTTTCGGCAAATACCTTAGAAGGTACTGTAAATCTTGGTCTGTCGCTTGGTGTTACATAACCGTGTCTCTCATAGAATCCCCTAACAAAAGAAGATTGCAGCTCTTTCTTAATTACGGGCAAAACTTTAGCACTCTCTTTAGCAAAGTACCATTTTTCTAGGGTCTCTGAAAGACCTTCAGAAGATGCTACTAGTCTAAAGCTTAAGGTCTGAGTATTAGTATTGATCTTAGGAGAAATCTTAGTATTGACCCTAAAAAGGTTTTTAATAGTGTTTAAATCTGACTTTTCTGTAGCAAGGACTTGAATCGCAAACTTATCAAATGTAGTATCTCTTCCACCCGCCCAAGCTAGATACCCTAATACGTAAGCAGTCTCTGCATCTTTTATGTTCGATAACTTATCTAGATTAATATGCTTATTCATTTTTTCCTATCTAAATTTAAATACTAGTTTGAGTCATTTTTAAAGATTCCATTTCTAAATCATAATCTACCATTTCTTTAACTAAACTGTCAAATGAAATTTTAGGTTCCCAACCTAATACTGTTTTAGCTTTAGTTGGATCTCCTATAAGTAAATCTACCTCTGCTGGTCTAAAAAAGGCAGGATCTACAACTACATACTCTTCCCAATTAAGCCCAACATGTTCAAACGCAATCTTTACAAATTCCCTAACGGAATGGGTTTCGCCAGTGGCGACTACATAATCGTCTGCTTGTGGTTGTTGCATCATTAAATACATAGCTTCACAATTACCAATCACATTTATAGTACCAGAATCTCTAGTAATCATGGTGCCGTTCTTTGTAGTTATACACCATGTTTCACTTACACCGTCGTTATAAACTTTACTTTCCGTAATATAATTATATCTTTTTCTAGCAGATATAACATAAACAATCCACATATTGTTTGAATTTTCCACTAACTGAGTTGTATTATATCCTGAAAGATGAGCTATAGATTGAAAATCGGCGGCAAGTTCCGATTTCTTGGAGTGGTAAGAAAGAGAACCCCATGACCCATCCCCATCCATCATTGCCTCAAAGACAATATGAGCTTGTCTTCTACTTAAAGAGTAGAAGTATTTTGGAACTCTATGTACATTTGGAGTATCAAACCAAGTTAAAATTTTTCTACTATCTTCAGCGTTAAAAATCCACTCACAAAGTCCGTCATTTCGCACCCGTTCTCTTGGAGAAAATGATAAAAGTTCTAGTGTAGAAAGTATTTTATTATAAACTTTTTTATTCTGAATTTTAGATTGTGATAGGGATACACTTACTCCGTTTCCAGGTCTTTCAGAATTACCTGAATCCAAGCAACCTTCTGCCAATAACATGCCTATTAAATATAATTGAGGATCTATCACACCTTCTAAATCTGGCTGTTGATACCCAAAAAAATCTGGTAAAGCACAGCTATACTTAACACTATGGGATTTATTATGAACCATTTGATGAAACTCTAAAGCTGTACAAAATCTCCACTCAGAGTAATTTTTCTTGTGTCTGTAAACCTTTTTATACAGAATTCTATGGTCCGGTGTAACATTTATGTAAGAGTTTCTACCTTTTAATAATACTTTTTCCCCATTGGTACGGTTTTCAATTTTATTGATTACAATATCTCTTTCTATGTTACCAGTATGTGTATTAAAATTAATTACCTCATCTCCTATATTTAGGTCAGAATAAAACTTCCAACCATTGGGGGTAAGTACAGGAACATCTTTATTTATACAATAATCTTTCGCATGTCCCCAATCTCGCTGTGCATCTAAATTACCTAGTCTTAACTCTGATTGTAATCCTAATTTTATTCTAGCTACAGCATTACTTATTTTTCTTGTAACAAATTCTAGACCCCTCCTCGGACCCTCGTGGTTAAAAAGTATACCCGAAGTACAGAACATACCATAGCTTTCTCTATAATTGATCGTCATGTAGTGAGCAAACACTTTAGCTACTCCGTATGGTGACCTGGGATGTAGAACAGTATCTTCTTTTTGTGGTACCTCATGTACTTTACCAAACATTTCAGAAGAAGAAGCTTGATAAAACTTAGCGGTAGGCTTTACTTCTTTAAGTGCTTGTAGAAAGTTTAAACAACCTATACCTGTTATTTGGCTCGTTAATTCTGGCTGTTTCCAAGATAATCCAACAAAAGACTGCGCTGCTAAATTATAAACCTCATCTGGATCTGATACTCTTATGGCTTCCCTCAAAGAGGAAGGATCAGTAAGATCGGCTTCTAAAATAGTAACCTTATCTAGGACGTGTTTAATCCTAGAGAAGTTAGGATTAGCTGAGTGCCTTACAATACAGAAAACTTTATAGTTTTTTTCTAATAACAGTTCTATTAAATAACTACCGTCTTGTCCTGTAGCGCCACTTATTAATGCGGTTTTCATACTTTTAAACTCCTGTACTTCCAAAGCCTTTATCTTCTCTTTGAGTTTGATTTAACTCTTCAACTTCCTCTAGCGCAAAATCATTATTAAAGCTTCTTAAAATAATAGCTTGTGCTATTTTTTCACCTTTCTTTATAAAATAACCTGATATACCTGTACCTACTAATCTGGAATTAGGATCTTGTTTGTAGATATCGGAAGTATTAAACTGGCTCCCATTTGTTACACGTAATGAAACTAGAATTTCACCTGTGTAACCTTGATCTACTATACCTGCATTGGTCTCATAGAACAAGGCTTTTGATGACCTATCTTTTATCATTAACCAAAATCCTTTTGGGGGCTGTAGAGCTATACCAGTACTTATTCTTGCTGAGTACCCGTTACAAATAAAAACAGACTCTGCTGCATAAAGATCTATACCTACATCCTCACTAGGTATAGACATTTCAACATTTTCTGGAAAGTTACTGAACTTTTTTATCTTTAAAGTATTCACAGACTGTCTCTCAAAATTAAAATTGAACCAATACCAATAAGTGAATTGTCAAATAAATCTTTTGATACCTCTAAAGCGTATCTATACCACGAATTACCTGCACACACCTTCGACTTATCGCCTGCCCTCAGATGAATAAAATCTGAAACTGCACCTACTTTTCCATACATATCTTCTATAAGAAGGACTGTAATATTTTCATTAACCCCTGTATTATGAAACGATAATGGCATTTTAGTTTTAAAGTCAAATAAAATAGAATGAGTATTACCTAAAGGGGGTACTAATTTAGCGCCCCCCTTATACTCAGAGATTGTATTAGGTACATAAGCTACTAATGAAATATTATTTAATGTTATAAGTATTTCATTCATACTAACGTATTGAAACCCTAGGTAATGCTCTAGTTATTTGATCTAGTACTTTTACAATTTCATCATTTTTAGCGTTAACTGCATCGCCAACTGCTATAAGCTGAGTTAATCTAGTTTGACCTAATTTAATTGTAGTTAATAGAAACTCTAAATCAGTATAGCTTATGTTAACATCTTTAAAGTCTGCTGATTCACTAGAATTCCTTAAGTTCTCTACTATACTTAGAGCTTTAGAAAATCTAACATTCTCTTTTTCAAATAAACTCTTCTCTTGCACAACTGGGGAAACGCTTTGAGCTTCGTTTAGTGCTTCTTCTACTTCTGGGTTTATTTTTTGTAACATAGTATTCATTATTTTCTCCTAACTTTTTTATTACGTCTCTTTCCTATTTTTAAACTCTCTCTAACTTTTAAAACCTTTTCTTGTCTTTCAGTATTAAGTCTCTGAGAAAATTCATTAGCTATATCTGGGAACTTTTTTAGAAAAAACTCAAACCTTGTGCCGTCCAAGATGTAGTCCTCTAAAGACATATTATGATTGCCTGGTTTTTGACATAGCTTTAAAACTCTATTAATTAAGGTTTCATCTTGAGCTATCCTTAGCGATATTTCAACTAATGCCCATTTTTTAGCGCTAGGTTTTTCTGTAATGTTACCATCTAAGTCCATCACAGTTTCTGTTTTAATATTACTTATTTCAAAACTTGACTGCTCTCCTGTTGCTGTTGCAACCCTAGTAAGAGCTTCAGCCATCTCACTTTCCATTGATCCAGTTAATCCAGAAACATCTGAAGGACTTGTTGTATCCATTATTTTCCTTATGAGTAGTTTTAATAATCAAAACACAGTTCTTTTAAATCTTTTAACTCTAAGTATCCTATCATAGATCCTTTACTATATCTAGATATTTTATAACTAATTGGTTCATTATTTTTATTAACAAAGACGCTAAGCAGTAATCCAGTTTTTAGATTAATTTTAGGCAACCTGTGTGGCATCTTTTCAGATTTGGTAGTATGTACAGAAAGCATAATACTTTCAAAAGTATCCCTATTAATTAACCTGAAAACGTCCCCCTTAAGTCTTAAGACAGTTACATTATTAAAAATCTTGTCGGTTACTGGGCAATCTTGATTTAAAGTACTTATAAAACCTTCTGCTACCTCGGTGTACCATTTTCTTGTGGATTGTGGTATAGAAAGATATTCCTTTAAAATATAATCTAGGTTGCAAGACTTATAATGCTGTAGGTTATGTTTGACTAGTTTTGTTTCTAGCTGTACTGCTTTATTGTTTAAACTTTTTATAGTTTGATTATTACTTAGGTGTGCAGGATCGTCTATATGACTATGTATCTTAGTTAAGGTAGTATTAGTTTCTACCTTTAAGCCTAACTCTGCTATCTTAGAAAATAATAACTTAACCCATTTTTTCAAAGCAGGTTTACCTAGGGCTTCAAACCATTGATTACTATGGTTTACTACTCCTATTGTATTTAAGTCGCCTATGTCAAAAATAACAACATTATACTGACTTCTTAATACACTTATCCTTGCTCTATGCCTATTATCTAAATATGCATAAGAAGTTGGCAGTATCAACAAGTACACAGGTTTATTATCTACTTTAAAAGAGTTTAACTGGGCTGTAACTATATAACTGTTATGAGATTTTAATTCTAACTCATCTATTGTGTTTTTACCTTTTTTTACAGTAAACTTGCTTGCTAAATTTAATTTAATATCGTGTTTAAATGGTATATTGCATAAATATAAAAACTTATACAGAACTAGTTTACTGTCCTTAAATCTTAAAAAGGGATCAGCATTACTTTTGACTACATCTGGTCTATCTAAGTTAGTCATTATTTCATCCAGTGTGGGTTAATATGTCCTTCTACTTTACCTTTAACAAAAGGGCAGTATTCTTTAAACGCACTAATCATACACTTTTCTACCATAGTTTTGCAGTCCTCTGCTGAGGAGTCTATTACTTCTACTACCATCTCATCGTGCACTAGTGCTACTATTCTGGCATCCATTTTTGTGTCTCTTATAGTTTGAAACACATTGTTTGCCGCTTTTTTTAACATATCTCCTGCGGTACCTTGAATTACGTGGTTACCTGCTTGTCTATCAATTCTTCTTTTTATACTTTTAGTTATTTTTTCCTTAACAAGATCTATATTTTCTGGGGTTATTGGTAGAAGGTATTCATAGTTCTTCTTGGCTTCTTCTGTTAACTCAGCAACTCCTAGACTTCTTATATGTCTTATGTATCTATAAGGCTCAGAATATAACCTTCGTCGTCCTAGTACTGTATTGGAGTATAAACTTTTGTGAGATTTTTTAGAAAAAAGTGGCATTACTTTTGCCAAATAAGGATATGCTTGCCAGTATTTATCTAATATGACCTGTGCATCAACATCTGTTATTCTTAACTGTTGGGCTAAGTTATAAGCACTAGAACCGTAAAGAGAGGCAAATGACGCTACTTTAGCTCCAGTTCTTTTTTCAACCCACTCTTTATCTTCTTCTACTTTACACTTTTGAAAAACCTGTTCATACGAAATCTTTTCCATCAAACTGACTGTATAACAATGAAGATCTTTATCTTCATTAATGGCACTAAGCATAAAAGGGTCTTGACTAACGCACGCGGCAATACATAGCTCCTGCGCACTATAATCTAAAATTACAAACTTATAACCCTCTCTAGCTACAAAACATTCCCTCAACCCGTATCTATTTTTAGAAGCTTCTTTATCTGCCCAAGGTACTTTTCTAGGGATTTGTTGAATATTAGGGTTTTTTACTGATATACGTCCAGTGTCAACCATTTGATTTATATTTGGATATAACCTAGACGTATCCTCGTTAACAAGTGCAGTAAGGCTAGTTCCAAAAGCAGAGTTTAATTTAGATATTTTTCTATATTTAGATAGGGCAGTTAATATTTGCCCATTATAGATATATTTATCCCTTTCACTTTGAGGGATGTTTTTAGTCGCAGCTAACATCTTCAGATCCATCTCTAGGTTTTCTAGCTCCATAGCATCCGTGGATTTAATGCCTAAGAATCCTACATTATACAAGGCTCTTAGTAGCTGCTCTGGTGACTCTAGGTTAATTGCCGCCACACCTAATAAAGTTTTTTGACTGCTAGAAGGACTTAATAATTTTAAAACCTCGTGTTTAAGGCTTTTATGATCGGCACATAAATTTTCTATAACTTCTGCGTGCCTATCTAGATCAAAAGATATACCGTTTAACTCCATATCAATTACAACTTCTAGAAAGTCAAACTCAAGTTTAGCTGTAGGCCATAAACTTAGTTCGGGAGGAAATACTCTTAAATATTCCTTTCTTTCTTCCTCTGTACTTAGTTGTCTAACTACTTGCTCGTTAAAAATAATATTAGCACTGCACTTCTTTAGTTCTTCATACTGCTGTTTTGCTATTTTAAATACAGTATCGTAGGCTACATCTTGCGATGCGTAAGCTAACTGAGCTGGTGACAATTGATCTCCTGGTTGCATACCTTCAAAAGATCTTTGCATTCTTTTCTTAGCATTTTCTACCTTAATTTCCGAATCAAAAGAGGATGAGCCTAAGTCGTTTCCTACAAACTTTAGCTCTCTTCCTAGTCTACGTTGTATAACGGCGTCCAATGAAAGAGGTGTTCTATTCTGATTACCCAGATACAATAATTTTTCTGCCACAAAAGTGTCAAAGAAATTAGTAAGAGTTATTTTATAATGATAATTAATAAATTTAGCATCAAACTTTAAGTTATGTCCTAATTTCCAAAAAGGTTTTAAGAGAAATTTTCTAATTATATCTCTGTCTACCCTTGAGGTGTCAAATATAAATTGCTCGTTTTTAGATGTTCCTAACTGCAAGGATAGTATCTCTGAATCAAAGTGACTTAAACCTGTGGTTTCTATGTCGAGCCCTATTAAACATTGGGGATTAGACAACATAGGGTCTAAGTAGTCAAATACTTCTAATGCTAATTTATCATTATCTACTTGGAGATAGTTAACAGTACAAGGTAAAATTAGGGTTTCACCCCCGTCCAGATGAATTTCTGATATTGTCGTAAACTCGAACATCTATTTATCCTTTAACAGTTTTAAATATTGCTCTCTAGATTCTGGGATTAGAATTTTATTAGCTTCTGGGTCTTCTAACAATCTTTTTGTGCGGTCTTGGAAGGTACCATAATCTATTTTGGAAAATTCTGCTCCGGCTACATCCATTATTTTCTTTGTTTCTAAAAGTCTTTTTTCCTTTCTTTTTCTAAACGCTTCTTTGGCTCCGTAGGCTGTCGGGTCAATAATATAATCCTCTGATAAAATCTGAGCTATTGCCATTTGATTAGCAACCTCGTATCTTCTGACTTTAATATAGTCAGTCAAGAAACTATCTAAATTGTAATTACCCTCATATGGAACAAGCGAATGGGCTATATCTGCATTTAAAAGCTTCGGTTTTATTTTTAAGCGTTTTGTATATTTAAAATTAGTCTCACTTTCTGGAAGTATATTTTTAATTTTTTGTGAAATTTCTCTAAGAGTGAATATTTGATCTCCTGCTAAATTGTATGTACCCGTCCTTCTTTTATTTATACTATCGGACATAAACTTAGTTACGTAATTAACATGTACAAAGTCATAAGGTGTGTCGGCAGAGTATAATTCAACTTCTTTTTCCATCCTGACAGTCAAATCTACATATAGGGGTAAAAAACCAATCCATTTTCCTTTATTTATTTCATTAATATCTGTATCTGACTTTCTGCCAAACACTTCAGGAAGTCTTAAAATTGAGTAATCATTTTCATTAGTTTCACAGTAATGTTTTACCAAATCTTCGGCTGCCAGCGCTAGACACCCTGAGTAGTGGTTTGGTTTTAATTTTTCAGACTCTTTGCATATCTGACTACTGGAATTCTCATAGACCGAAGAGGATGATAGATATAAAAAGTAAGGTTTCCTTTGTATAGACGGGGTTCTTACTCTAACCAGTCCAGATAGGGTATGTGTCAAAGATTTTAAAGCATTAATTTCATTTAAATGGTTATCTGAAATACCTACAGTAGGGCTATACGCGCCTGCACAGTAGACGACAACATCTATGTTTGAAGATATCAAAAAGTTATTAACTGTGTCTACAGCAGTAACGTCCATTGATATCTGATTTAGGTTAAACTTCGCAGTTTCTGGAATATGGATAAAGTTTGAGGATATATTTTTATCTAAAGAATATATGGTGATGTTTTCTTTATTTAAAAATCTATAAATAAAGTGCCTACCTATAAACCCATTACCGCCTATTACGGCAATACGAATTCTTTGATTTAAAGTATGAGGGTTAAGTATAGAACTAGTCATTGAAATTAAAATAAAATTTATTAGACCTTACATAGCTTTTTAGTTTTAATATAGTGGAATATTTACTTATTAAGCTTCTATTGTATTGGGTCAGCAGATCTCCTATGACATAAAGGTGATCAGAATTAACTATAAAATCTGAATCTATCTTATTTGTAACTTTGTAAATGGTAGACTCTAGTGTTTTGTTATTATACTTATAATCGTAAATAATGTGCCCTAAAAGATTGTCTAATTCGGTATCGTTTACATTATTGTTCATATTATTTTTTAGGGAAAGTCTTATATTTCTCAATAATTACATTGCTATTACCGTCTGTAACTGAAAATTTATATTTCATAGTACAGCAACTTTTACTTATAAACTCTACTTGAATATCAACTTGACACACCTTACATTTTATCACTTTTGGGCTATTTATACTAATACTTTTATAATCAAAAGTGTTTATATTATTGCAACTTAAGCAGGAATAAATTTTCATTTTAGACCTTTTAGTAGCGTTCTAGTTTTAAGATAATAATTTTCCAAAGATTTTTGTCTTTCTTTTTTAGTAGGGTTTAGTTTCCAACTATCAATTCCCTCACTATTAAGATTTATAATATGTATTTTATCACTCTCTTTTATTTGACTTAATACGCTTTTTTCATATAATTTTTGTACGCATAGAAAGCTTCTAGAGATTACTTTTGCAGGTGAATTTAAAAAAGTAAAGTCTTTAGTTGAAGGTTCGGGTGTGCAGCTCACTGCAAATGTTGGAAATCTACTTTTATGATTATCTTTAAAATATAGATAAGGTGTAGCTTGCCACACTGCCCCATCTACTAAATAATCACTACCGTGCTTTATTGGTTTAAATAATACTGGGATAGCACAAGAAGCTTGAACAATCTTTGATAGATCTTCTTTATCTGGATTTTTAAATATTACGGGGTCTCCTGTTAGTATACTACATGTAACTATGTGAAGGTTTCTAACCCTATCTAAGTTTTTTACCTTTAAAGATATATCTTTTCCTAGCTTATCTAAGTTGTATATACCATTCTTTAAAAAGCCAACCTTATTAAAAGATCTATATTCATAGAAATTTTGATTTAAAGCGTACTCAACTAAAGCGTCAAAATCATAATTATATGACAACAGGCTAGCTATAATGGAGCCTGCTGAAACGCCACAAACATTGGCTATTTCCCAATCGTCTTCGAGCAGAGCTTTTATAGTACCCAGTTGTCCAATGGCTTTAGCTCCACCTGCGCCTAGTATTAAATTACATTTCTTTTTCACTTAGATTATTCTAGCCTTTATTTCAGCTATAGTATTTAAAAGTTCATTTATTTTTTTAACACTTTTGCTGTACTCAGAATCTACTGCGGATTGTAGTTGGTTTTGTTCGGGCTTGCGTAAGTTAAATTTGTATTCTTTACCCAGAGCTAAAGATATACCTTTAGGGTGAGGAACTTTAGATATGACCCCGACCCTTAACTTGCTAGTTAGTTTTCTGCTAAATTTTAAATATCTATGATAAATTAAATAGTTATTTAACTCTTCTCTGACAAGTGCTAACTCAGTATGTAATTTCCGTTGCTCGGCTGTTAAGACCATAAATTACCTTAAAATTAAATATTAAAATTTAAACTACCTACTATAAGCAGTATCGGACAATTTTTAAATTAACTTTAGTTAAAAAATAATTTATTTTAATTTTACAAACTTTGCTGTGCTAACTTTCTCTGGTTTAAAATCTCTTGCTCTCTTTTATTTTTTAGATTATAAGCATAAGAGAAAACTTGATCAAACATTGGTACAACATTAGTGTTCCAGTTTATAGTAGATGTCACCCAATTATAGGCATTGTCTTCTATTTTAGCTTTTACCTGAGGATTATTATAAATGAAGAGCATTTTTTGTAACATATCTTCCACGTTTGGTAAAGGACGTATAACATCATTATCATTAGGAAATACACATTTTAAGGACAATGTATTTCCAGATGCATACAGAACCCCCCTAACTTTTTCTATGTCGTTTTGATCACCGCACAGCTCGGTATGAGACGTATTAGCAGGGGCTATAACGCAGGTTTTGGTAGCAAAAGCCTGTGTTAGAGCAAATTCCCATCCACCTCCTGTAGCAGAGGTCAATAGTAAATCAGCAGTATTAAATACTTGGTTGAGTTCGGAAATAGATAGCCCGACTTGCACATTAAAATTTGGAGGAAAAATAACATCCTTGCCTATTACCAATCCAAGACTGTTACAAACTTCAGGAAGATTCCATCCGACATCTACAGGTTTCATATTCATATACAAGAAGGTATTATCGCCTACTGCTTTCTTGAACTCTGCAAAAGCCATTAAAGTAGCAGGTAACATTTTTCTTGGTTGATTTCTATTTACGTTTAAGCACATAAATTTATCAACAAAAGCATCCCCAAACATTACTCTTCTGAATCTTCTGGACTCCTCTTTAGAGATAGGAAAGAATTCCTTTGTATTAATACCGTGGGGAATAGAACTTAGTTTTTTCTCTATATCTGGACAGGCTTCTATAGACAACTGTCTACCAAAATTTAAGTATGTTATCGGGAACTCTACTTTGTTTATTTGATTTAACCACGCTGCTTTTGGGATACCGTCTATAGGAAAATAAGCTACGATAGGAACGTGTCCTAATCCTCTGGAGTTTAGGATATCCTTGATCTTGTCTATAAATCCATCGTTAGATCCTAGTATATTACCACCAATCAGGAACGGATCTTCAAACAAAAAAACAGTGTCAATTAACCTTGGATCGATTGAGCTTAATAATTGTAAAAACTTATGTTGTCCATATTGGTGAACAGGTGCGCTAGTATGCGCCTGCATAGCAGGCCACTGCTGGTAAATGCCGTTAGAAGGTGAACCTACTATTTGGTTAGGATCAAATGCATCTCCAAAGTAGTTTATACCAACCTGTCTTACTTCATATTTTCCAGCATAATTATTAAATAAATTAGTAAGTATTTCCTTCATTACCACACCAAATCCAGTAATCACTAATGGACTAGCGCCCCAGGCTAATATCTTTATGGTCTGTTTATTAGCTACAGGCTGTAACTGTACTTGTTGGTTTGTTTGCATACTTTGCCTTATTTGATTTATTTGATTTAGAGCCTGTGGTGCATTAGAAGATGTGTTTTTATATTTTTTCTTACTCATTTCACTTAACCTTTCTAGTTCTAATTTGAGGAGATTGTAATCTATATTGTGCTGATTGTTGTATTTGGGCTACTACATCAGAAGGTAAAGTAGCTAATATATCGTCTAGTTTGCTGTTACTGACATCCACGCAATCAAGTAAAGTATTTAAATCTATATAATTGGCTAATATCTTAGCGTTATAAGTCCTATTTGAATTACTTAATGTGTAAACTTCCTCTGTGCCATTTGTTATTTTAGAGTTATTTTCATTATCCAGGTGTATCAGAGCCCACTTAGTTAAATCTCTTTTTAACTGTTCTAGCTCTGTTATTGTATTTTTAATATCTTTATAAATACCTAAAAAAGAACTAGGGGTAACTTCTGGAATTTTAAATGTGCTTCCTACCTGTATTAAACTATCATTATAAGTAGTACAAGAATGCTTGAACTGACACCAAGAACAGAATGTACTTAACTTTCCTTCTGGCAAGTAACCGTCTTCGCTATTTTGAATACTTTCAACAAATTTTAATAATCCATTTCTAACTGAAAACAGCTGTTGCCTAAAACTATAACGCTGAGTATCTGTTCTAGTACTAGTAACAGTTTTTTTAAGGCGTAAGTAGTTCAACTCAACCACGCGATTAGGAAACTGAGGAAACAAATAGAAGGCAGCTAAATCGTACATAGACAGCTGTTCATCTGTTCTAGCGTCCTGCCAAGACATAGCAGTATTTGATGTCTTATAATCTATAATTTTAATTGTGGTATCGTCTAACTGTACAATTTTATCAATAAAGCCATTTATTCTAACTCCTTCTGGAAACTCAATATCAAATTCTTGCTCTACTGCGATTATTTTTTCTGGAACTAAATCTGCACGTCTTCTGTCTAGTTCTTCTTTGATTAACCTTTCACCTTCTTCGAATAGAGCAACATTATGTATAATAGAGCTGTTGTCTACCACCCTAGACATGTAATCTCTAAATGCTTGATAAGCCTCTTCATAATCTGTAAGACTGACAGGGCATCCTGTTTCCATTACCTTTCTGGCTATTACTTCAAGTCCGTGATGAACAGCGCTACCAAAGGTAAAAATTTCAGTATCTTGTCTGGGAAGCTTATCTATATAAGAGTAATAAAACTTCCTAGGGCACTCTAAAAAAGTTTTATACTTCGATGCAGACATCTTAGTATAAATGGACTTTATCTCCTCTGGAGTTTTGCCTGTCAATGGATTGGGTCTTAGAGCTATATTATTATTCATACTATTTAGTATAATTTAGGAGAAACCATTTTGCAAGTATAATCGCGTCGGTAGTATCATTATCTTTTTCAAAACTAAAATCATTTAGTGAGTATTCTTCTACAGCCCAATTATAAGCCCTTAATTTTTTTGCTGATTTTTTAGGGTGAGTTTCTTCTTTGGCTTTATTTTTAGTTCCTGCTTTAACTTTGTATCCTGCTGGAATTACAAGGGCTCTTGCCTTTGATGCCTCTACTGACTCATAGCGAATAGTATTAACTATTGCTTCTATGACTACCCCACGATACTGATTTAATAAGGCTGTTGTTTTAACATTCCTATCGTGATAAACACCTTCTAAAACTACAACATTTGGTTTTAAATCACTAATAAGAGAAAGTACTTCTTTTCTTAACTCTTTAAATCTTTTCCTATGATCGTGTTTAGGATTAAGCTGTATAGCCCCATAGGATATTAAAGAATCCCCAACAATAAAAGCATAACCCGTTTTAGTGGCAATGTCTAACCCTAGTACTCTGTATTTTTTTGTCATATTTTACTTAGGAGATTTTTTAAACTTTGCATCTCTGAAATTGATAAGTTGTTTAACCTTGGTCTGATAAGCTTTGGTATGATATATAAATTAGAAGAATTCGTCAGGTGCCCTTTGTGCCCTTTTCCCTTAAATAAAACTGGTTTATTGAATTCAAAACCACTTGGAAATCTCCATTTTATTGTTTGCTCTTCGTCTTCTAAAAGGGTATTTTTACAGGATGTGCAGGATCCAGAGCGATTGTACCCAGATCCTTTACAATAGTTACATACCTTTACCTGCTTATGCATACCGAAAGGTGTTGGTACTTGGGTTTCAATAGTTCCATAACCGTCGCACTGTCTGCATTGACTAAAATATGAAGAATCTACTAGACATATACTACACGGCTTCTTGGTTACAATTTTAAAAGTTAAAAATTCTTCATACAAGTACTGGTATAAGGAGACTTGTAACTCTAACTTTATATCATTAACTTTTATTGGTCTTAGTTTTGGATGGGCTTGATGAGCCCTGTTAACTGACGTTTCTCTAAAAAATGCTTTAAAAAAATCATTAAACTCGCCAAACCCACCTTGTTCATCAAATTTTAGCCCTGCCACAGTCTCTGTTTTTTGAGTTAAGACTGAGTAAGCCTCTGTAATTTCTTTAAATTTAGCCTCGGCTCCTTGCTCCTTATTTACATCAGGATGATACTGTTTTGCTAGCTTCCGATAAGCAGCTTTTATATCATCGTCAGACGAATCTCTAGACAATCCTAGGATTTTTAGGGCTTCTGCTCTAATCATATTTAAACTTTGTATATGGATTGTTTAAGAATTCTTTAATATTGATTAAAGTAGGATTATCTAGTAAACTTTCCAATTCTAAAAAAGGAGCTTCATCTGGATCTTTATCCGGTAATTCTGCATAGCTTACTGTAATTATACCAGACTTATCTAACTTTTCCAATGTTTTTATAAATCCTTGCCTTGCGGCGGCGCCCCTTTCTATAAGAAAAAACAGATCTAAGCTACAAGAAGCTGCTAATGTTATCTGTTTTTGACTTAAAGTATTTCCTAGGCAAGCTACTGAGTTAGTCCACCCATAGAAATTTAACCTTATACAACTAAACTCACCTTCTACTATTATTAGTGACCTTTTGCCGTTTTTTAAATCTACATTGTTTAAGTTAAACAAAGCATTTTCTTTTTTATAACCTGGTGTAATCCAATACTTTGGGCAGTCCCCGTATTGGAGTATGCCATCTAACCTACGTGCATTTACCCCCACCAGTGTCCCCTCCTTACTATAAGAAGGTATTCCTACTCTCAACTGTTTATAACTATCTAAAAAAGGATAAAGATTATATTTACTTATGCTTTGAAGTCCTGGATAATTCCTTAATTGAATATATTTTTCTACGTATTCAAATCCTACTGGGTGATTATAAAAATTAGGAAACTCTTGTAAACCTGCAAGTTCTGCCACTCTAGCTCTATCTTGTTCTGCATTGGATTTAATTATAGATATTAACTTTTGATAATCTTCTAAGTTTGAAACTTGATCATCCTTTTCCAAGTTAAAATTGCACAATTCGGCTAATCTTTCTACTGCCTGGTTGAAACTACAATTAAGTTTTAATTTAATAAAACCATATACATCGTGGGCTTCATTTCCTCCACAACTCTTAGTAAAGCATTGCCACCCATCATACTTCTTACTCCAAGAAAAACCTTCTTTAGTGTCCCCTCCGTGAAGAGGGCAAGGGCACCTTACTTCAGTTTCCCTATTGCATATTTCAGAATAAGGAACTCCTCCAATACTTACAAGTACTTGTACAGGATCTGCCAGTGCTTTAAGTGTGTCAATTGTTTGTTTGCTGTACATGACAATCTAGTTAAAATAGTGGATCTTCGTCTTCCTCAGGAGTAACTTGAGAAACATAGGTGGTAAGATCTTCTATATCTCTTTGGTTATTATTTGACAGCTTATCATTTTTAACCTTATTTATCCAGATATCATTACTACTGGAACTTCTTCCGTTTTTAGAAAGTGTATTTAGTTTATAATTTATTTTAGCTTTTCTGCCGTCTTCATTATCTTCATCCTCTTCTTGCTTTGTATCAGCCTCTATTGTTTTTAATATAGATTTATAAAAAGTTACTGGTATTCTTTTTGCAGAACCTCCTCCTCTGGACTCTTTAACAGTTAGCCAGTGGGTTCCGTATTTCTTAACATCCTCTTCAAAAGTGTCGCTATCAATATCAAACTCTTTATCACTCTTAGGATCAAATCTTATCAAGGTATTACAGTATCTAATGAGCCTATCACTATCAGCCACATTGTTTGTTCTAGTATTTATTTGGCAACCTGTGACAACTGGTATATCTAAAGTTCCGGCTGATATTTTTAGTGCATTTGTTATATCTCCGAGTATTTGATCTTCTCTTATATCTTTACTATTTTCTGCTACTGTCTCCATTTTTATATAATCAAAAACAGCCAACCCTATACCATATTTTAATTTAGCTCTTCTAATTCTATTGGTTATAATTTTAGAATTAAACTGAGGTAAGTACTCGTAATATAAATTAAATTCATTTTTAATTTTAAATATAGCAGCTTCAACCCTTTCTTGGTCCCTTTTATCTTCTTTAAACTTACCACTAATAATCGCACGCTCGTCTACTTCGCTAATTTGAGCAAGTAATCTGGAAAGATCCTCTTTATAACTCATTTCTGTACTAAGGTATAACACTGGAATTTTATGATGTTCTATAACATGTCTAGCTATGTTTAGCATTAAAGTAGATTTACCACCCTTTGGTGGACCTGCAAAAATAGTTAATGTTCCAGCCCTTAATCCATTTATTGCTTGATCTAAACTTTTAAATCCAGTTTCTAATCCTATTAGGTCATTACCTCTACTGTTTATTTCTTCTACAAAATCGTCAATTACTTCAGACATAGATACTGTTTCATCCCTATCCTGTCCAGCCTCAATTAGACTTAACTCGGCTAGAAACTTTTCTGTAAGCTCCTCACCATTAGGATTAGTACTCAGGTCCTGTCTGAATGAAAAAACCTCGTTTTGCATTCTAGACGCAGCAGTATAGAGTTTATACTTTTTATAGGAATTTTTTAATTTATCAACATAAAAATCGTAATTAGATTCATCTGGTGATGTGGAGCTAATAATAATAAAATATTGGTCCAGTACTCCTGTAGATTCTATTCCCAAACTTTTGCTTGCTTGTATAAGCAGAGGTAAATCAATTTTTTCTACTTTTGGATCGTTTTGTAATAAACTCAAAGCTAAAAATACAATCTTATTATGTTGGGATAGAAAATATTCTTCAGTCACGTCCCCCATTAATTCCACTAACTTAGTCTCGCTATGAAAACAAATTGATAGTAATAGTCTTTCGTACTCAGTGGCAAAACTGTTACTAGAATGGTTAGTACTTTCAACGGAACTTAAGTTGGTGTTTGATTTTTTTGCCAGAGTTTTATACATCAAGATCCTAAGTTTCTTTCAAATGTTGTCTGTCGTCTTTGCAATTCTTTTTTTAGAGCGTTTGTTAGCTCCATTAACATTTCAGGCAAATTATGTAGAATATTAACACTTATTTCAAGTTGCTTCAATGTTTGATCCTGCTCTGACAGCGCACTATTTTGAGACAATGCATATACTGATTTTTCTTTTATAGTCTTTCCCTCTTTAATATTACTGCAAAACCTTATAAGTGCTTGCTCGTGCTCTTTCTTTAAATATATTAAATTAGCATTAACTTGATTATAATACAACTGCACATACATCATATACCTAGCAGTATTAAAAATAGTTTCAGATAATTTTGTTGGCGACATATTTGTAATGTCCGAGCCTGAAAGTTTTAAAAGTTTAGTAGTTTCAGAATTTAACTCTGATGAGGATATTAAATCTAATCCAGTGGCTTTTAAAGTAAACTCTACTTGCTCATCAAACATTACTTTACACCGTTAATAATGGTTTTTTTAAATACCGCTGTTGTCATTTTACTTAATTCTTTATCTGTTATACTACAAAAAGAAGCTCCTTCCAGCTCACACCACTCTTCTTTTAAACTATCTCGTCTTTTTTGTTTTTTAAAGTCTAACTCACTTTCATAAAAAAAACTATTAAAAGTAAAGTGTTGCTGACCTTGTACCTCTACATATAAATTTAAACTTGGTATAAAGAAATCAAACCTTAAGATCTGCCCATTATATTTTATTTGTTTCTGCTTAACAAGTCTTGTACGCGGAAACGCAGCTTTAAATAGCTTTTCAAAAGCTCTTTCGTTAGAACTACTCATCTTTAATAAAAGGATTAAAGATTTTAACATTAGGGCTGTAAACAATTCCTAATTTTTCTATAACCTGTTGTCTTAAAGTTTTGTACATTTCTTTATCTTGAAATAACAGTTCATACAGATTATTTATTCCATTAGCTTTTAGATCGTTAAAATAGTACCAAGCCCCACTACGTTCTATCAACTTCTCCTGTATTGCTAAGTCTGCTACTTCCATAAAAGGATTAACTCCTTGCCCTAATATTATTGGAATCTGTATTGATTTCATAGGAACGTCTAATTTATTTTTTTCTGATTTTACAGTAACTTGTTGCCCAATTACTTTATCACCAGGTCCTAGTATCTGAGCTGATTTAGATCTAGCTGTCCCACTCAAGTGTAGTAATGTACTTATGTGATGCTCTACAGCTTTTAATTCGTATCTTTTAGTATCTGCACCATAGCCTGACATATTTGCTCTTACTTGATTCAGTATTACAAAGATACAGTTAGCGTCGTAACAGTAATCATTTAGAATTGGTATTATTTGTGATAAAAATAGTGCCTTTTCCGCCATTTTAGGTTTAGTTATATCAGGGTCTGCTTCATTCTTTTTACCCTCTGGTTGAGGATTCCAAGAAGGAAGAGAATCCAGTACAATAATACCTATTTCGTTAGTAGGAAGCATCTTACTTAAAAGATTTGCTTGTTCTCTTGGATCCCCTTTAATTAGAATGTTAAACATGCCTTTTTTGTCAGGAGTATTGAGTCCCATATTTACTGCCATACTTTTTTGGAAAGCTTTTTCAGCATCAATAAATACTGCCTTTTTTCCGTTTGCAATCACGTTGGCACACAGCTGCAAAGCTAGTGTAGTCTTCCCAGTAGAGTAATCTCCATAAATCTCTAGTAATCTGCCTGCCTCCATACCTCCCATCGGGGCGCTTATCACGTAGTCTAACCCTATGCTACCGGTACTGTAAACAATAGAGGGTCTCTCAACCATTTCCTCCAGCGTCTCAATAAACTTTATATTGTATTTATCACCAGCCGTTTTGATTATTTTGTCTAGTAGACTTTCATCGCCGGTTTCTGAATTTTTTGATTTTTTACTCATTTTCTCTCTATGGTTAATGCGCTCTGTATTAAAAAGTCTAAATAATCCGGTGAATAGTTAACAGCTACTTTTCTAAGTACCCACGAACCTTTATCACTTAAAAGCCAATTAAAAGATTTTAAATCTGTAAGCTGCAATTTATTAAAATTATCAAACATCTTTTTTAGAACAAACATTAAATCTCTATTAAAGTGATATTTATCTATTCCTTTTGCCTCGGCTTTTAATTGACACTGTTTCAGCGCTTTTAAATCGTCTGATTTTAAAGAACTTGGTAAAAATGTAAAAGACGATCCGCAAATCCTTGAAAGTTTAAAATAAAAAAAATCTATAAGTTGACTGTCTGTAATTCTTTTACTTAGTTTAACGGGCTTCAATACAGTGTAGTTTAAACTTTTAAGAAAGTCTATAGCTGTTCTTTCGGTAAGTACCTCTATTTTATCTTTTTTTATCATTTCAATTTCTCTAAGACATACCTTGTACCAAGAAGGTCAGGTTAGTTTCTCTTAATTGTAAACACCAAAGATTTCTTTCTGTATCAAACCCGATATTAATTGTGTCTTTTTTATCTATTTTGCTTAACACGTTCGTTAGTAGATAGGCATCTACTAGACCTGTTATATCTTTGTTCAGGTTAATAGGTATATTAGATATCTTTCCATCTGCGCTTGATAAGTTTAACACGTCTTTGGCGGATTTGCCGTCTAACTTTAATTTAAAAAACTTAGTTTTAGAATTGCTTATAAGACTTTTAATGCTTTCAGTAAGGGGTTCCAAATCTATCTCCCCTAGCACTTCAGGCAAAGTATCAAACAATTCCATATAAGGTTCTAGATCTTGTTCTCCTGATGAGACTGGAAAGATCATAAAACTATTCTCAACTCTAACAAACACTTTCTTATTTTTTACATAGAATAGTAATTCATCTGCTGATTTTAATATAAAAGACTCTAATATTTTTAGACACCCTGCGTTTACAGCTAGACTTATTTCCTCTACCTTTTCGCTATTTAGAACTGTATTTACAACTTTAGCTGCAGTGGTAGAGTCAGTACTTAGAGTTAAAAACTCGTTGTTGCTGACTTTTAATAGAATATTATTAGCTTGTTTAGTTGTAGCATCTGAAGAGTATATATTTATTAACTTCAGGGTATTGGATATACCGCTACACTGCACCCTTACTGCTTGAGAAAAGTCTAAATTACTAAACTCTTTAAATTCGTTTTTTTTCTTAGGTTCCGCAGAGGTAAGTAGTTCGAGGGAATAGACACTAGGTTTACTCTCAGCTTTCCATTGATGAATATAAGTTAGAATTAATTTGGATTCTTCTATATCAATTGTAATATCATTAGAAGATAGTGTGTCTTTCTTGGAAGAACTTGGCAACTTAACATTTATAAGCTCGGATACAGGCAAATAAACTGTAGTTTTTATTGAACTTTCTATTTCTATAACTTCTGAAAAGATAATTTTCAGACCAGTTTTATCTACTTGATTTTTATAATAAACAGTTAGCTTATTTTGTTCAATATTTAACAGCATAAGTTCTGAATTATTGCCTCTAGTGAGTAAGGTTACCTTGTTAAGTAACTTTATAAAATCCAATAACTTGATCTTAAAACTTTGCATTATACTCCAGAAATTGTTGCTGCTAAATTTTGAATACCTATTCCTACAATATAGACATTTAAATCAGGAGCTAGGGTACCTGATAGTGTACCACTAGCAGTAAGAGGTGTCAAATATATATTAAGATCGCTAAAACTAACAGTACCGCTTATAGTTGCTTCTAGATCCGGTACATATGTAACACCATTATAGCTCATATTTAAATCGTAAGAGGGTGTATCCTCTGCTATTATTTCTGCAGTTAGATCATTTAACCCGCCAATTGCAGTAATAGACGCTGAGAGATTTGTGCCAAAAGTAGCCACAGCACACTCTATCCCAAACTTTATAGCTTCATCTATACTGCTAAATCTCTCTAGATTATCTATAATACACGAATTTGTATTTTGTTTTGCGTATAATAGTGTCCCGTCGTCTTCTAAATTATTGTAACTCTCTACAACAACTACCATTTTATTAAAAGGGTCTAATGTAAAAACTTTATTAGCGTCTTCAGAGTAATAATATGTCAAATTGTCACCTTCGAAATAGATTCTTACTGATTTAACTTCACCTGTAAGAGTATTGACCCAATTTATTATTGGTGTGCCTCCGTAGGAAGTAGTTGGGTTGCTGTAATATAGTGATTTAATTTCAGCATTTAGATCTGAGCTTAATTGAACACCTTCAATTTCTGCGTGTAAATCTAGTATTGGACTAGTCACTAAATCTATTCTGGCTTTATTATAGGTTATTGCTGGATCTGTGAGTAAAATAGGTAACCAGTTCTGATACTTATTAGTCAAGTTCCTAGTTATAGAAATTCTATTAGACGCAACGGTATACTGACCTTGCACTGCAACTATTTTAGCCTGTAAATCTCCTGCCTGTTGAGCACTGATAAACACTGCTAAATCTTCAAAATCACTCCTACTATAACAGGTATTGGCATTAATCCTGGCTCTTAAATCTCTTACTGCAAAAGTGTTAATTAAAATACTAGACTCGATAAAATAATATTTAGGTTTTATAGTAGCACTTAAATCCACAGGACTTATAGCTGCTATTTCCGCATTAAGCGGTGAGTTTACAGTCAAATCATAGCTAGCGGTTAAGTCTAGTCCACTTTGTGTAGTATAACTTGCGCCTAGTGACAAGACTCTTGTACCGGTGCTATCTATTTCAGCATATAAGTCTAGAACTTTATCAGACTCTATGGTTGCAAATAAATCACTACTTATAGTACCCTCAATTGTTGAAGTAAGGTCTAGTTGTCCTTGTGTATTTGAGGTTATATATGTGGATAAGTTTGTATAAGACCCTGTAGATGTTATAGTAGCTAACAAACCTCCTGAAAATAAATACCCTGAGATCGTAGCTGATAAATCATTGCTGGTAGTTGCAGAATAACTAGCATATAAACTTGAAGGGATTATAGCAGAGTAAGTAGCCGGTAAATCAATGGGAAAGTTTGTTACATATCTAGCATTTAAACCCTGTAAACCGCTATTGCTTGGAATTATTATACCACCTAGGTCTTCTGTATAATTCACGCCAAGGTTTCCTTCTATATGTGCATTTAGATTATTAAGCCCAGAGCCTAATCCTGTATAAATGGCATACAAATCCTTTTGAAAAACCCCATCTATACTTCCAGAAAGGTCTGAGGTGTTTACCCCTTCTATGTTTGCATATAAATCCTCTACAGATAATCCAAGAATATTTGCACTTAAAGTGATACCTTCAATAGGAGATATATACCCAGAAAGCTCGGCATATTGAAAAGCTTGATACTCAGCGTACAGATCAACTGGAGGTGATGGCTCTATGAACCCGTTTAAATCACCGTACCTTGACTGTAACGCCCTGTAAAAACCATTAAGGTCCTGTAGTGCTATACCTTCAACAGAGGCTCCTAGGTCAAAATAGGAGCTTAAGGTAGGACGTATAAACGCTAATAAAGAAGAACTTGATGCTATAGTTGGCTGAATGTAAGCTAATAGGTCTTGGGTGGACCTTTTTGGCACACCGTCGATACTCGCCTCTAAGTCTGGTAAAGTACGAGTATCTATTAAAAAAGCAGAGCCGTTTCCAAAAATAGAAGAACCTTGCGAGGTCTGTGACGCAAAGTTTGACCTAATATACGCACTCAGATTATACTCACTTGGTGGGATAAAAATTACTGCGTCAATAGCTGCATTTAAATCCGGTAAAGAATTAGAATTAAGTAAAAAAGTAGATCCTATCCCAAAAATAGAGGATCCCTTATCTGTATTAGTATTGAAATTACTAGTTATGTAAGCGTTAAGATTCTCAGTTTGTAACTCACGACTAATACCATTTATATAAACACTTAGACTTCCAGTTACAGAAGACGTTGTTATAAAATTACTGTCTGCGTAGACTCCAGTAATCACTGGGTTAATTTACCTACCTAATACCTATGTTCTTAGCACCAGATACTGCTAAGCCTACTCTTTTCAGTCTGAGGTCTACCCCACCTGACGTAAAAGTAGAGGTGATTGTATTTGTTTGTAAATCTAGCTGTTGTATCACTCCACTAAAAGTGTTTAAATCATATGTTGAAAAGAATAAAGTACCGGATGTAAATGTAGAACCTGTAGTCACTTCTATACTAGCTATATCTAATGATGAGCCTGATATAGTTTCTAATTGAAAAGTCTTCACACTGCTTAATGATATGTTGCTCCTGTTTTCATCCATTACACTTATTCCGGAATTGGTAGCCATAATTATTAAATAACTACTGCTGGTTGGAATAACTTCTAAATCGTTAATTGTATTTCCTGATATACTTGGAGTGGAGGTATTATTTATAAAATAATCTGGAGAAGTCCAGTTGCCAGAAGGAGTGTACTTAACGTATAAACCGCTTCCTGTTGGAGAGTAATAAACATCTCCTTCATTATTTAATTTAAGAGAAGTATTTCCTATCGCTGATCCATACTGAGTATAGCTCCTGATTTGAGTATCGCCTGTAATGAAATCCACTCCTGAAATAGATCCTAATGCTAAATCATTACTATAATTTTTACTAACTTTGTTTATATTGTTAGAAAGGATATTTGGAACTTGCCTAAAAGTAACTAGTGAAGATGCTGATATAGCAGCCGGACTTTCTGATGTAAAGTCATATAAATAAATCCCACTATTAGGTACAGATAGATAAACAGTTTGATCTCCGCATATCTCCCTACAGACGCCAACATCAAGCAAGCCACCGGAGATTTTTAAATAACTTCTACTGGTTATACTATTACTATCAATAATATCTAATCCATTGTCGGTTATTATAAACGCATCACAAGGTGTAGTAATAAGCCCACTCACTGTCCAGGATGTTTTCAACGGTGTATCAAAAAAGTCAATAGATTCAGTAGGTGTAATATAAGCTTTAGGTTTTACATATAAATCTATATTATCTAAATACCTTTCTAAAGTCCTTGTATAACCTACATAACCAGAAAGACTAGGGTAGTAAATTATTAAACTGTCTGTGCCGCTTACTGTAGGACAATTCCAAGTACCACTACTTGATGTAATACCTGACGCTAACGCACCGGAAGTTACAGTACCGAGTATTATAACATTTACTCCAGATACTGGAACATCGTTTAAATAGTTTAATACTTTACCACTAACCATTCTTTCTAACGCCTATCCAGTTAATACGCGGTCCTTTGAAGTCTTCTGCTGATATCATTACAGCTATGCGCTCAGGGGCATTTAATAATGGACTTGATGAGTCTGTGTATGTCATTAGGCTTACAAAATTTGGATAAATTGACAACGGGCTATCAAATGTAACACCAGAAATATCTGCATCACCTCGCAGTACTTCAAATTCTACTAAATTACTGTTTGAATTACTTTTCCATCTAAACTCTAACCAGACTGGATATTCATAAGCTCCAACTGTAACATTTGAACTAGTGACTAAAGTAGATATAGTAGTTGGGAAGGTGTGCTTATAAAGCCTAGTAACAAGTGTAGTAGATCCAAAAGAGTGTATTGTAAATTTATAACAACTATTATTTGTTATCGACCCTGTTCTATTAATTACAAGTTCAAACTGCTTTCTGTCTGGTGTGTCTGCACCAGAGCCGAAATTAGATAAATTTCTAAATAATACTCTTACTGCACCGTGTGTTACATTTTCTGAATTTTTAATATAGTATCTTAATTGCCTAAATTTTGAAGGTCCAGTAATACTGGCTTGACCTAAAAATCCTTTAACAGGAACATTAAAATAGTCTTTAGAAGAATTATTTAAAAAGTTATAATGTCGAATTATAGGATTAGAAATGGCACTATCCCAAAGAGGTTGAAATAAGTTTCCTTCTATAGATCCTGATGCAGTATAACTTCCAACATTAGGGTTTATAATAGCTGCAAAAGTTGTAAAATCAGTATTTAAATCTAAATGAGAGGCGTTTGCTATGTTGCTATTATCATATACAATTTGATTAGAGTGTAATCCACTTGTTGGTTTAACTTCACTAAACTTTTCAAGACTTATGTTGTCAATTAAAGTAGCGTCACTAGATAGGTTATCATCTACTAATATGAAACTTGGTTTAAATGAATTATTAAAACTATTCCAATTAGAGGTGCCAGATGGGGTATAAATGGCACTTTGAATAATTTGATACGCTTTATTTTTAAATGTATCTAAAGTATCCCCACTTTCATAAGGTTTTGAGTATAAAGTAGTAACAACTACTGGCAGCCCAACGTCAGTATCTCTATATTCCCAATCTAACCCCCACCATCTCAGTGCTTGGTCCGAGGCAGTGGTGGAATTAGTATATATCAACCTGAGAGAATCGTTAGTAAAAGCATTACTAAATTGTAGAGGTACGCCAGAATAAGCTTGATAGTAAGGTTGCTTTACAAAGTCTACACTGTGCCTATTAGAGTTATTTCTTTTAATTCTAATTGCATAGGTGTTTAGATCGATGTCTTGTGCAAATGCAAATAACAACGCCGATGTATTGTTTGCAGTTAAGGGTACTCTATGAAGCCAAGACGCTCTACCTATTTTAATACCAGAAGCTCCTGCAACATTAGTCTCTACGTAAAGCCTAGCCTCAGAAGTACCGCTAACTCCTAATGAAAAAGATCCTAGGAGCCCTGGTGTAAGCCTGCCTGATGAACTAATAGAGCCCAGACCAGATATGGTAAAGTTATTTAATGAGTCTGCGGTTTCAAAATTAATATTATTTAAAAGTGTTTCCCCAGTAATATTTAAATCAAAACCGGAAGGTGTAGGCAGTTGAAAGTCCATTGTCAAAAGATCGTTAGTGTTATCTTTTGTGTAATTAAATGCTGTTGAAGTAAAATTATTAGCAGCTGGAATTAACTTTAAATTATTTGAAAAAGAAAATGCATCATCGCTTATTGAATTTATACTTAACAACCCGCTTGTTATGGTATAAGGTCCTTGAAACAAGTTATTGTTATCTATGTAAACTGTGCCTGATCCGATAACAGGATACTGTCCACTTAGTGTGCTTGAAAAGTTAAATAATGGTGACATTACTGTTTATCTGTTCTCATCCATGTTTTTAAATATATAGTACTGCTACCTGTCTGATTAGATGGTGGAAAAGTATACCTTAAATATACAGACTTAGTATCTCCTGGTTGGGTGTCTTTTAATACTAAAGTATACGGAAATTTAACACCTTGGATTATAGCCTGATCTTGTCCAGTACCGTCTGATTTTAAAGTAAATTTAAACTGAGTAAAATCTGTCTTTGGTAATACTATACCATTTAAAGTATTTATATTCCAAGGAGTACCTGGCACTCCATAGAAAGTATCATCCCTAAATATAGGTGTATAATTAACAACACTGGATGGTATATTTCCAGCCCTGCTTATAGATAAAGCTTTGTATTTCTCATTTGCTGATACTGTCTGACAAGCGCTAAAAATTTCATAAGTATGGTTTGGTGCCAGTTTTTGAATCTGTATGGCTGGAATAACCCCACTTAATATCAACACGCTATTTAAATATAGTCTATACGTTGCGTTAGCCCAATCTATAATTAAACTTACTGGATAGAAATTACCAGTAGTTAATGAAACTGTGGCACTGCTACTTACAGAACCGTTAAAAAACTTAATAGCCTTTAAAACGCCTCCGGAATCGGTAGAAGCTCCAAACTCAATATAAACAGAGTCGTTATCCGTCCTAACCAGAGAGTCTCCATTCCTCTTAGGAGCGTCACCGGATACAAGAGAATCTACGTAAGGGGCTATGTAAAACCTAGAATAGTGAGTTGAGTTTAATTGACGGTTGGATGCAGGATTATAAAAGAAATTATACTGCATTACCCCTTGAGTAGAAAATGGAAATTGAAAAGTAGATACAGCAGAATTAAATGTATTCCCTACATTCTGATGTGATAAAATTAAGGAATTACCACTGACTGAAATACTACTTCCTCCTGTTGTTAAGTTCAAAAACTCTGTAGTACTTAACGGTACGTTAAAAAGCTGTAAACTGTTTTGACCAGTTGGTTTTGTAGTAAAGCCTCTGACCTCAATGGTTTCTACCCCCAAACTATTAACAGCATCTAATACAACCCCATCTTGCTTATCATATTGTATGTAAGGCTGCACAAATAAATTATTATCATCACTTGAGAGTTTGATTGGAGGAGAAGTCCAAGTACCACTTGTTACACCTAAACCGTTAAAAGTAATTTCATCTACTACTTTTAATATACCTGTTCTTACGCTTATGTTCTCATCAAAGTCTACAGCCAAAACTGCCCCATTTTTGCAGACTCCTGCTGCCCCGCATCTCCAAAATGTGCCTAAACTCGGCACAGTAGCAATTGCTTCAGCATCTGTAATAATAGTGTACGACGACCAACTTAAATTTGTAACATCGAACTTATAACCAGTATAATTTTCGTTTGGAGACGTACCTGCTGTGTGCAGTATAACCTGATTATGATCAGGGTCTGATGACAGTCCTCTAATACTAGCTGCATTTGAATTAAAAGCAGTGGCTAAGAATGTCCATAAATTGTTTGTAGGTTCATACTTTAAAAAAAATGGTTGTCCTGAACCGTCCCTTGTACTTACATATATAGTATTGTCATGACTTATCATTTGAGTTGCTGTTGAATCTGGTGCAATAGGACAGTTTGCTAATTGCGTAATAACTGAAGTTATAATGTTTATTTTCCATAATTGGTTAAAGGGCGCTACATTGTAAGTAGTAGATCCTCCCAAAATGTAAAGATCGTTGTTAATTATAGCTACTTGCCTAACAGTAGAATTAAAAAAGCCGGAAGTAGTAGCAAATGTAGAAAAACTATTTGCAGAGATTGAATATTTATAAACTAATTGCGTATTTTTTCCATTTAAAAAATAAATACTATCGTTTTTATCATAAGCTAAGCTGCTTCCATCTCTTTCTCCAGTTAAGACTGTATAAGGTGGTAATCCTGATACTCTTCTTGTATTAAATATTGGATCAAAAATCTGAATTGATTGATCTAAAAAATTGGCAGTAGCTAATTTTTGAATACCATCTATATCAGTAATTTCTACAATTTGCTTATTAGTATATGTGTAGTTGTCATTAAAAGAACCACTACTGTAACTTTTTAAACTACCAAGCCCTAATGTACTAAAGTCTACTGGATTATTAAACCATAGTGCGTTATCCTTTATTTTAAGATTCTTTAAATCTCCTAGTTCCCAAGGGATACTTTCTGGAACACTAATTAAATCATTAAACTGATAAAAAGTACCAGTAGGTGTAAGACTCAACTCTAGATTTTCTAATACTTCAAATTCTGTATCTGGATCTATGCACACAAAAATATCAGCTATTAAATTTCCACTGTTTGTTATAGGTATTTCTATAATCTCACTGGTAGAGGTTAATACATCTCCAACTAGAGTTAAATTATCTAAATTGCCGTTTGCTCCAAATCGGATCTCATCGTCAGTATTAATAACATTGATTTGATTTACTTGTCCCGAAAACCCTAGGAAACTGTCTATTATTTGAATAAATCTAGGTTCGGTGTACCCTGACTGGGTAGGGCTTACTACAACAAAACCCCCTGATACTGAAGGGGCTGCAGAATACATTGAATTTAATGTTCTACCATATTTTATTTGAACCCCTGTAGCAGTTAGTGGTGTATTTTTATACTGAATTTGATAAATACTAGATTGAGTGCCTAGATCTATGTCTACTCCAACCCTTTGATTAATTACAGGGATTACAGCGTCTGTCAGACTTAATATATTGGAAATATCATTAGGTGTGAAGAAATACTGACTTCCAGTTAAAGTAGTATTATAAATTATAGAGCTATCTAGAAGATCAAATTTAGTCATTATTTAAGCGTCCACCTAGTGGTTAAAAATAGCTCTCTTAATAAATTTTCACGATTTATAGGGAAATTTATTTTTATATATACAGTAACTTTTTCTCCCTGCTCTATACCATAAAATTTAAATGGGATATTTAAATCATCTATATTATAAAACGTTACATTGTCTATTGATAATAATACATTATCTCTTATATGTCTAATTTTATTAAAATCTATCTTTTTAGGTATACTGGAATATAGTATATTCTCTATTCCACCAGTAAGGCTTTTAACCTCAGCGGAAAGGTATGTAGCAGTTATACCATTATAGAAATCAGATGAGGAGAAGGACACACTGGAAAGAGGGGATATACCTCCTATAATAAGATTGCTATTTTTACTGTTTTCACTAAACCAAGGTTGATTAAAGTCCATAATAAACTCATCGTCTATATAAAAAATAACATTAGCTGAGTTTTTTATGTCGTTTATATTTCCATCAGCAGACCAAGACACTGCTAATTTAAATGGTGTAAATGGTTTAATTTTATTTATATACCCTATATTATAGTTGTATTTTAAATCGGCGTTATTGGTAAACACAAATTTAAATCCAAAGCGAGAATGATAAAATAGATTTAAAGATTCATTTAAATTATTAGCTATTGTAAATATTGTAAAGGCTTCTTCCTGTTTATATGTAGTCCTGCCCAGTTTATTCCAATCGGGTGTTACTATAGCTTCAAAGTAACCTTGATTTAAATTAACATTAGTTATTGGAAAAAATAACAGCTCAGAGTTATTTAAATACAAAGTTTTATTAAATTTACTCTGAATGTTAAAGTCTTCTCTTACAATATTAAAGTTATCTATCCATACATTTATAGGGGCTGGTGTTGTAGACACAGGTTTTAATGCTATTTCAAAATACTCTATAGGTCCTGTTTTAAAGTCGGTTGTGGTTTCTAAATCTATTACTGATGGTGTACTTAAATTTAAGTCTCCAAAAGATTGTTCGTCCGCTAATCTAAATTTTAACTTAACTAACTCAAAGCTATTTGTATTAATTCCACTAACTGAAGATAATGACCACTTATAGAATTCTTCTGAATTTTTACCTAATTTTATATAGGAGTTTGACCAGTCCATTAAATCGGAATCAGCTCTAATATAAAAAGACAGGTAATCCTGAAATGACCATAAAGGGTCATTGCTTATAGGAAAGGTACCATAGCAACTAGCAATACCACTATTTAAGGTAGGGTAAGTTAATTTTAAAGACCTTCTTCCACCAACCCTATTAGCATAATCTGAGGATAAGGTTAATTTAGGAATAGCTTCGTCCGGTGCTTTAAATATTTTAAAGTTATTTAAAGTTATGCTGCTATTATCTGGATCTTGAGACTGTGACTCTGTTATTAATAGTCTTGCTCCTGACACTACTATAGGTTCTGTGAAGTAGTGAATATAGGGCAAAGAGTTATTAAAAAAGAATTCATTGTCAGTGCCTCCAGACGTTACCAGATCTGTTTCTGTAAAAAAATCAAGCCACGAAGTATTAGAGTTTGGGTCTTGTCCTGTAAGTGTTTGAAACTTTATAGTGTTAGGTAAGGACTCACTGCTCCCCTCTACCTGAAACTGGAAACCAATGATACTGACAGGATCATAGTTTATAGTTGTTGTAGAGGACGTAGTGATTAAATCGTACGGTACTCCATTTTCATTCTCAAATGTTTGAGATCCTGAGCTTACTATGCCACTCGGCGTTCCAAATACTCTCCATAGAAAACCAGTTGAGCCTGACATAGTAGTGTAGGTATTTTCCTCACCATCAAACACCGCTAAAGGTGAACTGATCTCTTGTAAGACACTATCTGCGCCTGAAGTAGTACTGTAAAGTATTCCATTATAGTTTCGGTCTATGTCTTTTATAATTGCTATGTCTATTAGCTCAGGTGCGCCTGACACATTAAACCATTCTGGAAATTCTGTAAAATCTACCCTATCCGTATAAGTATAAAATCCGTCACTACGCAAATCTAAGGTACTTGCTATAAACTGAGAAGCTTCATACTTAGGACTGTTTATAATACCCCCACTAACAGTAAAGTTTTCATTTTTAAAAGCGAACCATTTAGCCGTACTTATAACTTTAGAATCTTTATTGTAGTCTGACCATTGTCCCCACTCTATAAGGTTAGGATCTTCTTGCCAAGAATTTACTAGTATATACTCTGAAGAGCCTCCCCATCCGGTAAAAGCATTAGAGCCTTTTTTAAATTCTACATTATTCTTATCAACTAGTTTATAGTCCCCTATGCTGAAAGACTCTGCTAATCTTATAGATATTATAGGGTATTCTGTTTGTGTAATATAAGTATTTAAATTGTTATCTGACAGTATGTTGCCTAAATCTTTCCAAATTAATGGGTTTTTATAAGGTAATGATATATCTGGGTATATTCGCAAAGCCTCTAAATATTTGATGCCTGTAGTGGTAGTAGGAGTCTCTTCAAATAAAACCCATCTAACTTTGTTTATTGTTGTGTTGCCCCAAGTAACCTGAGACACATCTGGTGTATCAGAATCAGAGAACTGTACTCTATTTTTGTCCCAAAGAAGTTTATTAGTATTACTATAAATATTTAAAATATCTAAAGAAGTCGTATTTTCAAGATCAATTGCAGCTACGGTAGTTTGTTGAGTAGGATACACAGATGAGTTTGTTATATTAGTCTCACCATTGTTTCCAGTAAGATTAAAAGAGGGTTGAAAGTTTATAACTCTACTAGTTTCATAACTACTACTGCCCCCAAAAAAGAAATGCTTTATGTTAACGTTTGTAGCGGTACTGCTAGCAGTTCCATCCTTACTCCAAACATTTCCAACTACAATCTTTAATTGTCCAATTAAACTTAATGAGTTTAAATCAATTTCATAAAATTCATTTCCTGCCCATTCTAGTTCGCCTTGTTTAGCTCCGTTGACAGCATCAGCATATGAAAACCTTAAAACATCAACACCACTTAGAGGATTAAATATTCTTTCTAAGTTTAAAGTATAGTCAGTTAAATTAGAACTAATTCCATCTTTAGTAATACCGTTTGGACAGTAAGTAGGACCGGATAAGCAGAACATTAACTCATTGTCTATTTCACCAGACAAACTATCTATAATCCTATAATGGTGCCAATTTCTGGTTATTGAGGCTGCAGACCAATAAGCCCTATCGCTAATTATATAAATCATTCTTCCTGTAGAATCTGTAATGCCAACAAAAGACCCTATAGACCCTGAATCACTTCCAACATTGTAGTTGGCAATAATCCTTGCATTAAAACTTCCTGTTATGTGCCAATTAGACCTTAAAATTGCAAAAATAGGATTAGTAGGTGAGCCTGTCGGTCCTGGATCTGGTTCCAGTTTAAATCCTGGTGCTGTACGCTTTATTCCTAACTGAGGATAGTTAGTGCCCAGTACCGTCCACTTTGATCCGTCTATAAAATTGTAAATAAAAGAATCAGATTCTGTTAGATATTCGTAGGCTTTGTATATTTTCTTATTTGCTGCTAAATTTATTAGTCCAAAAGTTTTAGCATTTATAGCCACATTGTCAGAAACATAAAGTGACTTATCTGAGTCCTTATACAGTATACCTGGTGGTCCTATTTCTGGAACTAATATGTCGTTTAAAGTATTAGCAGAAGTTTTTAACAAGATTGAGTCTGTTCTAAGATCTTTTCCTATGTTTATCTCTAAATCAGACGTATTACAAGTATTATTAACTATGTCTACTTCATATGTTTCAGAAAAGCCACTTATAATAGGCTCAATGTCTAACACATCTACGCACAGATTATCATTTTTATATAAAATTAAATCATCCAGTGGGGAAGCATATATGGAGCTAAGTTCCAGTGTGCTACTTGGAAAAGTCCTTAATCTTATATACTTAATAGGCTTATGTATTAAAAAGGAAACCGTATTATCTTCTAATACCTCATAAGGTGCTTTAAAAAATAACTGATCTTCACCTGCTACAAAAAGCTCTAATACATCTTCTAAGTTTATATCTACTAACGTTTCTGCAAATAACTCTATCTCACTTATCTTTGTAGACTTGTGAGCTATACATCCAAAATTAAAAGCCGTTGTTTCAACTGGTGTAAATTCTTTTTCAAGTACATTATACGGAAATCTTCTATAGAACTCATAAGCAATGACCGCATCTAGATCTTGATTGTTTAAAAAACCATCATAGGTTTTAAAAAAATGTCTATATAAAGCCTCGTTAGTATTTAAATTTTCTTTTAGTAATGTAGTTTTATCTAGACTTACCTTAGTGTATTCTATTTTATCACCTAGTCCTATTATGTGAAACAAGTTGGAACTGCCATCCCCATTAAGTAAATTTGAGTCTAGATACTCAAAATAATAACCTTCACTGTGTGGAAACTCTTTAAAATAAATCTTAACTTTGGATATAGTTACTGGACTGTTCCAGTTAAAATTAAGTGAATAGGGATCGTCTTCAAATTCAGAAAGCTCTATATGCAAGATGTTAGAAGCAAACTCCTCTGTATCTACCCACTCACCGTCTCCGCTAATATAAAAATAAGTCGAGCTATTAGAGTTTTGTTCAAAGCTACCTACTACCCCATTTGATGCATACTTATTACCGTCATAAATAGCATTTAAATTGTATCCAACATTATTATGCGTAAGTGTGAGGATATCCCCAGTGCTTGTATTTTCTACTCTGTGTTTATGCGTGCCAGAAACAGAAGCGCTAACATTCAGTCCGTTTCCTGCGGATGTTAAAAGATTATAAGTTCTATTTTCAGATCTGTGTCTACCTTTTATTTCTATATTTTCTATGGCTGATTCTACTGGAAGTTCTAGGTCTATTACTGCTACATTTTGTATTTTACTGGATCTACCGTATAGACCAATACCAAAAATATTATTACCTTTCGGTATATTTAAAGAGTTAATAGTATCAGTTACTTCTCCTTGAACTTCCAAATATGTGGCTTCTAAAAGGTATATATCATTAGCCCCTCCATATAGGGTACTAGGGTTATAGATACCTATCATATCACCTTTATTAAGGTACCAGTTAACTTCTAATCTATAGGTATCTGGTGAGGTTGTATACAAAACCCCGTTTTCTTGGACGCCTATTATCTGCTCATTAAGTAAAGTTAAATTACCACTAATGTTAGGTCTAAAGTGTTTTAATTTAGCTGTATTAGAGATAGAGTACTCTAAGTTACTAGCAAAAAATAAATTAACACTATCGTCTAAAAATATATCGTTTCCTACAACCCTGTCAATTACATAAGTACCATTACTAACATAACCAGATGTGTTAATAATTAATAAATCACCCTTTACTATATTAACGCTAGTTATATCGGAGTTTGTAAGTGAAAATATGTTTGTATGTGCAAAGCCGTCCGATCCTTCTAGTTTCACTCCAATGGAGTTTGGAAGGACTCCGTGAAAATAAACTTCATCAATGAAACCTTCACTGGTAGCTCTATTTAAAAAATCTACAAATGTTTTTCCAGACCCGTCTATCTCTACTCTTCTGCTTAGTGTTTCAGCAGAGGGGGACCCGATTTCTACGGAAGGTACTTGTGGACTTTGAATAAAATATGCATTTTTATCTTCTGAGGTTTTTTCTTTTTTTAAGTTTTCCAGTAAGTACGCTTTTTCCCTAAAGCTATTATTAAAATTAAATCCAGCAGCGTGAGGTCTTCCAACTTCGGCTACATAATTAGAAAAACCTAATTGATTACTCAATTGGGTAGGTTGTAATACTACTGAACTTGTAGAACCATAAGTACCTGATTTTATTGTAAAAGTTCCATCTTTTAATATAACTTCTGCATTAACATAACCACCAAGATCGATACTAGATATATTAGTTTGTAATAGCGTCCTTAAATCATCTAAAGACAACGCTAAAGTTTGCGGTAATTTAAATACAGCGTCACCATAGTTATCTATGTTGACAACTAGTGTATCATTAATACCTTCTAAAATATCTAACCGATCAAAAGATAAGGGTTCTCCTGTAATATAACCTTGTTGACCTATTCCGGTACAGACATTAGCATCTAATACTTCAATAATTAAAAAGTCATCGCAGTAGGTACTTGAACCTGTTTCTAAAGTCTCCAGTGAAAAACCCTCGATAGGTCCTGAATAAACCTTTGGTACCTTATTATCTACCAATTCGCCATTGATTGTTACGGAAAAAACATTACTGGAAATATCTATATTTATAAAAATATCATACCATTTTCCGTATTCGTAGATGAATGGAACTTCGAAGTTTAAAAATGTATTTAAAATAGATTTATATTTTATGCGCAAATCCGAATCAAAGAGTAACTCTATTGCGGAGTAGCTACTAATAACACTTGTTAAAAGTTTAAGCACTGACCTACCACTTTCTGGTCTTAACTTTGCAGAAAAGTATCCTTTAATTAATGGTTGAGGTAGTGTATAGACTGCTCTTGGTCCATTTAGTGAAGGGTGTGAGTTATTAAGCAAAACAGAGGCGTCTAATAAATTAGAAGGATTGTTTACTACCTTTACTGTTCTTTCTACACTTGATAAGGCTAATGAAAACTCTGATGGACTATTGTTTAAATCAGCCAGTGAAAAGCTAGAGATATATCTGACTTCTTCTGTTTGATTTTCACAGCTATCCAAACATATGGTAAAACTAGAAGATTGTATTTTAATAAACTCTAGAAATATAGAATCGTTGTTACCTCCATCTATTGCAAAAAATAACTTTATATTAGATATTAAACCTACCCAAGTTGATACAGGTCCCATATCGAGATTGTATGTATGCCAACTTCCATCCGAAATTAAGTCAAAGGTTATAGATTTTGTGTCAGTAAATGCTGGATCCGAGGTTGTTGTAAATTGTAACTTACCTAAAGAAGCAGAGGTACTATCATTATACTTACTATATTTATATCTAAAGGATACTTGGGTGTACTGTGCGGAATCAAAACTTACTAAGTTCTGTGACCTAGTTATAGAAGGAGAAAAACCAGACGAGTTTAAAAATAAAAATCTTCCAGATACACCGTACATTGATACATTTTCTAAAAAATCCCACCCTTTAAGGTCGCGTTCAGTATCAAAAATAGAATAATGTATTATATTCTCATTCTCTTTACATACGTTGGCGTTACGTATTATTGCGTTACTTAATACGTTCTTTTTCAATGTACTTGATTAAATCCTTTATTACAGGATTCTGCTCCAGATTTTTATTTTTTAAAACTTCTTCTATGTTCTTATCCGCTAAGTATTTTGTAAAATACTCATCATAGGAAAAAGAATTCTTAAACTCATTTGAGAATATTTTCCAATTAATAGTAGCCCACTCTAATATGACTTGATCCATAAAATTATGGCAACACATTGTGTTAGTATAATTACAGGTTTCAGTAAAGCACCTAACACTTACAGTATTAAAACCAACGGGAGGCTCGGTTGTAGGGAGTACTAAGTTTAACTCACTGTAGGCTTTGACTTGAGCTTTAAAAGTCTCCTCTAAATCAATTGATACTTTTAACATCCCGCAGTGTGGGCATTTTATATTAAGCATATTATGGATTATACTCCTGTTTATACTTTTCTTCTAATTCTTTTTTATAATTTTCTATTTTCATCTCCGTACTCAAAGCCTGAGCATTTTCAAATTGTAATTCAGAAAGCTTATTCATTTCTGATTCACCGGTAGTTAGTGCGCTTACAACAGAGGATCCTGCTATATTATTTGCAGGCGGAGATTGGAGTATGGTCAATAGCCCAATAGTACCTAAGTTACCATTGGAGTTACAGATTTCGGGAGCTTCTTGTCCTACGTAAACTATTATTTTTCTGTCTCCTGTGTATCCATATAAGGTACCTGGACCATTCCATACACAAATCCTAGGTACTAGTTTTTTAGGAGGACAAGCTTCATATCCTTCAAACTGCCATTGATCTGTTTTAGTCCCTGTAGAGACTTCGCCAATAGAATTTGCCCCCTCTGAAGTTTTTACTTTAAATGATGATTTATATTCTGGAATATTTAATTTTAATTTATTTATTAATATATTTAAATCATAAGGATTAATAAAATACTGTAAGTCGAGTTGTAAAAAGTTGGATAAGTTTTCAATACTTTGAAGCATTTCCTTAAATATATCTTTTTGTTTATTTTCCATTTCCTCTAAAGTACCTACAAATAACACATCTGGGGTACCTGGTTCATCTTTAGCTAAATAAGTTCTGTTAACGTCGAATGATTTAAAAGGTCCAGCCCAATTTCTGCTTATTTTCCCCCTAGATGCTATCTCAACAGTCTCGTCCAAACTGGCGAGTCCGGTCTGCCAAAACTCACACAGTCCTGAGTACTCAAGTGTATCCGACAGATCTGGCACGCTAATTATGCCGGTTAAATATTTTTCTGATTGAGATGGAAGGTACATATTATTATTCTCATCACCATTGCTATAACCTGTCGTTGGTATGTATTTAGGCTCTAAAGAAACTATTGACTCTTCTACTGTTCTAATAGTTAAGTAGTTTAATAGAAATTTAGTTAAACTTAAATCAGTTACTGCATCTCTCTTCCCTACATTAATTTCAATTTTGTTTATAAAAAGACCCTCATATTGACTAACATTTATATCTACATCTTTAAAATAAGATTTTGCAGACTTACCCACGCCTAGATTAATTTCAGGCTTAGAAAATAAAATATGTTGAGAACTGTCCGTATCAGTAAACGTAACTTGAATAGAAGGATCTGTTTTTATCTTAGTATTTAAACCTGTACCAACTTCTATTTTATATGCAAATTTAAACCTAAAAAGCTCTATAGGCTGCTTAAACTTTATAGTAATTATTACATTGTTTCTATAAGCACTGTGTCCTACTGGAGACGGAAGGCTAGCTTCACTGAGCCATTTTCCGAAAATAGCCCCTCTAGCATCATCTTTACAATGAAATACGTTCTCTTGGCTTGTTTTTAAATCTACATTGCTGTACTGGTTTACTGTAGAATCTAAACTCCCATAATACTTATTAAAATTAATAGTAGGATTTAAGTTTAAAAGAAAATCCTTAGGGTTAAAGCATTTTTTTACTTTAGGTAACATTGTAGGAACTATATTACTAACTTTCAGAGATCTAATAAATCCTACATTTGAAAAAGCTTCTTGTTCTCGATCTACAGGACCTTGTGAATCTATAGAGTCTATGTAGTAATAACTAATAACTTCTTCTGCAAATAAATTACCAGATACAGTGTAATCCTCTATATCATCTGCCGTAGATGGAATTAAGGCATTAGTTTCCAAAGAGGTCGGTTCAAAATAATACTGTAATGGAAAAGTTAGTCCACTGATGTTGGTCAGAGCATAAGGCTGTGTTTCAGTAGACCTTGTATTATCATTTGGTACATTTAAAATATTTCCATTTTCTCTGTCAAAATAAACTGGCAGATCTTTGTTTATATAAATTTTAGCATATTCTTGTATTTGACCTGTGGCTTCATTATACTTAATATCATTTATTGTTACTTTATAGTTATTCTCCTCTAATCCTAGGTAAACAGGTCTTTCAAATTTATCTAATACTATTCCAGTATCTGTATCATAGCTTTTGGGTTTTTCGATAGTGACGCCTGTGATCCTATCGGTAATTAACAGATTATCAATTTCATTATCATTAATGGCTTTTCTTGCTGGCTCTGGACTGGTTTCTTTAAAAGCCCAAACTACCGAGGGGTTTTTAAAATTATGGTAAAATCCTTTTGTTGGAAATCTAGTACCTTTACCATCGGCAGACCTTATTATATTTACGTTATAAATCTGTTCCCACTTTGCGCGTTTTAAAACAACAGACTCCTGAAAATAGTCACTAGAAGTTAGTTCGCTTTCGTTGGCGATGGACAAAGACATTAGGTACTTTTGATCTGTTATAGAAGTCTCATCTATAATAAAGTTTTTTGCTAGTTCCTTATTTTGGACCTGGTTTTCAAAAATAGTTCTAGGTCTATCTTCAAACAGGCTTGCGCTACTTTCGTGCGGCGATACTGGTAGCCATCCTAATCCAACTCTAGGTCCCGCAGGAGTTATAAACAAGTACTCTCTAAAATGCATTGTTCTAAAGACTCTTGCTGCATCTCGTCCTCTATTGCCCATCTGTGGGAATGTCCAGTCCTCTGCGATATACCTTCCATACAGCACAGGGTCAAAAGTCGGAGATATAGGTCCTCTGAGTCTAGAGTACCCAATGAAAAAGGCTTGGGAATGATATCTCGTACCTAATGAGTATTCCCACACGCACGGATTAAAAAACCCAAGTGCATTAAATTTTAATACTAAAGGTGCTTTAAAATCAGGTCCTCTATATTTTTCATCAATTGAGGACACTCCGGGTATTAAATAGTCTACTTGTATTGCTTGATCATTTATAACTACTCTAGGCTGCTCGCAGGCATCGTATGGAAACCATAGTGATCCAAATCCAACTGGATTTATTTCGTGATCACCACACATAGGGTAGTAAGTTGTTAAGCCTTTTGTATAGTACTCTGCAGGTGCTGCAGGAAGCTCTGCGGGACCTCCTTTGTAATAAAAAGGTTCAAAAGGTCTCTGGTCGTAATCTGCGGACCAAGCATATCTAACTTCTACATCACGTAACCAGCTCGTGTTTTTTTCGGCGACTCCGACAAACCATTTTCTTCCTACGGGCTTTCCATTGTTAAAACCAGGTATAGACACCTCTACCGTATAACTTAGATCGTATTTAGCGTATTCAGTAAATATTATTTGATCCTCATCGACAGAGTAGACGTGGGCGGCTGGCTGTAATTCAGATTCTGTAGACAATCCTAACTGCGCTTCTGCGCCGTATCCTTTAATTAGGTAACTGTCATCTAGAATCTCGTTTCCGTGTATTTCTAAGATTTCAGTTAAATCGTCTTTTTCTATGTTAGATTTAGCAGAAAATTCATAGTAATTTAAAGTTATTTTACTCTGCGCTTTTGGTGTTTTAAAGTTAATATCATTTTTTGGTTTTATAATTATAAAATTGTGGGCTATTAACTCTCCTTTTTCGGACCTAACTATAGAGTTTTCAGTTGAATCTATTTCCATCTCAATGTTTTGTCCTTGCGATACATTAAAAAATATATCTTTTATAGACCACCCATACTTTAATCCTGCTGGCGGGATAGCAGGTGCTCCATTTTTTATCTCCAGTAAGTACCTATTACAATTATCAAATTTTGACCACACTACATTACCGGACTCTGCACTACCGGTTAAAACACTCTTGGTTTGAAATACTCCCCAAAATCTTTGGTCTTTTGGCTCACCAAAGTCATCACCTGATACAAGCCTACTGAAAGACCTATCAAGTGTATAAACGTGATACATATTGCTAATAGTCATTTTATCTCCAACCAGCGGTATCATTGAAAATGTCAACTCATTGGCTGTTTGCAAATTAGATAAAGAGGTTATTAGAGTTGAAGTTTGGGGCGCTGTCAGATCAGCTTCAAAACCATTCTGAAATATATCTATGTGATAAAAGTTATAATTGATATTTAACTGTAATTTACCCCATACCCCGTTTGATTGAGTTAGTATAATAATATTATTTAAACCTTGTACAAGGTCTAAGCCTGATCTTAGGTCCCAGAATCTATCTTCTCCTGTTATTGTGTAAGCAAAACCTTTTGTACTGTTGTAACCATACTGTTTTTTTAGTAAGTCCTCTACTGCTATCGTAATATCTTTATCTTTGGTGTTAGAGTTGAAAATGTCAACAAAGCCAGTTACGATTGTCTTGTTAATAGCATAAACAGTTGTATTAGATAAAGATATTCCTGATAGATATGTTTTCTGTTTAACATTATAAAAGGATTTATAAATAAAAGGCTGCTTAGGTCCTTTACTACTTGATGAGCTATATTTTGATGGAGGGTATGTTATTTTCAAATATGGGTCTATAGCTTCCCCTAGGTTTGGAACTAAAGTGGGAAAATCAGGCGGGGTTAAATTTGAAGTACTACCTTGCACAGTACTAACGGGTTCCGATGGGACTTTTGATAAAGAAGCTTCTTTTGTTAGGGGATCCCAGAATATTTTAACCAGAGACATTATTTGTCCTGAAACGCTGGCATCAAATTCTACATTTTGAGATAATGCGTGAGGAAAGTCCTTATCTCCTGCCCAGATGTAAGGTATAACAAAAGTATTTTCCCATTCTTTCTGTGCTTCAGTAAAACTATCCCAATCTTTCATGTAGGTTCTTACTTCCTGAACCATTTGTCCAATTATAGGCTGACCTGTAGCTAATTGATTGTCATTTATGTAATCAAAAGTAGGACCGGTATAGTATGGACATTGAGTTTTTGCCCCATTACAAGGAGGTGTCCCGTCATCACCTTGGTTCCAAAGAGTTGCTTTACTTAGCGAGCATCTCGTAGGAACGGATGTAGCGCCGCTTAGTAACACTTTAGATAATTTTACAGGCTCTAATGCAAAACTTGGAGTAACTTCGTGTTCCCAACCTCCGACAACATTAGTGTCTGGATCATCTATCTCTTGTGTTACCCCTAATGTTTCATTTTTAACTTTTACTTTAAAGGTACCAGAGGGAACAGTAACAGGTCTAAATGAAAATATATCTGGGTCATTTGGCGCAACTCTATTAAGTTTTAATTTTTTAGAATCAGTTTCATCTGAATCACCCGTCTGCCACCAACAGCAGGGGTTTAATCTGGCTCTCTCTCTCCATATTTGGTATCTGTAGGGCAATTGAGAGTTAGGGCGTCCTTGTACTACTGTATCGTGACTCATGCCAAGAGGGGCATCTATACGTCCCTTGCAGGTTATTTTATTTCCCTGCTCATCCTCGCAGATAAACTCTATGAGTCTGGATTCAGGCTCTAAGATCGTGTCGTCGTCGTAGGCTCCCATTTTTTATTGTAAGAAGTCCCTATTAATAGGGAACTTTTTCCTCGGTGAACTGTCCACTATTAATGTCCACCCTTATTATTACTTTTTCAGTATCAGTGTAAAATCCTATGAACCTTCCTACTACTAAACTTACTGTTCTTAAACTTTTACCAGCTACAGATAATTCTTTCATCTGAGTCTCACCTGGAGGCAAATAAGCTAGTTTATCTTGTATTTCAAAGTGCTTGTGCCTCCACTTTAAACCCATAAGCTTAATATTCTTTTTATTAGGAACTAATGACCAAGGCAAATCATTTTCTGTAAGTACTTCTCCGTCTTGATACTGCAAGTACCAACCACCTACCAGCTTATTAACCTTATCATGGGTCAGTACCATATACTTACAGGCGCTCTGTACACTCTGATGCTAATTCTGATCTGATGCCTTCTCGTAGCTCTACGTGTGCCGCTAGTTTAGAAGTTTTAAAAGCTTCTATAGTTTGAGACAAACCGTTAGTCTTAGAGTTAACATAAATATTATCTATCTGATTAAAATCTGTATCACCAAGTAGAACTATTTTAGATCCTTCACCTATTCGAGTGATGATAGCTTTAACTTGTTTTCTTGTTAAATTTTGAGCTTCATCTACTATAAAAAAGGCTTGTCTTATGCTTCTACCTCTAATAAATTGAAGAGGTTCTATTTCAATTTTATCATTTAGGTCTTTTAGGGTTTTAACATCTAGTGCTGGCTTCATCCCAGTAAGTACAAAATCTACAGAGTCTTTTAGTGGTAAAATATATGGGGCTAGTTTGTCATCTAAACTCCCTTTTAGGAACCCAATACGATCTTTTCCAGACAACGGCTCTAAGGATCTACTTAATATCATTTTATCGTATCTTGGCTCTTTGCCCATTATTTGCATCAATCCTGCGGATACTGCGCAGACTGTTTTACCACAACCTGCTATACCGTTTACAGTAATTAATTTTATCTCTGGATCTGCTAGATAATTAAATAACATGAGTTGTTCTATATTTTGAGGCTCTATGCTTAGAAACCTTAAATTCTCATGTAACTTGTGCAATTTATTATTTTTAAATATTGCCACTACATTCTTATGTGTCTTTACTTCTTTCTTTATATAAACACATTCGTTAGGATTAAACTTATATTTTGTATTTTTAGCTAAGTCTACTACATTGCCCGATTTTTTAAATACTTCTGAGTTTAAGGTACTAGTGCTTTTAATAGTCCTGTACCCTTTATAACCCTTAGTGTCTATTATTCCGGCACCTTTAAACTCAATATTATTTATTTTATATATTGCCGCCTTTAAACCTAGGTTGTAATCATTAGTTACTAAGGTTACTTTACTTTTTTTATGTAATTTACTTAAAGTTATACAAACACTTAGTATTCTATTATCTACTACAGATTTATCTAAACAAGGTGGAACGTCCTTATCGTCCTCTAATATACACATGATAGTGGATTTAGAGTCTTCGTCTGCTACCCCTGAGCTAAGATCCCCTAGTTTTGTCAAACCATATAAATACTTATGTAAGTATCTAGCTGATTTACCTACTTCATCTATTCTGTTCTTTTTAGAATCTAGTTCAACTATTACTGAGATTGGTATTACTAAAATTGAATTGGGGAAGTTATTAAGACAAGCGGGGTCAGTCAATAAAGCTGACGTATCAAAAACATAGAAATCTTTAGTACTCTCGGTAGGTGTCTTCATAGGTTATTAATCTTACCATAGTATAGTTACTTTTGAATAATCTCATCAATTATTCCGTATGCTTTAGCCTCTGAGCTTGATAGCCAGAGGTCTCTTTCACAGTCCTTTTTTACCTTTTTATAGGACTGTCCTGTATTTTTGCAAAGAATATTCAGGAGCTGCTCTCTCATTTTAAGAAGAATTTTAGTATCAATTTCTTGATCTGTGGCTGTAATGGTCTGTTTTATTGCGCTTGTTCTAGGTTCGTGAATCATTACCCAGGAGTTAGGCAGACTAGCTCTTTTTTTACCCGCCGATAGTAAAACTGCTGCCATACTAGCAGCGCACCCTATACATATAGTGTTTACAGGCGCTGAGATATAGCTCATTGTATCTAGGATAGCTAACCCGTCGGATATACTTCCGCCTGGACTATTTATATAAAAACTAATAGGTCTGTTTTGGTCATCTTGGTCTAAAAGTAACAATTGTGCTACTACGGCATTGGCACTTTCATCATTTATTTCTTCTTTTAAGAAGATAATTCTATCTGATAGTAATTTAGAATAGACATCGTAAGCCCTCTCGCTACTACTACTTTTGTCTATTACAAATACCGAGTTAGTTCTTGTTTTAGTTTTTACCATATGCTAACATCATATTACAGTTTACTATTTAAAACAACTATTTTCTGGAATTACAATGTTAAATAAGTTAAATTTATACGGACCCTTAAATCAATTAGGTTATGGGATCTTCACCAGAGGTATCATTAAAGGTTTAGCCGAGAATAATGTATTAAATTTCTCTGTTTTGCCTATAGGTCAGGTACACATTGAAGACCAAAGGGAAGCTCAACTGTTAAAATCTTTAATAGAAACAATGACTTGGGAAAGAAAAGCCCCCTCAGTAGCTATTTGGCATGAATTCGATTTAACTAAATTTTCTAGTGATAAACTTATAGCTTATCCAATCTTTGAAACAACTAAATTTAATAAGTCTGCAATCTCTCAATTAAGTCAAATGGATGCTGTAATAGTGGCATCTAAGTGGGCTAAATCAGTTGTGACTGATAATATTGGGGATAATGTTCCTGTATTTGTGGTACCCGGTGCTTCTGATTTAAATGACGAGAATTTAGAAGAGGACTATAATAAGAATAATATTTTTACATTTATCAACGTTGGAAAGTTTGAAAAAAGAAAAGCGCACGCTGACTTATTACAAGCGTATAAACAGGCTTTTAGTAATTCTCCTAATGAGACTCGTTTGATTTTGCATTGTTTTAATCCACATATGCAGAATTATGATAACAATATAAAGGGACTGTTATCGTCTCTAGGTTACACTGTACACGAAAATAGTACCAATATGGGCGCTATAATTGCGAGCGCAGGTAATGCTCTGGTATCAATACCTAGGGGGTTTATTCCAAAATCTCAATTAATCAGTCTGTATAAGTACTCACATGTTGGAATTTACCCATCTAGAGGTGAAGGCTGGAATTTACCACTAGTAGAATCTATTCAAAGTGGATTACCTTGTATAGCTACAAATTATTCGGCGCATACTGAGTATTTAAATGCAGAGTTTAATTATCCCCAAGAGCTACTATTAAATAACTTCAAAATGGAAACAGCTTTAGATAATATGTATTTTCACGGAGATCGAGGCTACTGGGCTTCGCCTTCAATAGAGGAGATGGCTGAAAAAATGCTGTATGCTGAGAAAAACTATGCTAAAATAATGGAAACCTTTGGTAATACCTCTGACCTTATAAAGGCTAAGTTTACTTGGAAAAATTCAGCTTCCAGCTTATTAGAAGTTCTTGATATCCTCGCTTAGTACTATTTTTAGTACATGAGAGTTAACTTATTTAATGCTAATAATCCAAACGGACCTAGGCTAGCTGTTACTGTAGATATTCTTCATCAGGATGTACAACATACTTCTGATGGAGAATTAATCTACATGATCCAGTTTACACACGGTATTTCTGGTATAGACCCTGTTGTTATATTAGATGTTACTGAAAAAAACATACAAAAAGAAATAAAAAAAGGATTAGGTATTATAGCTTCTCAGTTAGACTGGGGGAACCTAATACCTGATACTAAAACTCCAGCAATAGATACTATTTATCCTCTGCCTAATAGTTTGGATGTTCCAATTGAATCAAACGTTTCAATAAAATTAATTGATAGATTTCCAACCTCCCTTATTGATACAAGTACAATAAAACTAACAGTAAATAATATAGATGTTACAAGTGATCTACAAATTAAAGATTTAGATCAGCTTGTAACTATTAACTGGCTGCCAAAAAAGGCTATCGACTAGTACAAGTACTCTATTAAGACAGCTGCAGATCTAGCAATGTCATGATTATTGGTATATTTTAACCTAATAACAGATCCAGCAGGAATATGAGAACCCTTTTCTATTTTATAACCTAATGGTACTGGACCTTTACCAATTAATGCATAATGTTCTACTACTTTTTGAACTAAAAGTACATAAGTGGTACTTGCCGAAAAATTCTGCGTCAAGTTAATATCTAAAGTAAGTTCATTTTCTGCAGCATTGACACTAAGAATTAAAGGCAGCAACTCTTTAATATTTGTATCCAGCGCATTAACTAACATAAGAGAAGCGCCTGCATTAACATTTTGTATTACAGTTGGACTTACTTTTATTGTATTACTTCCAGAAGTGACTGCTTCAGTGAGTACCCCTACAGTAAAGCCTATTGGACCATCTGCATATACATCTGCCCAGGTTTTTTCCCCCACCCAAACTTCTAGTACATCAAAGGGGCTAATAACATCCTCGTATAGCACTTGTCCACCCATTAAACTGATAGGTATCTTAACTTGAAAATCTGAATTAAAAACCCCGCTTGGTGTAACGTCTATGCAATCTATAGTTGTACTTTTAAAATGTCCATTAGTAGGAACCCACTCTTTTACAATCTCTACTTGTGTAATTAAATGATCTAATGTTTCAATAATAGACACAGAATCCATATTAATTGGACTTCCGTCTGGAGATATTAAGTCTGATGAGTCCTGAGTATCATCTAACCAAGATGTAAAGACTGTATTTCCACCTGACTCTGTAATAAACCTATATTTATATAATATTTTTGTTGTCATAATTTATCCTTTTATATCCAAATTAAAAACTGTTATGTTTGCATTACTGCCTGAAGTACGCCTCACTTGAAGGTCGAGTAATACACCTGAAGAGGGAAAGTTACCACCGCTAATTGTAAATGGAACTAGCAAATTGGCAGTAGAAGCTCCGGAAAAAAAGGCTGTGGTTGCCAGTTCTGTATTTGTAGTTAAGTTAAAAAGACGAGCTTGACCTGATGTAGTTATAGAAGCAGTTCTAAAGACACCAGAGACAGAAAGAACAGGTCCAAAGGAATTAGTACCCTCAAACGGAAATATTGCAGTTGACGTGTAGGTAGTAGAGTTGTTCGTAACACCCTTAGCAAAATTATAGGATAATTGCTTAGGTTTCGCCTTAGTATCTACATAACTCTTATTACTAGCGTGCCCACTTAGTGTAGGATTATCATTTAAGGTTAAAAATCCGCTCATCGCATCACCTGACGTATTTACAAACCTAGATTCAGCAAATCCTGAGTAGGACGTTAATGAGCTGTCAGTGGATAAAGGTACTGTAGTTAATTCACCAGTTTTGACGGAAACTGTGTCACCTGATGCTGTTAAATAAACAATAGAGTCATCTGGTTGCCTTAAGGGTATGGATCCTAAAGGGTGCCTATTACCGGATACTGTTTGAAAAGACTCATCGGCTAGTTGCTCAATAGCAGTATGCGTGGGGTTGTTAGTTAAATAGGCATCTAACTCATCTTTTAAAAGATACTTATCAACCTGAGGTATATAATAAATCCATTTTTTTATCATAAATCTAGTATAGTATTTTATGGTTAAAAATTAGATCCTAGGATTGATAATCCGTGTATAATCATATTGCCGTTACCTGAGTTTCTTCTTAACTCCACTCTAAATACTGCCGAACCGCTTGGTAAAGCACTGCCACCGGAAGTACTAAGTGAAAATAATCCAGGAGAAGTTCCACTAAAAGTTCCGGAAGCTACTGTTGTATTATTACTTAAATTATAAACACGCGCCTGCCCTACAGATCCAGCACTAGCAACACTAAAAACGCCTTCAAAGAAGTTAACTGGACCCATTCTCAAAGTTCCAGGAAAGGAGATATAGGAAACAGTTTGATACGAGGTACTGTTTATTTGGATTCCTACGTTTCCATTATCAGCATAGGAGTAAGATAGTACTCTGTAACCGCCTGTAGCTGTTAAACTTAAAACCTGAGAAGGTAAATTTCCAGTATAAGTAGCGAACGTAGTATCACTTACTAACCCTGTAGTAGTAATATTAACATTGTTGCCGACACCGCTAGATGACTGCAGTCCAAAGCCTAAATTTATATTACCAACATTATTATGATTTAAACTACCACTATTACTTACATCCAAAACTCCACTATTTAAAATATTAACTTGATTTTGAAAATACCCAGAGATAGAAGAGTCTCTTTGATCTACATAAAATTTATTAGACGAGTGTCCAGATAACGTTGGGTCAGCGTTTAAAGTTAGGAATCCAGTCATCGAATCGCCAGAGGTATTTACAAACCGCCCTTCAGCAAATCCAGAGTATGTGGTGACGGAATTTGTAGTGAAAATACTAGCTGTAGTTACCGCATTGCCCGAGATAACGGCAACCTCCGATATATCAATAAATTTTCCTTCTGCAAATCCTGAATATGCAGTTAGATTAGCAAAAGTAGCCATTCCTGTTACCGATACCTCTAACTCGTTACCAGTACCGGAAGAAGCTAGTAATCCAAAACCTAAATCAATAGATTGAACTGTGCTTAGTACTAGCGTATTTTGATTTTTTCCAGTAATAGGTATAGAGACTTTAGAATCGACGTACTGTTTTGTTGCAGCGTGTCCAGATGTAACAGGGTCTGAAAATAAAGTAAGGAAACCGGTCATTAAATCACCGGATCTTAATACTCTATTATTTATATCTAACTGTAAGTTTCCTGACGTGGTATTTATTAAACTAGTATTGCTTGCAGTTAATCCTGAAACTGTATTAATATCATAGTGTATTTGACTTAAATCTGCAGATACGGTAGTTAAATAGTTTTCTATATTTACTATGTCTGCTGCTACACCAGATGTTAAAAAACTGATATCATTGTTTATATCTAGTACTTCATTAAAAAAATAACCAGATACTGCCATAATTGCAGCATCAATAGTAGCAAATCCTGACAGAGACGTGCTTGCGCCGCTAAGACTTATAAGAGCATTTATAGAGGTGCCCTCTGCGTTCCCTGCTTGCTCGTAATAACCGCTGGTAATTAAAACAGGTATTGCAACGTAACTAGGATTGTCCGTAAAGTATTGTAACTCTTCGTCTAATATAAATCTGCGGAGCTGCGGACTCCACCACTGTTGTAATATATCTACCATTTGCAAAAACTAGCAAAGAAATTATAAACGTTTTAATCTTTCTATTCTTAGGTAACCAGATAACAAAGTAAATGTTATATTTGCTGAGCTATCGGTTGATAAATCTCTAGATCTTATACCTACAGTTTCGTTTATAGAATTCGTGGAAATAATATAGCAACCTTCAGAAGTCCCCACTGGGGCGGTTCTAACACTTGTAGCCACTCCTGCTGTTTGTGTCGCCGCAACAAATGTTCCTGAATTTCTATTTAAATCCGTTACTAAGTTACGACTTCTGGTTGCGAAAGTGGATCCTGTTATTTCTCCAGTTACTTGCCAATTTATTTTATAAATCCCAATGTTTACAAGTGTAACATTATTTGAGTCTACTGTAAAGCCCGATCCATTGCTTAATACAGACCCTGTATTTAAATTTAAAAGATTGTTGGTTGTAATTAAATCTGTACCGGCAGTAAACTCAACCTGTACTAAATTAGGAGTATTAATTGTAATAGCCATATCCTCTACAGCAGAGAATACATCAGTCCCAGAAACACCAATATTTGTAAAGTCAGATCCCGAAGTTGTTATAGGTACTAAACTTGCATCTAAAGCAGTCTCGTTAAAGTTACTAGAAGAGACCCTAGGTACTAGTAATGTTCCATTTGAAAATGTTATAGGCATATTTTAATTTTATAATTAAAGCTTAAATTACTATGTTAAAAAAGACGGTTACAGAGTATACTATTTAAGTATGGGACACTTTTTAAATAGTATAGTAAGTAAAAAATGAAACAAGATTTAAATAAGATAATTAATACAAGAAATAAACTTTGGATTAGTTGGAAAAAAGCCATACATACAGGCGATGGCAATATTAATTTAATAGATCCTAAGTTTACTGGTAATATTTTATCTGATTGTGATCCTATAGAAGAGGCAGGTACCATTAAAATAGATATGACACATCAATATTTATTACATATTCCTCAACCTTATTTAATACAAGTTAGCTGGGAAGGTAAGTATAAACAAGACAAAGAAGAAGTATTATTTAAATCAATGACTATTAAAGATGGAAATTTAGGTAAGCTATCTATATTGAAAGATAAAGATTCCATTTTATTAGACTGTACTGATCACACTACTGAAGCTGAAAAAAAAGGATTAATTTTATTTAACTTTTATGCTGTAGCTTTTAATTCAGATAAAAGTCCCTATAATTTTAATAAGTAATACATTATGATTTTGCCACCGTACATAAATAGAAGAATACAAGGTACTAAAAGATACCAACATAGAATTTGCCCGTATTCTACGTGTGATCAGAGTAATAGGATACCTAATAATGAAAAAAGTATACACACTGTTACTAGTGGACAAATGGCTTTAGATATTAGAGGTGGACACGATAGACTAGGTTGGAGGTGTGATGATCCAAATTGTAGTTACTTTCTAGGAACTGCAACTACCCCTATTATAATTGGCGCTAGAAAAATGACTATTAACAGGACTACTGGAAAATACGATGTTGTAATTGAAGACTATGAGGTTCCTATCGGATGCTCAGGTATTAAATTTTGGGAAACTTAGATACATTATACTATATCAGATGTATCAGTTACTAAATTTGGTACTCAATTATACTTAACGAGGTATTTTTTATATGGCAATTAATGAAACCACACAGGACGCTATTAATAATCCTGGAAATACAAAAACCGTAACACTAGATTTAACTAAGCAAGTTTATGCTGACAGTGAAGGTGATGAACAGTATGCTTTAACTCTATCTACTACGGCTACTAGTAAAATAACTGCTGGTAGTATTGCTAATACCTACATAAGAGATGTAAAAGTAGGCTACTCTAAGAGTAGAAAAATAGCCGGACCTTTTAATATAGATGGTACCAAAAACCAACTTAGAGTTAGTATAGACGGATCTACCTCTAGAACGATTACATTAACCTCTGGTACAGGACTCACACCTAATGACATAGTGAATGACCTTCAGGCACAGATATCTTCACTAGCAGGGACTGGTGGACTGGAAGAGGGTAACTTAGGGTTTCTTAATGCTGATGTAGAGTTTGTTGAAGGTAGATTTAGGATTCTCTCAGGCTCTGTTTCAGATACTTTTACTGGCATAGCTAAGTCAAGCGTTTCAGTTTTATCAGGAGTAGCTAACGACGCTACAAGTTATTTAGGGTTTAATATCCCCATTCAAAGTGAGGATTTGGCTTCAAAGTCTTCTGCGGAAACTATAGTAGTTTCCGGCTTTACTGCTAGCGGTACTACCTTGGCGCTAGAAAGTGTTATTGGATGTAATAGTGGAGAAGCTTTTACAATAACAGACGGAGTATCCAGAGAGTATTTTATTGCTACTGCTGTCACTAGTGGAAACTCTACTTTAACGGTGGCTTCTGGTACAATTAATAACAACTATGCAATTAATTCTGTTGTTCAAAAGATATTTGAAAGAGACCCAGATTCCTCAGTACCTAACCCTCTAACTACAGTAGATGAGATTATGAGGTTTAGCTTAAAGAATGTGGTTAACCAAATAGATTATACCACTTAATTTTAATTGACTGGGTTCATTAAACAGGTCATACTATAGGTTAGTATTATATTTTAATGAACTCTTATTAATACTTTTATGAACTATCACGAGACATTTAGAGACAGAGCAGAAAAAAAGAATAATACTGTTATTAATAAAATTAATACGTGGCAGAAGTGTTCAAAACTTACTAAATTAGCTTGCGATAAGTGCCTATCTACAAAAGTTGATCCTATTATTAAAGGACCTAAAGTTCATTTAAAGTGCCTCACTTGTTCACATATATCAGGTGATATCCCTAATTATGTTTTACAAGCCAACTTTAACTCTAAGCTGGCAGTGTTAGTTAGAAATAAAGAAAATAGCCAAGTTCTAAAAAAATTACAAGATTTTTAAACTAAAAAACAGATACTAAAATATGGTTTACGTTCATATTTTAACCACACTTCCAGCCCTTAGAGAGTACGCTATTCCGGTAAAAACTACGAATAAAAAGATATCTAGTGTAAGTTTTAGTCTACCTAAAATAAAAACACTTAATTCTGCTTTGAGCACTATTAAAGAAGAGAACTTACTTAGGACTTGTAAATATAAAAAAACATTTGAAACTTACAGCAGACTTTCTAGCTTTTATAAAAATAACGATAATTTTAAAAACATAGTTAATAGCTTACCCCAAGACGATCCTGAGTTCCCTTTTTATGATAGTTCCTATTTCAATCAACCTAATCTGTATATAGACTTCAAGGAGAATTCAAGACTAGAATACTTATATGTATCTTTTATAATAGAGAAGAATATACTACCTTTTATAGAACTCAACGATGAGAACTGTAGTACAGTAGATCAATATTTAATTAACTTTTTACCTAATTTAGATTACCTGAACAAGTCTAAATTCTTTATTAAAGACTGTTCAGGTAAGGTTTTACATTCTGCTTAGCTTATTTTAATTGCTCCAAAATCCATTGTCTATAAGCAGAAACTTTAGCATATGCCGATGGGGTAAAGCGACTTGCGCAGCCATAGGTCCAGCTAACTACACCTATTTGATAAAGTTTGCCTCTATGTTTAGACAACAGGGGTCCTCCAGAATCTCCAAAACAGGAATCTACTCCATTATTAGCATAATCCTTTGTATTCAATTTTCCTGCACATATCATTGAGTCTTTATTAAAAAAACTACCCATTGTATTTTGACAACGAGTTTGATTCCATAAAGGTATATTCGCCTCTTGTAAATACTCTGGCATTTTTGAAATGCCTGTATAAATAGTGCCCCATCCGTACAATTTAACTTTTCTGGATTTTTTTAACACTTGTTTTGTGGCTAGTTTGGGTATAAACTTTGTATCTACTTCTGCTGGAGATCCTAAAGTTAAAACAGCAAAATCACCACTAAGGGTTTCTGAGGTAAATTCAGGGTGTGCTGATACTTTTATAACCTCTATATACTTCTGGCTTTTAAGGTTATTGCTTCCATAACCTATAGCTAATGCATCTGTTGTTTTCACACAATGTGCTGCTGTAAGTATGTGAGTCGTATCTAGGAAAGTCCCACCACAGGTAAAGTAAAAAGGTTGACCTTCTCCGCCGAACTGTCTATATAGCGATACCATAAATTTATTTTCTTCTGTGGCATTGAATCCATTTATTACTGTAGCATTTTGAGCAAATAAAATAGAAGGTAACAAGTAGGCAATAAAAGACAATATTAAAAAACGAAAATTTACCATAAATAGACCTTTGTAAAGATTTTGACAATTAAATTTTAATCAGCTACAATTAATTATATACAATTAATTAATTAAATGCTACAAAAAATGTATAGCTATTGGGAAAAAGCAGAATTCTTAGGAAAATCCGACTTTTGCATAATAGGCGCAGGTATAGTAGGACTAAATACTGCTATTTATTTAAAACAAAAGCTTCCAGATAAGAGAATTTTAGTGTTGGAGAGGGGTGTAATACCTGAAGGAGCTAGCTCTAGGAATGCTGGATTTGCTTGTTATGGTAGTCCTACCGAACTTATTATGGATTTAGAAACTCATACTGAATCTGAAGTTTTTGCTCTAGTTGAAAAAAGATGGCAAGGTTTACAACTACTCAGGAAAAACCTTGGTGATGTTAATATCGGTTATCAGCCTACTGGTGGGTTTGAAATATTTAACAAGAATGATAATGCCTGTTTAACCCGTTGCTTAGATTTTTTACCTTATCTAAACAAGCACTTAAAGGAAATAACTGGAGTAGATAACTGTTATAGTTATGTAAACAACACATTTGGATTTAACTACATAAACTCAATTATCTTAAATAAGGGTGAGGGTTTAATACACACAGGCAATATGATTAATTCTTTACTAAAAAAAGCTCTATCTTTAGGAATAGAAGTTTGGTTTAATATGGATGTCACCTCATTTAATAGCAACTCAAGTTTAATAAAATTAGAAATAGCCAATAACTTAAATTTAAAAACCAATAAGTTGATAATAACTACAAATGCTTTCTCTAATAGATTGATATCTGACTTAGACCTAAAACCAGCGCGAGCGCAGGTTTTAGTAACTGAAGAACTTGATAATATTCCTTTTTCTGGTGGCTTTCATTATGATAGAGGTTACTATTATTTTAGAAATATAAATAATAGAATTTTATTAGGTGGAGGAAGAAATTTAGACTTTAAAGCTGAGACTACTACTGATCTAAAAGTAACAAGTTTAATACAAAATAAACTAGAAGAACTTTTACATAAGGTTATATTACCAAACCGATCTTGTAAAATAGAACATAGATGGTCAGGAATAATGGGATTGGGTACTAAAAAGTACCCAATCGTAAAACAAGTAGAGCCTAATGTTTACTGTGCTATTCGTATGGGAGGTATGGGAGTAGCTTTAGGTTCGCTAACTGGGTTAGAGGTAGCCCAGTTAGCTATGAAAGACTAGGGTCTGAAAGAACCTGCTCTAAAAGCCGGATTTAGTCTACCGACTTCTTTTCCATCAGCAACTAGTTTACATACAGAATGTCCTTGAAGTTTTTTAGCTTTCTCTGCTATTACATAACCGTACTCACTAAAATAATATCTAGATTTATTATTTTCAAAAGGTAATCTATTTTCTGATTTTATAACTAATTTGTTATCAAGGGTTCTTAATTCAAAAAAAGCATTCATAGTAGGAGTAATAAGTACTGGCTTATAAGCTCTTGGTTCTGGGGGTGTTACATGTCTGTCTGCGTGACTTTTCCAAATAAAATCTTTAGGTATAGTTATTTTTTCTCCGGCGTTTGTAGCTAGAAATTGAATAGACTTTATAAGTTCCTGCGTTGGCCAAGCTTTACGATCCGGTCTTGGAGTTGTATCTTGAGTTGTCAATCTACCGTTGAAAGCAGGATGCCAAAAGAAGAAAACCTTAGCACTTTTAAACTTAGCTTTACGAGCTTCAACATCATCGTCAACACAAGATGAACCGTCATAAGAATAAGTGTATTCACCACGTCTAGGTGCATTTTCTTGAGTTCCGTGTATTTCGTTTAAAATTCTAGGACCTTGTATAAATTCTCCGCCGCCTTTATGCCACGGATTATTAACATAATTGACACCATCAGGTAAATGTTTTATTATCCTCTGAGCAAGAGCATTTGCTTGATCTTTTTTTAGTTTATGTTCTGTTGCTCCAGATACTAGCCACATTACTGAGGGATATTTATTCATTAAAGGTAAATATTCTTTTAGCGTATTTTCTGCTTTTGCAAAATCATCATTGCCAAAATTATGATCGTCTTCCCAAGCTAAGTTCAGCCTTATTAATGGACATTTACCGCTTTGAGCTAAAGCTTCTATAACTTTTTTAGGTGACCCAAAAAGAGATTCTTCAACAAAGAACCCGGCAGCCCAACCTTTTGGGTGAGATTTTAGGATAGTGTCCATATACTTAGCTCCGCCTAAATAATCCATACCGTACATCATATATTTACACCTCTAAAATTAATTATATCTTGTCTATAGTATATTTAAACTTTAGACTAAAAGGTGGCAGTTATTGATCTTCAGAGTTTAGTTGGCTTATAATTTGCTCAAGTACTGCTTTTATTTCTTTTAATTTTTCTAAGTCTGGTGATTCATCTAATGGGTGGGAAATAAAGATCTTTTTAAAATCAACTTTGTAAGGAGACTTATATAAGACTTGTGTTTTCTTTTTAGCACGGTACTCATTTAAGTTAATAACTTTATTCATTAAATCAAATGAAATATTTTATTTTATTAAGTAATGTCATTTTATCTTTATACTTCCTTAAAAGGTCTTGCTCTTCCCAAGATCCATTTAATATCTTTGAAAATCCAAAGTCATCACTATAAGGTTTTTTAAAAAAATAAGATTTTTTTAAATCATAATAAACTTTGCCATCTATAAGTACATTCATCTAAACACCTATTAAACCTATTGCGTTTAATTTAACAATTAACTCTTTAGTGTTGTAGTAATTTTCTATTATCTCATATCCTTTAATACGTGCGGCGGATAAAGATTCAACATTAACAATTAAAGATCCATCTTTATATATAACATCTTCTTTTAGATGTGAGTAATCTTTACCTTTTTCTGTTTTACCGAATGCATCTAATTCCTCTACACCATTGATCTCATAATGATGGGGACTGATTATTAGCCTATATAACGGCATAGCACTATTAGAACTCTATTAATCAATTAAAGTATTTTCGTATTCTTTTAATTTAACCATTACTTCCTCTGGGTAATCATACCCAATATTAAGAATACCATAAAAAGATATTACGGGCAAACTATAAGATACTACTATCCTATCAAGCTGTTGTAGTATAGTAATTAAATCTCTTAATGCTCTGGAAAATTCAATTTCTGGTATATCATTATACTTGCATATATAACTTACTTTATTGTGCGCCTTTTTAATTTTATTTAACAGGCTTCTAGATAAGGTATATCTTCTATGGAACTTACGTTGATAATTTTTAATTTCACCTAATACAAAAAGTAACTGTTCTTTATTTGTTGGCATTTTAATTTAAATTAAATATTTAGTTGTAGCTTTAAAAAAGTAATCACCCTTGATACAAACCACCTCTAAAAATGGGTTATAGTTTTTACTTTTCTTATTAACATAGTTCATATCTAATTTATATTCTCTTTGCTCTCCTTGTTTAAAACTCCAGTCATCGAATAAGCTAGCCTGAACTAAAAGTGCTTGTATTTTAGATTTACATAGAAGCTTTTGATTAACAATGTGATCTATTTCTTTTCCGTTGTATTTCTCACCCGCATACTTTATTTTTACACAACCAGTCCAAATTTGATTATATTTAACTGGATCTAGTTGTATAACTTTTCCATACCTTAGAGATGCAAAACTAACCTGATACTGTTCTCCACACCCGTGTAATGGTGTAATGGTGTAATGGTGTAATTAGACCTACACATGCTTTTGTTATGAATCAGAAATCTATTGTCTAACAATAACCACAATTAGCACAGAAACATCTAGAAATATCCTATTGTTTATAGTTTACAGGCTTGTATAAACTATCGGCACCAATATAAAAAGACTTTAGAGAATTTTATACCAGACAAATTTAATTTTACCAGAATCCCAAATTATTCTATAACTAGTGTTTTTTAGAACATTTTCAATTTCAGTTTTATTAAGATCATAACCCTCACCAAACAAATTAGGTAGTTGCTTTTTTTGATACTTTCTTCGATTTATTAATTTCTTTTTATCTGTATAGGAAAATCTAGGTGCTACTCTTCCAGCCTCTGCAAATCCTAAAATTTTATAAATATTTCCTATGGAATAGTTCAAATCAGCAAATGTAACGACGGTAGTTGGATTAAAACCTTTTACAAAGCCTTTAAATAGTTTTGAGGCTCCGCCCAATATCTGATAAAAACATAGGGATGCATATCTTACTAATTCATACTCACTGTCCTTTAATTTCTTAAAAGACATACAGGAGACTATTTTATTTTCAAAGTATAAGCCTAAATGTATATCCGCTTGTGCAAATCCGTACAAATGATTATTATTATAAAATTCTTTTACACTACTTATATCTGATTTAGGTATTATTGATAATGTTGTTTTTCTAGCATAAATTTTATTTTTAAAACCTAATAGCTTACCTTCTAAAATAGATTTCCAGATATTTTGCTTAATGTTGTCTTTCCATTGTAACTCTAAAATATGAAGCAGTTGAATATTATTATTTAAACAAGCTTTAGTTTTGTAATAATGTTTTAACTTTTCATTTTTATTTGGAATTTCTCTGTAGGAATGCCAATATATACCATTAACTTCTATTGCTAGTTTTTTACTAGGTATAAAAATATCTAACTCTATACCTTTTAACTCTGAACGGTCTCTGCTTTTTATAGAAACACCTAAAGTAGATATATACTTAGATATCTGTTTTTCTAGAAAAGAAGATTGAAAGTAACAAGTTTGTAAATTAAATTCCTTAAAAGATTTATTAATTATTGCAGAATCTAAATTTAAAATAGATGCAATTTCATCTTGTGATCTTTTTAATTTATAATGCTGTATTTCCAACCATTTCTTAAATTTTACTTTATTTTGTCTAAAACTTATAATCTTAGGGTTTAAGTGACTTTGTTGAAAGTTATCCCTATTATATTTTTTTCTACATGTTATTAAGTACTTTTGATAGCTAGATTTCGCATTAGCTGTTGCAGTTACACGAGCACGCTCTTTTTGTTCAGGTCGCTGACTTGGATTAGAGTAATTATATTTTTTTAAACAAGTAGTCCTTCTTTTAGAAACTATATTTTTTATCTCTAGTTCACTCTTTTTTGCCCAAGAATTTTTAATTTTATTTATAATTTTATTAGAATCTTTTTTCCATACCTCTTTACGCCTTACTTTAATTTTTGGTAAACTTAGTGCACACTCTACTCCGTATTTCTTTAAATTTGTTATTTTTACTTTTTCTTGAATAGCCTGCGAGCATAAAGGCGCGTGACCACCATACCTTTCCAAATTGGTTTTATTTATTTTTTTTCTAGTTTCTTCTTTTACTAAATTGATTTTTTTGACTTTTTCTGCTGCGATTTCTGGAACAAGCCAGTGATGTTTAACTCCGTACTTTTTTAAACAATTGTCTTCTTTTACAGACTGAACGTGTTTAACATTAAATGTACATTTTGTGGAGCAAAACTTACCATAGACTTTTTGACCGACATGCCACTTTAAATAGGATCCACATTCACATTTAGGATAATCTGTTAAATTATTTAAAATACACCATAGCCTAATTAGAAGTATTTCATTAGATTTTAAAAACCTAGTGGCGTTAAGAATTGCATTATACTCTTGTGGGTAATTCTTTAATAGATAATCATACCGGGTTCTGCCTTTTAGGTATTTTCCTGTAGACTTATCTAATAGCTGCGATTGTATAAAATCTTTAATTGTCATTAAATTGGTTCTTAGTGTATTAAATATTAATTATTTCAATATAAAATACACTAATTTTATAGGACTTACAAGAACAATCGAAAGATAATGTCTACTTTTTAACTAAAATCAAAAAACATCCTGTACACAATTGTAGAGTTTGCTCCAGTTTCGCTTGCACCAAGCTTAATTGCTGTGTAAATATAGTCGCTTATCATTTCACCTTTAGCAACTCCAATTACTTCAGAGGCTGAAGCAGTGTTAACTTCAGATAGATTGTCCTCAGTTGTTGCTAAATAAGCAGGAGGGGTGTCTGAAGCTAGGTCCGTAGAGCCGTCTACTCCAGTCTTCCATTGGCTACCGTTAGAAGAAGGGGTACCTTCTCCTACATTACCAAAGGCAAACTTTGTATCACTATTGCCTGCAAAGTGGTGTTGAGCAGATCCGTGTGAATTTAATCCGAACTTCGTATTTGAGAGCTTAGTAGCTCCTGAAATTAGTTCAAACCAAACAGCAGCTGTTGGGGAGTAAGTAGATACGGTGACAGAACCAAAGTTTAAAGTTGTGCCCCCTAAAACTGAAGGTTGAACTTGTGAGGCAATAATAGTAAATTTATCTCTAGCTGTTAATGAGCCTGAGTTACTAAATGCTATAGTTAATCCTGAATTACCAATTGCTGTTCCAGTAGTTTGAGTCGTAACAGGAGTTGTTACTTTATTTTCTCTCATAGCTGAAACTGTATACTGGGCTGAACCTACTGCAGCTGCTGCATTTAATCCTTGAGCATATTGTACTGCTGAGCAAGTTATAGAAATAGTATCTCCATTACCAAAAGGAGAATCTGAAAACTTAACTCTTAATCCTTTTGTACCAATCTCATAGTAGTAATCTGAATATAACAAATCAGTTTGAGTTGCAACGTTATCACCTAATGTACTTGTAACTGTAAACCTTGGAACATTTCCAGAGCCTGCATTTAATACAGCACCGTTAGTAGTATCCATTGTCATTGTATAAGTTTCATTAGACGTATGATTCCAAAAACCGTTAGTAGTTACTGCACCGGCATAAGTTCCAGAAACTACAGCTGAACCTATAGGATGACCCGTAGAAATTAAAACTTGATAGATCTCTGAAAACTGCCCAACATAAGTACCCCCTACTGTAACTGCCCCTGTATAAGCTCCGTTGTTAGTAGTTGCCGCTCCAGCAACAGTAGATGTATTTACTGGTCCTCCCGGTGCGTCTGCCATACCTAGTAGATGTAAACAGTTGTTTCCACCAAGACCAACGGAAGCCTGAGAGCTAGTTCCTAATTTACCTGAGTAGATTCTAACTTTATTATTTATATATCTGCAGCTAAAATAATCGTATTGGGTTCCTACTAATTGTTTAGCTTTAAACTCTATTTCTCTACAGACCATTCTAATATCTAAATTAGCACCAGGTGTTAAAGTGATTTGTTGTGACGAGTTACCATCTAGTGCAATGGTCATTTGATCTGATATACCAGCTGAAATGGTAATAACAGGGGCAGCTACATATGTACCTTGAACATAACCATAGGTTCCAGTTCCAGATATACCTGTAGTAGGCTCTGCTGTGTATGAGGTTTCTGCATCTGCATCAAAAAATACCCATCTTGCTGTTACCATTTGTTATGTACCTCTATCTGCTCAAAATTAATTATAAATTGTAACCCTAAATTTGCCGGAATAAGTAAACACATTGGGCTTATATACACATATGCAATTAATGTCCTGACAATCTCTCATATAAGGTCCTGGTAAATTAATGCCATTTTCATCCTTTAAAGCCGGAATTCCAACAGTAACACCTTCGTCAGTGCTGCATTCTAAAGATATAACTTTAGGACAATAACCTAAGTTATGATGAACTTCTACTGGTACCGTCTCATTTCCAGAAAAATTTAACCAAGCTGATTGAAAAACAACATTTACTGACATACAGGCTGTCCTCTTTAGGTTATAATAATACTATAACTGTAAAATAGTACAACTAGCCATTATTATCTTCTGATTCTATAGTAAAGCTCCAACTAAATTCTAATTTATTACCCGCAAAATCTTGTGCTTCTAGTACTAAGTTCATAGTCTTTCCATATTCAAAGAATGGATTATTAGACTCTATATAGCCTGATAATGTCATAGAATTAAATCCTTCTCCTACTATTTCTGCACTTAAGTCATAATTTGGAAAAGGTACAGTATATAAATTTGTAGAATAGTTTGAATATTTAGGTATACAGGATCGATTTGTAGTTAAAAAATCTACATCTATAATACTTTCATATGGTAATTTAACTCCTGATACACATACTTCATATCCCCACAGTAATTCTCTGCTAAAATTTCTAAATACAAACTCAGTTCTTGGTGTGTAAGTTGCATTTAAATCTATTAAATCTTTTGAACTTGTGATGCTTGCTATTAAATCTAGTAGAAATATATTAGGTATAATTTCCGCTGTCAAATCGTAATTACCTCCTGGTTCAAGTCCAACAATTTGAGCATTTAAATCAAACTGAGATCCTAGTGGTAGTTCTAATCCTTCTGCCTGTATATAAAAATTTAGCAAGGTGGACATTTCATAATCTGGATTTAATTGAAAATAAACCCTATAATAGGAATCTGATCCTGATATTGGTACAAAAGTACTTGGTATAATTTGCCCATTCTTTATAACTCTTGATTCTGGTCTAGCTATTCCAGTTCCTGAGGTGTTTATATAGTCTACAAAGAATTGGGTTGGGGTTTCTGAGTTATATAAATCTGCCACATCAAAGGGTATAAAGTTATCTTCTGAGAATATGTGTAATCCTGATACTACTAAATATGAGTTAACTTCTGTTGTAAAATTAAATGACCCCGAAAATGTATTTGATGGATTAAATAGGTCTCCTACACTTATGTCAACATTTACTAATTGACCAAATTCTAAAAACGCATTGGGTTTTATAATAACCTCTAGTTCTCTGTTATCAGGTGAGCTGTTAAACTCATAAGTAGCATATGTTGTGTTTAAGTCTAGTCCAGATACTACAACTTCTGAATCTACACTTATTTTTAGAGTATTTATATCTATTCCTGTATGATCATCTTTAATATTAAAAACTATGTTAGTATTTACGTTATTACCTGTTGATAGGTTTACAGGGTAGGTATCTACTATATAAGGTGCATTTATATCTGGTGCGCCCGAAATAATTACAAGTAAGTCCTCTGTATCCCACACACCATAACTATAAAAGAATGATCCACTGTTACTTAAAACATCTATTGCACTTCCTGATACAATTACCTCTGAACCAAAAGGAAATCCACTCGGATTAGTGTATAAAAAATCAAACTCCCTTAAACTTACCTGAGTTAAAAAAGTATTTGGATGAATAATATTCCCATTTTGTATAAACTGTGTACTATTAATGAAAATATTTATAGAGGAAGTTGTTATACTTGTTGTAGCATTGTCCTGTATTCTGAAGTACAAGTCCTGAAAAGGATCATTCATAAAAGATCCAGATATAGGGCTTGTATTGATTATAGCAGGAGGTAAGTCGTCTATTTGAGTAAGCTGACCTGTTGTAGTAATAGAATTTGGCGCGGTGAGTGTAAAGCTAACAGCTTCTCTTATTTTTGAACTTACTGGACCGTTGTACTCTAATAAATTAGGACTATTAAGGGCTACTACACTGTAAGCATAAAGTAAATCTAATGTGGTTTTAGTAACCTTCTCTTCTTCTAAGCTTATTAAAAAAGATCCTTGTACTAAATCTGGGCTTTGAAGATTAAGTATATTACTTGATACTTTTTCGGAACCTATAAATAAGGTTTGGTCAGTTACTACATCATTTAAGGTCAATAAAGAAAAAAGATTATTATTTGTAGTTTTATTTATTACATTAAGTGTAGTAGTTGAGTTTATATTAACATCCTCTAAAGTAAACTGAGAATTATTTACCTCACTTTTGGGACTTACACCGCAAGATATAAAAGACCTTACTAAAGGAAACCCAATACTAAACTGGGTAGAAGTTACAATCGGCATAACTAGTTAGATATTGTACCACGAATGGTAACATTACCAGGTGTAGTACCTACTGAGTAAGTAGTTTGAGATATACCACTAGTGTTTGTATTTGAATTAGCAGGGTTTATAACTCCATCCCCAAGAGTTATGTCATAGTTAACTGTTATAGCGTTAAGAGGATCCCCCCAAGCACTTATAACTTCAGTTACGACAGTAGAGGTTTCGGATGTACCTGCTCTAAGGCTAGTATCTAGTAAATTTAATCCTGCAAAAGCTGGTACAGTTTTATCTATACTGTAACTACCTATTCTAAAATTATTACCAGATTGGGAAGCTATATATAAAGTGTTATGATCATTGCCGTGCAGGTAAAAAGAACACTTTTCTCCTTTTTCACTCAAGATTACTGATTTGCTATTCCAAGAAGGAACATCAAGAAAAAGTTGCCTAGTAGATATTGAAGGACTTGATCCTGTTATGGTTAGTGTACCTACTTGAATTTCATTTATGATATCCGAGTAATCTAAAAACTGTAAGAATCCTCCAAATGTTCTATTAAAACATAAGTCTTGAATAGATCCCGTAAAGAGTCCAGATGATGGATAAATATTTGCATAAGGGGCAGTATATGTACCTGAAGAAGGAAAAGCATTACCACTTATTGGTATTTTATAAATATCACTATGTATTTTTATATAAGCATTAAATGATTCATCTACTGCTAAATTAGAGTTTTTACCTACAAGTGTTAGTGCAGAATCTACTATAAAAACTCCTGTATCAGTATACACATCAGACGTAACTTTATATCCTAGATTGTTTATAATTGTACTTGTGTTTCTAGCTTTAAAATCTATTTCATTAATTTTTATACCTGAAAATCCTATTGCCGGAACATCAGTAGAGAAAGCAATATCTAAAGCTCCTGTTTGCTGAACTTGTAAACTAAAGTTAGAAAAATATACTGGAGTTGGAAAGAAAGTTCCACTAGGATTGGCTATGTAATAAACATCAGGGTGTAAGGTAAAATACTTAGATCCGCTTGTTACTGCGTCTGCAAAGTTATATTCAATATTAAAACCACTACTGCCGCTTACTGTTAAATGCGTACCACTAGTAGTTGTAATCTCTAAATTGCCTTGTCCAGATGTTACTGGTGTAGTTTGATAATAAACTTGAAAATTTAATGGTACTCCTGATCCTGCCGCCGAAAAAAATCTAGGCTCACTTATATATGTAAATAAGTCATCTACATTGTAGGGTCTTCTAATACCACTAGGACTTAATACTAATCCTGTATTAGTTTTTGAATAGTTTGTAGAACCTTCATTATGGTATAATATTAGACTTTCTACATAATTTGTATTATCTATGCCTGATATTGTAATATCGATCCAGCCTGTACTAGTTACATCTTTATAAAGATTGCTTATAGGTGCTCCTACTCCACTAACTGTATTATGCAAACTAGTAAATCTTAAATCAAAATTATTAAAATAACCAATTCCACCGCCACTTACAATAGGACGAGAATTATTAAAATATCCCCCTGAAACTGCCATAGACACTAAATAAGTACCGCTTGTGTTAGTAACAACACCTTCTCTATAAGTTAACGAATTGTTTATTGAAGGTTCAGTGCTCCTCTCAGACAAGAAGAGTCCATAGATAGAACTACTAGGAGTAGGAATAGCGCTATAATCTATTGAAGCGGAGCGATCATACGTAGAGGGGACTGCTCCGGAAGTTCTAATAATTGCTAGATCCAAACCGTTAGCTGCTGAAACACCGGGAACAGTTTGCGTATTAAAAAAGGTAGGCGCTCCACTAAAATTAATCCTGCCAAGACTGCTATCAAGGTTGAATACTCCAAATCCTAAAAAAGCAGAATTATTTTGATAAATGCCCCATATAGATTTAAAACTGTTAAAACCTGATGTAACAAGTGGTTGATTAAAGTCTGGTAAATAAGTACTATTAAATCTTAAATCTTTAATAAAATCATCGTAATAACTACCGTCTCTGTAAAAGATATCAGTGTCGCTGAAAGTACTAACAAAACTTGCTGAATATAACTTATTGTTCAACTTATCATAAGCTATATCAAACAAGTAAGGTTCAGATTTAATATAACTTGCTGCGGATAAACCGTTTGTTTGAAAATAGAATAAATTACCGCTAAGTGCTATTAAATTAGCACCTGTGTGTATTACTTTTTTAGCATTAGTTAATTTGAGATAATTACTATCACCACTAATAGTTGTATCTATAGGTAAAATATCCCCTGGAAGTAATACCATTAATCAGATACCTCTATTTGAATTTGCACAGGACCTGCGACAGTACCTGCAGTGTATAAAGATGTTGCTATTCCACTTATATTAGTATTAACGACTAGTGGGTTTAGTACACCATCTCCTTGTGTTATTAGGAAATTTACTTGTTTATTATTTAAAGGTTCTCCCCATACATTTATGGCACTAGCGTATACATTGGAAGATGCTCCTGTTCCTGCTCTGAGACTTACATCCTCTAAATTGACGGCGGCAAAACCGGTAGATAACGAATCAACGTTATAACTGGACAGCACTGATCTATTTATTCCGGTATCTGTAGTTACGAGATATAATGTATTATGGTCAAGCTCGTTATAAAAAAAGGATGAGTCGGAAGTACCGCTCATTGAGGACCGGTTAGATGTTGAAGCAGGTGCTAAAAACAATTGCCTGTCTTTGTAGGTAGGCGAGTTTCCAGAAGTTACTGCCCAGGTCTCCAGTATAACTTCATCTACCGAAGGTTTATATTCAAAAAGCCCTATAAAGTGTGAATCTTTTCTACTATAAATTAAAGAACCTGCTGACTGATTAATGCCACTAGTTAGTAGGTTTATGTTTAAATCTGACTCAGTATACCCAGATACGGACGGAAAAAGAGATCCGGAGGCTGGCAGGTCGTAGATCCCTTGATCTACACGCAGGTATACCTTGGCATAATCTGTTACTACTAGTTCCACTCTAGGTAGTATACTAGAAAAGTTAGAAGTTAAACCAGATATTACATTTAAATAGTTAAGTACATTGGTTACTACTACTCCTGCTGCAGTTACTTGTTCTACTATTACTCCAATAATATTAGAACCACTTGTAGCCGCCCGTGCGGTGTAATACTTATTGTTATTAAAAGCCACGTCAAAAATATAATCATTAGCTGCTATATAGGCAGCTGTTTGTACACCATTTGTCTGGTAATAATAAAAACTAGGATTTAAGCTAGAAGATAGATCAGCTACAAGATAGTTACTGCCGTCGTGCAGAACTCTCTTTGCAGTAGTAGGTTTTAAATCTCCGGATGGAAAAGTTACCCCAGTACTTAATGGAATTACGTCGCCTTGAATTAACATTATTTTGTTCTATACACCTTTGGCTTTAATACAAAAAACGTATCTTTTCCATTTAATGAAAATGTAGATTTATCAATTTTAATTCCATTTTCTTGACCTAGAGCTGTTAAGCATATAGATGAGTCAATAGGGACTAATACTTGACATTCCTTAGGATACTTATTAATAAATAGTACGTCAGACCCCTCAGAGGTTCTGAAGTCCCATACAGTGTTTAATAGGTTTCCTGCATAATCTGCTACTCTTAAATTTATATCTATATCCTTATCATTTAAATATTTACACTTAGTATTATAAACTATCTGATAAGTCTTATTTCCTAGACTTATAATTTCGGGGACGACCTTAATACCCTCAACATACATTTCTAAAGAATTAAAATCTATATCTGTTTGATTGTCCTGTATTATAGCATAAATTACCGTATCTTGACTATTAGCTAGTGAGTTATTTGCTGGAAACACCTCTATAAGTACTGGCGCAATAAAATCATCTACTATTCCAAATGTATACTCTGTTGTAACAGTGTTAGGAGGTCCGTCAGTGTCTTGTATTTCTATGTATACTGATACTGTAGACCCATACTCAAAATCAACTGTAGGGTTATATACAAGCTCCAGACCACCTCCAAAAGGAGTGATCGATAGTTGGTCTGTTATATCAATACCATTTACTTTAAAAACTAAAGTATTAGTATTTAAAGGTATATTTCCTATGCCTATAATTCTTACTAGAATATTAGTATCTACTGGGTTTTTTATGCTAAAGGGCTTTGGAAGAGCAAATAGCAAATAAATATACTGATTTAAAGTTATTTCTTCTATTAATGGAGGCTTCTGATCTATAAATGACTTTTCAACTATTGTAGCAGTCTGATTAATAAAAGTCTTACTTAAATAAGTATACTGGTCAATAAAGGTGCTAAATTGTATAGACTGTACCTGATCAATAAATGTAACAGTAGATAAATCACTAGATTGCACTAGTTCAAGGTCTGATGTTAATGTTTTTTGCTCCAACGGCGCTTTGGAAATAAGATCCCCTTTTTGCTCAATATAATTAGAATTATCTATAAATGCTAACTGCTCTACTGGAAATTTAAAGGGTATTTGAGATAATACATCCCTAACTGTAATAGAAACCAGATCAGATACTAAGGGTATTCCTGAGTTATAACTGGTGATACCTTGTCCTGATGTGTTTGTAGTTATGGTAGTAAGACCTGCTGTAATAAAGCCATAAATATTGTCATCAGATACAGTTAAGTTCCTTAAAAATACGGGTATATTATATTGGTCTAATGCCGTAACTATAAAGTTACATGACTTGTTATCTCCTAACAAAACAGAGTTTGTTGTCCGGTCTACAGATATGGATTTAAAATTAGGCGCTAAAAACTCTTCTTCTATCTGATACCTGCTATTAGCCCCGACTTCATCCACAAATTGATCAGCTAAAGTATTAAAACTAGTTTTTTCTGTCTGAAGCTTTTGAACTGAGATATTTGAAATGATCATATCATACACTTTGATAATATCATTTTTATTAGATTTTATATTATTCAGCAACAGGCTATTATTAAATCCAATGTTGGCACCTATGGGTTTATATTGATATAATTGTGAATTCCTAGAAAACCACAAATACCCATTATAAGAAGATGCAGCAGAAACCTGTGACCATTTATTACTATTAGATTCTGCAATAATAGAACCAGTAAATTGGTCTATAATTATTAAAGACCCTCCATTAGGGTCTATGCCTGCAAAATTATTAAAGATATACATATTCTTTCTGTATATAACTTCGTCTCCCACTCCAAAGGCATATAGTGTTGGTCTGTTTAATGTTATTGTATTACCTGAAATGCCTATTACAGTAAATGCCTCTCTTTTACCTAGGTTAGCAGTAGATGGACCTAAGTAAATACTATCAAATATTGATATGTCTGTAACAGATGTTATATTTACAGTAGTAGCTCCTACAGATACTGGATTTTGTAAAACTGTATTATAAATATGTATTGCAAAAGCCTCTGATGAATAAGTCCTTGAAAAGGTATTATTTAAAATAATCTCATTTTGTGCGCCAAATAATTTTTGTAATAGAGTACCAGTAGAGTTTAGTACCCACTTATTTATAAGAATACCAGTAGAAGTCTTACTTAAAGTGTAAAAGTAATAACCATCATACTCTAGTTCTAGTATTTCATTTTGTACGTTAGTATCTATTGGTATTGTGTTTACAACACTTCCTCCGGGATTAGTTTTAACAATTAAGCTGTCAGAGGTGTGATCTATGGTGTATACTCTGCCAGAATCTGGACCATTTGATACATTTTGGTATAGAATATTTACGTTATCAAAAGCCAAGAGTCTAGGCTCCCTTAGTCTGAGCAGTAATAGTTACTAAAGCTGCTGTATCTCCGGAAGTGTATAAGGTAGTAGTTACTCCACTGACTGTATTGCTAGTAGTAGGGCTTACAAACCCTGGAGTAGGTCCTGCTGTATGATCGTCAGAAAACTGTACAGAGACAGTACCAACCGGCTGGTCAAACTGATCTCTTACAGTAGCTGTAATTGTAGAGGTAGACACAGCATCTGCACTAATTATAGCTGGGTCCGCAGTTAGAGAAATGCTTTGAGGTATTCTAGTCAGGGTACTTAATTGATAATTATATTGGGTTCCCCAGTCTTCTGTTGCAATAGTACCATTAGTATTAAATGTAGCTTTCTGTTGTAGTCTAAACAGTGTATTATTTTGACTAGTTATTTCGTATACTGGTATTGTAGTGGTATTAACTTCTTGATTGTTTTGGGCGGCACTTTTAACATTATTTAAAAAATTAGAGTTTGTATCCTTGGTCTCTAAAAATAGTAAATTGGTTTCAACCATATAAACTAGATAATCTCTATTATCTTGTGGATCTTTTAAGTAATGAGCTGCTGTAGAAGATTTAAATTGTGTTCCTATGTCTCTTTGAACAACAGTTGGTAAGCTATCGTGAATATTAAAACTCAATAATGCTCCATTGCCTCCGCTAGCAAAACTCTCATTCTGTCTATATTTATTAAATATCCAAATACGTTTAGACCAACAAAGATTGTCAGTTATATTATAAGTATATTGAAGGTTTGATGTTAAATTTACCTGGTTTCCAGGTCCTGTACTAGCTACTATAACTTGTTCAGTTCTTCCCTCAAATCCAGCAAAGGTAGAAGGTCCTAGAAATAATCTATTACCAGCCTCTATCCTATCAAAAGAGGATCCTGATACTAGGATATTATTATTTCCAGATGAAGCTACAGTTTGCAAGTCTGCGTGAAAATGTTCTACTGAAAAAGTACTTGTATCAAAAATAAAATTAGACAATCCACTGGACAATGTATAAGTTCTATCCAGTTGCAGTATAAAATCATCTATACCCCACCTTTTGATTAGTATAGACCCTGTATTAGTATTCTCTAAAGTCCAAAACCACCTTCCATCGTGCTCTAGGGCAGCTACTGAGTACTGTGTTGTAGAATCAAGTGCATAAGAGTATGCATTAGAACCGTCATCAGTCTTTTTATATAATACGTCTGCATTATCTGGAATATGATAAAAATAACCATCGACTCTGGTTACATTGGGTTTAGTTAGTCTTAGATTCTCTTTTGCCATGTAAATTACTCAGTATATAAAGGCGTATATGGTATACTTACACTGGCATTTCCCCTTTGCCCTAATTGAAAGAATACTGCATTTCCAATACTAGTTACTTCTCCGTTTACTGACTCGTCTGCATTACCTATACCTGGAAATCCGGCATTTACTTGGATATTTAAACCGTCTACTGCAGTTAGATTGTCAAATGTGACTCCTGTTATATTAGGCGATACGGCTTGTCCTGTGCTAACCCCTCTGAGCATTATAGGGGGATTAAAGGACGCTGGCTGTCCTTGTACCTCTAAAATTGGTTTACTAACTAGTGTCCAACTTTGGGTTCCAAAACCATCAACTTCTTTGCTATAACTGTAGGACGTAACAAAAAAAGATCCTGCTATATTTCCTGGGTTGGAGCCTATACAGTTTCCTGGTGTGACGCTAAAATTAACAGTACTTGCATCTACACAAGATGTGCTTACCGGCAATGCTAAAGAATAACCCCTGCCCGATCCAGCATAATTAGTGACATTTATTTGCGTTTGAGTAGTTATTATTTTAAAGTACGGGTTAGGGCTACCTAGTACATAGTTAGATTGAATACTAGGTTGTTGTGATACAGAAACTGATAGTACTCCCTGAAGAGGGGAAACAAGTGTTGCAGTTCCGATTATAAATGCCATACCTTTAATTACCCTTCCATATAATCTTTTTAATTATATAGTACATAAGCATACGGGAAAGCCTAAGCCTTCCCGTATGCTTTGATTACCACTATTTATAAAATAGTGGTAATTTACTTAATTATGACCAGATTGAAAGAGGGGTTCTCTTCCAGCTATCTGTGCCAACTGCGATATATAGATAATCGTCTGACCATCTAAGTTCTCCTTCTACACCAGAAGCAGATATTGAAGCAGGTTCTGCTCCAGAAGCTGTAGCTAGTCCGTTAGAGGCAGTAGTGAATCCAGTAAATGTCTTATCTCCTGCTACACTTTGGTTTGTAGTAGTTTTAACAATACCACTTAGGGCTATTGTAACTTCGTTAGCACCTGCGCCTGAAGTAACTACAAATAAGTCAGCATCAAAGTCAAATGTTTGAACCGCACCATTAACTGTTACGTTACCTTCTTGTACAATAACTGTAGCTGCAGATACTTGAGAATCTACATACTGCTTAGTTACTGCGTGTCCGGAAGCCGTAGGATCTGCGTGTAGAGTTAGGAATCCAGTCATTGTATCGCCAGAAACATTTACGAACTGTCCTTCAGCGAAACCTGAGTAAGTTGCAATAGAGCTGGTTGTGAACGAGTTTGCTGTAGCAACTGCGTCTCCAGAAATAGTTACAATCTCAGTAGTGTCGATAAAGTGACCTTCAGCGAAACCTGAGTAAGTTGCAATAGAGCTGGTTGTGAACGAGTTTGCTGTAGCAACTGCGTCTCCAGAAATAGTTACAATCTCAGTAGTGTCGATAAAGTGACCTTCAGCGTATCCAGAGTAAGCTAGTAGATCAGCGCTGCTTGCTACACCTGTTAGGGTTATAACGGCTTCGCCTACACCAGAAGTTACGTTAAAGAATACTGCTCCAAAATCTAGTGAAGTTACAGAAGAGTTAACGCTTACGTTATCTTGTTGTACACCTAGAGTCAAGGAAGAAGCTAGATAACTAGAAGCTGCTAAAAGTTCAGAAGCATAAACAATATTATCAATAGCGTTGATAGTAGAACCGCTATCAGCTGTGAATCCAGTAGCCCAATGATCAGTGCTTTCATTCCAAAATAAAATAGAACCAGAAGAGGTTCCTCTTTCTACATAGAACCCTGCGTTAAGAGTAGGAGTTCCACTTGCATTTGTGTTTAGTCCAATAATGTTATCTTCAACCAATAGTGTTTCAGAAACAAGCAGACTTACGCCGCTTACTAGTGTAACGCTACCGTTAAATACGGTCTCCCCTTGGAAAGTTTTATTTCCAAAAATCTCTTGGTTGGTGTTAGTGGTTACTAGTCCGGACACACCAACATTAGCTTCGCCTGTTGGAGATTCAGATACAGTTAAGTATTCACCAAAATCAATTGTACCAACGTTGAAAGTACCAGCGTCGTCTTTTTTAACAGAGAGTGGAGTAGAAGATCCACTGATTGTAAAAGCAGCGTTAGTTTTACTAACACTAATCCCACCTGTTCCTGTAATTGTCAAATTGTCTTCTGTAAAGTTACCAGAAGCTACTCTATCTATACGTAGAGATCCGTCTGCTAATGTAATTGGCATCGTATTTACCCCAAAATTTTATCTGTTTATAAACGTGATTGTTATTTAATTATATAATTAATCAAATATTTATTTTTTCATAATAAATATCCAACATACAAAGAGTATAGTATAATATAAGTCTTTATACAAGTTTTTATTTAATTAAATCATATATTTATATGATTTAAATTAGAGGTGCTCCGCAAACTATACACTCTTTAGATGTATTTCTTGTAAAGCAAGTTTTACAGGTTCTTACTAAAGTACCTGCTGGTATTCTACTACTTTTTACAAAACTTTTAGGCAGAGGTACTGTATTATTTGTAGTACTTTCACCGTTGATAATTATTTTTTTATTTTTATTACAACAAGACATATCTTACCTCCTCTTAATTATTCTATTTCCCCTATCGCTGTAATCCTATGATCGTAATAATCTGTACCAGATAAAGGCTCGCTTTGAATATTAATTATATAGCCATAAAAAGTGCTTGAACCTAATGGTAATGAAAAATGACCTATATCTCCAGATAATTTATTTTTGCTAGTAAGCACAAAACTTAAAGTGGCTAAACCTTGGTTATTTAAGGATACTGTTATGCTATTTGGATCTAATATATTATCTGGATTTTTATCGCTGCTTTTTTCAACACACTCGGTTTCCCCATCATCGCAGGGATTTGAATTGTTTCCAGTAATTGAATTTGTTTTTGGGGTTCCATTTGAACCGTCAGCATATTCTGTAGGCTTATATGCTATAGATGCACTAAATATTAAATCTCCATTCACATTACCTTGTGCTTTGAAGTCGGCGGATACATAAGCATTGTCTTCAAAAGATCTTAAACACGCATCTTTTGAGAGCAGGACTTGTTCAGTAGCAGGACAGTTAAGTATTTCCTGAGTAGAATACCCAAAAGAATATACTACTAAACCATTAGCGCTAGCATTACCTTCACACATTTTAGGTAAAGGTTTTCCTATTCTATCTCTTCTTATGAATACCATCTTTAAAATCCAGCATCATTTAAATTAAATATATCAGCAGCAGATACAATAGATGGTGAATTATTTATATTATCTACATTAATTCCACCGTTGGTACCATTACCTAGTCCGGCATTATTTTTTGCGCCATTTTTAATAAATTGAAAATTATATGAAACAGTAGCAGGCTGAGTTGGAAAATTTACACTATAATTAAAACCTACTAGAAAACAACACCCAAAATTAAATACTGTATAAAAATTATCTTTAGATGGCATCTCTACAGAAATAGGACCTCCTGTGAATTTAAATGAACTTCCTACATCTACACCTAATCTAGTACCTAAAGAAATACCATTTATATTTTGTAATCTTCTTTCTTCTGTTGAGAATGCGACATTATCTATAGTTGCTACAGAGCCAATGTCTCCTGTAAACTGTACACTAGCATTATCTTCTGGTATTAAATAAGTTGAATCACTAAAATAGTCTTGTTTTTGAATAACATTTTGAGAAGCCTGTATTGTACCTTCACACCTTATATTATTCCAAGGATCTTGTCCTGCGTTAAAAGCATAAGCAGTAAGAGTTATATTACCAATAATAGGACCTTTTATAGTTTTTTTACTGCTACTCCCAGAGCCACCGCCACTGCCACCGTTTGAACCGGGGCTAATTGAACCTACTGGTCCTGCAAAAACTTGATTTGGTGTAAAGCCTGCTTGTCCACCACCTCCTGATAATTTTCCACAATCACTAGTATCGACTGTTTTAAAGTTACCTCTAGTAGAGAGACTAATAGATATGACTCCTTCTATATTTCCACAATTTGCTGGCTCACATCTTATACAAAATGGCATATAATTTAAATAGTATAATTAGTTACTTACTGGAAAAGACGGCAAAAGCAGGTCCTCCGCCCCTTTCGCTTAAATCCAATTTTTCGTGAGTATGTAGACCCAAACCACCTCCTCCACCAGGCGGTCCAACTTTAGGCATAGGATCTGCTAAGGCTATTGTAGGGTGAATGCTACTTATAGTGTTACTTTGACCTGCGGATAAAAGGTTATTCATTTCTCTAAAATTAGGACTATTAGATACCACACTAATCGGAGAAAAAGTTCTGTCAATATCGTATAAACTCGGAGGATCGTCAAAACCTAGAAAAGCACGTTCTTCTATATTTGTTATCATAGCTATAGGACCTATGCCGTTTAATTTCTGTCTTCTAGTGATTCTTTTATTTCTGAGTTTATAAAGTTCATCTTCTGCGGTTATATTTAATATAACATTTCCTGCACAATCTCCCGATGCCGCCGAATTTATACTTACAATTATTCCTCTAAAGACATTTTGAGATTGAAATCTAATTAGTATGCCACCTCCTGATAATCCTAGTGCTAACTTTTCTGTAGAATCTGAAATCTTTAAAGATACACTTGCTTTGCTCACTTGTCCTCTTGATCTTTTTACACCTGCTGATAAAACATTAGGTGTAGATACTATCAGATCTCCAAGTTTTACTTCACATAATGCAGGTGTATATATAAAAGTATCTGCCATATATTTTATGTCTCAATGGGACTGTTTAATATCCTCACTTCCACACTATCTCCAGGGTATAATGGTCTAGTAAGTGTATTTAAAGCTTCCATCTGACCAAACCCATCGACTTGAACAATAAACTGACCTGCTGAATTATTTCCCGCAACTATTACACCCCTGCGTGTTAATGTTTCTGTTCTTTTAACATACTGGGAGTCATTAAAAGATTGTACTGAATAATACTTAGCTCCTGTAGTAATGCTAGTCGTAAAAGAGTTTTGATCTGAATATGTGTGTTCTATAGAAAGTACTACACTATTGTCTAGTAAATTTCCAGGCATTATTGTGTAACCACCTGTAGTATAAGTTTTAGTTATAGTTTTACCTTCTTGTTCTGAGTTTACAGAATCAAATAGTGCTCTAGAAAACTCTGCTGCGCCTGCTCCTTCAAATATAGGCAAAGTTATATCTATAATACTACCTTCCATAGAATCTAAAACAGAATCTACCACTGTAGGATTTGTTTCTTCATCGTAAGGTCTAGGTACGTCAATTAATGTACCATTTACTGCTATGGAAAGTGGTTTTGATTGCACTACGATAGGAGTCATATAAATACCCTGAGTGGCTATAGCAGCAGCTTGTAAAAGAAGATTTGAATTTTCTGATTTTAGTGAAATAGAAGGTCTTTGGACTGTATAACTAAAAAGTAGACTAGTTGCGAGTTCATATCCAAAACTAGTACCTAATCCTTCGACTAGATCAGCTGGAAAAGCTCCTATAGCAAAGGCATCTCCGTTTAATGAGAGCCCTTCTCTTCCACCTCTAGTATTTACAGCTATTGCGTCGCTAAAACTCTCAACTCCAGGTCCACTGCTTCTAAAAGTATATAAATTAGATCTTATAAGTGGGTCTAAAGCCCTTCTGGAAATATCATTGCCAGTGCCTCTTGCTATAAGTACCTGTACCGAACCGGGAGCCGATCCTGGCAGTAAGAACCAATTTTGTCCTCGTGATAATTCATTTAGTCCATACTCTGGCGCAAGTAATACAAAATAATCATTTTCTGTATAAGTGAAACCCGCTGTGATACCTCCAGCTGCTATAATAGAAGGTCCGTCTTGGATATCAAGTATTGGTGCTCCAATTGCGGTAATTCCACCTATATCTACAATATTTGCGCCTGCAGATATTGTCCTTTGCGAAGTAAAACCTCCAAGATAGTCTATATATAAATTTCTGGGAGTAGTGGCGCTTAGACTAAAACTAACACCTCCAGGTATGGGTGGCAGATGCATCTGATACCCAATTAATGATTCCCAATCATCCCTTCTTACTGCGAATTGAAGTTGATTTTGAATTACTGAATCCTGGGGTGAATTATTAAATTCAACCCACAAACTTTCATATAGATTAGATTGCTTATTCCAAGGTACTGGAAAACCACTTAATGGGTACTGTGGATGGATTCCCAGTGCTCCGTTTGTAGCGTTAACACTTGGCTTACTATACTTTATAGGTAATGGTTCTCTTCCTCTAACTACTACATAATCAGTTTTTGGAGAATTCTCGTCTGTAGCTTGTTCTGCTATACACGTTCCGGTCATCTCAACTGTATCAAAACCTACTTTAACTGCCTGTATAGTACCATCTGGATCAGAGTACACTTCTGTTAAATTTAAAGGATCGGCTGCTAATAAAGATAACCTTAACATAGTAAAGGCATCTTGTGATTTTATATCATATCCTGCTAACCCGTGACCTTCGGTTACATTATGTGTAATGCCAAATTTACTCAGAATAAAAGAAGCCAATGATGTTTTAGGTATTAAATTACCTTCAAAAGATACGTTGTTTGTACCCCAAGAAGGAAAAGATGAATTTTGTAATCCTGTAAAGTTGGATCCCTGTGCCACTTTCTATTAGTATCCGTTAAAGTTTAATGCAGCTTGTGTAACCCTAGCCTGTACAGAATTAACCTGAGTTTCTACTTGATCTGCTTTTTGCTGTGCCAGTCCTGCTAATGATAAAGCTATTTTAGAATCGTTACTTGTACTTTCAATAGAAGATTTAACTAAATTTAGCTCTTGACTAACTGAATTAGTTTTTGAGTCTATTGCATTGATTCCACTGGTTATTTTAGCATCTAATTCAGATCTAATCAATTCTATTTTATCTTTGGTGTTATTTTCAACGCCGTTTATTACATCACTTAATTCACCTAGCTTCTGCTCAGAACTAACTCTAATTACATTGGCTTGCTCTACTACTGCATCTATTGCTGGGGCAAGTAATGCTTGTATTCTAGCTTCTATATCATTTAATTGTCCACCTGTTGTAGAGTTTGTTTTATTACTATTTAAAGCTTCTATTAGACTTGAGAAGCTAGACTTTAAATCGGATACTGACTCTTTAAAACTGTCTGAAAAAGAAGATGAAGCTCTTTCAACCCCATCTTTTACGGCAGTAGATATATCAGACACATTAGTTACTTCTAAACCCGTTTGAGTTTGTTTTGTTTGTGTTTGAATATTCTCATTAATATTTTTTAATTCTTTTCCTGTTCTATCCGAGCCACTTAAAGTACTGTCTGTAGACATAATTTTAGATAAATCTTTAACATTATTCATACTTCGTTCGTTACTGTACATAGCGTTTAAAGATATTTTATCTTCTTTGTTGACTTCATCCAACCCACTTACATACTCTTGTCCTCCAAAAAGACTATTAAATAACCCAGAGTCTCTAGCTGAAGGCATTCCTAAGCTTTCTAATAACAAAGATGTGGGTGTATTAGAAGTCAATTGACTCTTTAAAGCGTCTGTGGAAGTCTGATTACTTGCAATCTGCAAAGCAAACCTATCTGCTTCTGATTTTGGTGAAGGTACATTTGTACCAAGCATTGAATTTGAAAGACTTCTAAAAGTGTCATTATTAAATAATGGGGCTACCACATTAGTAATACCTGCAGAAGCGGAATTGAACGCATCGACTGGGGCATCTACTAATCCAAGTGTGTTTAAAGCCTTTCCTGCAAACCCCAAACCTCTACTTAACATACCAATAGGTTTTGGTGAACTCTGTACTAAATTTTCTACTGATGTTAACCCTCCTGGTAATCTACTAGTAACATTAACAGGGGCTGTTAGAGCTTCAACTGTTGTAGGTACCGCTGAAGGATTTAATAAATGTTCTAAAGGTCGTCTATACTTAGCGTACTCGTTTGCTGATGATAGACTACTAGAAGAGGGTGAAGCATAACTTAATGGGTTTGTTATAACAGGCTCCACTGAACTTAAAGTTTTTAAATAATCCGGAATATTTGCTTGAAAAGTAGGAAAAGGTATTTTACCTTGAGTCTTGGCTATGGCACTAGCCATGCCTCCTTCATTACGTATTTTGTTAGCTACAGTAACATTAGGACTATTTAAATATTTTGAGTATTCATCTTGAAGTTTATAACCTTGAAACCCTATAGCACCTGCACCTAATCCAAAACCCGCTCCTGCTAATAAATCACTATTATTTATTTCATTTGGTAAAATTGCTTCTGCTATAGTTTTTGACAAGTTAGAAGTAGCTACAGAAGAAAGTCCACTAATTACATCTGTTTTAGAATTTTTTGAATCAGTATTATACTGCTTAGCATCTTCAAAGTTTGTAATTACTGGAGATCTTGACTCAGTTAACCCTTTATTATATTGTTTAGCATCTTCTAAATTTCTAATAATATTATCCTTAGGGGGTCTTAGATAATTGAGTTCCCCTTCTTGTTTATTTTTAAGATAATCCGGTAAGTTAATAGATTCGGAAATAAACTTAGAAGTCTCTGTTTCTGCTGCTACTTTATTTTTATTTATAACGTCAGCTGCGGATTTTACAAAATCAGACTTTACTAAAGGTTTAACAATATTATCATTCATATAACTTGATACTGATGAACCTATACTATTACTGATCTCCTTTATTTTATTATTAGATTGATCTGAATTTTTATTTACTCCTAGTTTGCCAAAAATTCCCTGTGCAAATCCGATTAAAGTATTAAAGTACCCCAGCATAGTTGTTGTATTTTGCTCTATCTTAGTTGCAGGAGTTACTAATGGTTCAAGGTTTTCTGCTTTTCTCTCTAATAATAAATCTTTTGCTTCTTGTGATCCAGAATTAGATAATGTTTTTAGAACTTCGTCTGGAGCACCTTTTAATATACCTTTCAAATCATCTTTATTAAAAACGGAGGATAATAAATTAGGTAATCTAGTTAATAATGAAGTAGAAGATTGTAGTAAATCACCTCTAGGTCCTAAGAACATACTAGCTGGTTTTTTAGCTTCCTGTTCTATAGATGTTTGTATTGCTTTTAAACCTGAAACTGCTTTACTGTTTAATCCTCCTTGATTTAAAAGCTGATCTATTGCTCCATACTGTGAAGTTAAACTAGAAGTAAATTCATTTACCCTAGCGTTTCTAGTTTCTTCTTTTAAGCTCTTTCTTTCTCTAGTAGCTTGTATATCTAGTCCTTGGTTTCTAGTTCTAGCCTCATCTTGGGATATAGCTTCTAATCTCTTTCCGGACTCATCAAAGATTTTAATAACCCCAGATTGTACGTCTGAAGAAGACAAAACTCTATTTAATTCTTTTTGTAAGTCTAAATTAGTTACTCCATTTAATCCTCTTTGCTGTCTTCTGCCTGTGGCATCCTCAGAAAATATAATAGGCGAATTTTGCCCTGCTATGGCATTTAAACCACTACCAACTCCTTCTTTTAGATTATTAAAAAATCCTGCTGTTTTTTGCTGTAATTTAAAGTTATCCGCTGCTTGTTGAGCACTTATTGTTAATTGCTGTAAAGCAATAGCACTTTTAGCAGCCTCTTCTAATGGCTTTAATTCTTTATTAATACTATCAACCTGTTCTTGAAACATAGAAGAGTCAGGTATTAAATTTAAAAGCTTATTTACTATTTTATCTTGGTCTTCTTTGGAGTTTCCTCCTTGAAGGATGTTTTTCTGCAAATCGCTCATTACAGCCTCTAACTCTCCGGTTCCGAGTCCGGGTTGATTTGAAGAGATCAGATTTGATAATGCGTCTACATTTATAGTTTTTAAAATATTAGTATCTGTACTTTTTAAAACATTATTTAAAGATAGTTTTATTGTATCTAACTCTAGTGCTGCGCTTTTTAGTTGAGATTTAAAAGTTTGCAACTCTTCTACTTTTCCAAAAATTTTAGAAAATCTGTCTGTAGCTTGTTCTGGCGCAGATAGTTCTTTAAAACTTTTACCCAAAGTAACTGCTAAGCTTCTTCCTCCAAATGCTCTAGATGAGTCTATAGCAGATGGCGAAAACATCTCGTCTAATTTATTTTTTATATCTATACTTTCCAAGTTAGACGATAAAGAATCAATTGCTTTGTTAGCTCTACCTAGCGAATTTATAACTGAAGAAACTACTGATATTTGTTGTTGTTTTAATCTATCGTCTGAGGTTAAACCTTCAGATTTAGTAGCTTGACGTTCGGCTAAGCTATTTACAAACTGCTGCAGCCTTTCATTAAAATTAACAATTCCATTTTCTCCCGTTTTGAAGGCTGCTGCTGAAGAATCACTGTAATCTTTTAATGACTTTGCTCCTTCAGATAACCCTTTTGGAACCTCGACTGCTTTTCCAGCTCCAAAACCGCCGAGTACAGTTTGTACACCCTCATCTACTTCATTTGCAAATACTTCGGATCCTGCAATTAATATATCTCCTGCTTTTTTTAATTTTTCTACTATAGCGTCGATGCCTGATGTAAAAGTGACTCCTTTAAATACATCCGCAGGATTAGTACTGGCACTTTTAAGCACAAGTTTTCCGGATTCTGATACATCTACTGTAAACTGCTCTAAAACTTCTCCAGTTTTACTTAATGTTTGAATTATAGAAGAACCCTTTCCTGTTTCTGATAAAATTTTATTCTTAAGGTCTTCCGTGTTGCCTGGTGATACTTTATCTCCTGTTATTATGCCTGTAGTTTCATTAATTTGTCCTGTTTTAATTAAAGAAGACTTTCTAACTTCAAGTTGCGCTAATTGCATTTGACTTTGAAAAGCATTAAACAAGTCAGACTTACCACTATCGCTGTTTAAATTACCTTGGAATCCATTCCGTATACCTTGCCTTTTACTTATTTCTCTAATTGTTTGGCTATTAACATCTGGGTTAGATATTAATGATATTTGTTTGATAAGATCAGCCTGTCCCGTTGTCCCTAATTGTTTTACAAAAATATCAAAATCTTTTTTAGCAGCCTCCGGTCCAGAACTTTTTCTAAAATTTTCAAAAGTATTTCCTATATTTTCTGTTACTTTTTCAAATCTTTTTATAGGATCCCTTATGCCTTCTCTTGCTGCTCTATTTTCCTCTATATTAACATTACCTCCTAGTATTGAGGAAACTTCCTGTGCTCCACTAGGCTTATACCCAAGCATTCTACCAATAAAACTAACTTGTCCTTTTGAAACTTTAGTAGCTTCGGAGATGGAAGTACTGGTTTTAAATGCCTGCTTTTCCAAATCCATTAATGTTTTTATTAAATCCTTTAAACCTTCTGGGTTACTTTTAGAAAAATCCTCCAGAGACTGCCCCTTAAAAGAAACATTATTAAGGTTATCAATTTTTAGATCTTTAATGTTTTTTAAGCTAGATTCTGGTATTTGTACAATTGCTGATCTTATACTTTCTATATTTCTTTTTTGTAAGGAATCTAATGCAGATAAGGCAGATTTTGATGGCGAAGCTTCCCTATCTAGCGCTGTTTTTCTAGACTGTAGATTATTAAACTCTCCGCCTAATTCGGTAAACTTAGCCAGACTAGCTGAACTTCTGGACTTTTCTCCTGTAACTCCTGTTCTTGTTAGGCGGTCTTGAGCTGTTTCTAGTGCCCTATTAAATCCGTAAAAAATAGTAGCTCCTGCGGCTAATGCGGCAAGTACTGGTACAAAGCCTGCTGCAAAAGTAGCAAGATACCCTGTACCTATTCCAAAGTAAGCAGTAATACCTGCAACAGCAGTAGATAAACCAGTAAAAACTGAAAATGCTTTTCCGGCATTTACAATGCTGCTAACTAATCCTCCTAAACTACTTGCAATAAGTTTGACTGCCGTTCCAAGCAAAGCCCCCTCGACTACTAATGCCGTTGCAGAACCTAAGTTTATGCCCTGTGATCCTTTCTCTGTAACACCTGCACCTGTAATAGAATCGGCTATACTAGTTAAACCTCCAAGACCTGGTATTTTTACATTAGATAGGGAAGTTAGAGCTTGAACTAGCGAAGTTGTAACTTTTAAAGCATCTGTAATTGGAGTAGTGATACCATCAGATACGCTTAACGCTAATCCTTGAAATGCGGCGCTAGTACTTCCAACTTGCTTATATAAGCTGGACATTTGAATTGCATTTTTTTCTGTAGCATATCCTGAAGAATTCTGAGACTGAGCTACTACCTTGTTAACTTTAGAAAAATTATTCATTAAAGCTAAAAATTGGTTGGTAAATCTAGTTTCTGCTATTGTTTGAGCTATGTCTCTTCTTTTAGCATCAGTTAGTGTAGGATAAATATCAGCTATTTGCTGTAGTATATCAAAAGAGTTTTTAAAGTTACCTGATTCGTCTTTAGTGTTTATACCTACTTCTTTTAAAACCCCTTCTGTTTTAGGAGTATTTAAGTTAAGAAATATTCTTCTTTCTGCTGTACCGATTTGAGCACCGCCTGCACGTGTAGCTTCTTGGATTACTGTTGTAATCGCATTTAACTGATCAAATGATATACCTGCATTATTTGCTGCAACTGCTACTTTTTTTCCAGCATCTGCTAAATCTTTTGCTACTACAGCGTTTGCATCTTCTACTGCGGCAAACGAATCAATAAGCCTTATAGGTGCTTTTTCTAACTCAGGATAAGCCTTTAAAAAAGCAGTCATAGTTTCAGAAAGATCTTGTTGACCTAAGGTACTGACATTGGCACCTAAAGATACTGTCTTAGACCTTTGTTGTATTTCTGAAGCAGAAAGACCTTGTTGTGCAAAAATATTATAACCTTTAAGAACTTCTTGAACACTTTGTCCATACTCTACTGCTGTACTTATAGCTGATGTTTTTAACTGATCCAAAGTGGATTTATTTGTAGCTAAAACTCTATTAAGTTCTGTCATCTGGGCATTAACTTCTGCTATTGTTTTAGCCCCTTGAGCAAAACTTCCAAAAACTGCTCCTAGTGCAGTACCAGCAACCGTAAACTTTAACATAGTTTTAGCAGTAGTTGCCAGTTCGCTAGAAAATTGTTTTAATGGTCCATTGTCTATAGATGGAGGTTTTGGAGGACCATCACCACCAGATCCTCCTGAACCTCCTCCAAAAAAAGAGCCAAGTCTTTCTTTAGACCCTGCATACCCTTCTTTAATTTGAGAGGTCATTCTTGAATCAAAATCTCTAAACCGCTGAAGCATACTTCTATTAGTTGAAACTTGATTAACAGGTTCATTAATTTCTGGCTTATCGGCTTGTGCTCCTAATTTAACTACACCTCTGAACCTTTCTTCTGGAACCATTCTAGTAGAAGTATTAATAGATGATTTTATTGCTTTTACATCTTCAGCTACAGTTCCAAATTTAACTAAACCCCTAGACCTGTCTTCCGGTGAGGCTCCAAATGAAGATTTAAAGGTGCTATCCCCTGATGCAGAGTATAAGGATATTGGAGGTGCCTTTGTAACAGTCTTTATAGTCTGATTTATAGATGAGTCTTCCTTAAATATACCCCTACTTCTTGGTAGGGACATTAGTTCGCTTTGGCGTGCCTTTAAGCGATTCTCAAAACCTGACTGTTGTAACTTTAAATACTCATCCTGTTGTGCTAAAATTTTAGAACTTAGAGAGTTTATGCTTTTAGATTTATCTGTGCTAACGTTAGTTTGTGCTATATTTTGTAGATTTTGTTTTGCTTTACCTAAGGCTTCCTTGTCAGCCTGATCTACTTTCTCCTGATATGTTAATTGTTTTTTTGCAAAAGCGTTTGCGGTTTTTCTATTCTGCTCCTGTTGCTGTTGTTGTATAGCCACTAACCTATTTTTAGAGTTTAAATCTTGGTCAATCTTTGTATTTTGGTTACTAAAAATACTAGGTGTTGGTTTGGGAGAGGTAAATATAGAAGAAGCTTGTACATTTTTTCTTGCTTCACTAAGTAATTGTTCAGGTCTTAGAGTTTTATTATTAGAAGTAACACCCGAAGCAGAAACTGACTTTTTTGCTAGCTGTTCAGAAGATTGCTTTATCTTACGTGTTGCGTCTTCAACCACTTTTTCAAAATTATTTATACTTGCACCTGCGCCGTTTATATCTTTATTTAGATTAGTGACACTCTGGATTATACTACCACCTTCAGTTTTAGTTGGGGTAGTACCTTTTCCTGTTGGTTTCTCCTGTGAACCATCAGGATTATTAACCAAATCCTTATTTCCTTTATCTTGTGCTTTAAAATTTACTAATACTTCTAAATCTATTGATACCATTAGTTTTTACCAGCCCCTGTTTTTAAAAGAGATGGATCACTGTATTGTCCTGTTTTATGTAACTTTAAATATCTTTTATCTGAAGCTGTAACTATCTGATGATCTTGGCTATCACTAAGTCTACTACTTTTATTTTGCGATATAGTAGAAGCTTCAGCTTTTAAGTTTTTAATATAATTTTGTAAAAATACATCTAACTGATCATCGTCAGCTATAACATCTTCTTCGGGTCTATCGTGTAAAGGCATTTCATAAATATTATCATAATAAAATGACCAAGATATTAAATGAATTTGGGGTATAGAAAAATCGGCTGCTGGTTTCTCAAATAGACTAGTGCCTAGCTTTTGAGCTGCTAAAAATAAAGCTCTCCACTCGTTAGATCTAGCTATAGATCTAAGAGTCTTAGAATCAAACCCTTGTATAAATTCAAAAAAGATAATCATATACTGATACAGATCATTATATGATATGCTTAAAAGATCGTCTACTGAATCCCATTTTAATTTATTTTCAGCAGTAAAAACACACTTAGATAGGAGATATATATTTTTTTCCTCTCTGGCACTGAACTCAGCACTAAATTGGTTAGCACTTTCTTTTTTTGAAGTTAACTCCCTAATCTTTTTATTTATTTCGTTTAGTTTCTTTTGATCTTCTCTATATAGATTAGTATTAGGTATTCTTTTACTTAAAATAGTTTCATATGTTTTTTTCTTATTAATATTTGATTTCAACTCTTCTTCATCGTTTAGCGAAAAAACTGTGCGAAGTATGTTAGAGGGTATTGCACCCTCAGAAAAAAACCCCTGTGATAATAGATTAGCTGTAACTTTATCCTCTAAATAATTAGCAAAAGCTTTGTGCTCCCCAGAAGGTTGCACTAAAATAATAGGCTCTTCATTTATATCTAAAACTTTTTTACCTAATAATATTTCCGTAATAATTTTATTACGTTGCTCTAAAGATATTTCTTCCATAGCTTTTAGGTTTTAGTTTTAGCTCCCTTTACTTTTTTAGCTTTTTTGGTTTCAACTTTAACCTCAGCAACTGCTTTATCATCAATCTTTGCTAGATTCTCAGCTTCTATTTGATTGCTAACTTCAACAGCCTTATTATCCTCAAGTTCTTTATTTTCTTGTTTTAGTTTACCTGCTTTTTCAAAGGCAATAACCTCTGGCAATTTAGTATTCCACTCAGGATCTAAGTTATATTCATAACATATGACCTGATATTTGCAAGTTTCTACTAGATCATAGTCTTCTTCTTCTAGAAGTTCGTCTAAAGTAGCCCACACTGGTAAGTTGTTTTCCTTATAAATCATACCTTGTGTTAAATTTAAAATCCTTTCATCATCAGCAATTTGCTCAGCAGTATTAGATAATAAATTATTTACTATTTGATCTCTGGCTAAAAGTTCAGATCTGGATAAAGACAGCATTGCTGCCATTGTTTCTAGCTCTTCGGGTGTAAAAGCATCGTCGCTTGCCAGCTTTTCTTGTAATTCTGCGATAGTAGATAAAAGGCTTGATCGGTTACTTTCATATTCTATTATGAAAGATTCATTGCGGTCTTTTAGTTCTTTTTCTAGCTCGGCTCTTAGTAGTATTCCTTCCTTATAGGCGGATGTCCAAGCAAGTGTGTAGGCTTTTTTAACTTGCCTTGTAATTTTAGCTGAAGGTTTGACTAAGTTATATTTAGTCCCATTGTATTCAAAGCTTCTAATCGTGTTCATTTCGGTAATCTCCATTCCTTTTATCCTTATATTGTATTTTAATTATATCCTCAGAGTAACTGGGGCTATAATCAACTATATAATTTTCCTCTATATCCTTTATGAGTCTTCTGGACATATCGCTAGTAATAGATAAAATCTGTTTTCTAAACAATTGCCATTTCTCATCAGAAACTACTAGTTCGGATGTATTTAATAGTTCCTTTTGAAGTCTCTTTACTTGATACTCCAAAGATTTTTGCAGTTTTTCTTTTCCTTTTTCCATGAGCCCCGATTTTAAAATTACAGGGACTTGCGGTCCCTGTAATTTAGTAGTTTAACTCATTTGTTAAGTAAAAACAAGTGCTTATTTGCCCAAGTTATTACTCTCCTTGTGATTCAATTACCTTAGTTACGTATTCTATTCCAACTCTGCCTCGTATTGCTGTAAGCTGGTTAGTTCCTCTAAATGCAAAAGTTTGAGTTGCATTAGATCCTAGTGCCAAACTATAAGCTTCATCAGTAATACGTAAGTTCTGAGCAATTATTGTTTTTAATGGGTACTCTGTCAAGCTACCGTCAGTACTGGTGTATTGACCTTTAATACCATCATTAAAGAACTCATCTCCAAACATATCAGGTGCGTTGACTTTTCTATCCAAGCCGTTACCACCAGCTTCTGTATCGTTTTGTTGATATACCATTATAACTACCGCAAGGTTATCTTTAGCAAACAAATCAGTAATATTGATGTCTGTTAAAGTGCCCTCTTCAAACTTACTCGATTTACCTGCAAATACTGCATAGTTCTTTAAATCACTGGCAGTAGTGTCAATTGACACTGTAAACTGAATAGGCAATGTTAATGTTCTTGTATAAGGGTTTAAGTGTCCTAGCTCCTTTAAAGCTTCTCTTGTAAGGTTAGCTGTAAAAGTAACATTTTGTAACCTGAGTGCCAGCTCATAGTCTCCAACAATAAACTCAGAAGTAGTAGTAGGCTCTACACTTACTTCTACTAATGAGGCGTTCGTAGGTGCTCCACTTAAAGTAGGAACCAATAGAGAGTTATTTAAAGTATTAACTCCTGTTATAGTTACAGTCTGTGAGGTAGGATTTAGTACTGTCACTGAAGATCCCACATAGTCAGATGTAACACTACACAAGCTGTCAACAAATACAGTTGTAGTTGTAGAAGACTGAGTAGATGACTCGTTTAATCTTAACGTAGACCAGCTGGCTCCCCCTAGGGTAATAGTACCGTTATTAAAGTTTCCTGATATAGAATTAGATGCAGATACAATCTCTCTAGCAGGTCCTCCTGCTCCTGGTCCACTAGTTACTCTGAAGCCCAATCCTACAAACCTTGTTAGGTCAACTGACGATGCTATTGTGTTACTAAATGTTATAGAGTTTGCTCCAATCGTAGCTCCGGTTAGAGCACCGTTCAAAACTAGCTCTGGATCTACAAGATAAGCTTCAACCTGACCTTGCCTTACTGCGCCTACATCCTCAACATCTCTAGTTGGTACTGGTGAGAAGTATTTACCTACAACGACTGTAGCGTCTGCTCCGGCAGGTCTGTCAACTGGAGCTTCCTCACCAAAGGCATTACCAGCGTACACAACAAATACCCTGTCACCTGACAAATAGTTAGATCTTCCGGCAGGAAGAGCTGCTGCTAGTGTGGATGCCAATCCGTTAGAAAAATAACTTAATCTATTAGTAGCAGGATTATAAATAAAGTACTCTAATGCATTTGAAGGTATACAGTCGGCTGAGTCAAAAATTGGTACAAACTTTGACTCACCTACAGTTAATCCACCACCTCTAGCGAATGCCATTAGAATTGAAGGTCTTCCTACTTCGTTGGTTTTTAAAAACCCAAGATTTCCTTTTTCTAAAGTAGCTACTGTACTGATAACAGGTAATGCCAATTGCAGGTAAGTTTTAGCAGCAAAAGTTGACGCTGATATCTCTAAAGAACCTGTTCCAACGTGCCATTCTTCCCAAGTTACAAATCTTGCTTCATTTAATAGCCAAACTTTTTGTTCCGTCTCTCCTGCATAGTTTTCTGTAGAAATACCTTCTGATTGATAATTTAACTCTACTGAGTTAATGAAAACGTCTGAGAGATATTTTGTTGCTTCAATATCTTCGTTAGCAGTACCCAATGAACATTCTGCTTGCACTGGTGAGTAAATATCTACTCCCTTAGAAAGACCACATTCTCTACCAAAGTCAATTAGTTGCACTCCGTGATAATATTTTAGAGCAGAACCGCCAATAGAATCCTTGATCACTATATTAGCTATACCTGTACCAGAGGCAGCAGGCAATCCTGAAAATGCTGCAGCATCCAAATCCCCTAGGCTGACGTTAATGCTACCGCTTACTAAGCCATCAAAAGTAGTACCGTCAGATTGTCTAATATTATGATTTAAATTTGTTAGTGGAACTTTGGCTAACGTGGCCATAGTGTAAATAGAGCCATAATCGTTACCGTCTAAAGTAACTGCAACTTCTGGGCTGTCGTCTACAACGTCCGTCAACTCCAACTGTCCAAGCTCAAAAACGTCTTCAGTATTAAATGTAGTACTTGAGCCGAAAGTTTGCACTCTATATAAAACTTGCCCCTCGGCAAATACCGATTGAGAAGCATAAATAATCCTATTTCTTTTATTTACCATATAAATATTACTCCTTGCAAGGGCAATTAAGATTCATTATTCAAAAAATAATGTTATTACCGAATCTATAGTATAAAAAATTGTAAATATATTTTTAGACTCATTAAGAATTTAAATGTTTAAATTGGATATATAATGGAATCAAATCCTCCGACAGGAGGCTCCATATTGGTAAAACTACCAACTAGTTTAGGATCCCTATCAGAAAAAGTGCAAGTAGAAAAAGCTAGTGTACCTCTGTGCCTATGTAAGTCAGAACCCTTAGTCCTTGGATCATAGAATGATAGTTTCTTTAAGTCTTGTATATGTATTGTGTTACCATTTCCTGGATTTAAAGTTAAATAAGTCTCATAATCAATTCCATTGCTACTTACAGTTTTAATAAAATCTTCATTTATTACGCCCCAATTTTTTAGCGGCATACCTGTTCTATTAAAATCAATTACAGGTATTCTTTTATTATATAAATATTCTTGTAATTTGCTGGTAATCTCCATTAACTCTAGGTTATTGTTAGCATAAATATCTATTATAAAACTTCTCATATACTTAATTCCGGGACCAATTTGTAAAGCGTTTAAACTGCTTTCCATAGGAATTAATGCTACTATAGGCAACTCTGGGGGTTCCTCATTATTTGGGTACCCATCAATAAGGGATACCATATGAAACCTGTAATCTATTTTAGTTGGAACTAAACTTAATGCTCCATTTGGGGTTGTGGCTGACGGCCACTTAATTCTAGCGTTTTTATAATCAATTCTATAATAGTCCCTAGGTAAAGGTGCGTTAGTCTGATCTCTTACTATAATTAAATTAGATTCTCGGACTGAAGGTATAGATAAAGTACTTCCTTTAAAAGGGGTAGTATTTAATGGTACGTATTGATTAGAGGTGCTGCTATAAATACTGCAAGAATTAGAACTATTAAGTTCAAAACTAAGAAGCCCTCTACCGTCTGTATTGACCAAGCCTGCGAAAGCAGAGTCTGGGTCTATAATAAAATAGTCGTTACGCTGCTGTCCGTTTATATCTGTTTTAGTATCATAAATTAAAGGAGATCCAGTTACTTCTTGTGAGAACTCATTAGCAAGCGGAACCTCTTTTAAGTAGGTAAATAACGATAAGTATTCTAAACTTTCTCTTCCTAGTGCCATCTATAGTAGTGGAAGTAATGCTAATACGACTAAGAGTACATTAGCACCTGCTGAATAATTTAATAAAGTTTTAGTGTCTTCATATTTCTTTTTATAGACAATTAATTCTTGATTAGCTCTTATAAGGTCATTTGTTATTTTTATAATTCTTTTGTCCCTTATTTCTATTTCAGACTCAAGCTCTTTTATTAAAACTGTACAACGGGTTAATGATTGAATATCACTCTCAGAAGCCTGCAATAGGGCTAATATGCTGGAAGATTGCTTACTATTAAAACAGATATCTTCGGCTCTGGCACTAGAGGTTAATATACATAATACTATTAAAAAAGTTTTAATTTTAAACATCATATATTTATAAGTTCTTAACTTGTAGCTTTTACCTTACTTCTTAAATCTTGTAATCTTTTTAATAAATATAGTATTTTATTGCGCTTTTCGGTTATTGTAAGCTTATCGGCATCTTTTAGATCTTCTTGAAACTGTCTGCTAGTGTCCTGCAGTTCCTTTTCAAATATTCTTATTGACTCTTTTAGGGCTTTGGTAGTTTCTAGTAATTTAAGATTTTCCTGTATTAATATACCGTTTTTTTCTTGAAGATACTTATTTTCAAGATAATAATAGGAGCTTATAGAAATAGACAGTAAGACTAAAAGTGTAATAACTACCTTATTTTTGTAGAGGAATTTAAATAATTCTACTAGTGTCGTACTGTTAACTATACTCACAGAGGGGACAATGACATCTGGTTCTTTTTTTAAAGAGTCTATTTTTACTTTTTTCTTTTGAACCATAACAATCAATCTTTATTCTGACCAAAGTTTTTGGGTAGAAACTTTTTTAACTCCTCTATTGAACTGTCACTTGTTTTAGCTTGCTTCAATAATTCTTTATTTTCAGAACTATTGGTAAAATATTGCACCCCATTTAAAGCTATAATGCTGGTCAAAATAGCAGTAACTGACAGTCCAATGTGACTAACTGCGTCATCAAATAATACTTTCTGAGCATTTGTAATTATAGAGGTAGCTCCTTCTTTAGTAATAATACCTTTTAATAAAAGCACGCTAGCTGAATCAATTGTTAAGCTGTATAGATACATTAAAGATACCCATAGCCCTATAATTAAAAACACTACTGTAAAGAATGCTATAAATTTAAATGACAATAACATAGAGGTTATTTGAGACCACCAGCCTGACCAGTTAATAAAACTAAAGAAACTCATTTTATGAAAGCGTCCTTAGCTGTTCTTCAAATATCTTAGCTCTGTCGTGATCTCTGTTATTTTGAGCAAGTACTTTTGCATTCTGCAAGATTCCCTTTTCTTTTATACTCTTTACAAGCTCTGCTAGTTCTTCTAAATCTGATGTCCTAATAAGAACATCAAGTGTAACTTTCTTTGTAAAGTCGATAGGTGAGTAAGTCCTCTGAGCCTTTGCCTTTGCAGTGTCTTCGGACGCTACTTCTGTAGCAGCTAGTTCTACTGAAATATTAGGTTCAGACTGTTCTACAATAATTGAACTAACAGACTCTACTTTTTCATCATTAATCAATGGATTAAAAACATTGGCAGTATTATATTGAGAGTAGACCTCTTCTTGTTTTGAAGTAGACTCTAGTGTTATAACTTTTTTTGATCCTTGTGTTGGATTAAATGCTCTAGATTCTGTAGTATATTTATTAGTAGCTACTTCAGCAGTTTTAGCTATATCATCTCCTGACATAGTATTACTATTAGGTGTAGAATCTTTAATTTTCTCTGCGACTGTTTTGCTGCCGGTTAAAGATTTTTTATCTGACTTCGCAATAGATTCCGAATTTGATTTAACTAATTTAACCTGTCTAGTTAAATCTTCTAGTGCGGACTCAGCAGAAGCAGATGTTTTAATAGAAGACTCTATTACTTCTATAGCACCTGTAGAATGGTTATTAATTTGGGAAACTTCAAATAATCTAGAGAAGTTATCTATTTTGTGAGATAGTAGCCAATTAACAAAGTTTTGGTCAGGGGCTAAAGGATTTGTACCTAAAGTTGAGCTAGCAGAATACTCAGACTTAAAAAGTTCAAAAAAATATTTTGTATTTTTTGATGAGCCTGTGATCCACTCTGTTTTAAAAATATATGCTGGTCTATTGCCAATATATGTAACTTTTATCTCTGTCATGCTTGGTACCTTACGTCTTTTACAGTATTAAAATGTCTATCGGAAAACCCGTGCAGATAATTACTAACCCTTTGCACTAATATACAAACTATGAAATAGTTTATAAAAAAATTGACATAGCCATTAGCTACTAGTTCTAAATTTAATGAAACATTAAATAAAGCATTTAATGCAAAAGCTGTCCAGAATGAGCAACAATAAGGACAGGATATAATTGTACCTAATATCATTAGTACTGAGTATCTATGGTTAATTAAATTTAATCTCAAGCCTTCAAATAAAAAAGACTTTGAAATTAATTCAACTAACGCTTCATTTAAAATAATCATTATTAATATTAACATACTTAAATACTATCACAAAACAGATTAGTAAGCAAACTATTTCTTTTTTGTAAGTGTTGCCAAAAATAGCTTTTCGGCTTCCTTTAGGGCTAAATTAGCTATGTAATCTGCGGGTACACTTTCTGCTGCGTTTACAAGTTCAAAACCTAAGGGCTCTTTTAAATAAGATTGAGGATGTATATAATCATTTATATTTAACCCTAGCCCTGACAACTTCTCTGATAATCCTTTTTCCCTTTTAGGTGTTAAAATGTGTAAAACTCCTGTACCAAATCTACCTAAGTTACCTTTACTATTATAATCTAGCGCATCCATCAGTTCAAGGTTCATCCAAAGCAGCTTATCACCGGACTTGTGATCCATTCCATCTATAAAATAGGTAGCCCATTGTACTGGTCTATTACCATATTTATCTCCTCTGCTAGTTTTGCCAGTAAAGTCGTCACTTAATAGTAATAGGTGCATTTTATAAGGACCTTTCTTTCCTCTATACTTGTTTGCAGACTCTATAATGTTCTTTGCTACCTCGTCGGCAATACTTGCCCGATGAAAATCAAATCCTGTGCGATCTGTACTTTGAACTGCCGGAGCAGGATCAAAATATTTACTTTGCCATTCGATAAATACTTTAATTATAGCATTTGTATATAAGGATAACACTGCAGGACTACTCATTACATTAGGTAAAGCCTCACCATAGAATATATTAGAAAGTAGTTTTATTTTTTCTTGCTGTATTTCTTCTAATTTATCTTGTATTCTTTTATTAGCTTTATTTACAGACTCTTGTGTATACTTTTTTCTATTTTTTACCACGGTCCCTCGTCGCTAGGTATTATAGGCGGATTTATAGGTGTAGATATCTGAGACTGATCTGAACTTCTCTCGTTAGGGGCTGTATTAATACGAGGGTCATCATTATATTTGGTTGTAGCGCTAGCTTTAACATCTTTTGCAATTAAGTATGCCTCTACGAGATGATCTGCTCCTAGACCTTTAGGACGAGGTGCTATATGAAGTAAGCAATCAATTCCGTCTACAATTATACTTTTAGCGTCTCTAATTATGGGATAATTACATTGAAAAGTTTTTATCCTGCATATTGGATCTCCTTCTCTACCTGCAGACGTCTCCTCAATTTTTTCTTTTGGGTTCCAAGTAACTAAGGCTTTTATGCAAATAGTATTAGGCGCTGTTAAATTTCCAGATCCAAAACATACTGGACAAATGCTTGTTTTTAATATTTTAGGATTCAAATCGCTAGGGTTATATTGAACTCCAGAAACTGACAATATATTAAAAGGTTTAGGGTAAATTGTTCTTTGCTGGGGTGTGCCTGGAAATACGTTTAAAGGGCGCACAAAAGTCACATCGTAAATATTACCAGAAACCTCCCTTACACTATCGTGTATACAATTAGGACAGTCTGTTATATAAGGATCTAAAACAATAGTGATATTTCTACCCATATCTTTTAGGTAACTGTCTATACCAGATTTAAATTCTTTTTTTAAAGATTTTGGTATTCTCATTTACTCTATTTTAAAGACAGGTAGACTTAACATACTACACCTAGTTTTGGCTTCAAGTGCTGCCTTTAAAGATTTTCCAATACTATCTAACAGCTTAGCCAGTGCATCTGGTCTTCTACTTGCATCAAATCTACTATCAGAGTCCTCTAAATTAACAGCACTTTTTACGTACTCAGACATATCTTTAGTTAGTAAAGCATATGCCGTAGACAGTACTAATAAATCTGGTCCTAATTGTTCATCGCTTAAATTGCACTGCGCCGTTAAATAGATCTTTGCGCTAGTATCATAGGTATTTAAAATATCTAAATCTGAGTTCCTGTAATGATTATAAATAACTACTAAATGACTGTCATTAAATAAAACACCCGAAGTATTCGTAAATCTTATATATTTATCTCCAAGTACTTGTGCCCCGTAAGTACCACTAGTTGAAGTATACTCCACTCCATCTACATATATATTTATGGGATAACCTTTAGGTTCGTCTAATTCGTAAATGGTTCCATTGGCACTTACCCTAGAGCACCCACCAGCAGTAATAACATCATCAATAAAGACTTCTTCAGTATCTCCTATTAACTGTCTAATTTGAAATATAATTATTTCTTCTTCTGGAGAAAAAGATCCTTGAACTGGGTATATCATTTATTAGCCTACCTTTATTTATACAAATAAGATAGTATAATTAACTATACATTAAAACGAGAGAATGATGCCCTTCTCCAACCATCTTGGAGTTTAATATATACGTGATTATCGTCAAATCTTAACTGACCTAGTTGCCCCACTGAATCTAATGTACCACTTGGAGGTACTAAACCACCGGATGGTATTACTAGCGAACCGCTTATTGTCAGTTTGTTTGTTACATATATGTCATTTGAGTCATTTTGTAAAACAGAGGATGCTACCCAGTTGGTACCATCATAACGCATAGTATCGTGCAAATTTCCGGTAGGCAAAGTACCTGAAAATGTTCCGGAAATTGTATTATTTCCAATTGGGAATAAAAAAGGAGTACCACTTGTAGTGGATCTTGTTATGTATAAAGTATTGTCGTCCTCATTAAAGGCTAGTACACCTTCCGGAGCTTCGGCTAGTAAATTTGGAAGAGTTCCAGATGTTAAAACAGGAACATATCCTACTCTTCTACGACCTTGCCTACCTGTCTCTGCATAAGCATATCCAAGCCTGTCCGACCGTCTTAAGTCTGTATCTCTTTCTACTTTACCTTTTTCTTGTTTATTAGTACTCACTTATGACAGACCTTATGATAAAAAAAGAAATATACTACAAAATAATATACCTATCCAATAGTAATATTAGTATACGATCTTAAAATTACAAAAGCAAGAGTTAGATATTAATTACTAACCTAGAAGGGTACCTTACTCTACATATATGGAAAATTATATGCACCTAGTCTAGTGATTTTAATAAGTTTATAAAATCGCTAGGTGTATAGAACAAATAAAAAAGGTGACCAGTAGCCACCTTTTTTATTTTTTTTAATTACATTACTAGGTTACTATTATAGAGATCTATCAATAACACCCATAACTAGCATTCTAGGATCTAGTACAGCAATACCGTACTGTTGCCATCCATAGAAACCTTGCTTACCGTGTCTATGTAGAGTCTCGTCATCAAACAATTGTAGTTCTTGTTTAACAGGCATTACCAAAGAATCATTAACAGATAGATCAAATCCGAAGATTTGAGTTTCACCTGGGGTAACTACTTGAAGGTTAGCATCAACAATATTAGCATTAGTTGGAGTATAGTCGTTGAAACTTCCACCAGCTCCTACTTTAAAAACACCGCCAGTAGAGGCATTTCCGTTAATATTATAAACACCTTGTGCTCCAAGTTGATGTACTTCGTGAAAAGTAACTCCCCACAGACTTCCCAAACCGCCTGCCTTGAAGATAACATTTCTTGACATATCGTCAATCTGTGATTCTGACCATTCTCTCATATCAGCCATATCTTCTGGTGACATATAAAGATCTGTCAAAGTTCTACGATTTCTCTTCATTTTAGTCATCATACTGTTCAATAACTCTTTAGAGAAGAACCCTTCTGAAGCGCCGCCTGCAATTTCAACAATTGGAGCAGGTCTTGGTTTTAACAAACCTTTACCTGGGAACGCACTTGTTACTGAAGGTACAAGAACTCTCCAAGCAGACTCTTCTTCGTAATCAATCATTGCTCTTGCAGCTACTTTCATAGCTCTTTGTGCAATGTCAATACGTCCATCTCTAGCGTAGTCTAGAGCCCAATCAAAAGATGTTCCGACTTTAAAAATTGGAACAATAACTTCTTCTCCGGCTAGTTCGATAAAGTTCTGTGGAACTGCTCCAACCTTAGGAAGTACAAATACTGTACCTTCAAAGTCGTCTGCAATAGGGTAAGCAGCCTGTGCGCCAGGTGCTAGGTTTTCTACAGAAAAAAGTTGACGAGCTAAAGACATATCCTTTACATCCTGAAGGATCGGGACTGTTATAGCTTGCGCTACTGCTTTTCTAAGCTCTGGATCAGCCCCTTGTGCTGCCGTTGCTTTTAAAAGCTCGATTAATTGATTTTTATTATCTATATCCATTTATAATTTTCCTCCTATTACAACAACATTTTTATAGCCAAAGGCTTTTGAGCAGATGCTTCTTCGTCCGTAAGAGGTTGAGTAGCAACTGCAATTACTTTAGCAGAGCCCCCTTCTTGAACTACCGATCCTGAAACAGGAGTAGGTGTATTTACTAATTTTGAATTATCGTCGCTAACTGCAGCGTCAGTTAAACAGTAAAGTTTTGTTCCTGCGTCAATCCCTGCAGATCCAGAGTATTTGTAGTGAGTAGTCTCGAAAAGACCACCAGCTCCAATATATACAAGTACTGGGTCGCCTAGAAAAGCATCAACAGAACCTAATTCACCTGGGAATAGAAAATTCTGTGGTAAACCAGGAATAGGAGATTTAACGTTATTGAACAGAATTCCGTAAGGAACTTGTCCGCTAGTAGTTATTTTTGCAATAGTGCCGTCGGCTTGGAGTTTAACAATAGATCCGCCTGCGGTAGCACCACTTGCAGCATCGTGATCATGAAGTGGATCTTCATTTACTGGAAGTCTTGGATTTAATACCATAATATGTACCTACCTTTATTTATTTTTAAATGTATAAATACCTGTAAAAGCCTTTACTAAATCTAGTTCAGTTTTTACAGATGCTTGTTCTTTTACAACAGATGAATCTACTTCACCTTCTTCAGCCAACTCTTCAATTACAACAGCTTTTTTAGAAATCTTTAAATTTTTTATAGCTCTTGAAACTAGGTCTTCAACTTCTTCATCAGAAGCTGCTTGTTCTGGTTGATCATTACAGATTGAAGCGGCTACTTGAGCTGCATCAATTTGTGGGGTATTAATTTCAGATTTTTCAGCATAAGATAATTTTATGCTTTCAAAAATATCAACTAATTCTGTTTTATAGGACTCAAATTGCTCATTGGTCATTTCTGTTACTTTTTGAGCCTGCTCTCTTAGTCCGCCTTCACTGTTTCTTAATAGTTTTAGTTCTTCTAATTCAGACAACCTGTGATTTAAAATTTTAGCGTCTTCTATAAGTTTTAGTTCTTTTGCATATTGGTTTTTTTGTTGTATTACCTCAGCAAGTTGGGCTTTTAGAGCCTCCATTTCAACTTTAACTTCTGCCAATTCCGCATTCTTCAATGTGGTTTCTTCCAAACTTAAAGAATGAAGCTCTTCGAGTTCAACTACTTGATCTGCCAATTCTTGCTTAATACTGGCTAGATCCTCCATTGCGGACTCCAAGCTTACGTGTTCTTCGTTTGGAGTTTTCTCCACTTCTGGTGTTTCTGTATTTTTCTTTGCCATTTCCAAAGAAACCTCCATTATATATTGTTTAGTTTCGCTTTTAACTTATTTAATTCTTTAAAACATATAAATAACTGATATCTATACATTCCTATAAAGCCCATAGTACAAATAATAAAATTTTTTAATACTTTAATATTTATATGGTTTTTATTTAAATTATTAAATTTAACTTTCACGATCTTTAGTTAACCTGTTTCTAAAACTTTCAGTATTAATATTAAATTTGCTTGCAGCTCTTAAGATATTCACTGAAATTCTTGATCTTTCTTCTATACTTAACTCTTCTAATTTTAAGAAACTATACCTACTCATTGCTGCTAACACTTGTTCTCTAGAAGATAATGGAAGAAGTTGTAATCTTGGTACTGCATACTCTGTATTAAATACCTCATTTGCTTTTAACTTAAATAATGCGTTCTTTTCAAACTCTTTTGTATTAATACCGAATTTATCTGCAGCAACTATTAAATTTACAAATAATTCTTTTTTCTTAGAAAAAGATTTTATTTTTTTACAGATATTGTTGTATATAGCCATAGTGCTTTTAACATATTGATCTGTATGAAGAGGAAATTGACGCTCAGATTGGAGTCCGAAATCGCTACTTTTTAAACTTGCCCGTTCAGAGGCTGTCATAGGTTTAACGTGTATAGGAAAATCCATATAAGGATTACTTATTTTTAGCGCTTTTTTTGGTTTAATTGGCGCTGAAGGAATATCAGTATCTTCTAAAGAAGGTGTATCAATTGTAGTATCCACCATTGTATCTTTTGATAATTTATTACCTTTTATATCATTATTTGTTGTGCCCCTAAGATCATCAGTAGTCATATTATCGTAGTCTAGTTTATCATTTATGATCTGCTCCTCAGTCATTTGAGAGGGCATATCACCAGCGGATAATATTTCTATATTCTCATCAGATAATGGTGTACTTGGATTAAATGCAGTTGGTACTGTATAGTAATCATTTACATACCCCATTTTTGTCATTCTGGCATATTTATTTCTTAGGCAATCTTTATCTTGCGCGTTTGCTCCAAGTACTGTGCAAGGCTTATTAAACAAGCTGCACCAATGCGTGGCAATTAATTTACCCTGTTGAATACCTTTGTCTCTTTGGAATACATATTTTTTAAAATTTACACATAATCCTGCAGTACTATTATCTGGACCAAACCTAGACGCTAAAGCTGCGGCTTCTTTAGACCCACCTATAGATATTATCTCTTTTATAGATCCTGCATCTGAGGTTTTATATAATACTCCTTCAGCATTTTTAATATCACTTGCTGCGTTTGTAGCTGCAAAATTACTATTTAAACTTAGTATTGTATAGGCGTGCTCGTTGCCTGACTTTTTAGCTACTTCAGTTAAAAGTACTGCGGTTTTTTGTGCCTCATTATAATCAATAGTAAAGGAGTCTTTTATTAATTCAAAAGAATCTTTAGAGTTTTTTGCTACCAAGTAACCATAACTACCAGTCTGTAGAATTGCGGAACTATCAAGATCTTCTGAAAGTGGGGAGTCTTGTACTTGTTCGTTTTGTAGGCTTACTGTGGCAGCCTCTTTATCCTCTAATAGGCTACTTTGATCTAGAAGATGCTCAGCACTGTTAGCTGCTTCTAGTATTATTGACCTATCATTTGCTGGATTCTTTACTATACCGCACCCACAAAATTTGATATTCCTTAGGACTCTGGATACCATATGAGTACCTAAAGATTGACCACCTACTACCAAATTTAAATGATTTAATATAGATTGATTAGTTTTTCCTATTAAATTGGTACCTAGATCCTCTTTTTTAATTATTTTACTTCCAATTTTTATATCAAAATCTGAATAATAACACTCCATAGATACTTTCCATTCACCTGCTGCTACTTCTTCTGCTATTTCTGGAAACCTATCTTTATATATTACTGCTACAATGCCAACATCCATTTCTGATGAATCTAAGGAAGCTATCATTGTTGAATAATCTTCTGATTTTTCTTTTTTGCACTCTGCTTGTAGCTTATTGTATAAACTATCTATATCTAATACATCACCATTCTGATCAAAATACATACTAGAATAAATATGTCCTATAATTTTATCCTCTTTATGTTCTAGATCTAGAGCCTTTAAATTAATTGTATCTTTAGCTAATACTAATTCAGAACCAAGAAAAGTAGCCATATTTTTATTAGTTCCAGTAGAAACTAAAATAGCTGACATAAATAATAGGTCTTTTTGATCGTTCTCTGGTAAAGACAGCTTAGCTGCTATTTCTTTTTTTTGCTTAACTGTTAGATTACCTGGTAATAGAGTCGCCTCTAAATTAAATTTATGTTTCATAGTATAGCCTCTATTTTATATCTTTTTCTGTTAGACCTTTATCTCTTTCTGCCGGTGTTGGTTTGCCTATTTTATAATACAAAGATACTAACTTTTTTATCATTTTTTCTTTTTGACCTGCTGGAAGAATTACTTTATTTCCCATAAAACCCTCGTGTAAAGCTGCCCAAGCATTTCCCATAAGTCCTATATCCGGCTTACCATTTACCTTTACTTGAAGTTTCCATTTTGATTTTTTAGTTTTATCAGGAACAAAAAGAAAATCACTATAAATGTCAGATCTTGATAATTCAGTAAAATTTAATACAGAGGAGTCTTCCATTGTCTCTTCGTCTTCATCTTCGCCCTCCTTAGTGTCCTCTAAGTACTGCCGTATTTGCATCATTTGGTTATTAGTGTCTTGTTGTATTTGATTATAAGACTCTCTTAATGAAGTAACTATGGATTGCATTTCAGCAACGTGATCCAGTATCATACTTATGTATTCTAAATCCTCAGAATTATAAACATCCTGCACACAGACTGATAACTTGCTAAGTATAGCGTCTATAATAGTCTGATACGCTCTTAATTTTAATATAATTTCTTGTAAACTCATTTAGTTACTCCTATTATGTAAACATATAACATAAATAGTACTATGCATCGTTTTCCATATTATTAAATATATAGTCTATTAATTCCTCTTTTGTCATATCATCAAGGCTTGCTCTAGATACAGGTTGCTGCGAAGCTGCAGGGGGCTTAGTTTGCCTAGTTACTGTCTTTGCTGGGTTAACAGGAGCTTTAGGCATTGTAGGCTGTGACTTAGGTCTTCCGTCTGTTACATTAGTTTGTTGAAAGGGACTGCCTTGTATTCCTATACCTTCATTAATTAAAATTTGATGTTCTGCTCTCATTTTTTCTAATTCAGATTTAGGATCTAACCCTATTGCGAATTGCACTGTTTCTCTAGAGGCAATTTGCCTATCAGCTAGTTGCATCCAAGTAGCTTTGGTTACCGCATCGGAATCTGTGGTAATTTTAGTATTTTTCCACCTAACTACTGGAAAAGTAGAAAACCCAGCTTGAATAGCTATATTTCTATACTCGGCATATACCCAATTAGATACAATTTCTCGTGCAGCATCTATCTCACTTTGGAGGGCTTTAGATGATAAAATACCCGCTGCATTTGTAATAGTGTGTCCGTCTATCAAAGCTCTAGTTATACCTAATGCTGCAGTAATATCTAAATTAACTGGTTCATATTTTTTTAAACCAAGTATTTCTCCAATCTCAGGGTTGGTAATTTTCTCTATATTTAATGCGTGATGCCATACTATTGTAAAAGCTTTTTGAGGTGTATCAAAAGCTTCAGCCATTGCCTCTAGTACTGAGAGGTCAGTTACAGGATTATCTTTATCCCCTACAGTGACTTTTAAAATTTGATTAAATATTCCATCTAAGGTGGCGTAATCTGCTTTTATTAACTCTTCTTTATAATCAAATGAATCAAATGCTCTGGACCCTTTTGGCTTTGCATATATTTCAAAGTCGTTTTTTCTTAAGTATATGGTACTAATAAGATTATCTTTGTCTATGTAATCTTCTGCATTTTTAGCAGCTGCTCTAATTTTACTAGGAATTAACTTTAGTATTTCATTTTCTTTTTTACTGATCTTTCCTTCTTGCTTTCTTTCTTCTAAGTCTGCTATACCTTTAAGTGCTGAAGACTTTAATACAAGTGTTTCCCCGCCAAAAAATCCAGTACTCAGTATTTGGACCTGTTTAGGGTCCAGTATAGTGTATGACAGTGGAATATTTGATACACTGGCGTTCTCTTGTTGAGCAGCTCTTGTTATAGCAGCCTCTATGTGTTTATCACTTACTAAGTGCCCTCTGTCAGCAAAATATTTAGATATTAATTGTTTAGCTTTTTCTCTGGTTTTTGAGTTTGGCTCTTGTCCTGGTAAAGAACTTACATTGTTAGCATTCGGCTCATAAGCCCCAAGACCTGGCAATATATAGACGACAGAGTATTTAAATAGATTTTGAAATATTTTAACAATTACGCTTTGAAAATTAGTGTCTTGCGCCCAAGCATCATAGAATTGTTTTATCTCTAGATCCGCTACTTCATTATGAAATCCTGTTGCTGAAAAATTAGATAAAATATCCAGTGTAGAGCCATAAATACCAGTTTTATAGTATTCGTCTTCGGATCTTTTATATAAATCTAAAGCCCCTTGAGAGTCTGGGGTATCTCTTCTAAGGTCTAGGTTAGTCTTATCTAGTTTGTCTCTATATCGTTGGTCTAAGGAGGCTGCTATTTCTAAGTTTGAATTAACTGAATCTACTGTATCGAATACTTTATTTAAATCCTTATTATTTTTCTTTGCCTCATCAATATCTTTTAACCCTGCCAACTTTATCTTATTTATGGTCTCTTTAGTTCTTCTGCTGGCATATTTACCAAATAAAGAATTGGGATTAACATCATAGCTTTTAATTAGCTTCTTTACATTATTTTTGTCTAGGTTGAACAGTTCTCCAACTTTTTTATCTTTAATACCAACAGTAAAGGAATACTGACCTTGATCTACTTTTTTAAGATCACTAAAGGCTACCTTACCAGAAGATATACTATTAAGTCTATTTTGTATTTTTAATAAGCTATCTTCTTCTTTTACCATTTCTTCCTTTATTACCGTTTTTTATAATTATACCGCCATTGGGAATAACAGTTTTAGATACCGTATTTAAATTTAAATTTAATTCCTCTGAAGACAGCGCAGATCTTGGCATTAGTTTACTATTGAATATAGTATTACCTGAAGATTTGTATTTAGCTCTTAAATCTGTCAGGTCCTCTGTCTTAATAATACCTTGACTTACTACCTTCCTTTCTTCTTCTATGTGTTTAAATGATAGTTCGTAGGCACAACTTCCTGCCAACATTAGAGCAGTATATAAATCTTTTCTTCTTACTTGAAGGTTTGCCTTATTTTCATACCCACGAGATCCTGCACTTTTTGGAAGATCGAATCTCAAGCTTCCTGATGCGTTAGGTGTTATTACTATGCTCGCCGCTTGATTTATCATTAATTGAACTAAGTCTACGGTTTTTTTAGTGTCAGACTTCTTTACCGAAGTTTGAACCTCAGCTTCTATAGGGTTTGTAGAGTCCGGAAACAATAATGCCCTTTGTTCCAGTAGTGTTTTTGTATTATTATTTAACTCAGCCCATATGGTAGGGCTAAAGTCTACTAGTCTTAAAATTTTCATTCCGGATTGCTGGTGATTAGCATCTTCAGATATAACTTTTAAAGAAGGTGACATACCAACAGATTGAGGATCTAATAAGTAATCCTTTAACGAGGTACCTCCTCCTCCCGCATCCATATAAATTTTAATAGGTCTAAACTTATTAATTAGCTCTAAAAGGTGTCGGGCTTGATCAGGAAAAGCGGTACTTTCTAATTGTGCTAAGTGTATTAAATGATTTGGGTACCCAAGTCGAATTACCACAATAGCTGTTGCATCCCTATCTCTGGCTACGTCCACTCCAAATATATACTGACTCTTACCGCTTGGATCTCCAATTTGAGTTGGAATAACTGTCTTATCCCTACACCCATCTAGCAAACTCATTGGAAAAGCTCCTGCGCTATCACCTACCCATTCAGCGCACCACTCCGTTTTAAATACGTGATCTGGATCGTTCTCCCGCGCAGCTTGTACAATTTCCTGAGAAAGAAAACCTTCAGGCAAGTAATGATAAGGAATAAAGTTTAAATTATATTTTTTATCTCCATTTTTTATATTCTTATAAAATGTACAAATTTCTTTCCACCAGTAATTAAATTGATAATAGCCTGAAGTTACTCCAATATAAGAGTTACCACTTATTAAGGAGCTTTCTGGTACTTTATCCCCATACTTCTCTCTAAGCTCTTTAATTCTTCTAACGTTTTCCATAGGATTGGAATCCGTAGACAGTATAGGTCTTATTGCTGATCTAAATATATGCTCTGGGAGTTGGGCAATCTCATCGAGCAATATTAATTGGGCGCGTTCCCCTCTTATCTTACTTCCGTCATTTCCCACTGGTAATGCTTTTAAAATACTTGGTGGTTGTCTTCCCACTCTTCTAGTGGCGCAATATGCAGAGTCTGTTCTTATGCTGGGTCCTTTGGCATCTATGCATTCTTGCAGGAAAGGACTCTCGTGATATAACTTTTCAAACTCCGCAAATATTAATTTTGATTGCCTAAAGCTTGGAGCAAATACACATATGTTTGTACCTGGATAGAGCATCATTCTAAGGGCTAAGTAAAGAGCAGAGAGAAATGTATTGTGTGTTACTATATAGTTATCTACTATATAAAGACCCTCTGGGTCTTCTATCATAATGCACCTACCTGGTTTGGATTCTATTGGAAGTACTTCTTTTATATATAAACCTGATATCTCATAGGAGTCTTTTAAAATAACATCTAAGTCTAAATTAGTGTCGTTTTCTCTTGTAAAAATAGAGCATACGTGACCTAGCGACCATAATTTTTTCTGAACCTCTAAGGCTAGATCTTTAGTTAAATTTTCATAATACCCTGAACACAAATAAGAACAATTTAAAGATTTCTTTATAAACTCTTCTGTTTCTTTTTTATCTATCGTCGGTAAATCTCCGACTAAAGGTATATAAACATCTGCTCCAAATTCAATAAGAGTTTTTATTTTTTCTGTTGTTAGAACCTTTTTATTAAACTCATTAAAGACTAACCATTGATGGTCCTTGCAAGCTTCAATTTCCCTGCCGTCTACAAATACTACTTTAAACATTACAGGGTTAGATTCGCAGGATATATTAACTATTTTTGATTTATTACCTTCTGGGGTAATAACCTCATCACCAATATTTAGGGTATCAATTCTTTTAAATCCATCCGGAGTTAAAACATTAGTACTGTCCGATAATAGCTTTCCAAATCCCCGACTAGCAGTTAATACACAAAATCTACCATTCCACCAGTCTAGTAATACTTTTTGCTGAATAGCTGGTAAAGTTACTGGTTCACTTTGCCTTACTAATAGATGATTAGCTGCTATAATAGGGTTAGTCCTATAATAGGAAATTAGTCTTATAAAATCATCGCTGATTAGATTAGGATCTGGTTTTATTAAAATCAAAGTTGAATCACTCTAATACATTATCTTTTAATTTAGGTTCCATATACTCATCTAAGGACTGATATTTATCTAAGGTATCAGAATAATACTTTGCTAAGGCTTCAACTGCTTCGTTTATATCTATTTTTTTTACTTCATCTATTAGATCTAACATAGTTTTGGACTTAGTTAAATCTCTAGATTCCTTTCTATCCTTAGTTCTTATGTTTAAGTTTTCTTTTCTTTTTTCAATCTGTTTACTCATTTTATCAAAATGATCTAATAGGACTTTATTTTCATAATCCTTTTTATCAAAACTAGCATCATTTATCATTTTACACATCTCATCAAAAGAGATTACATCCCTATAAAGTTGTGCTATCTCTTCAACTTCAGTTGTTGTGACTGTTTCGGCTCCAAGGGTTATAATCATCTGGTCACATAACATTAAAAATCTATCTCTAGTCCCCATAGGTAAAGTTTCTTGAGGCACATAAAGAAAAATTACGCTTTCATTTATATAGTTATTTCTCATATGAAACTGAGAATTTTTGGAAGTGTACCCCTGTTGTTGTATTACAGAGCTAGCACTTGGTAAGCCTAGTACTACAGGTTGTGATTGGGATTTAGGTGGTCTTCCTCTTTTTCCTGCCACTAAGATTTACCCTCTCTTATTAGGTCTTCTAAAGTTTTAATATCTTCTTTTGATATGGTATTTAATTTACTACACTTACTGCAGATAATCATACAAGTAGTTCTCTTTATGGATAGGTAGTTAGTACATTGATCAGTACTACATTTAATTTGACCTATAGATACAGAATTTATATTAGAACTTTTTGGTCCGGAGTTAAAATGGTTGTAGTATTCTCCAGTTTTAGGATCTGTTTTTCCAGCCTTATACTTATCATAAAACTCGCTGGCTTTTCTTACTTTTTCTTTATACTTTTTAGGTCCAATTTCTTGGAGTAGTTTTGGTTCCCTTACTGACATAATTAAAAATATCTCCTAGATTTTTAGATTATATCAAAAATCTAGGATAATTGCAACAAATACAATTATTTAGACCTTACAGATCCTCTGCGAGCTTTTCTGCCTTTTTCATCTGATGGATATTCTTCTGGATCTATGTATACGTATTGTATCTGCCCTGAAGTAGCTGTGATTAAAGTCTTATTACCATCAATATATAGTTCAACATTACCAAGAGTTACTGGATCTGGTATGATCTTATCATCTCTAGGTTCTGCGTCCTTGATAGAAGGTTTATATATAAAAAAAGCTCTTCCCATAACAAATTAGCCTCTTAATTTAGTATATTTTTAAAATAGTATAAAATGTTAATTAAATACTATAGATTTAATTATACATATCCAAGAGGTACTTACATAAAATGGCAAAGAGACCTGTACAGCCTCAAACTACTACTGACTTTTCTTATTCCAGTTCATACATAGATTTAATTAAAAACGGTCAAGTAGATCGAGTAAGGGTTAAATTTCCATTAACTACTGATCGCAGTCTCCAAGGAAACATACCATACACGGATAAGACTCTACACAGATACTACGGAGGAGAGGTTCCAGAAATAGGAAGACCTAATAATGAAAAAGATCCAAAAAAGGGCGCTTTTAAATTAAGTGATCAGGAATTTAGATTTAAAAATAACAATCCTAATATAAAGAAAATAGGTAGATTAGAAATAGGTACTACTTCAGGCATAGAGCCTCTAACAGAAGAGGCTTTTACTCCTGGTTTGCAACAAGGGTATCCTACAGATAACCCAGTTGAAGTTAATAGTAAGTATGAACCTAACCATAATGAAGCAGAGTTTGTAGTTATGGGGGCTATGGATCCATCTAAATACTTACAAGAGAAGCATAAATATAAATACCCACTGGACCCTGACAAAACAACTTCTGATAATAGGATCAATTGGCAAACAAGTCCAGATTATATGACACCTACTTCCCCAAATACTAGATATCCTAATGGTGGGGCAATAAGAAGAACGAATCAATACACTAAACCAAAGTAATTATAGATTTTTTAAACTCTGAATGGGATCCGTTGTTTAGTATTTTAGCGTCAATGTCGTGGTAATTGTCCAGATCTAATTCACTAATGTGATTACTTCCTGTAAGTGCCTCAAAATTGGGTCTGACTATTTGTACAACTTCTACAGTGTGATTATTAATTTCTGCCCATTTTCTAGCAAATTGAATTTCTGATTTATACCTGCAGTCAGTTATACAAAATTTATCGTGACCTCCTGCAATTAAATCAACTATTGTCCTATTAAACGCATAAGATACCCAAGTATCAATATAGGCTTGTCTATGACCCTCTCCTAGTGTTTGTAGCATAAATCTTGGAGTAACATTGTATCTAGGATCTATTTCATCTTTTAAATTACTATGTAATTGCTCAGAGGATAAATCATACATTGATCTGCAATGTTCTTTGAGTTTGTCTGCAAAAGCTACTCTTAAAAACCCGTACTCTTTTAAAAACAAAGCTGCGGTATCTTTACCTGACCTACTTTTTCCACATAGAACAATTATTCTTGCCATTATCTACCTTACTATTTATATGATTTAAGTGAAGTTAAAGCTTTATTTAAGGAACTTTCAAGTTCTTTTGTAACTTTAGAAATGCTTTTACTTTTAATACTATTATCTGGATTATCTGGAATCTCAGTTAAGTCTATTACCACTAGCTTTCTAGTATCGTCTTTTTTCACAGGAATATCAAAGGAGATCTGGGGATTAGTTTTTGATCCATTCCAATATCCTACTAATCTAACTTTGTCCATCTAGTGCAATTTAATTCTTGTTAATTATATTCTCGGACTGGTTAATAAGTTCTTCTAATTTAATTAGGTGCTCTATTAAAGTTGATTTTACTACCATATTATCTGTTTCTATAGTCCCTATAAGAACAGTAGAAATGACCATAGACAGTATATCTTGATTTAATAATTTAAAATCCGGATTAGTAATGACTTGATCTTTTAAAGAATAATTGGTTATTAACTGGCTGGATACGTTTTGTATGCTATTAACTTTATCCATAATAAGGTTAACTACCTGTCCATCTTGCTGTTCCATATTAGAGCAAAGACATTTTAATTCACTTAGCAAAAGTGTTAACTTTATTTTTAAGAATTGCAGGTTTTCCATTAAATTAGATGCTTTATATTAAAATATTTTATAGCAGTTTTACAGTCTTTATTACTAAATCCGTAGTTTTTTAGAGACTCTAGTAATTGAGTTTTAGTTTCCTTATATCTTCTTTTTACAGCCCAAGTTCTATAGTTTTTATACCTGTCTACTACTAAAACTGGCGTTAAATCTTCATAGCTTATTGGAACTATAATGTCTATATAAAAATCTATGTTATCTAACTTAGATAATCTGATCCTTTTTCCACAATTCATTTTAACAGTTATAACATAAAAAAACAAATAAAAAGCCTATACTAGGGGACTAGTATAGGCTTAACCTGTCAAAATAGATTGTATTACTACTTAACTATTGAACTAGGCTTAGTAGATACTGTGTTTGAAGTCGGAGCTGCTGGTTTCATCTTAGGTGCAGTAGTAACAGCAGTCTTCTGTAGCATTCCGCTACCTGAAGAAGTGCCTGTTCTAATTGCGCCTTGTGGATGACCTTGCATAACACTTGGCTTAGCGTACAACTGTCCGGCTGCAGCATCTGGATTATTAAAAGGCATATTATCAATACCGTTTAATAGTGCAGCTCCTGGAAGGGCTGCCAGATTATCTACATCTGTGCTGTTATCGCTGCCGTCTAGTGGTGCAAATGTACCTGGCTTGCGAGTTGGTTTTCCTACGAACATACTTAATTCCTCCAAAAAATAATTACGTAATATTTTTAGTTAAAAGCTTAAAATACCCATAGTACAATTTATTTTTATTGTAATTTAATCAAAATTAAGCCTTGCATTTCAATAATTAAATCTATATAATTACTTAAATAAAACTAATCTATAGTTAAATTAACGGGTCCTTCTACTTTGCTTATAAATACCTGGTTCTCATAATGAGAACTAGGTTTACTATTAGAAGTTTTAAATTGACTTACTCCGTCTGTTTTATAGTAAATAACTTCTGAGTCTTTATAAATTACAACAGGCTCTATACAGAAACACATTCCTTCTTTTATAGGTACTCCTTTTTGAGGAAAACCACAACAAGGTACTATTGGACTTTCGTGTAAACTTAGTCCTATTCCGTGTCCAGTAAAAGCATTAAATGTTTTATACTTTTTACTTAGGATCATAGTTTTATTTATGGCATAACCTATGTCACCTATTGTAGGATCTTTTATGCTGCAAATACTATTAAAGGCATTATTAAAGGACTCAACAGAAATATCTATAATGCCCCGATGATTATTTATATCTTCTCCAACAATATAAGTTCTAGCACTGTCGGAACAGAAGCTATTATACTTAACCCCTATGTCTATGGATAAAACATCCCCATTCTCTAGCAGTCTATTATTAGGTAGCCCGTGAACTAAATCTTCATTATTAGAGGTACACAAAGTAAATGGAAAAGGAGTAGCCTTAGGGTGATCCTTATAGTTTTTAAATAAAGGTTCTGCTTTATTTTTTATAATTAAATCTTCAGCTATTTGATTTAACTCTAAAGTAGTGATTCCTATTTGAATAGATTTTTCTAGTTCTTTTCTTACACTAACTAAAATGTGAGCAGATTCTTTAAAATAAGGTAAACACTCTTCAGAATATATATGTGTACCATCACCTAAGATGCTGTAGGTTGGTTGAGCACCTGAAGACATCTAGAATTCTTTTTAAAAATTAAAGACCAGCTTGCTGGGCGATCAAACAACCTTCTGCTACTGCATTAAGCGGATCAGAAGCGTGCCTAACTTCTTTTACTTGAAAAGGTAGCCTATGGGCATTTCTATCGAACTCTTTTTTAAACTCTGATAGAAAATTAATAGCCTTTGATGTGCCACCTGATACTACAACTGTTATTGGTTCTTGGTACCTTGGAACACTATCTAAGGAGTTTACTTTTGTTACTATAGCTTCTACTGTATACTTAATTAAGTTCTGGTAATAAATTGCAATTGCCTGTTTGGTCCTATCTGATTGAGCTAAATCACTTATATCTACCCCTCCTTCTTTTACCAAAGTAACTAAAGCAGGAGTAATCTCACTATTCTTAGGATCTTGATCGTCATAACCTAGGGATACTGCTACTGAGGTGTCAATGTAATCACCACCAATTGAAGTTGCAAAACTAGCCATCTCTTCAGCGTTAAATGCTAGACAGATGTTAGCCATACCTGCTCCAAAGGATACTGCCATACCTGTGTAGTTCTCCTCTCCTAGATTGGAAAGTACAATAGCAAAAGCTTCATTTATTGGAGAGCCCTCATAGCCTAACTGCTTGAGTATAGAATTAATAGCACTTGTGTGAAACACTTCATCAAACTTTGCATCAATCGGCGAAGCAGGCACGCTGTATACAACTTTTTCATTTGGAGTAACGGGCTCTCCAAGAAGTTCTCTTAAAAGTGCTGTAAACATTGGTAACGCTTTTGTCTCTTTTGGAGAGATAACCCCTTTAGCGAGAGGTCTCCTTAAAACCATATTTTTTACTACTGCTTGATTCAAACTCTCATCTCCAATCACTTGGATTGTACCGTCGTCCATTTCGAGGTAGTTAACTCCGGCGTCTTTGAAGCCTTTAATCATAATGGTTTTAACAAGTGGGTTTGAAGGTCTCATTTCTAAAAAAGCATCCCTAACACTTTTTGTAGTTGTATTACCTTGTTCATCAACGCTAGCTACAACTAGGAAACAGGTGCCTACATCTAGTCCCAAATTTGGCGTTCTAGTCATCTTCTTCTATACCTTCTTTTAGCTTCTTGAGTTTATTTAATTTATCTTGAATATTTGAACCAGATCTAGACTCTATAGTAACATTAGTTTTAATTTTATCCAAATCTTTTATATCACTTGGGTTTATAAACACGTTATCCATTACTACATTTAAATTATTTTTGGAGGCAACCTGAGTAACACTATCTGAAACTATTGTTACAGGTGTAGATGCTATGTTTTCTAGCTTTTTAGTTATTTCTGCTAGAACAAGCATCATATCTTGACTGTTTGTAGTAGGAGGTGTATTAGTACCGTGTACCTGTGAAACTATCTCGTGTATCTTATTATAGTTAATTATATCAGCTTGTTGGTCTTTTAAATCATTATGAACAGATTTAGTTAACTGGTTTACTAGGAACCTTATTGCCATCCCTTGACCAACACTGTTGGACTTTTTTAAGTTAGCGCTTATTTTTTCTAGTATGTGACTGTATTTATATTCTTCTATAGTTTTTAACTCTATAGCCTTCTTTAGTTTTATAAGCACACTGACATCAATACCCAGTTTAACTAAAGATTCAATCAGCTCTTCAATATTTTGTCCCATTCCATTAATAATTTAAGTAATTTTATATCAAAACTACTTATTTCCTTATTTTTTAATAAATCGTCAACCTTGGCATATAAGTCGCATAGATCACTTAAATCTATAGTATTTAAAAACTTATCCAAGCCATAAAAGGCAAAGTCTGGGTATTTCCAGTATTTTCTAGTCTCTTCTTTATCTCTTGTAAATTTGTAAACTATTGTTGAGTAAAGCCTTTTAAGTACTAAAGGGAATACTACAAACTCATTATGGTTATAGATAACTGACTGTACTAGTCCCATATCCCTATTACCTCTGGAAAAGAGGTTATCTAGAAATTTAAATATTAAAGTATTATCTGACACTTCGGGCAGTAAAGATAGAGCTGTTTTTTCATCCACAATCTTTAGATAATTGGAGAATTTCTCTATTAATCTAAATAAGTCATTTCTTTTACTAATACCTGAATCTGTAAAGTAGCTTATATACTTATCGTGTAAGTTAAATTCATTAAACACATTAGTTATAAACTCTACTTTCTTTTTACCTTTTAACTCGGTTACACTTTTAATTTTAGATATACTGTTCAAGGATTTGAAGAAGGAGGATTCTTTATTCAGGTTTTTAAATATCCAAACTAGATTGATATTCTTAGGGTACTTAAGTACAGATAATAACATATCGGAGTTTTTAGGCTCTATGTTATATATAACTAGGGTTTTTTTAGAAGGTATCAAAGTACTTTGATGTAACTTATAAAAACCCTCTAAGTCTAATAAATCAAAGTTATGTATATCTAAGGTTTCAGTAGGATTATCTTGTTTATATAGAAACACAACATCTTCGTGGTCTTTAGTTGTGAATATATTTACTTTGTAGTCCAACTCTTTATAATCTCTATTGATAGTCTTCTTAGTCTTTGTTCAGGAAAAGGTAGAAATTTTAGGTCTGAGTATACTTTTACCAGCTCATCATAAAGAAAGTCTAAATATCTTGCGCCGCTTTTTAAATTTGCTGGATTGGAAGGGTCTAATAGGTTATTTGATGTTAGAAACTCAGCTAAGTCTTTTGTTTGCCCATTATAGTTTTTAGAACTCAAGTTAAATCTTAACTCTATTATAAATTTCTGTAACTGTAATATTGTGTCCAGTGGGTCAACTCCATCTGAACAAAAAAGGTCTACTGCCTCTACTAATTTATAAAAGTCCTTTAAAAAGCAACTTTTAATAAAATTATCTATAATTGAAAAGTCTAAAAATCCTATTATTTTAAGTATATCTTCTTCAGACTGGGCAAATGACTGCGCTGTTTTTATTTTCTGTAAGTCTACTATTGCATTTCTAAGAGAGCCTCTACTTTTATCAATAACGCTATGAAGCAGGTAATCACTTAATTTAATATTTTCAGTTACTGCTATTTCATTTAACTTTAGTATTAAGTCCTTATTAGGTATAGGTAAAAATTTATAATCAGCGCTTCTTGATTTTATAGAATCTGGTATTTTAGAAAAGTCTGAGGTTACAAATATAAAATAAACGTGGTCTGGGGTTTCTTCTACGGTTTTTAGTAGACCATCAAAGGCTTTATTTGGAATATTATGAGCTTCATCAAATATATAAGTCTTTATCAGCCCCTCAAATGCATAGTTTTTGACTTCGTTTTGAAGTCTCCTAGTAAAGTCAACATTTGCCTCTACCGTACAATCTTGTTCTAAGGTACCGGTATCACTTGGATTTAGAGTGCTGGCAATTATACGAGCTACTGATGTTTTACCTGTACCAAACCCACCGTGAAAGATTAAAGAGTGAGGAAGTTCATTATTTTTTAATTGATGACTAATAAGCTTTATAATATGATCTTGACCAACAATCCCTGAGAAATCAGAAGGTCTATATTTATTATAGAGAGTACTTTCGGACATTAGTAGATACCATTAAATTTTAACTTAATGGTACTATACCAAATTCAACCTAATGCTGTAAAGAGTTAAAATGAAAAGACTCTAGAATATCTTCCTCGGTAAATTTAACTTTCTCTATTGGCTGCCCAGAAGAAATACAAAGTTCCCCTGCAACAGCCTGCCTTTGAGTATTTATATAATACAAGGCTATATAAGGCTCGTCTGGATCTACAAAAATAGATACTGACTCTATTTTTTTAACAATACAATCTGCTTTTAAAAACTGCTCGTAAAGTTCCTTTTTCATCGAGCTAAATTGCTCTGAGTCTTGAGTACTAACTCCATCTCCTATTAATTTCTGCAGTTTTCTAGCAACAAGGATATCAATAAAATAACCACCAACACAAAAATAGATGGGTATATTATCTTGCTCGGAACATAAATCTATTAAATCTTTTAAATCAGTTAAAATCTGTGAATATGATTCTTTTGAGCTTAAGGTCTTTAAACTTAACCCGTTTTTCATTTGCCATACAACCCCGCACTATTAAGTGATGAATTGAATTAGGCTAGCTTGTCTTCTATTACTTCTTGTTTTAATAACCTTGTATATGTATCAGGGGAATAACTCCAAGTGCCTTTTTGTTTATCTTTAACAAATACACACTTACAGTTATCCCCTGTACATTTGAACCATTTCATATTACCGTCCTTTATAGCAAGAGACCTATAATACTCAGGGTCTGACTCAGATAAAATTACTAAGTCGCAATCACAAAGAGGACAGCCTAACTTATTCATATTTTTAAAAAAAATATTATTAAACTACTACCCAAGCCCCTGAAACTACGATTTTTAATTTAGCAGCTGTTAAATCATAAACTAGACTTCCATCTGGAAGTTTACTGGCATCTGGAAGATCAGCTGTAGCTTTTAAAGAGATAAGACCTATAGAGCGTCCGCCCTTACCGCCTTGACCGCGTGCAACACCACCAATAACATTTACATCAACTTCTTCTCTAACAAAAGGCTTTTCTTTAAAATTACTCATATTGTACACCTCAATTACTATGTATTTAAGTAGAACTACCAAACATTAGATTAAATAGTACAACAATTGATAATTTTATTCCGACCTTTTGGATAACTCATAATCTATAGCTTCATTAACCTGAGATTTAAGTTCCAGTAATTGGCTACTTTCTAGAAAAGACAAGTGAAATATAGAGTTATTTATAAGTAAACTAGTACCTACCTTAATTACTTTCCCATTAATTTCCATATAAGTTTCAGAATCCGCCCATTGAACTGCAAAATTATCTAAAACATTTGCTTTAATTATTTCTTCTGCCATATAATTCCTGTAACTAAGAACAAAGGGTTATTTGAGATTGATGTACAAAATAAGCAATAAGTTCTTGCAGTGAGTACCTTCTAGCTTCTTCGTGTAGTATTATTTCACCATCTTGTCTTGTAACTAAAAATTCTGGATACTCAGCAGTGTCATCTACTCTTAGGTAAAAATTGAGAAGATTATTACATAAGTGAAGACCTATTGTACCATTTCCTTCTGATGTTAAATATGGTTGATTATTTTCTGGAAAATACCCACAAATATCTCTGGCTAATTCAATATTAGAAGGTTTGATGATTTCAGCACTATAAAGGTCCCAACCTGTTTCTAAGTTACCAAGCGCAGCAAGAGCTTTTTCTACTCGCTCGTTAAGTTTGTATCTAATTTTAATCATAAACAAATAAATCTTAGAAGTGAAATTTGATTTCCAAATAATAGTTATGCTAAGATTGTATCAAATCTTTATATTAAAATCAATAGTATGGACAAATTGCAAATAACTTTATCTAACCAGTACCCTGTTTGGTTTAATTTTATCCTTAGGGGGAAGAAACCAGCACTTCCTTGTTGTAATATAAATAACTATTTAGTAAAGATAGCATATGATTCTAAGTTCAGGGAAGAAGAAAATCTAAAAAGATTTAACGCAGGTAAAGAGCTTTATGAGTATAAGAAAGTTCAACCGGTTATAGATAGCCTTAATGAAAGAAACTTAAAGAATAAAATAGGTGTTTTCTTCTTAGATATAGATACTTTACCTCCTACATTCCCTAATTTTAAAAATTTAAATAACTTTCTAGATCACCTACTACCAAGTGATAAGTTCATAGTTGGTGCTAGCCCTAGTGGTAAAACTAAAATAATATTTACCTATTCAAGTAGTTATAACATAGGATCTGAGATAAGTAAGGCAGGTAATAAGGAAATATTTAGAGATAATATTATTAATTTAATAAATACATACATTCCTGAGTATATAGCCCAATACGTAGATACTAGTGAAAGCGGATTCTACAAAGGGTTTATAACAGAAGATCTGTATAACAAACTAAAGACTAGAATACAAAAACTAACACCAGTAAATAACAACACACCACACACATCATTAATATTATCTTATGGCAAGGTTCTCGATCACACCTCGGTGTGTGTGTATCCTCTTCCAGATCCAGATACTGCTTGCCCAGATATAAGTCACTTTGTTATTCCTGAAGTCTTTGAAGATTCATTGTTAGAGAACAGCCCTTATACACTAGAAGAAATAGAGGTATTAGGTAAAAGAGTTAAACAAAGGGACTTTAGATCAGCATTATCTAAACCTAGTAGGTTCACAAACTCTAAATTTAATTATTATACAGAGGATATATTACCTTTTGATATAAAACTAAGATCTAACCAAGTACTGCACGATAAGGTACTTAGAATATTATTATCTACTCCAAAGTTAATAGTAGGGTTTGACTTATCAAAAGAGAAGTTAGCTCAACAAGTAGAGTTAATATTTGGCATAGAAGTCACAGGAACTGAAGAATATGATCCTTATTTAGAGTGCAATAGGATTAGAAAAGATAGACCTATAAGGACAGTTATAGATTATTTTATTAAAAAAGGCTTATTGGAATGCATAGATCACACCTACAATACCAATAAAGCTAAAACATTTAGAGCTTCTGGTAAGTTACGTGAATATTTACTTTCTAAGTTTAAGTTTAAAGTAAAAAATATACCTTCTGAAGTCCCAAAAGGTAAGTCTTTTAGCATAAATAAGATTCTATACAGTCTATGTAAGTCTAAAAGAAATCCAGAGGCGTATAGACAAATATCGGAGCAACAGTTATTATATACAAGTAAATATGTTCCCGATCAGTATAATAATAGAAAGAAACTCTATCATAAGAGTTACAACAATTTGCTTAAACTTTGTAACATAAGTATTCAATGAAATCTTTTATAATTAATTTTGACCATCCCTTAGTAGTTTTTGATACAGAAACTGGTGGTTTACAGTCTTATGACCAAGTTGATTTCAATTTCTTAGGCTCTGGTCTACCTGAGTTTTACTCAGTCGGGCAAGAGCTAACTGGTAGAGTTGTTAAACCAATGACTCCTATACTAGAAATCGGCGCAATAAAATATGATCCTAAAACCTTTGAAGAAATAAGCACATTTCATAGTTACCTAGGAAAAGAAGAGCACCAGACTTTCGATGAATACTTAAACTCTTGTGACAAAAAAGCTTTAGAGATTAATAAGTTAAGTACAAAAATAGATTTATTAGCTTCTGCAAAACCCGGAAGTTTAGTTATAACAGAGTTTATAGAGTGGGCTAAAGGTAATCACGGACAATTTATACCTGCCGGTCAAAATGTAAAGTTTGATATAGATATGTTACAAGGCTGGGCTAAAAAGTTTGGTATAAGTTCTGCTTTAGATTATAGAACTATTGGATATCCTGAGGATTTAAGGTACTACAGTAGATTTTATTTTTCATTGCCCCAGACACCTACGATACCTAATTATAAACTAAGTACAATTGCATCTGCACTAGGATTAAATACTGATAATGCTCACGAAGCTTTACCAGATGTAAGAATGACAGCAGAGTGCCTAAAAATAATATATAAAAGACTAGCAGAAAAAAGTTGAAAAAAGACTAAAGTAATTTTAATGGGATTCCGATACTACCTGAGAGAGATTTTATAAACGTATTTTAATTTTTATTCAGGAAAACGTATGCTAGACAATTATAATGAAAAAGCTTTTAAGTTACTTGGTCTTGGTAATTCTTTTAAATTAGCGCACTTACCTTTTATTACCAGCAATGATGTATTTGGAGTTTTAGCTCTAGAAGGTTCATCAGGAACTGGTAAAACTACACTAGTCGGAAGATTAGGTTTAGTAAACCAAAGGGCAACAGGCGGCGCTTATGGTATTTACTCCGCAGATAAAGTACAGTACCAAGATTTTGTTGGTATTCCAGTACCTAACATTAAAGAAGGTAAAGTAGATATTCTAGAGATGGAGAACGCCATTGCCACTAAAGAAGTACTGCTAATTGACGAGGCGAACAGGGCAGGATATGACGCACAAGAGAAGTTCCTACAGTTATTTTCAACCAGAATGATTGACGGACACAAAACTAAGTGTAGATATATCTATATCGCTATGAACCCTGTGCTATCAGAAGACGAGAACGATAATTATGAAGGTGTACAACCTTTAGACAAGGCTTACGGTGAAAGGGTTCAGGCTATCCTAACTATGCCTAGGTTTAATGATATGTCTAAGACCCACCAGATAGAAATTATGCAAAGCTGTTTTAATCAAACATCTTGGGCACCAACTGATGAGTTAGTTGAGGCACACAAGGCGTTTATTGCGGAAGCTCGTTCGCATTATAATGATTTAAAAACCACTGCAATGGAATCGGTCTGCGAATACTTGCACAATTTTGCAGATTTACTACATTCTGAAAGTAAGAAATCAATAAAACTTGAAGCAAGAAGAATGCAATTCCTAATAGTAAACATATTAGGTACACACGCTTTAAATTTGGTATTAAATAATAAAGCTACTTTGGTGACTTCTGCACTAGAAGCTTTAACTATAAGCTTCCCACAGAGACTTTGGGAACAGAAGATAGAGAATACTCAAATTAGTGTTGCTCACGATCAGTCTGCCCATTTACTAAAAGCTAAAATAACGTCATCTAAGGATAAATCTCAAAGTGTTAAATCTCTTTTAAGTAGTTTAAATCAAGACATTACTGAAGGAAAATCTAACACTGAAGACAGATCTAAGAGAATTAATCAAATGATTCCTGATGTAAGTACTGATGCTTTTGACCACTACATATTTGCTTTTGCAGTAGTCAGAGGATTAGAAGCTGCTGGACCAAACGAATTCATTAAAAATAATGAGGAAGAAAGACTTACTCGAATTGTTAATGAGATAAGAGACTCTAAATCATATAAGCAGGTTAAGAAGCTATCAGAAAAAGCTGTTAAGTCTGGTAAAAAAGCTCCTTTGCCAGAATGGTTAGATTCTGATTTAAACACTGATGATGTTGAAATATATAACAACAGTTACAGTGATGAAATCTCTTGGTTTGCTAACGGTCTTATAGATAAGTTAAAAACACTTGGTCAGTATGATGACTTAACTTTTAAGTATAGAGATGTACTTAGTGAGTTCAATAGTATTAGAAGAGCGGTTATAAATTGTATCCAGTCGTTGAATAGTTAATTGGGTATAAATAAAAATAACTGTTTGTAAAAAATCTCTAAAGTATATCGGCGTATTTGCCGATATACTTCTATAGAAGATAAGATCTAATAGGAGTTAATTTAATGTCTACTTATAAACTTCCACCTCTAGCCAGCGAATACCTAAAACACCTTATTAGTAAGTCTCCGGAAGACCTACCTTCTTTAAAGAAAATTGCTGGTATAGGCAGGGTCATTTATTCTGATAAAGAAAGTATGTCAGCTGCAGTAGCCAATACTCGACCTTACTCTCTTATATTTGGTCGTAAGTTTATGGAAGATAATATGAGAGACGACTACGATGCTGTTTTTATCCTATTTCACGAGTTGACACATCTAGTATTAGACCATTTTGCACAGGATGTTCTTGGACTTTTTGAAGAAAAGGGACTATCCGGAGATAAGTTAAAGACTATATTTGCACAACACTGTACACATATAGTAGTAGATGCGCAGGTGAACGCTACTTGTTACCATACACTAAGGGATGAAAAATACAATAACTTTCCAATTTCCTTTTATTCTTTTGAAAAGGTCTTAGCCAGGCACGCAGAAGCCTCGGCTAAAGCAATAGCAGCAGGACAAGAACCTCCAAAAGAGCCTACTGACAATATGCCATATTGCTTCCTTCATTCCAATGGGGAGAGCGAATGTCCAGACGATAAGCTAAAGGAAGTACATAGAAAGCTCTACTCTGTTAAAGGTATAAGTAATTCCGAATTAATTGATGCTTTACTACCTTGGTTCCAAAAGAATGAAGAGAGTGTAAAAAATGCTATTCAACACTTAATTGGAAATCATAAAGATCTTATGGATGGGGATAGGACCTCTAATCCAAACGATCTGACAAAAGAAGAAAAAGAAATCCTAGATGCGATTGCTGACGCTATTGATCAGGGGCATAAAAACTCTAAGGACAAGAGCAAGGCAAAAGAAGCGGCAGGAAATAAAGAAGATCAGAAGCTGGATAAGGATTTAGCAAGAACAAAAAAGTTAGACGGAGATAAAGAAAATAAAGAAGAACAGAACTCTAAAGACTATACCTTAAATCAAAATCCAGTTAAATTGGCAGTAGCAAGATTAAAGCAAAGCCTAAAAACAAACGATTATATTAAAAAAGTACTAGTAAAGCAGTATAAACCTTCACCCTCTAGTAAACTAGCTAGAGCTATAGAAGCTTTCTATCCTCATACTCCCAGAAGGAGTGTTGTACCCAATTTTCACGATAGAAGAACTTCTTCTCTTTATTCTTGTGATATTTTACCAGTATTTCATAATGTACCTGGAAAAGGCGTTAAGAATTCTATAGCGTGTTATATTGATGTTTCTGGTTCTCAAGAACACGTTATACCTAAAGTAGTAGCAGCAGTACTTAGGTATAAGAAGCACGTAGGTAATGAAGTGTACTGTTTTTCTAATGTAGTATTAGATACTCACGTTAAAAAACTAGCTAAAGGTGAAATTTTCACCACTGGTGGTACTGACTTTGACCCAGTAGCTGAACATATCCTAGAGAATAAGTTTAAAAGTATTATTATCCTAACTGATGGTTGTGCCCCATTGTCTGAAGAGAATATATCTAAGCTAAAAGCTAGAAATGTTAAAATAACAGTAGGATGGACAGAAAAAAATATAACTAGAGCACCATTAGAGGCAGTGTCTAAAGATGAGTTTTGGCTTTTTGATGATAAATAAGGTATATGGAAAAGTTACTTGAAACCATTTGTTTTAAGTCCATTTTGATGTTCTTAATGGTATGTCAATTACTGGATGGACTTTTAACTTTCGGCGGGTTAACCTTACTTAATCATAGACTAGACTTTGAAGGTAATATTTTAGTAAGATGTGTACTTAAATATTGCGGAGTAATAGAGGGATTAATATTAGTTAAAGCTATAGGTATATTAATTATTTATTTAGTAATACTAAATTTAGATTTAATAATTACCTCCATACCAAAAGCCAGATTCAACTTATTTAAAATATTATCTCTAATAATTTTGAGTATATATGTCCTTTATGCTATTATACCTTGGTTGCTGCTATTAACATTTGATTGGTGATGTATGTTAAAATATAATGTAGAAGATGATTACCTAGACCTTGTTGGACACGTAATTAATTCTGGAGAAGACAGAGCTGATCGTACTGGCACAGGAACCAAAAGTATATTTGGTATGCATCTAAGACATAATATGAGAGAAGGTTTTCCACTACTCACTACTAAATATGTGTGGTTCAAAGGAGTAGTCTCTGAGTTGCTATGGTTTCTATCAGGATCTACAAATGTTCAAGACCTACATAAGGATAACAATCATATCTGGGACGAATGGGCAGATAAAGACGGCAACCTAGGCTTAATCTATGGGCATCAGTGGCGCAATCTAAAAGTGGACCAGATACAAGCAACCATTGATGAGATAAAAATAAATCCCACATCAAGAAGATTAATAGTATCATCTTGGAATGTAGAGCAACTAGACCAGATGGCTCTCTATCCGTGCCATATTATGTTTCAGGTGTACATTAGAGAGTCTAAGTATCTAGATTTACAATTGTATCAAAGATCTGCGGATTTAATGTTGGGGGTTCCATTTAATATTGCTTCCTATAGTTTGTTAATGATGATTTTGGCGCAAGTAACAGGTTATGAAGCCGGAGAGTTTATATACACTTTAGGGGATGTACACGTTTATAATAATCACATAGACCAAGCAAGGGTGCAATTAGCAAGAGATATTAAGGATGCCTTTCCTACAGTAGAAATTTTAAACCCCACAAAAGATATAAATAGTTTTAAATTAGAGGATTTTAAGTTGTGTAATTATACACATCAAGGTAAAATTGAGTTTCCAGTAGCTGTATAATCTCTTTAGGTGCAAGATAAGTGTTTAATAAAATAAAAGATATATACGAAGATATTACATATAAACTAGATGACTTATATTATAAGTTAGCAAATAAATATGTGATGAAATATAACAAACTACACATCCAAAGTTTACAGGATGACACCTATTATGATGATGATTCTATTTTACTGCACGCTAATTTTCAAGTATTAGTTAATTTTGTAGAAAGTAATTATTACAGAGACTGGGAAAGAAAACAAAATTGGTTTGAAAGAAACATACCCTTCCCATTTAATCATTTTTTTGAAAATAAGAGTAAAAAAATTGAGTATGGGATAAAAATGGTCGGCATCCTTACCTTTAGAGGATATTTTAGACGCTGATGGTAATACTTTAGAGTGGGGAAATAAATCACAAGCTCTATCAGCAAAGGAAGCGCTGGAATTATATGACTGGTGGGTGAATATAAGACCGAACAGGCAAGAGCCCGAAGAGTTATCTGGATGGAATGCTTGGTGTGATTATGAAAAAGAAACTTATGGTCATCCTTGGAATAGGCATACAAAATTAGAATCGGGGGCTATAAGACTGACCAATAAAGAAGAATATATGTCAGAAGAGGATGTAAAAAAACACAAGCAGGTATTAAAATTAACTTGTGAAATAGAAGAAGCTCAGAACCAAGAAGATGAAGATATGTTAATAAGATTAATTAAAATTAGAAGAACTCTTTGGACCTAACATACTATTGATTATCTTATAGCAATAGTTCTTAAAGCCTATTTAAATAAATAGGCAAGCTCTTACGCATTTAATAAACTAGCAATTTGAAATAAATATCATTGGAGCCTTAATGAACCTTACTAAAAAAAGAGTAGCATTTAAACCTTTCGAGTATCCTGAAGTTACAAAATACAAAGATGCAATAAATCACAGTTATTGGTTAGTTAGCGAGTGGAATTTTATTAGTGATATTCAAGACTTTAATGTAAAATTAAATAATCAAGAGCGTAATGCAGTTAAAAATACTTTACTTGCTATATCCCAGATAGAAGTATCAGTTAAAAGATTCTGGACTAATTTAGGTAAATGGTTTCCTAAACCAGAAATAGAGCAAGTCGGAGTTACTTTTGGTGAATCTGAAGTAAGACACGCAGATGCCTACTCACATTTGTTAGAAGTGCTGGGATTAAACGAAGACTTTGACCTGTTGTTGCAAAATCCTGTTATTCAAGGCAGAGTTCAATACTTAACTAAGTACCTTAAACAAGCAGCAGATACTGATACAGAAGAGTATACTTTAACATTAGCTTTATTTTCTATTTTTATTGAAAACGTAAGTTTATTTTCGCAATTTGCAATTATTAAATCATTTAGTAAACATAAAAATCTGCTAAAGGATATTGATAATGTTGTGCAAGCCACACAACAAGAGGAATTAATCCACGCCCAGTTTGGAGTCTACTTACTAAAACAAATTAAAAAAGAATTTCCCAAATGGTTTGACGAAGATTTTTATAAGAAAATATATAGAGCAGCTAAAAAAGCTTACCTAGCCGAAGAAAAAATATTAGACTGGATATTTGAAGAAGGAGAACTCAGTTTTCTTTCTAAAGATGTCTTAAAAGAGTTTATTAAAGACAGAATCAATAAAAGTATAGTAGAATTAGAGGGCGAGCCTGTATTTGAAATTAATCAAGATTTGCTAAAACAATTAGAATGGTTTAATGAAGAGATTTATTCCCAAGTTAATAGCGACTTCTTCTATAAAAAACCTGTCACCTACAGTAAGAAAGTTCAATCAATTAAAGAAGAGGATTTATTTTAATGTCGAAAGATTATGTTTGGTTAAATGAGTATTCACAACAATATTTGGAATCAGATTATTTAGTATCAGGACAGTCATTAGATGAAAGAGTAGACGTTATATGTCAGACTATTGCAAAAATACTTGGAGATAAGCTCTCTATTGCCGATAAATTTAAAGAAAATTTAAAAAAAGGCTGGTACTCTTTATCCACCCCTATATGGGCTAACTTTGGAACAGACAGAGGGCTTCCCATTAGTTGTTTTTCAAGTACTATTGAGGATAATATGGCGTCTATACTTTACACCAACGCTGAAGTTGGTATGATGACTAAGTATGGTGGCGGAACGGCAGCTTATTTTGGAGATCTAAGGGGTAGAGGTCACCCAATTAAGAATAATGGATATTCTTCTGGTGCTGTACATTTTATGCAAATGTTTGACTCTCAAATGAGCGTTATAAGCCAGGGATCTACTCGTCGTGGTAACTTCGCAGCTTATCTCCCCATAAATCATCCAGACATAATGGAATTTTTAAAAATAAAAAGCGAAGGGTTTTTAATTCAAGACCTTTCTTTTGGGGTATGTGTTGAGGACGAGTGGCTTCAATCAATGAAAGATGGGGACAAAGAAAAAAGAAAAATATGGGCAAAGGTGCTAGAAGTTAGAGCTAATGTTGGATACCCTTACATAATATTTACCGATAATGTAAATAAAAATACAGCCGATGTTTACATTGACAAGGAGATGAAAATCACTCACTCAAATTTATGCATAGCTGGAGATCAAAGAGTGGTAACTTCTCTAGGTTATCTAACAGCAAAAGAGCTTTGTGAATTAGATATTCCTTTATCCTTATTTGATGGGGAAAAAGAAGTTAAATCTTCAAAAATGAAACTTAGAGAACACTCCGCAGATATATTTAAGATTACTTTAGAAAACGGTTTAGAACATAGAATAACTGGTTATCACCCTTTGCCAGTTTTAAATACTGCTACTAAGCAGATTTCTAAAACCTTGTGCCAAGATTTAAAAGTAGGAGATATAATTGCTATCCAAACTAACAAAGGTTTATTTGGAGAATTAGATATGCCTAAAGAAGCTTTTTTATTAGGGCTCTACCAAGGAGACGGTACTCAAACCAAAACAGATATAATGCTGGACCTCTGGGAAAATGATTTTGATCTAGAAAAAGAAATACAAGAAGCTTTTAATTATATTCATTTTAAATACAATTGTGATAATTACGGAGTTATTAATCAAACTGCCAGATTGGTTGGGACTAGAAGAAGAAATCCAGCTACTTTTCATACATGTAACGCAGGACAGTCTAACGTAGCAAAAAAAAGATTAAGCTCTAGAACTTTAAAAAAAGCTCTAGATTTTAAAAAAGGAATAGTGCCAGACTGGATTTGGAAGTCTTCCGAGAAAACCCAATGGCAATACGTAAGGGGATTACTTTATTCAGACGGTACTTGCGGAATGTACAATGGTAAAGGTGATTCGATTCAGGTTTCTCTAGCTAGTATTGATTTAACTTTTCTTAAAGATGTTCAGCTAATTTTTAATAATCTGGGATTGCAATCCTCTATTAGATTGTTGAGAAAATCAGGACAAAATCTACTACCCGATGGTAAAGGTGGAAAGAAATACTATCATACAAAGGACTGTTGGAGACTCATTGTTAGCAATAAAGCTTCCTGTATAGAGTTAGATTTAAATACGGGATTTTTAAAAAGAAAAAGCATTAACTTATCTAATAGAAAATACCGAGATAATACTAAAAAAGGTTATAAAATAAGTTCAATAATGTATGAAGGAAGAGAGCCTGTATATTGCCCTACTGTTGAGAGTGAAGATCATATATTTATCAGCCAAGGTTTCAAAACATTTAACTGTAGTGAGATCTTTTTGCCCACAAGTGCTACAGAGTCTTTTGTTTGTGATCTCTCTTCTATGAACTTACTCCATTATGATGATTGGAAAGATACAGATGCAGTAGAAGTTTTGATTTATGTTTTAGATGCAGTTATGGAAGAGTTCATAGAGAAGTCTAAAAACATTATGTTTATGGATCGGGCGCATAATTTTGCTAAAAATCACAGAGCTTTAGGTCTAGGGGTACTAGGTTGGCACAGCTTACTACAAAGTAAAATGATACCATTTGAAAGTATGGAAGCTAAGTTATTAAATACTACAATTTTTAAGGGACTACAAAAGAAAACTCTTGAAGCCTCTCAATACTTAGCTACTATATACGGTGAGCCTAAATTATTAAAAGGGTACGGAAGAAGAAATTCTACTACTATGGCTATTGCACCTACCAAAAGTTCTGCTTTTATATTAGGTCAAGTGTCAGAAGGTATTGAACCTCACAAGTCTAATTATTATATTAAAGATTTGGCTAAAGGAAAGTTTTCTATACGAAATGTTCATTTAAAAGATCTACTGGCATCTCTTCAAAGGGATACTTCGGAAGTTTGGGAATCTATCTTAAAAAATAAAGGTAGCGTTCAGCATTTAGATTTTCTAACTATTGAGCAAAAAAACGTATTTAAGACTTTTCAGGAAATCTCCCCGAGAGAAATTGTTATTCAAGCAGCATCTAGACAAAAGTATATCGACCAAGGGCAGTCGTTAAATTTAATGATTAATCCTAAAACTCCAGTTAAAGATGTAAATGCTTTAATATTAGAAGCTTGGGAGTTAGGTGTAAAAGCTTTCTATTATCAGATCGGTATAAATGCTGCTCAAGAGCTTAGTCAAAATATTCTTACTTGCACTAGTTGCGAAAGTTAAGTATACTGAAGGCTGATACTCCTCTACATCTGAAAAACAGTTTATTATTAATAACCTAAAAGTACCTATGCAAACTACTAATGATATTAAATCTAATAACCTAAAAGCCTATGAAAACATAGGTTTAGAGTATGAAAATTTTATACAAAGGACTAAATGGAGTATAGTTAGACCAAGTTTAACTAATCTGCTTGTTAATTTAGTAGAACGTAATACTAATAATGCTTTAGACTTAGGTTGTAATATTGGAAAAGAAAGTATTAGATTGCAATGTGACTTTGGTTTTGATGTAGAGGCTATAGACTTTTCCGCCAATAATATAAAACTTGCAAAACAACATAAAGACTCGGATGAGGACTTCTATGACTTTATAGGTTTTCCTAATTTTAAAGTAGGGGACATAGAAACCTATATTCCTGAAAAAGATAATTATGAATTAATACAAATGATGTTTGTATTATTCCATATTGACAGACAAAGGCATTTTAATATTATAGACAAATACCTAAACCTCTTGGACAAAAATGGTAAATTTATGTTAACTACCTCTATGGAAGTAGGAGGTACAGTAGAAACAGAATTCACAGAATTACCTAATTGGTTGGGTAAAGGCACTACTGAGTATAGTTACTTTAATAAAGATGTGTACATAGAAAGGTATAAAGATCATATTATTATGGAGTTTGGAGTTAATGTAGCCGAAAACGGTCTTATGTATAAATTCAACCATTTAATACTAGGAAATTGATTATGAGCGAAAAATCAAACATTGATAAAGTAATTACAGCTATACTCTTTACTTTACTATTTTTGCTATTTATAGCAATAGATATCTGGATTTTAAAAAGTATATTTAATCTGATAAGTTATCATACCTTTTCTTCTGCTTTAAAGTTAAGTATGGGACAAGCATTCTTTCTATGGTTATTAGTCTTTTATCTAAGACTCACCACTCTTGCAATTCTAAAAAATAACAACTAGTTAATTAAATGTTTTCTATACACCCAGCTTTGCTAAAAAACTTAGATGCTAGTTTTATTAACAGTTTCATTGAAAACTATGAAACAGGTGTAGACATCCTATACTTTACTAAAAATAAATTTCAATTTAAAAACTTCTTTCATTTTGGTACGATAGCACAAGCTTTAAAGAAACCAGAGTGTTACTTTGAAGAAGATAAGTTTATTTATACAAACTACGCAGCTAACTGTAAAACAATAGAAAATTTTCTATTAAATAGGGACTACGACCTAGTACCTGCCTATAAAATTAATTTTACTGAAGATAAGATTCTACATATAAGACCAAACTCTGGGTTAAAGCCTTTTGCTGGATTTCCTACTCACTCTTTTGTTGTTAAGTCCGAAATTGATTTTAGACAAATTGCTCCAGAAACACTATGTATAATAAGTCCTTTTAAACTAATAAAAGAGATTGAAATAAGAGCTTGGTTTATTGAGGGTAGATTTGTAACTTACGGTGTATATGGATTTGGCTCCAGCGCCGTAGAAAAAATAGACCTTAGTGGTGATCTAAAAGAGCTAATTTCAATACTAGAGCAGTCTGGTGACCTAGATTACTTTGGATTAGGTTGTACAGTAGATTTTGTATTAGATGTTAGATCTAATCAATGGAAAATAGTAGAATGTAATGGTTTAGCTACTTCTGGCTGGTATAATGGTATAGATGTTATGGCTTTAATGGCTACCTTAAACAGTCAGCTTAGTGGGTACTAATTACTTTTGTTGCCGCAATTTTAAAAAAAAGATACCCAAGTCTGCAATACATATTGGGAAGAAAAGTTACGGATGGTCTTTTTCTTTTAGAGCACACGAAGCGTGTGGGCTTGTTACCAGTAGTGCTTGGCTAAATTTTCTATATACAAATCCACAACTTACAATAGTGGATGAATATAACAATCCTATTTCTTACGGTCAATTTAAAGATTTAGTCAATAGCTCTTTATTAGAACCTAATAATCAATATTTATGGTCTTTAAAACGTGATTATCTAAACACTAGGGAAGAAACAGATTGGTTAGATGATTCTGGTTTTTGTATCACTTCAGTAGACTTTTCCTAATTTAATTGTTATACTTGTTTAAATGTTTAATTAATTTTATAGACTACATTGTAACCTATATGAAGAATATATACTATTTAGCTTGCCCTTATAGTAAAGGTACCGAACAAGTAAGGATAGAAAGATTTGATAAGGTAACAGAAGCTTGTTCTTTATTAACTAACCAAGGGTTCTGTATATTTTCACCTATTACCCATAGTCATCCTATGGTTAAGTACGGGGTACCTAGTTGCTGGGATTTCTGGAAGAAAGTAGATACATTGTTTATCTCAGTATTTACAGGATTAATAGTTTTACAGTTAGATGGCTGGTTAGAATCAGCAGGTGTACAGGAAGAAATACTTATAGCTGAGTCTATGGGTAAACCTGTAATATATGTAACACTGGAAGATATTAGAGCCGCTAAATTAAGTGGGGCATTGGCACCATGAGCAAAATAATACTACATCCACGTAACCTGACATTATATATAATTATATCCTCAGTAGTATTGTTTATACTAGGTACTTTTATTACTTTTAAAGGTTTAGGCATAAGAGATCGAAATGAGTTTCCTTGGATGGGTTCTCTTACGAATTCAGATGTTAATAACTTTAAAAATAGGTTCTGCGGCGGATCATTAATTGATGAGTACCACGTTATTACTGCAGCACACTGTGTTAATCCTAGAAACTCTAGTCCACTATTTTTTAGTATAGGTTCTCCAGAGTTGACTGAGGCAAAGACATTTATAGAAGTAGAGGAAATTATTGTACACGAAAAATATTCTCATAGGTTTTTAAACGATGATATTGCAATCTTAAAATTAAAAAAACCTTATAAATTAAAATCTTACCCCAAATTACCTACCGAACAAGTTGTTAGTAATTTAAAGAAAGCCTTTATATTAGGTTGGGGTACCTTGGATAGAGAAAAAAATGTACAGCCTAATCTATTAAAGTATATGCCTATAGATATTTGGGATCAAAGTGATTGTATAACTTCTATAGCAAGTCTATTATATAATCCTGTTAAAATGATATGTGGTGGTATATTAGCATCTTACTCAAATGGCAAGGATGGGGAAAGTCCTTGTTATGGGGATTCTGGTGGTCCAATATTAACAAAAGCAGGAAAAGATTTTTATATAGTAGGGATTGTATCTTGGGGCACTGAGTGCTATAGTAATTTGACCCCACAGGTATTTACAAATGTATATTATCACAACGATTGGATAAAAGATAAACTAGAAAATTCTTAAAGGAAAAATATATGAATAATCAAAATGCACAACAAGAAGGGCGTACCTTAACAGCAGAAACTGCTACAATTAAGGATCTTATTGAAGTAAATAATAGTCTGAAATTATCTTTCAATGAAAGTAGACCTAGATTAGAGGATGCACCACTTTTACTTGAAGCAGTAAAAATTCTTAACTTTGTAAATCTAGTTCTAGAAAGACTAGAAGCAGAGTCTAAAGATAAAACAGAACTTCCTGTAACCTCTCCTGTAACCTCTCCTGTTAACCATACAAGCTCTCAGCCTGCAAAAGAGGTAGTTAACCCTGTTGCATTTGTTAATAATGTATCACTCTAAAGAAGATTTGAAATGAGAAAATTTATTTTACTTTTAAAACTTTTGCTTGCTAGATTTCTTAGTCTTTTTATCGGAAAAAAGGAGGAAACTGAGGAATCCGAATCCGAATCCGAATTAGAAACTGATTCCGAGGTTGATTCCGAACTAAGCGAAGAGAATTTAGATGGAGAGAACAACTCAGATGAAACAGAGGGGTTAGATCCAGAAGCAGATAGTGACAGCGGTACTGAGTCTGTAGACGAGACAGTTGCAGATGAAGAACGTATCGCTGACGCCGGTGAAGCCTCTAGTTTAACAGACCCAAAGACTGACTTTAGAAATGCTAAAGTTTTGGCAGCACTTTGGAAACCTAAACGTGATCACGGGCACGAAGCTGTAGTAGTATTCTGGTCAGATAACATCTCATATAAAGACTTAGTGCTTGAAGTTTTAAACCCTAAAGGTCAGCAGATCAAAGTTTTAGGTAAAAAAGACTTTGTACCCGCTTCTTATTATGTACGTGGTCACAATGTACACGGTAAATATGGGGGTATAAACTTTGCTTTGCCAGTCAGCTCTAACCAGTTACCCAAGAAGCTTATGTTGAAAGCTAAAGTAAAGAGTCCAGCTACTGGTAAGGTTAAATATGTTAAAATATTTAAGTTTGATTCAATAACTGTATCAGATCCTAATAAGAGAGTAGAGGTGAATTACAAAACAAACAACTATAAAGGTTAAACACGTTGAAGTTTCCAGTTATAAAAAAAGGAGTTACAAGGTGGGTAATTGTTTGCCCTAAGAGAGCTTATAAAATCCCGTCACTTTATAGCTGGAAACACTTTTTGCAAGGATTATTAGCTAATATGCAAGAAGCTCAATGGAGTGGTTTTGATAAAAGACTTTGCCCCGTTATTTTTAAGCTACCACTGGGTTTTTTAGTTGTGATGCCAACAGTTGAACCAATTAAAACAGAAGATTGTTACTTGCCGGACGATATGTATGACGCTCTTGTAAATCACGAAGATTACATATTACCTGTTGAAAATAAAACTAATTCTTTTGGTATTTTAAATGGAGAAATTGTAGCTATTGATTATGGATCTTAATTAGTTTAACTAAGTACCTTAAATGACTACACTACTTAGATATCCAGGAGGTAAGCAGAAATTAATTAAGCCTATATTAAACTTGATAGGACTAGACTTGTTAAAATCTACTAGATATGTAGAACCTTTTTTAGGTGGAGGTTCTATGGCTATTGAAATAGTTAAAAAATATCCTAATATAAATGAAATAGTTTTATCAGATATAGATGTAAACTTATGCGCTTTATGGAATTCGGTTATTAATAATAAAGAGAGTTTAAAAACCCTTATTAAGGACTTTACCCCTACAGTAGAATCTTTTTTTAAATTTAAAGAAGATTTACAAACACCAGATATAGATCCTTTGCTAAGAGGGTTTAAAAAACTTGCAATTCATCAGATGTCCTATTCTGGTCTTGGGGAAAAAGCAGGAGGTCCTATAGGAGGTAAAGCTCAAAACTCTAAGTATTTAATTAACTGTAGGTGGAAACCTCAAAGTTTAAATAAAAAAATTGATGAAATTAGTAATATATTTAAAAAAGTAAATTTCATAACGTCACAGCCAGTATTACAGGAAAGTTTTCCAACAGTACTACAAAACTGGTGTAATAAGAGCACATTTGTATATCTCGACCCTCCATATTACAAGAAAGGAGAGGAACTGTATGTAAATAGCTTTACCTCAGAATGTCACCTTAATTTAAGAGATTCCGTTAATAATTTAGATGGCAGGTTCGCTATATCCTACGATAAGGTTGACGAGATAATAAGACTGTATTCAGATTACAAAATAAATGAATTAAAAGTTAATTACACTATCAATACCTCAAGAAATAATACTGAAATATTAATAACAAACCTATGAAAATAGTAATTACAACAGAAGACTACATAAAATGTGAAAAAGCCTCTTGTAATATGTGGGCAAATTCTAAAAAAGGGGTATATGGTAAGGGTTTGATAAATAACAACAACGATCCATACAAAGCCGAAAGAGTAGGTAAGCTAGGAGAGGTTGCCCTTGCTAAAGTTTTAGGAGGGGATGTAGATTTTTCTTATAAAGAAAAAGGAGATTTTTGTGATATAACTGTAAAAGGCAAAAAAGTTGATATTAAAACTGCCCTTAGAAATTATGGAGAGCTTTTGGTATACGCAAGGCATGAAAATGGACGGGACATTGAATTAAAATCTGATTTGTATATAGCCGCTGTTTTACTAGAAGAAGATCGAATCAAAAAAAGGGCTATAGTAGATTTAATAGGTTGGTGTACTAGAAAAGAGATACTTGCTAACGGAATGCATCCTGGTAAAAATGGGGCAAAGCACCTAAATTATGTTGCTAAATATTCCAGCCTAAAACATCTGGATGTATTAATAGCTTATTTAGGGACCTTGGATTAAATTAATCCAAGGTCTTTTTGCATTAGAATTTGCTAGCAGCGTCGGCTGTAGCTTCACATCTGTCTACACCTGAACCAGTTCTTTCTACACCATTACTGGCTTTTAACACAACTACTTCACTTTTATTATCAAGCATTTTTATGCTTTTATACTTGGTATGAGCTACGCCCATATCAGCTGCTAATTGTGTTAAAATAGCAGCACAACAGTACTCTGGTTTACCTGGTGACATATCTTCTGATATTTCTAGATATTCTTCTTTAGTTTTAACTGGCATATTTTGGTCCTCATTAATTAATTAATTTTTTTGGTGGAATTAAGATTTGTTAACAAAAATGTATATAGTATATTTAAATCTTTTAAATATCACTTGACAACTTCAAATTATGTGCATATTACCTTAAATGTGTTTTATTTATTTAAATGCATATTAGGAGAATGTTTATGTACAATTTAGCATATTTAGATTTATTTAACAATAACAGTCTTTTAGATACTATTCAAAAACTTGATAAAGTACCTGTAAGAAGCAATTTACCTATTAATCTTATAGAGGAACAGGATAAGTTTGTAGTTGAAGCTAAAGTTAATACCTTAGATAAAGATAGCATTCATATTGAATTAATAAATAATAACCTAAGTATTACTGTGGATACAAACAAACAACTAACTAAAGAAGGAGGAAATAATAAACCAATTAATTTTATTTTAAACGAGTTTAAATATAAGGAGGTAAAAAACAGAACTATATCACTATCAAAAACTTGTAATTTAAACACAGAATTAAAAGCAGAATTAAATAATGGAATTTTAACCATAGAGATTCCAAAATTGAACCCACAAAGTCAGGAACCTAAAAAAATACCAATAAGTTAATTAGAGTTGCTATTTAATTTAAATTAAAGTATATTAAGCGTTAGCGCTTAATATACTTTTTCTTACAGGGCACTATGACTAGATTAATAGCACATCGGGGTAATATAGCTGGTCCAAATCCAGACTCCGAGAATAAACTAACCTACTTATTAAAGGCTTTAAGCTTAGGTTTTGATATTGAAGTAGATGTTAGATTAAAGGACGGCAAATTATACTTAGGTCACGATGTAGAACAAGAGCAAATTGAAAGTTCTTTTCTAAAAAATAAAAGAATATGGACTCACTGTAAGGACATAGAATCTTTTAACTACTTGCTTCAATTTAAGGATATAAATTGTTTTTATCAAAATAATGAAGATATAGTCCTTACTAGTAGGGGTTTTGTTTGGCACCATTCTTCTAATACAAACTTTGGACAAAAAAGTATAGGTGTTTGTTTAGATTATAATCAGGATTTTGATAATAATATTAGCTCTATGTATGGTTTATGTTCTGATTATGTAGGCTCCTATACAGTGCCTCCAAAAAATAATAGTAGCTCAGGTCTATTTAAATTGCTTGTTATTGATATTGATGGGGTAATGACTGATGGCAGGAAGTATTACGATTTAAATGGCGAGATCTTAAGTAAAACGTATTATGATCAGGACTTTACCGCCATAAAAAGATTTAAGTCTGCCGGAATACAAGTTTGTTTCCTTTCAGGCGATAGGACTATAAATGAAAAAATGGCAGAAATTAGAAAGATAGACTTTTATTTTGCTAGAGATCTTATTACTGGTAGTATAGATAAAGCTAACTTTTTACCAAAACTTTGTGAAACATACAATGTTACACAAGATGAAATAGCATACGTTGGAGACGATTACTATGACCTTTCTATTATAGAGAGTCTTTGGTACACGTATTGCCCCTCTAACGCTGTGTTTGATCTAAGGCAAGTGGTACATAAGGTACTTGACGCAGAAGGCGGTCACGGGGTTATAGCGAAGCTATACGAGGAGTACAAAGACCAGATAGACTACTCGTTTCCTATAGATAATTTTGAGGTTAACAACAAGTGAAGTTAGCATTATATGGCAATGTAATATTAGATGAGATCTGGTCTGTTAACACTAATTTAATTGATCATTCTAATGTTGCCAAATCAAAAAAAGAATCAATGGGGGGCGTAGTTAATTGTCTTTGGGCATTAAAATCTAATACTTTAACAGAAGTGTGTTTATATGCTTGCACTAATTACCTTTTAGAGGGTGATTATACATTTAAAAACTTAAATATATCTAAACTGCATAATTCAACAAGTTTAAATAGTAGTGCGCTAATACTAGAGGATTTATCCTCCGGTCTTAAAACTAGCTATGTCATTTGGGGAGATGAATGTAATCAAAGCATACCTGTGGACAAAGATTATGATTGGATTCATATTGCATATCTTGATAAGCTGCATTTTTTAAATGTAGAAACTTTAAAAGAACTAAAATTAAAATGTAAATATCTATCTGTAGATTTCTGTCTAAAAACCCCAGATCTAGAAAACGTAAATAGAATTAATTCAATTATAGACATAGGTCTCATTGATGTTTTCTTTGGGTCTTTAGAGGAGTTACAAAATTATAAACTTAAAAGTAGCAAAACTAGTATTGTTGTAGAGCACTCTTCTAGGGTTTGTAAGCTATACAGACCTAAAAAAGAATGCTCATTAGTTTTTACTGATTACATAGAGTCTAATATAAATGTTAACGGTGCTGGTGATTATTTAGCGGCAACATTTATTAACCTATGTTTATGTAAACTTAGCACTTTAAAAAAGCCTCTAAATAGTTTAAACTTAGAAGAGCTATTAGCAGAAGCAAGTAAAAAAACAACTAAATTCATTTTAGAAAAGTCGGCACAATGAGTAATACCAAAAAGTATACATTATTAGTTCCTTTAGCCGGTAAAGGACAGCGTATGGTCAATGGTGGTTTTAAACTACCTAAACCTATGCTACTAGCTGGACATAAAACTATACTTGAGTGGGGATTAGACTCAATAGATTATTCTGAGTGTGAATTAATATTCATTGTAAGGCAGGATCATATATCAGGATTTTCAATAGACTCTTTTTTAAAGAGAAAGTATGGAGAAGAAATAAAAATAGCTATAGCTTATGAGGATACAGCAGGATCCTTACAAAGTTGCCAGCTAGCCAAAGATTTAATAAACAAAGACCTACCATTAATCATTTTCTGCCCAGACGTAGCATTTGATAAACCAAAATTTAAACCAAAACCTTCTGATTTTATAGCTGATGGGCACATCCTAACTTTTAAAGCTAACTCTACTAACTATAGTTATGTCAGATCTGATTCAAAAGGTAATGTAATTCAAACAGCAGAAAAAGTTATTATAAGTGAAGATGCTTCTGTAGGTGTCTATTGTTTTAAATCAGCCAGAACTTTCTTTCAATATACATCTACAGTTATAACAGGAAACTTAAAAGAACAGGGTGAGTTTTATATTGCACCTTTGTATAACCTATTAATAAGAGATGGTTTAAAAGTTACTCAACAGAGAGTTGAGACTATGTACATTATGGGTACTCCTGAAGAATTAAACTTCTTTAATAAAGTCGTCTATAATTACTTTTTACCTAGGAGTTTTATATTATGCTCAGACCACTCAGGTTTTACAAGAAAGCAAGAAGCAATAGATTATTTAACTAAATCTTTAAACAGTAATTTCATTGACTGTGGTTGTCACTCTACTAAAGATTGTGATTATACCGAATTTATAGAGAGCGCCGTCTCGGTACATAACAGAACACCTGGGTCTATTATTTTGGGTTTTTGCAGGTCTGGTCAGGGAGTTAATATAACTGCTAATAAATTTAAAAATATAAGGGGAGTTTTAGTATCAGATGCAGTCGGGGCTAGGTTAGGCATTGAACATAATGCCGCCAATTTTTTTGCTATACCTGAAGGGGTTACCAACGAAAAGGCACTCATTGACATTATACAAGAGTTAAAGACAGCTCAGTTTAGGGGAGGTAGGCACCAAAACAGGCTATCTAAAGTTCTGCAAATTGGAAATTAAATGAAAATTGATAATATAAAGAATTTCACTAATGGTTGGTTTATTGGGGATTTTGAACCTAGCCTGATAAAGACAGAATCTTTCGAGGTAGCACATCACTTATATCCAAAAGGTTATTCGGCACCTTTGCATTACCATAAGGTAGCAACTGAGTTCAATTATATTATTAAAGGCAAGGTAAAAATAAAAGAAATAATTTTAGAGGAAGGGGATATATTTGTATATGATCCATACGAGGTATCAGAAGTGGAGTTCCTTGAAGATACATCTTTAATAATAATTAAAACACCGTCCCTAACTACTGATAAGTATCTAGTATGATCGATCTTATACTACAAGGTCCAGTTTACCCATATACAAAGGATATTATAGATTACTATTTACAAAGTAATCTGGTTAGTAAAGTTATACTCTCTTGTTGGGATACTTGCAAAACAGATCATATTTTCAACTCTAAAGTTGTAATTATAAAAAATAAAGATGTTGCTTTCTGCGGTTGTGGCAATATTAATAGGCAAATATTATCTTCTATGTCTGGACTACAGGCATCAAATAATCACTATTGCGCCAAAATGAGAACAGACCAAAAGGTTAGTCATAATAGCTTAGATATGATGCATAGGTTTTATTTAAAATTTAAAAACTCAGATTTAAGATGTCTTGATGGAAGCGGTCCAAATTCGTCAATTTTTGTTGCAGGTATGTATACTAGGTATGCATTTCATCCTAGGGATCATATTTTCTGGGGACATAAATCTGATCTTATAAGGTTATTTAATATACCATATAGTGAGTTACCATTAGAAGTAAGTGGAGAGAAATACAATAACGGAGAGGGATACTGGAGAAAAACAGTCAGACCGGAAAGTTATTTAGGTACACATTACTGTTCTAATTTCGATGAAAGAGTACTTAATTTTACCAAGGACTTTGCCTCTTATATTGTAGACTCAGGAAGCAAGCACAACGAGGCCATGCGGGTTTCAGCAGAGATAAAAGATAAAGTATTTAAAGTGTTTCCTAGGATTGAACTAGAATGGGCTAAATATAATCTTAAAAACTATCATTATCATATTGGACAAACTTTTACCGAGTATTGGTATGACAATGAGTGGTAACATATTACTTATAAATACTTCTAAAAAAGAGTGTGGTATCCATCAGTATGGATTAAATGTATTTAAAGCTCTAGAAGAAAACCAAGACAAGTTAGAATTTAATTATTTTTACGGTGCTCCGGCGTCTGCGCAAGAGTTTATATTACTTCTAGACCAAAGGGACTATAAGGCTGTTATTGTAAACTATGTAGGAGCTGTAATGCCTTGGATAAAAAGTTTTAATTATAAGGCTTATAAAAATACTTTTTTTATTGATCTTATTCACGAGGGTATACATTTAGATCATAAAAACAGTTTTGCAGACTACTATTTTGATTTTACACTTTATGCTAGCCCCCTAGATCGAAACGAGCCTAATGTTTTTAAATTGCCAAGGGTCCTACCAAAAGGTACCTCTACACTTTTTAATAATTTGCCCACAAAACCTAGAATAGGTAGTTTTGGATTTGGTATTCTAGATAGAGGTTGGCTACAGGTCATAGAAAAAGTTCAGGATGAGTTTGAGGAAGCAGACATCGTATTTCAAATGCCTTTTAATTCAGTAGTAGACCCTAACGGTTCCTACTATGCTAGAAACACAGCATATAGATGCGGACAGGTTAAATTAAAACCCAATATTACCTTAAATATTAGTCATCACTTTTTAGACCCAGTGGAAGTAGTTAATTGGTTAGCAAACAACACAATAAACTTATTTCTATATCAAGAGCCTAACCCTAAAGGTATATCTAGTACTATTGATTTTGCTCTAGCAGCTAACCGTCCTATTGGAATTAGCTCTTCTCCTATGTTTAAGCACCTATCTGAAGTAGAACCTTTAATCAATACAGATAAAAATACAATTGCCTCTATTATAGATAAAGGTCCTTCTGTATTGGATAGTTACAGGAAAATATGGTCCAGCGAGTCTTTTTCAGCCTACCTAGATTCTTTGCTTAGATCCAAATTGTAGTTGAATCCTTTGTTGTTTAGAGGTATAATGTTTTAAGTTTTTATTTTTACAATATCTACACATTATGTCATTATACAAAGAAGTTACTAAATGCAGGTCCTGTGGTAGCAATATAACTAGTCTATTAGAACTTGGAAACCACAAACTTACAGGAATATTCCCAGATCCAGGTCAACATTTACCTGAAGCACCAGTTACTCTGATGAAGTGTGTAAACAAGGAATGTGGACTGGTTCAGTTAAAGGAATCAGTAGATCCGAATCTAATGTACGGAAAAGATTATGGTTATAGGACTGGATTAAATAAGTCAATGTATAACCACGTACTTTCCACCCTAGATTTAAGTAAAAAGTGGATTACTCTTGAAAGCGGAGACGTTTACGTAGACTGTGGAAGTAACGACGGAAGCCTTGTCAACCACGTATCTAAAAGCACCGAGGGCGTTTTATGTGTGGGTGTGGATCCTACTATCTGTAAATTTTCAAAATTCTATAACCCAGAAGTTGTAAAAGTAGAAAACTTTTTCAATTATGGTTCGGTAAGTGAAGCTATAGGAAACAAGAAAATAAAACTACTTACTAGTTTAAGTATGTTCTATGATCTAGAAGATCCTAACAGTTTTGTTAAAGAAGTCAATAGTTTAATCTCTAATGATGGTGTTTGGATTTTTGAACAAGCTTACCTTGGGTTTATGTTAAACAGAGTGACAGTAGATACTATTCTATCTGAGCATTTATTATATTATGACCTAAAATCAATAGATTACATTCTCTCCCGAAATGGAATGAAAATTATTGATGTAGAGCTAAATGATATAAATGCAGGAAGTTTAAGGGTAACAGCTGTAAAGGATACAAGTAAGTTTACACCATCTCCTTCCGTAGGTCTATTAAAGAACTACGAGGAAGTAATGGGGTTTAACGATAGTAGTTTTTCTATCTATAAAAACTTTGTTACGCTTTGTGAGAACTTTAAAGGTAAATTTCAAGAATTCCTACGTGATTCCTGTTGGACTGATAAAACGGTTTACGCACTAGGTGCGTCAACAAAGTTTAATTGCATTCTACAGTATGTCGAAGCTAACCCAGACTTAATAAAAGGCATAGGGGAAGTCAATCCAGATAAATTTGGAAAAGTAACACCAGGTACTCAAATACCTATTTTAAGCGAAGATAACGTTTTGGAACTTCAGCCTGACTTTATAGTAATAGGTTGCTACCACTTTAAAGACTTCTTTTTAAACAATGAGAAAATAAAGAAGTATATGAGTAAAGGTGGAACAGTAGTGTTTCCATTACCACATTTAGAGTTTTACAGCACAGGTAGTTAATTGTGAGAGACGGTATAAAATGTTTTGCTCCTATCTTTGACTTGAGTGGTTATGGTTCTTGGTCTAGGACATATTTAAATATGTTCATAGATTCAGGGATACCTTTAACTATAGGTACAGATATAAACAATAAAAACTCATTTATATCTTACGATCCTGTCAGAGCAGATTATGGGGATGTTTATAGTAAGTTAAACTCTAAACTAAATCTAGATGTAAAGTATAGCACTACAATTAGTTGGCTCACTCCTGACTGCGCAGCTTTACAGAACTGTAATGAAAAACAGGATACATATAAAATTCTAATGACTTTATGGGAGACATCAAAGCTTCCAGATCATTGGATTCCAATGATTGATCTTTTTAATGAAGTGTGGTTACCAGGTCCCTGGAATAGAGAAATATTTGAGAGAAGTTTGTTTAATTTCTCTAAAAGGTTCACAGGGTATTCTTCATTAAATAAGAAGATTATCAGAGAACTTCCTTTACCTGTAAAAGATACCAGCTCCATTAGTAGTCTGGAAGAAGGACAACTGAAAATAAGCAGAGATAAGTTTAACTTTTATACAATATCTCAATGGTCTGAGAGAAAGAATTTTTTTGATTTAATTTTAACATACTTAAGTACTTTTTCAAGCGAAGACAATGTTAGATTAATATTAAAAACACACCTAAAAGACTTTACCGAAGAAGATAGAAAATATATAGTCAATGAAATAGGGCAAATAATACAGAGTACTGGTAGGCACAATTTACCTGAGATATCCTTAATACATAAGTCCCTTTCCTCAGCTGAAATACAACATCTACACAATAATGCGGATTGTTATGTCTCCTGTTCTAGAGGAGAAGGTTTAGGTTTGGGAGTACTAGAAGCTTGTACCAACGCAAAACCAGTTATATCTCACGAATTTGGTGAGCAAAGTATGTATTTAAAAGGTAACAGCCTCTGTTATGATTATCAACTGGGACCGGTCAATGGAAGATCCAACCCAACATTGTATAAGTCAGATCAAGAATGGGCTTACCCTATTTATAGAAGTTTAAAAGAAAAATTACTTTATGCTTACAATAATAAAGCTAAAATATCAGAAGAAGCCTCAGTAAGAAAACTAGATATATTAAATTCCTATAATACCGAAAATATAAAAGATCTGTTGGGTAGTTATTTATGATCAAGGTGTTATTTGTAACTCATAGTATAGAATCTTGTGGTGTATATCAATATGGTGTAAACATAAGCAAAGCCATAAAAAAACACAATAAAGAACTTGATTGGGAATACTTTGAGTGTAGTAGTGAATTGAGTTTGGTTAACAAAGTTAAAGAGTATTCGCCTGATGCAATAGTAGTTAATTTTCATCCAGGTACTGTGCCTTGGGTAGTTAATCATTATGGGTTTCTAAAAATAATCTGCACTCATTTAAATATACCACTGTGCGGGTTCTTTCACGAGGTCACACAGCAAAAAATAGATAGCGGAGAACAGTCCGCTTTTGATTTTGTTCTGTGTCCCGACCCCACAGTTTCTGTGCCAAACCTAAAATACTGGAAGCTACCAAGGTTAATACTAGAACCTGATGAAGAATTAAAAGTAAAAGACAATAAAGGTAGGCTAGTAATTAGTAGCTTTGGATTTCCCTTTAGAAATAAAGGCTTTCTAGAGTTATTACACGCTGTTAATAGTCAGTTTGATAATGCTGTACTGAAGTTAAATTTACCTGAAAACACAGTAGTAGGAGAAGAGTTAAGAATAGAATCAAGAGCAGTCTTAGAGGAACTTCACAACTATAAAAGAAAACCTAACATAGACCTTGTTATTAGTCAGGATTTTTTATCCACGCAGGAAGTTCTTAAGTTCTTGGCAGATAGCAATTTAAATTGTTTTTTATATCACAGTTTACCAGATAGAGGTGTATCTAGCTGTATTGATTACGCATTAGGTGTTAAAGTACCAATCGCTATATCAAAATCAAATATGTTTAGGCATCTTAGTTCAAAGTATAAAGACTTATGTGTAGAAAATTCATCTTTAGTGGATATTCTAAACAGGGGAACTTCACCTTTATCAGACTTTTATAATAAATGGTCTTCAGTGGAGTTTGCTAAAAATATGGAGCAGACATTAAATAATTTACTTAATGTTTGGAAAAGAAAGTAGCAGTGAAAAAAGTCTCTGTAGTCCTTCAAGGACCAATTCACCCTTTTACCCCTGAGATTATAGATCATTATTTAGACACAGGTGTAATAGATGAGGTAGTAGTTTCTTGTTGGAACACTGATAATATAGACTATTCAGATCCTAGAGTTAGTATTGTAAAAAGTGATATATCTTCTATTAGACATTTTGGCGGCGGCAACATAAATCTACAACTTACTACATCCTTAACTGGATTAAAAAATGTTAAGAATGAAGTAGTATTTAAAATAAGAACCGATCAGCAAATAAAGAAAGATGATTTTATAAACCTGTATAATTTATTTTACTCACTTGATCATAAGCCTATAGAAAAACTTGATGGCTCTTTTGCTAAAAGTAAAATTGTATGTACTGGTTACTTTAAAAAGTTCCCTTATCACCCTAGGGATCATATTTTCTTAGGTTTCACGGAAGATATGATAAGTCTTTTTAGTGCTCCTCATTCTCCACAACCAAATATGTATCACGATTTTAATAGGGCAATAAGGGCTGAGGCTTATCTTGGAGTACATTATTTTTCTCAGTTTAGCGAAGAGTCTAAAAAACATATTGATAACTTTGCCGACTTTATGTTAGATAATTCTAAACTCAAGCACGAAGCTGAATCAGAAGATAATAAATGGTACGATAAAATATTCACAGTGTCTCCCATAGTGAATATTATTTGGAAAAAGTATGGAGGTTACGAGTATGCGCCTCTAACTTCCCCTCCTTCGTATAAAGAACTACACAAAACTAGCTGGTAAAAGCAAAGCAAAACAATGAAAATATTATACATCTCTTGTCACCAGGTTCTTGAGTATGATGAGTTAAAGTTGTTCTATGATCTAGGTCACGAGGTATTATCTATAGGGTTTTATTTAGATCCTTCTAACCCTTCAGCGAATTCAAGACCTGCAATAAGTAATTATAAAAATGTGGACAGTAAGGTTATAGACGAGTTCTTTACTCTAAACCCAAACTATAAGTTAAAAAATAGACCAAATATTGGTGACTTTAAACTTACTGAAAGTTTCCTTAAAAACTTTGATTGTATTATAACTGAGTTTCATTTTGAAGAGTTAGAAAAAGTTTGGAAGCCCGAATTAAAAGTGCCTTTAATAGTTAGAAGTCCGGGACAACCGTCTCAATGGTTTGAGCATTATGTCAGACACTTTAAATCTTTGGGTGCTAAAATAGTAAGGTTTTCACCAGCAGAAAGATTTACCCAAGGTTACTGTGGTGAAGATGCTATTATTAGATTATATGTTAATCCTGAAGAATATCAAGGCTGGAAAGGGTTAGAAAGCAATGTTCTATTTTCGGTCTGCAATAACGCCTTAGCTAGACGCAAAGAAGTTAACTTAGACAACTATCTTTTTATAACTAAAGGGTATAACACAGAGTTATATGGATACTCCAATAGGGATCTACCTCAATGCTGGGGTGAGTTAAGTAATAGTGGACTTACGGGCAAATACAGGACCAGCAGAGCTTTCTTTAGTATGGGTACACAACCAGGACCTTATACTTACAGTTTTATAGAAGCTTGGTGTACAGGCATACCTGTCATAACCTGGTCAAAGGGACTAGGTGGGCAAATTATCGGTCAAAACGGCGGTAACTCTTTTGAGATTCCAGATTTTATAGATAACGGAGTAGACTGCATATCTTCTGATTCCAAAGTAGAGCTTACATATGCGTTAAAACTTTTGATGTCAGATGACACTTTCGCCAAAGGACTTTCTGAAAAAGGAAGAATTAAATGTATAAATATGTTTAATTATAGTGTAGCAAAGTCTCAGTGGGAAGACTTATTAAAGCAGCTATAGCCAAAGTAATATACTCCAAGTTTCACCCATCTCCTCTAACCGCAAATTAGTAGTACCGTACCGGTGTATTGCAAAAGTAATACCTTTGTGGTTATAACTGTCACTATAAGTAAAATCTAATACTTTACCTAAGTATCTTGTAAATTGACCTTGTTCATCTATTAAAAATAATGTATACTGTTGTTTATACTGTAGTTTTTCAATAGGAGTTGATGGTATTAATGTAGGCATTTGTATATAGTAGCATAATTCACAAAGAATAAAAAGATGTTTAACCAAAGTACATCAAATTTAATAAGGCAAAATACAGCCTTAAATAATCAAACAATCCTATTGAAAAATCCATCTATTTTGGATAATGATTTTATCTTGGCTACTTTTACAGATAATTTTGTTAGCAGTTTTAAACTATTTCAAAATGATTTTCATCAGTTCATAGAGCCTAATACTAATAGCAACTTACTTGCAGACGTATCAATTCTTCAAGGTTATTACCTTAAAAATAGTAATAAAGTTCCTGAGTTAGAGTTTGTTCCTGCAAGCAATAACAGTTATAGTTTTGACTCTATTGATATTGTTCCGTATCTTGAAAGTTTCATAGAGCTTACTAATAGTTCTATGAATGTAATAAACCCTTCTCGTAACCATATAGAGACAGCAGAGCGCTCTATTCATCATAGAGAAGTGTTAGTCTTATTTCACGGAAGTTGCATAAAACTTGTAAGGACCGTCAGAGTATCTCATTACCCATATTATCAAGAAGCAGAAATAGTATTTGAGGAGGTCTTAACAGAAAAGACTATTAAATTAAAAGTGTCTAATTCAACAGAGTGGTTATTGTGCAGAATTTAGGGGATATAATTGGTAAGGCAATAGAGACTGCCAGCTCCGATATTAGTGAGTTACCTAGCGTGGACGGTAAACTGCAATCTACGGATCTTGCACTTTACTATGAAAAGCAAACTAAAATTTTACTTAATTACCTAAAGGATAATCAAGTTTCAATAAACCCTAACGCTTTAAATGTCATTTTAGTTGCACTTGCATCCTATTCTATGCTTGAAAGAAGTCTTCTAGACTCTCAAGAAGACCTTCTAAAGGCTAATTATAAGAGAGACAGAAAGCGAATAATGACACGTATAACTAGGGTAATATTTGATCAACTAGCTGAGTAATAGGACTTTAGAGTTTTTTGCTCTAAAGTCCTTAGACTAACACGCTTTTAGTTTTATTATTGTGGTCCAATTACAATCCAAGTACTTTTGTAATTTTCCATATTAAATGCACACTCAGCAAAAAACTTATTGTCTGATGTTAAAAAAAGTGCATCTACCCCATCAGAACAAGTTAAAACTGTTAGTTTATTAAAAGTATCCATAAAACCTTGGCTGAATTGTGGCACAAAAAACAGCACCTTATATCCTTCTAAGGTCTCCTTATCAGCCAGTAGCTTTACTTGCTCTTTAGGTAATGCGCTGTCTGTGTGGTATTCAAACAATAGGTCAAAGTTCTTTTTCTCAATACCGTTTTCTGGTCCTGTATAGTCTTCATTCGATTTAGTGGCAGTAGTGCTCATTTTATATTGTCCTTTAAACGTGTTAAATTATCTTTAGCAATTATCTTAAATTAAAAAATTGTCCGTACAAAGTATATATCGGCTGGTGTTTGATAATACTTTAGTTAATTTTTAACTATTTTTTAAATATTATAAAAAACACACCATTTGCTAGAATAGCTAGTATTGCTAAATATATTGTAATCAATACTTGGTTGATGTGCAATACTTAATGTATGAAACTTATAACTCACAATATCGCTATGCAAGTGTCTGTAAACTATTTTTTCAGTAAGAGTAACAGGTACAATCCTAAGGTTATTATAGTAACTACAATAGTAGTATATTAAATAATCCTTTGATACTTTTATGCTTGTGGCACTTAATTGAGTTTTAAAACTGATTAAATCAGTATCTTTGATTGCCATTCTTTATACTGAGTTTTACCCAAAAGGGATATATAAAAAATCTCCATCTTAGTGTCCTTAACAGTCACTGCCCATTTAAAAATAGTGTCATTATTGTAAGGGTCATAGAATTTGTTAAAAAGAATAGCTTTGTACGTATACTGAATATCTTTATTAAGGCAGGTAGTCAAAAGGTATTTATTCAAAATTATTAGCATAGTAATTATTAAATAAAGGGAACCCCTACCCAGTATTTGTTGCTAAAAATCTTTGGAAGGCTAATATATTCTTTTGAATTTAAATCAGTAAAAATTAACCTATCATCCCCAATCTGCTCAGAAAACTCAGCTATTCGGTAGTTTATTTTTACAGCCTCGCTTTTTTTATAAGGCATTCTGGGAAATGATATTAAAAGATACTTACAATTTGGTATAAACGGACAGTTAGATCTAATCTTTTTGCATTTAACTATGTTATGGAAACCTTGCTCAGTAGAATCTAAACTACCTCTTTGCTGATTTAATATGGACTCAAATCCCCTTTTTGGGATTAAACTGGACAATTAAATCTCCTCTAAATACCAACTTCTGTTATAGTTCTTGGAAAAAAGTGTCATTTCTTCTGCACTTCTATTATTGACCAGTACTAAATAAGACCCACCTACTACATTAGCGGATTCCCCCATTTTACCAATAGAGCAATTATTCCAATTCTTATTATTGGTCTTGGTTAGAGTTAGGCTGTAAGTTTTGCCTATACTTATATCTTTATAATTGTTAACTTTCTTTGCCATATAGATGCTCCGAATTAATTTGACTTAAAATCCTATTTTCGGATAGGGGGTAACTTGGTTATTAAAATTAAAAAACAAATTAATTATACTATAAAATACTTGATATAAGCAAGCATTATTGTTACTATAACAATAGTATGAAAAAGACTTTTAGGTATAAGTGCTACCCAGTGAAACCTCAAGTGGCGGAAAATTTAAACCGCCATTTGAAGCTATGCTGTGACCTTTATAACGGAGTTAAACAGCAGGACGAAGATTCTTACCGAAAGACTGAAAAGAGTCCAAGTAAGTACGATGTTATTTGTATGCTTCCCGAGGTTAAGAAAGTTAGTCCGGAATATAAGGAAGTAAATGCGCAGGTACTGCAAGACGTAGTGGAGCGTTATTTCCGCAATAAACAAGGGTTTTTCGTCAGGCTGAAGAAAAAGCTAGTCGCTGGTATGCCCAGATACAAAAGTTGTAAAAGGTACGACTCTTTGACTTATAAACAAAACGGCTACAAGTTAGTGGGAAATACCCTTACGCTGGCAAACATCGGAACTTTTAAGCTAAGATTACAGCGCCCGATTGAAGGAACAATTAAAACTATTACCGTTTCTCGTAAGTATAACGGAATATTCGTAAACTTTACTACCGAGAGTAAACCTAAAAAGCTAAGATTCAACAGAAAAGAGATTGGGCTCGATCTAAATGTTAGCGATAATTACATAATGACTTCAGAAGGCGAGGCTTTTTCCTTTCACAATCCCCTTAAAACTAATTTAGAGGAGCTTAAAGCAAAGTGTAAGCGTCATTCCAAGAGCAGAGGTTCTTCCCAGCTAAAGCGGATTTACTCTCTAAAGAAACTTCACGCAAAGGTAAAGAATAGTCGCTTAGACTTTCAGCATAAGTTAACCCGAAAATTAGTAAATACTTACGGCACGATAGCAATCGAGGACCTAAAGCCCTCGGAAATGCTTACCGAAAATAGTAGCATAAATCGATCCCTTTCGGATCAGGCGTTTGCCCAATTTATTGAGATCTTATCTTACAAAGCGGAAGAAGCTGGTAGGAAGTTAATCAAGGTAAATCCGGCGTATACTTCTAAAACTTGTAGTAATTGCGGCGCAATACACAAGAATCTAGAAGTAGGAAATAAAGAATTTAATTGTAATTCCTGCAATTTCCACGCCAATCGAGATTTCAACGCGGCTAAAAATATATTAGCCCGTTCAAAAAACCAGGGCGGACGGCTCTGTGGGTATCCAGTCCCTAGAAACCCTATACTAAAGTAAGGGGAGTTGTCACAGTTTAAATTAAAATAAAAAACTTAGAATGTTCAGGTATTCCACCGTTCTGTACTAAACAAATGTGATAATTATCAAAACTTTTACCCCTACTTTTATAGGTCTCTAATACTATGTACCCAAACATACTTCTAGGAGGCATAGGTCTTGTTACTGTGCCGGTCCTTACTTTTTGAGTAGATAAAACACTATATTTTCTAGATATGTCTACATATATGTAATCAGAGTTTGATACAACCTGTTGGGTTCCGTGAAAATCTAACCCCAGTATTAATGTTCTCCAGCCTATTTTTTTTGCCACACGCCCCTAATTTAAATTCTACTAGCTTTTTAACTAAGTATATAGTAACATACTAATAGAATAGTTTACATAGGAAAACCTCAATATGCTGTTTAAAAAAGTTAAAAAACTACTTGGAATCGGCAAAAAAACTAATGATACAGATAAAAATCTTCTACTTAACAGGGAAAAGGTTTTAAACGAGTTTAAGGACTTCTTTAATACAGAATTTAAGGAAGTTCAATTAATTACTCAAGATTATAGTAAAACAGAGGATGACCTGTCTAAAGCTTTTAGAATATTCTGTTCAAATATAATGAGCTATATAGATGCATTGCCAAATTCTAAAGAACACAGTTTAGATATAATTAATTATTTATATAAAGAACTGCCGAAATCTTATAACCTAGACTCCGCTATTTTAACTAGCGGTATAGCAGTTAGTTGCTTATCTAAAGTGAAAAGAAATGTTTCTGAGAATGAGTTGTTGATACAATTGGCGGATAGGTTTTATTTTACAGAAATGAGTGATTTAAACTTCCTTTTAGAGGAATATACCAGAAATAACCCAGTAACTAGTATCATTAAAAATGCCTTAAATGATTTTAATTTTGAGTATGAGAGACACCCCTCTGGACATATGATTAAGCACAAGATTAATACAGAAAGGCAAGCCGTATGTACTAGACCTGATCACGGGTTTGTGTTTGTTAATAGGAATGACGCCTACATCGTTCCGGGTTATATAATAGAGATGCTGGAGCCTCACATAAAATCTAACAATAGCGAGCTTGTATATGATTTATTTTGTAAAATAATAGGGGAAAATGAAGTAGCTTACTTGAATAAGAAACTGGGAGATACTACAGAGTTATCAATAGAGGGAAAGTATGTGCCGGACAGATCACTTTTTGATGCCGCAAAAGATTGTACGTATCACTTTGTAGATAATAACATCTCGGTAGCTGATTTAGCAGACAAAGGTTTTATTACAATACAGTAAGGAATTAAAATTGGAAAAGCTTTCTGAATTATTATTAGAATTACGTAGCCCTTATTATACACTGGATCAAGCTGTTGATATACTAAACAGAAATTTTAGCCTTTCTGATATAGAACGTGCTAAACACTTATTGCGAAAATATAGGGCATCTTACTCAGGACTTGAAGCACTAACTAAAAATATACTAAAATTACTAGACCATTCTAATTTAGATTTTGATTATTTCTGTGACCTGATTCAGTACAAAAATACAACTGTAAAAAGCTATAACTACAACTTTAGTAACAAACTCTCTGAAGTTCTGTTGAGCAAGATAAAGAATGAAAAGTATCCTCAAGCTTTTAGGGAGGTCCTGTGCATTAGTGAAGTTGAATCCCCTAAGGTTGTAGAAAATCTTTGGACATTAATTGTATATATGCAAGTTGCCCTAGGTGAGCCAGTATTTTTAGTAACCAGTTTAAGTATGAGTCGGATTCTACTAAGTCATAAAATGATAGAGAGTAATCTAATTAAAGCTAAAGAGATCTTCAATTTAAACTCTTTAGACTCCGCTTTTTTACATCAGTGTGATGGAATAGATCTTCTATATCAATTAAGAGAGTTTAAAGAAGATAATAGTGTCGAGTTTCCTATAATTCTAGATTATAAGTCTAATCAGGAAGAATTTTTAATATCGCGTGGATTTAATAGACTAATAAAGTTGTATGACTATTAGTTAAATGGTATACTAAGTACAGTTGGGCTTTTAAATTTATTTAGGAAGAAAAAATGTTAGACTTGATATTATCCACTTTAGCTGTATTTGGTGTTCTTTGGGGAATTGCAAATTTGAATTCTGGTACTTCCAGTCTTTTGGGATTTAAAAGCAAAGAAGACTTGAACACAGATATGTTAATTGAAACAATGAAAAGAAACATTGAGTCTACTAAACAATAGGTATACATATGCCGTATATTAAAAAAGAAACAAGAGAACTTTATAATCCCGAAATTGAAATTTTGGCTAAAAAGATTATAGAGGATTCAGAACTAGAGGCTAAAAATTGGAAAGGAGATTTAAACTACATTTGCTTTAAATTAGCTAAATCTATGGAGCAACACCTACAAGAACATTATAAGTTTTCTTTTGGTTATCAAGATCATAGTGATGTTATAAGTGCATTTAGAGATTGTGCTGATGAATACAGCAGAAGAGTACTGGCACCATATGAGGACAAAAAGATAAAGGAAAACGGGGATGTCTAAAAACCCTAAAGTTAAAATAGCATTTACTTTTTTTAAGTATATACTTGGTTTAATATTTACCTTAGCAGGTTTATATTTATTAGCTTCTATGATATCAGATCAGCTTGGTCTAAAACAAGATATAGCTGTACCTATTATGATCATAATCTACACTGTAATATCTCCTATTATAGAATCAATATTTATAGGACTCCAAGTAGCTGATTATAAAATAGAAGAGCCTTTAGAGGAACCTTAGTTATGCCTACTTATGTTTACCAAAGAAAAGACGGTACCACCTTCGAGATGAAACAAGGTATTAAAGAAGAAGCATTAAAAAATTGTCCTACTACTGGTCAAGAAGTAGTTAGAATTATTCAACCTGCTGGTCTTAGCTTTCAAGGTGAAGGTTGGTATGTAACTTCTTATGGAAATAAAAAAACAAAACCAACTAAAGAAACTTCTTAGTATGAGTACATTAGAGTCTTTTTTAATGTCTTTTATAATACTTATCATTACCTTAGCTGCTCCAGTAATATTGCTAGGAATAGCTGTAGTTGTAGGTTTTACAATTAAAGATATGTGGGATAAACTAAATTCATTTTTTGATTTTTAGTCTTTGACTTTAATCTATAAAAGTGTTAATTTGTATTTAAATTAATTGTTATTTAATAGGAAATCTTTATGGACGAAACAGTAGAAGTTCAGGTAGAGACACCTGAGGAGGTTGATAGCTCTAATACTTTTGAGGTTTTAAACAACTCATATATTAAGTATAATGGGGATATTTATGAGAGATTAGAAACAGAGTCAGAAAATATAGAATTACTTTTTGATGACAATTTAGACGAGCTTACTGTAAAAGCTATGAAAGAAGGTGGCTTTTTATCTAAAGGTGAATTCATAAGACACGCACTTAGAGAGATTATAAAAGATAAAGGGTTGCTTGAGCAGTTTAAAAACGGCAAAGGTGTAGCAGTAAATATGCCAGTAATAGAAGAGACTGTTCCAGAAGAACCCACTAAAGAATAAGTAATGGAATTCTTTTTTACCTCAGATACTCATTTTGGACATAAGAATGTTATCAAATACGATAACAGACCATTTTCTAGTATTGAAGAGCACGATGAAGCATTAATAGCCAACTGGAATAGCGCTGTCACTAAGAAAGACAAAGTATTTTTAGTTGGTGATTTTTCTCTTACTAGTCAAGCTTATTCTAAAGTAGTATTGTCTAGGTTAAACGGACAAATTCATTTGATAAGAGGTAACCACGACAGGAAGTTGCCAAAGGATGTACTTAGTAAATTTTCTAGAGTAGACTCTGCTTTTTATTGGAGGTTACCTTCCTCTGATCAAGGTATTTATATGCATCACTACTCCTGTAGAAGTTGGGACGGAAGCGGCAGAAGAAAGTCTTGGCATATTTTTGGACACGTTCACGGGGCTTTAAATGATAGGCAATTAGAATTAGGAATGTCTATGGATGTAGGCATTATGAACAACGATTATAAGCTCTTACACTTAGATGATCTAATTTTAAAGTTTAAGAAGATAGAAGAGAACCTGATTTTAAATAATAGAGAAGTTGCAACTCATCACCACGAGGAGCCTTAGTGTCTAAAAAATTACCAAATTATATATTACAGCATATACCAAGACTAAGAGATTTAATAAAAGATACAGTACCTGAGTTTAAAGATAAGGACTTAACACAATATGTAAGGAAAGCCAGTCTTTGGAGTGCTAAGGGTAATTCGTGCTGGGAATTTAGCTATAAAAGTAAAATAAAATCAGAATTAAAAATTAAGTTTATCAGGGATTGTGGTTATTATTTAGGCTCCTCCGAGATGTGGATGTTATGTAGCGTTAAAAACTATGACTATCCTATTGAAGACGATTATGATTTTAGATCTTGGCATACTAGTAACTACTGTTGGATAAATATCAGAAACTCTAAGCAGTTTAATAAACACTGTAAATTTCTACTAACCCCTAAGTATATAATTTGATTTAATTTAATTTAATTTATTTGTTTTAATATGTTTAAACGTGCTCTTACTTTTGATGATTTAGCTTTAGTACCTCAGTATAATAATATAACTTCAAGGTTAGAGCCTGATCTATCTACCTGGTTAACCAAAGATATTAAAATAGGTATGCCTTTAATACCTGCTAATATGGACTGTGTGATAGGAGATGAGTTAGCAGATGTTATTATAGAAAGAGGTGGTATGCCTTTTTTTCATAGATTCTCTAACATAGAAACTCAAAAGGGTTGGATTGAAAAATACCAAGATAAAGCTTTTTATTCTGTAGGTTTAGACTGGGCACATTTAGATACTCTAGTTCAACAAGGTGCTAAGAATTTAGTGTTTGATATAGCACACGGTCACAGTAATCTAATGTTAAATCAAATAAGTAGGTGTAAATCTACTTATCCAGAAGTAACAATTATAGCCGGAAATATTTGTACAGCACAGGGATATGTTGATTTAGTAAATGCTGGAGCAGATGCAGTTAAGGCAGGCTGTGGCAGTGGGGCAGCCTGCAGTACAAGAGCTACTACAGGCTTTGGAGTTCCTCAATTTACGGCAATTTATGACTGTGCTCAGCAGGCAAAAAAGTATAAAATACCAATTATAGCTGACGGTGGGATTAGAAACAGCAGAGATGTTGCTATTGCTTTGGCGGCGGGAGCTTGTTCTGTTATGGTAGGTAAATTGTTTGCACTAACTTATGAGAGTTCGGCTAAAAAAATAGAAAAACATAAATTAGAAATTGGTGAAAGCGGAGGTTGGAGTACTACAATAACTAAATGTTATAGAGGTCAAGCCAGCTTAGACTTTCAAAATGAGTTGAGGGGTGGACTTAAAAAGGGCACAGTACCAGAAGGAGAACACTTCTGGGCACCGGTTACTAAGTCAGCAAACGAGGTTATAGACGAGCTTCTAGGAGGTCTAAGGTCGGCAATGACCTACGGGGGCGCAAGAACAATACAGGAGTTACAAAGAAAAGCAGAGTTTGTTGAGGTTAATCCTAATTCATACGGATTAGAGTCTAGTATAAGAAAAGATTAGTATGCAAGAAGTTAAAGCTATAATAGCAGGATCTAGAAGTTATTATAATCCCAAAAATAAAGAAGAGGCTAGAACTTTATATAATAAAATAGCACCTATCCTCAACCCTTATAGTCCTCTAACAATTGGCTTAAATTTAGATGAAGCAAAAGCTAATAAGACTAAATATGAGTTACCTAAATACAAAATTATAGAGGTAGTATCTGGGACAGCTAAGGGTATAGATTTACTTGGAGAAGATTGGGCAATACATAATTGGGTACCTTTAAAACAATTTCCAGCTAATTGGGAAAAATATGATTTAAGTGCAGGACCTATAAGAAATAAACAGATGGCGGAATATGCAGATATATTATTTGCATTTTGGGATATGAAAAGTAATGGTACCAGAAATATGATTAATCAAATGAGGGCTTTAAATAAGCCCTTTTATGTTTTTGATTTAAATAGTCTTTAAAAGCTATCCCGTAACTACTACTCTTACATCTGCATTACCAAATCTATAGTATTCTATTTCTACGTCCGCAGAAGTACAGGACCTCGCCCACCAACCAAACCCTGTACCACCTGCCGATAAATTAGAACCAAAATCATAAAGCATAGCATTATCATTAGTTCCTGGAGAATCATAGAAATAATCTAATCTAAGATTAACATTGCTAGGTAAAGCTCCCAAATTATGGTTATATACAATAAGAGTGTAAGAAAACCCAGAATTTAGCGGCACGTTAAAAGGAGCAGAAACTTTAGTTTTAGAAACCAGATTTACCACTATAAAGGTACCCCACGTAATTTATTATAAACTTAATATAGTATTAATTTAATTAAATTATAATAAATACTTTTTTAAGTACCCATTTTGCAGAGGAAGTATCAGACTTTATAGTAACAGGTTTACCTAATGTAAAATTCTTAAACTGAGTATCAGTCATAATATAAAGTGCTTTAAATTCATTAACACCCAGTGACTGATAAAAACATTCTGACTTATTTAAGGCTTTTGATCTTCTTACTCCTCTAGGTGCTATAAATGAGCAATAAAAATTAATCCTAGGTTCGCTATACATTTTTTAGTAGTAAGTTAGAATAACCCGAGTGTTTAATCCTAAAGCGTTAAGATAGCTTATTATGGCTTCCAAATCTAGGTCAGATTCAGCTGAAAGCAAGTACCCTTGCTCATCCCCTTCATATTCAGGCAAATCTTTATATGAGTCTCCAAAGCCTCTAGAAATAATTTCAAAATTAGTTTCAAAAACACCTATGGTCCAGATGATAGACTCTCTATTTAAATCCTTAAAACTCACAAAAATATTACCTTCTAATAGGTCTAGGCTGTCGATTTTTATAACAGCGTTGTCTAATAATAAGGTAAAATTATAAACTGACTCTGGGATTATAGGTTTATCTTGAGCTATATAATCATTTAATGCTTTTAAACTGTCAGCATTAATTAAATGATTTTGTTCTTTAATACAGTTCATATTAGTATTAATATTAATTTACATTTCTCTTGACGCTTTTCAATACTAGGTATCCTAAAAATAACAGATCTTCTTTTTTTTAAAATATTCTACTCTGACCTTTATTACTTTTATTTTATCTTAGATAGGACTGACTTCGCTTGCTAATTTAAGAACCTCGTCCCCGTTTTCTTGTTCAATTAAAAGTGCCGGGTTCTCTGGGGTTCCGTTTCTAGTAATCAAAGAGCTTTTAATATTCTTTTTAACAGTTCTACGGTAAAGTTGAACAATAGTTCCGGTAGCAGTTCCGCTTCCAAATGACCATTTCACTTTCATTCCTACCCTAACACTGGAGTTAGAATAGTTTTTATTAAAAAGGTCTTTAGAATATTCAAAACCGTATTCGCTCGCATTTTCCATAATGTCCTTAATTTCATCTGAAATTTCATCTGACATTACCATATAAGCCTCAGCCAGCTCTTGAACCTCCTCGTTTTGACCTTCTTTAAATACTTTATTGGCTAATTTATCTCCAGCAGCAATCCAGTCTAACATATCTTCCAGAAATGCCTTATCAACATCGTTCATTACATACCTATCTTTAAATTCTGACATACTTACTGTTCCTGCTTTATTTTTTTTATCAGCCGCTTCCATTTGGTTCCAAAGTTTATTTGCCCAAGCTACACCTGCATCTCCTCCCCAAAGGAGCCAGCTTATATAAGAGTTTGAAGGTCCACCGTCTGGTTTTTTATCGTCATGGTTCTTTTTAAAGGCAGAATGGCGTGAGAAGAATTTATACATTCTCTTAGCAGTAGCAGGTGATACAGTTTCTTTATTTTTTAGCTGCACAGCTCTAGCCACCCCTACGGCTAGACCCCCTCTACCGTATTTTTTTCTTAACTCAAGTCCTCTGGCAGCGGCTTTAGCAACTCCGTCCGGAGGGGTAAAATCAATATGAGCATACTTCTTAACAATACCAGCATTTAATTTTAAAACCCGAGAAGCAGCTTCAATCTTATTATTAATACTAGCAAGATTTTCTAGTGCTTTTAAAATTCTATCTTTAATGTCCATAATAAGGGATTGTTACCAGTTTTAATAAATAATACAGTAAACTTCGTGTTTAGAGATTTAAGAAGAAAAATATACCACCTAACACATTTGATCTATAGTACACAGATTTTAGATTAAAATATAGTCGTAAACAGTAGAGCTATTTACTAGCTGTAGTCATAAAAGATATAATTGGTCTACCAATCTAAGTTGAACCTCTATAAATTTTGTTGGTCCTGTATAAAAATTACCAAAGAAGCACTTTTCAAATTCTCCTATTTTTATTAACTCGTAAAGCTCATAATCGTGAAGTTTAAACTTGTTTTTTATACAATTAGGTGTTCCATAGTAATATTCAATAACATTATTAGCTAAGGTAACCTCATAGTGATAAATTAAATCATTACTTATATCCACTGCCAAATCTCCGATATTGATATTCTATAGGTGGTTACCTCATAAGGATCATTACCATAACATACCATTTCCATACCATTCATAAATTCCCCTACTGGCAAATCAATGTTATCATAATAATTTAAATCTTCCCCATCTAGCCCAAATTTGTCATGTATTTTTTCTAATGCTTTTTTAATGTTTACACAGGTGTACTCGCCATAATCACATCTACTTTCATCCCAATAAACAACTGAATAAAGCTTATGCATAAATTAAATATAAATAAAAGGTTTTCTCTTCAATACTATGTAGCTCCAGTATGCGATATATCCTGTTCTATCATTACTACTAAGATGACTTCCTTCTAACGCCAATTTGTGCAAGTCTTCCGGATATAAAATTACAGGATATCCATTTAAAAATGCTTTTTTATTTTCTCTACTAAACATATAGTGAGAAAATACCTCATCAAAACTATTAGTAATTTTTGCCTGGAATGGTATTATACTTTCACAATCTTTACAAACACAAAGTTTAGAATGCTCTATTGTATCTAAGATACTCTCTGAAAATCTTCTTATAAAGTATTTAGCCATTTTAAATATGAATTTTAAAGGTTACATATTTTATATCGGCGCAAAATGAAAATAACTTTAGTATTATTTAGTAGGCTACCCTACAGGGTCTATCTGATTAGAATCACACAGGTTATGGAATTCTTCCCTTACATAGTTAGCAAAATTATCCTGAATATAAGAGGCTATCGTTACAAATAATTCTGCAGAATCAGGATTATTCTCTAGGTATTCTTTTACTTTTTTGTCTGGATTATACTGCTCATACTCCAATACCTTATCTAAAATGGTTTCTGGAGTAAATATTAAATCATTAGGTAATCCATATTTAGTCATTGATCTATAAGCATTATAAAGATCATAGATTATATTTCTTAATTTGTCGCAATCTGCTTGCTTATGAATAAAGATTTCCAGCCCATCAAAATCATCGAAGTTTAAAATAAGAGAAGCTGAAACTGGCTCTAATACTGGGGCAGATAGACTATTAATATCATCCCTGTACTTAGTTAGGAATAAAGAAGCCTCTTCTTCCGATTTAAAATTAAGGGTTATTGAATGGGTAGTCATATGTATTAACTATATACTATTAATGTGCCCGAATCAACATTTAAATAAAATACCACATCTTTTCAACTAAACAATGTCCGTATTGGTAACCTAAGTACCCTGTTGTTAAGTAAAACTCTTTTTGATGGATAATACAGTTAGAGATAAGTTCTTCTGGGGTAGCTGACATATCTAGGTCTTCTATAGTCTCAATAAGTATATTGTCTAACTCTTTACAGGTAATAGACCAAGTTTTATTACCAATAGAAATTTCATCCCAACTTTCAATCAAGTAAGCAGTCATATCCTAAATGTAATAATAGATCTTTTTCATACCTTGATATTGATAATTAAACCACTGTAGATTTGCAGGTACAGCTAGTTGGATATTAGCAATTTGTTGCCATATGGTTATCAATTCGTCAATATGTGCTGTTTTTTGTTTTTCAGTAAGCGTTTGATATTTATTTAAAATATAATCATATAGTAAGTAAGGCATTTATTAATTATAACATAATCATATTGAAATATAAAGTAATTTCAAATTACTATGAAAAAATCTTGTAAGTATTGTATTTTAAAATAATAATAATGGTGCCAATCTAATGTTATATTTCCGGGCAAATTACCTAATCTACATAGATACCTAAATATTTCATCTGTTACAGGAAACCTAAATGATTCAAACTCCCTTAAGGCTGTTTGTACTGCATACTTTCTATCCACCCCAATATCTATGAAGTATTTAATTATATCATACTGACCGTATGCAATGCTTTCCCATAGGTAAGGTTCCAAGGTGTTTCTTGTTTCAGGTAAATTATTAACAAGAAACTCAACTATAGGTAAGTGCCCATTTCTAATGCTATATTTTAATGCAAGGTATATATCTTTGATAGAAGCATAGGTTTTTGTATTAATTAAATATTTAACTATCTCTAAATGTCCATCAACTGCCGCTAATTTTAAAGGCGAACTATCTCCTGCAGTTAGTAGCGATTTAACTTTTTCAACCTCAACTACGTACCTAACTATTTCTAGGTTACCGTACTGAGAAGCTATATATAAAACTTGCAAAGGGGAACCTGTCTCGTAGTATGTATGAGTAATTGTATCTGCAGGTGGAAGGGTGCCTTGAATAATGTGTTCCCAGACTAACTTACTTAACTCAGGTGAAGTTATATTTGTATTAGCCATAATTAAATAAAATAATAAAACGATCTTACAATTTTAAGATCTCTCCAAGGGTAAGGTAAGTTTAAGGCAAAAAAGTTAAAAGTACCGTCAGGTTTTATAATTTCAGATCTGCATTTATTTACAGATTTGCTCATTTCAACTTCATATTTATATGCAAGTGCTTTTTCAAAAATCTCTGAAATGTAAACCTCATAGACAATAATATCCGGATAGAAATATTTGTATTTTGCTTTCTCTTTGCTATACCCTACTAAATAACTCATATTATTTATTTTTTTTCTTCCAAAACGTATTGTCAAAATGCCCTGCCATAATACAACCGTATGGTATTATTTCATCTATTACTTGCCCAAGATCGAATTCTTCCATTTGCTTCCTAACAGTGTTAGCATTCTTATAAGCACTTGGTAATTCTGAGACATCTATTTGTTTAGAATAGAATCTAATATCTAACCCTTTAGTTTCATTTATGAATGTCTGCTCTGGAGATGTATCAATAGAACTTTTATGTTGCGCCCTACTAAAATTTCTACCAGCGCCGTGAGGAGCAAAGCCTAGGTTAGACTCTGAAGTAGTACCCTTAACGACTAATATAGGCTCACTCATATTTAAGGGTATTAACCTTAAACCATTTACACTATCGGGTACAAATTTATTATCTAAAGGCGTAGCCCCCTTAGCGTGATAAAATAAATCACCATCTTTAAAAACAAAGTTATGCTCATTCCAGAATCTATCTAAGGGATCTACTTTTATGTTATTACTTACTGCATCGTGTAGAGTAGTATGATTTAACTTAGTCCAAGTTCTAACTATCTGTAAAGCTTGCCAATATGACTCACCTTCTTTAGTATCAGCAGGAATCCAAGCATTATTTTCAGAAGCTTTTGGGGCAATGTCTTTTAAAAAAGTCTTTGCCACTTTTACACCCTGTGTGTATAAATATGCCCCAAAACCACGACTACCGTGATGAGTTACCATTACTGTCTCGCCAGTATTTCTAGAAGTACCAACAAAAAGGAAGTGGTTGCCATCACCCTGAGTGCCTAAATGCCCCTTAGCTAAGCCTAGACTTTTATCAGAATTTAAAAAGCTATTATCTAAAATCTTAGCTTCAAGCTCAGAGGGTAGAGTAGAAAACTTCTCTCTGCCACCAGCACCAAAGTGTGTAATAGAAAGGGCACTATCCAGAATAAGTTTGGGGGATACGTTTCCAAAGTTAGTCGCCATAACCGAGCAGCAGATATCAGCGCTGTGCATAGATGGATGAATAGCATTCCTAGTTACTACAATGCCTCCTACGGGTATTTGACCTTCTCCTGTAGGGCAAGCGTCGGGCATAACAGCGCCTGTAACTACAGTAGGTGTCACCATAATCTGATTCATTACTGAGATTACCTTTTCAACGTTATCCTTCTCATGATCAGATTCCGCTCTGATATTTTGATAAAAAGGCAAGGGTGCACAATAAGGTTCAAGATATTTAGGCTGAGCAGACTCCAAATAATCAGTTAAAAATTCACCAGTTAGATTAAACTGATTAATGTGATCAATAGCAGATTTAAACCACTTACCTGGTTTGTAACCTAAATCTATTAATGTTTTACCGGTAATCATAATCTCATCTTTTAAATTAAATAATAAGCTTTTTCAATAGTTTGAGGGTCAGTAGTTACAATGGGTCTTCTAAGTCCATATTCTGGCAATTCTTTATACTTCATCAGAAAATCAAATGCCCAATAAGGATTTAAGTATTGCAACATAAGTATCTTAATTATAGTATCCTCGGACCAAGCTATAAAGTATTTTTTAGTAGATTTCACATTCATATTAAAATACTTATGTTTATTGTTTTCTCGCTTTAACTCAGTGCATAAAACTGAGTACTTAGGTTCAATTTCCGTTTCCATAATACTTTAAATAATATAAAAAAAAATTAGCAATTATGTCTTTAGAATCATCAGCACCTTTGGACATTAAAAAGTGAGCATCATTAAAATGTCTGTTTTCTAAAGCACACTTGAGTGTTTCAGAAAAAGGAGAACAAGAACTACGCCTGTTCACATTTGCTCCTTGTTCTACAAACCATACCACTACGTCCAGACAACCTTGTGAGGCGGCTGATCTTAAAGCCAGATAACGGTCATAAGCTATTTCAGAACCGCAAGATACTAAGTACTTTACAGTAGGCAGGTGTCCCCCGTAAGCAGCTTCAAGAAGCGCAATATTCATAGTGCGCTGATCTATATCTGTAGACTTAATATAACTCTCGACTAACTCTAAGTTACCATAACTACAAGCTTTATAAAATTCAGGTATTAAATGCTGTTCCATCTTACTCTGCAATACTTAATAAATACTTAAATTATATCGGCGACTATTTAAATTAACTTTAATTATATTTTTAACCCGAACTAAAGAAATTTAACTAATATTAAACTAACAATTAAACTGCTTAAAAATTTTGGGCAGGATCCTTAAAAACTTTAGATTGATTATATATTATCTTTAGAGTAAAATATACCACACTAAACTAGTAAGATCACTTGTTTATTAAATCATATAATAAGTTGTTGTCTCAGGGAACCCTTTATCTGTTTTATCATGTCTAATATATTTAAGATTTGTTACCTTATATTCTTCTTGGGTTAAACATACCCACTCTACACTCTTAATATATTTCAGACTCATATTTGCACTGCTAGAGTAATACGGAACCCCAGTACTCCTCACATAATGATAGGGGTTTAGTTTATATCTTACTATTTTTATTAAATAAAACATGTTACACATTGTACACTATATAAAGTAATACCACTCTAGTATATCTGGAAGTTTTTTTATTAATTCTCTGTGCCCATCTGTTATTATTGAATAATCCTTTACAACGTACCAGTGTATAGTACCTTTTATCCCCCAACCAAACTCACATCTCTCACGTTTAATTAAAATATCAACCATAGTTACTTTATCTAAATAAAATAATAAGTTTGTATTTTACCGCCTTTCTTATTAGGATTCCATAACTGCCTTGATTTAAAATTGGCATCAGTGATAGGAATACAAACATTATCCTCCCACACAGTACCTGCTTTATATTTAAGTAAATACATAACTATATTGAATAAAAAACTGTTACATCGGGGTATGCTTCGTGTATGGTTATATTATACATTAGATCAAAAATAGTTATGTCTAACTGCTCTTTATCTTGCTCTAAATATAACCATTCTACTTTGCTAATATGAGGTCTTTGTACGTACTGTTTTAACTCATTTTCATCGTATCTGTCGTCATATACAAGCCTTTGTATTTTTATTAGGTATTTCATAACTGTTTATACTAAGTAATAAATCTGTACACCTACTTTATCTTTGCTGGGGTTACTTAATCCAAAAGAAAATCTCAGTGCCTCAAATGCAACTTGATTGACACTGAAGAAGATACTTTTATTGGGATCAAGTTCATAGTATCTAATCAAATACATATTATCTTTCATTTAAATAAAGTACCACCACCACTTACCATAAACTTTTCCGGCGCCGCTGCCCCTTTTTGTCCTGTAAGCTGGGTTAACTAAAGACTCATCTACAACAACCCACGACACCGTAGAGGAGTATGTTCCATAGTTTATTAAAATCATCATATAATTTAATTATATAAAATACCACCAGTCCAGATTAGTATAGTTTCTATTCTTTAGTCTATAGTCATTATTAAGTACTGATTGATCTATTACAGACCAGTAGTATTCTTCCACGCCGGTATAATTAAAGCCTCTTCTTTTAGTTAGTATGTACATATTTTGTGTTTATATAAAATAAAGCCAGTAAGGTTTCTCTATCTCTGTGATCTTAAAGTCTTCAAACCTTCCTGCTAAGCAATAACAAAATGAGTTATCATTATAAGTAACTTTGCATAGATACTTCATAGCATTTTTCATATTAGGCACCGCCATACATTTCCTGTTAAAACATTTCTATATTTAAACCATTCTGCTTCGTTGTTATTATCTGAGATTGTATAATATTTTACACTCTTACCACACCTACTTTCTTGTCTTAACAGATATGTATGGTTCATATTAGGTAATACCATTTTGAATTTGTTATATACATCCATTCCTTTGTTCAGTCCTAGCTTATTTCTGTCACCGCGAAATACATAATTAAATTATCATCTACACGTCTGGTTTCTATTAAGTAATATCTATACAACATAGTATGCAGTTACTTTTGCCGTAATAAAATCTCTTTTAAAATATATTAATGTATACTCTCTTTCGTCTATTAATCTCCGTACTACATCATTCTCTTTTGTCCCAGAATAGATTAATGTTTCTAGTTTTACCAGATAGTAACTCTTCATATTAGGTTAAATATTTTTATTATACCATAGGAGTTAGGTATAGTCACTCTGCCCGAAATCATATCATTAATTTCACTGTCTGCCAAGTCAGATATCTCTTCAGGGGATAAGTGATCTTGGATAGTAGTATCTTCTATTAATAATCCTATAATAATATCTTTAAACTCTTCTATAGATAAAGCTATTAATTTTTCCTTCTTGTGGTAAAAAAAGTTTACTAGGTACATTTAATTTACCTTTATATTATACGCAAAATATCTATTACACCGTAAAATTCCATAGCTCTGTCTGTTTGCTTTGAAAGTGGAATATCTACTATATAGAACGTATTTTTTACTTTTGGTTTTCTTAGATAAAACAGGTCATTGTAAATCTCTATAGGACTTTCACCATTAGGTAGGTGGGGAAACCTGTCTTTAAAAAGAACATTTATTAACCACCACTTTGAGCATCTTTTATATAAGTAAGGCTTTAAAGCAGGATATGGAAATTTCCCGCCCCAGCTTTTGTCAACTTCTGTGAAGTAAACCAGTAAATGGTCTTCTTTGTGTAACTCTAAAAATTCCTGCGAATCCATTTTGTTATACTAAATTGAATTAGTTACTCGCTGCCACAGTTTGGGGTTAGCCCTTCAAAAAGATTATATAGAACAGCTTCTCCTACATCACGATGGTAATCAAAATCTAAATTTCTTTTGACAAGAAAACTGACTAACATTGTCCAAGGGACTGAAAGTATTGCTAATATAACATAATACATAAAGGCTAGCATTGCTATAGGTATAGGAGATAGTAGTAACAGAATTACAGCGTGTATAATACTACCTTTGAACATAATGCCAAAGATGCCTGTTAAAACAGATAAAATACCAAAAATAGTAGTTACAAAAAAAGTAGTGAGTATAAAACGTGTACAAGCAACCACGACTGAGTCTGTTTGTAGATCAAAAGCAGTTAAAGGTCTGCAGGAGGTCTCATATTGTTCTATCTTATCGTACTCTATTTCTAGGGTTTTTAGATGTTCTAATTTATTGATTTCTTTGTTGTCCATTATGTTTCCTTTTTATTATTAATCTAAATTAAACCACTCTGGTTGGTGCTCTTTTATTTTCCACGTAGCTATTTTAGCTTTATCCTTTATGTAATAAAGACGATAGGCTTGTACTGCATCTTCTGGGTTTTTATATTCAACCGGCATAGCCTGAGCAAAAGGAGTCATACCTTTAGGGATATTTTCCGGCGCTTGTTTTAATAATTTAGACATTTTAGCATCTGTTGCGTGTACTTTACCGTACCTTCTAGTGTACTCCAAACACATTTCCTGGAAATGATCATAAAGCCAGTTGTAATTGTCCAGCCCCGATCTTGCCCAGATAGATGAAGGATGATTAACGTGAGAGGCTCTGTATAGACTGTCTATATAAGGCGCTGTTGCGTTTAAAACTCTATGGGCAGTAGACATCAGCTGAGCACTTTCTAGAATCATCTTGACTACGTGCTTGTCGCACAGAGACCGTGCTGCTACTTTTGGGTCCTCGTCTACAACAAAGATATTCATATTTTTCCTAAATTAAATAATACATTTCATTTAAACAAGTATGTATAATCTCATGTCTACAGCATAATGTAAAATAATAGTCGTGATTATGTATAATACTTCTTTTTAAATCTACTATATCCCCTATTAGAATCACATCCCAAAGCGTCGATATATCTGTTATTTTAGCCCCTGTAGAAAGCGTTAAGTAGTATGGAGGTGCTTGAGGTATAACAGTGTTTTTTATAAGTACTTTATTCATAGTTTTCTTACATTAAATTAAATAAAACATATCATAGCAATCTGTAAATCTTATACGATTATTTTTAATGCCTTTTACAACAGGGTTATTAAGAAATATAGACACGCCTCTTACTGACTTATTAATAATGTCTTGTTTGTTTATCATATAATTTTCCAAAGAGGTAACATAAGGATCTATTCCAAAAGGATCTGTATAGACTTGCACATCTACATCTTTAATCTTACTAGATTTTATATATACTAAAAAATGTAAACCCGACCTTTCTTTGGCTAAGTAAGTATTATAAACTTTAAGTTGTTCTTTATTTTCCACTTTTTATCAGATTAAGTAAAATAAGTCCTGACATGCCCAATTCTCGTGGGCATCTAAGTCAAAAGAATCAAACCAATCAACATCAAAACAAGCACTGTCTTTATATGTTTTAGTATAGGTCCTTCTGTCTCTAATAAACTCGTCAAAAGAAACAATATCATTATTACCTAAATACACACAAACTAAATGTAAATTTTTAGGCTTTATTTTTACTATAGCGTAACGAGTTTTAGACCTACGACGGTTTTCTGTGTATTGTTTACCTTTACCTAAGTAGTAATATAAATCAGGTTGCTTTTTAACGTCTCTCATGTATTAATCTATATTAAAACTGCATTTAATATACCCACTATTACCAAAGAAAAAAAAGTACCTACTATAAATAAAACAAGCCATATAATAGGGTAAGGATCAGGAAAGTCATTTTTACGAAGCACCCAAGTAGGCACTAAAGCAGAAATAACCATTAAAATTAAAAAAACAAATTTACAAATTTCTTCTTTCATAATCCTAATCCGTTTAATATCGTGTTTATGATTGCTACTAAAAACACTATACCTAATAATGTTAACACGCAGAACATAAAAGTAAAAAACTCTTTATGAGGATGATCACCTACTACCTTATGGGCAATGCAAAAACAAAATAGCGCTAATATTAAAAATACGACTTGGGTAACTATTTCTCTCATGTTTTTCCTTTTTAAATTAAAATTTGTTTAAACTTTCAGATGCAAAATTAAAATAATCTTTATCTAACTCAATACCTATAAAATTTCTATTATTCTTCTTACAGCTAAGTCCAGTAGTACCTGTTCCCATAAATGGATCTATTATAGTATCACCTTCTGCTGAAAAATTAGTAATAATTTTATTAACTAACTCTATTGGATAAGTAGCTCCGTGGGTTTTTATAACTTTCTTGCCTCTTTTTATTTGCCATAAATTCTCTAGAGTACCCCTATTAAAGTTACCTTTTTTAAACTGCCTAGTAATAGCTTCTTCTTTGCTAGCTAAAACTATTAGAACTTCAAATCTAGAGTTTAAAACACCACTACCTATTGCCGGTTCAGCATTTATTTTGTCCCAGATAATAAATTCTTTAACGTTTTCATTAAAGTGACCTAACAGTTTGTACAGTGCTTGTTTATTGCCGGTTAGAAACTGAACATTATAAAATACTAAGTGGCTGACCCTTAACAATTGATTTAGTACTTTGACATTAAAGTTAAAATACTCTTCCATAGATAAGTTATTAGAATAGTTAGCATACTTAGTACTAATCTCTTTTACTATTTGTCTAGAACAGTGTTTCCCATTACGTACTCGTAAATTCATATTGTAAGGAGGGCTAGTTATAGCAAGATCACAAGTATTATCTTTGATAAGCTTCAGATAACCTAAACAATCACCGTGTAATAGTTTAATATTACTCATTAGTCCAGCCGGATACAGTAAAAGTCTTTAGGGTAGTAACTACAGTATAACCTTCATTTACAAGTTCGTTTAAAACTGCTATTATAAAAGGCATTTGATCCGGACTGCCCTTATCGAAAGTAGCAAATGTTTGTCCAAACTTACGTTCCTCATATATTGCATCTCTGACAAAGGCTCTCCACTGTTCTGTTAAAGTTTCATCTGTAAGAACTTCTTCAATTAAATTTCCTGTGTAAGGATCTAGTACTCTGTTTCCCATTATTTATCTCCTATATACATTTGCCCGTCGGAAGTGCAGTTCAAGCCGTCTTTAAAAGTAGAATACTTCTCTATATAATAATGCTCTAGTTTTTCCCAATCAGCGGTAAATTCAGATAGTTGTACAATTTCCCAATCGGCTTTTTCGGTAAACGCAAAGGCTAGATTTAAAGGGTTTCTAAACTCATATCTTTTTTGCCATCTTTTTCTAAAATAAACATTTAAACTCGACTTTATAGTGGAGCCTACATACTTTAGATACCTGTTATGTTTATGCCTAAGCAAGTAAACTTGTTTCTCCAAAATTAATCCTATATTAAATGGTTACACAGTTTATATCGGCAAAGTTAAACTAAAACTTTAGTTAAATTTAAACTAAGTAGTAAATTATAGTTATTATCAATAATCGTATTATCTTTTTACTCCAAATCAGTTAACAATTTGTAAAGAATTCTGTTTTTATTGCGGTAATATAATAACTTATTAAGTAAATACTCATATTATATTAAATAAAGAACCAGTTTAAATTTAAAATATGACTTACCGATGTGAATAATGAAGTGGTCAATGTCTGCATTTTCATATGCTTTTGAATTTTTTACCACATCTAGATCAAAGACGGCACTTAATCCAGATTTAAAAATTACTAATATGTAATTATTGTTGTTACTTG